TTCTTACCCGACGTGCAGTTCTGTAAAAGCACCGGTTGCGTCACATGCTCTTCGAAGGCGAGAAGGATAGCATGAGCTTGCTCTTCGGTGGGCACAGCAGCGTGACAATACGTGAAGAGCCCAAGAGGAACGTCATTCGGTACGGAATACGTGTAGGACGGTGTGAGTTCAAGCTGGGCCTTGGGTGCCTTGACCGGAGGAGGGGGAGGTTCTTTGACCGCCACTGCCTTCGCCGAGAGCACAGCAAACTCCCACAACGCTTCTACCTTACTCTTCGCTTGAGCTAAGTCTGCTGCGTATATCGTAACCTCAGTCTTCAGTCCGGGCTTCGGGGCCATTACAACTTTGAACAGGGCGAGGTTAGCTGGGTTGGGGAGATACTTTGCCATTACTCACCCATGGGGCCGAAGTATTGGAAGGAGCACGGGGCTCCCTCGTCATCCTTCAAGTCCAGTGCCTCACGAATGCGTTTGACGCACTGGTCGCAAATCACCTGAGCCCCGTCCATGGAATATAGGGGGTCGTTGTTGATGATAGTGGGCTTCTCGAAATGACTCTCACAGTTCAAAGCCGAGAGCAGGACTTCCAACAGAACCTGCTTGGTGGGCGTCTTCCGCTTCGGGACGTTAACGACGATGACCTTCTGCTTCTTCACGGTTGACCTCGCTTCGGGTGCTTCTCTAAGATAGCTACTTCCCACTTTGCCCACGAGCCGTCAGATTTCCACTCCCCGTGCTTTGCCATCTGTGCCTCATGCTGCCGATACACGAACAGGTGCTCCCGAATGGGTATTGAGAGAGCCCCAGCTTCACGGCACGACCAGTAAAAGTCCCAGTCGAAGAAACCCATCTCAGCGAAGCCGCCAACCTTTTCCCAAATGGACTTGCGGATGAGGGCAGTCACCGGCTCATTGTTGAACTCGGTGTACACGATGTCCGCCCCTGTCGTCTCCATCATGGCGGAGGTCTTCTCAACGTACTCAGGCAGCAGAGTGTCATCATCGCTCAGAAGGATGAACGCATCGCAGTCGTTCGCTGCAATGGTAGTGTTCAACTTCACGATGAGCCCCTCGTCCGAGTGAACAAAGGTGTAGTCACCCGGTTGGGAAGGTGCGACGTTCCCAGTCACTATCGTACGAGGCTTCATAGTCTGTGCGTACACCGACTGCATCGCCTCGTCCAAGAAATCTTTCCGGTCGTGGGTCGGTACTATAACGAGAACGTTCACGGTCTTGTAACTCCTGAATGGTCTTACCGAACATCTTGTCGATGGCTTCCTTCTGCTCCTTCGACACGTAGAACTGCATGGGTATATTCTTGAAGTTCTTCGGCTGCTTGGCCCACTTGTTTCTAATACGCCTTTTCTTGGAACGTGGGAAGCGTACTTGAGACTCTAAGTCAGCTTGGATGGCGTACTTCTCCATACACGGAATACCGGCATCACACACAGGGCACGGGAGGTCTTCCAGATGTGACACTGGAATCTTCTTTTCCTTGTCGAGGAAGTGAGTGTACTTCTCGGTGTAGGTATTGGTAGCAGGAGGCAGGAGTATCATCTTCGCCACTTCCCCCGGTGCCATCCTAAAACGTTCCAATGACATTTACTTCCCTCCAGTGATGTCCAGTGATGTGTACAGGTTGGGCTTTACCGGAGGCATAATGATGCGTACCTCCCGACCCTTCTTTTTTGCGTAGCGAATGGTCGTCCACGTTCCACTACGTACTTGCTCTTCCCCGGCTGGTGTGGCAATCATTCTCTCAGTCTCGTCCACAATGTCATGGTCACGAGCGATGAACGGCTTGGACTCCCGTACTTCATCGTTGAACTTGGTGAAGGCCCGGTACATCGTGTTGTCCTTATCCTTGGGGTGACCGGGGTGACAGATGAGGATGAACCCTATCTGCTTTGCCAGACCAGCCGCCTGAGCGTCAGCCCCGATGCAGTCACCGTGCCTAAACTCGGTGTAACCCTGAGCCTTCAAATATCGCAGGTACTCCACCAGTTCAAACTTCTGGCTATCTGTCATACCGTTTTTAGTACCAGTGAAACCTACGGACTTACCCATGTGCTGCTGCCGCCTTCTGTAGGTATTGGATAGCTCTCTGCAACAGTTCGATGGAGTCTTCCAAGATACCCAGTGCCCTGTTGCACCGTTTGCATAGAAGCCCTCTAACTTCACCAGTTATATGGTCATGGTCAACCGCCATCCGAAGCAACTTACCGCCTCTCATCTCAACCTCAGGCTGTGAGCACATAGCACAAACGTACCCCTGTTCCGCCAGCCTACGTTCGTATTCATCCAGTGTGGGTCAGCTTGTGAGATGGGTGGGTTCTTCATTAGTTATCTCCCTTGAACTTCGCTGCCAAATCTGTGATGTCAACCGGAGGTAGTGTGCTCTCCGGCTTAGGTTGACCATGCACCGGATGCTTGATGATTCGTGCAGATGACATCGAACGTTGCTGAGCCACGGGTCGATTAGCCTCCGGTAGGACTTCCTTGACCTCAGCCAACTTGTTCTTCCAATCCACAGTGGGTACTTCATGGAGAGCCGCAGGTAGAATAGCTCGACCTTCGATACGTCGCTTCAGTCGCTTCTCTCGACGTTCCCCCGATGCCCCCCGGTCTGGTGAATGCACACCTAGAAGATTCTTCAGCAAGGCTGCTGTGTTGTCGTACGAGCGATGACATGAGGGGGTCTTTGCTACGACGAGCTTCTTACCATTCGGGAACAGGAATACGTTATGGTTAGCTTGCCGAATCAACTTCCCGCCGTGTTCTTCTATCAGTTGCTCCAGTTTGGTTTTGGGGTCGGCCATAATGACTCCTGTTTGGAAGACGCATGTCCCGCATAGTATAGCATAAATGCCCGACCCCAAAACCTATTTCTTCGCTGCGACAACCTTCTTCGGCTTCTTCTCAAGCACTGGACGCTGGTGATTGATTTCGCGGTACACCTTTTCCTCACCCATGGCGACCATGATAGCCGCACGATAGGCCCGACGAGCGGTCGTCAACGGCAACTCTTCAATCAGAGTTGCCTCGAACGCCTGAACCCGCTCATGCCCCAACTTCTGCTTGATGATGGGGAGGATGTTGTTGTACTCATCGTAAGACTTGTCTGCGATGAGCGATAGGATGGACTGGGTTTCCGCTTTCATTTTCTCTCCTTGGCCTTGTCTTCTAATCTAATACTGAAGGTGAGCGTTTCCGTGTGCCTTCAAGTAGTGAAGCACTCTCGGGCGTACCCTTTCCGCGCTGGTACATACCCCTAGCTTTGTTGCAAGCGTCTTCCAGTTCTCTCCCTTGAGAGAGCCGGTTGCGGTCGCTTCAGATATGTAGTCCACACACTCTCGAAGGAGGATATTTCGGTTCATGTTGGGTTCGGGATTGACTACGACAGTAACCTCATCCCACGGGCACTTATCGTGTTCGTAGTGCAGTGCATCCTTCCGTCGCTTGTATAGCTTGGTAAGTATGAAGTGTCGGATGATTTGAGTCAAGTACATCGTGAAATGCTTCGCGGGTGTAAGATTGGCAGGGCACAGCGACGGGTCGTACACCTGAATCTTATCGGAGAATCCTTGTGCCCGATAGATGCTGTCCGAAGAGAGGGACATCAGATGCAGGTACACATCCTGCACCCACTCTTCAAGGTCAGCCTCGTTTTCCGAACGAGCGTTCTCCTCCCTATCCAGCCGCTCCAGCCCCGTACTGTACTTCATGAACCTACGTACGGTGTTGGACACCAGCGAGGGATACCGCTTCATTAGGTCATCGAAGTTGACCGGGGGGGTGCCACGTTGGGTGTTGTAGATGGCTGTACGAAAGGAAGTCTTCTGCTTCTCCCTTGACGAACTTGTTAGAGCGATACTCTTGAAGCTGGATGCGAACGTGTTGGGATTCTAATTGCATGTCCCGAATTGTAAAGCATGTTCGCGAGACTTACAAGGGGCAGTCTTTTCCACATACATGCGGAGCCTTCACCCACTCACCGTAGAACTTACACTGGATGAACTTCTTCGCATCCGCGAGACAACTCTCGCTGCCAAGATAGACCTGAATGATTTCGTGAGTGAGAGTAGACAGAGTATCCTCGACCGGCTTGAAGAACAGGTACTCGCCATGCACCTTGGTGAAAGACAGCAGCGGTGACCACTTGGTCTTGCCGTCAACATGCACCTTGATTTTGAAGGCCACGTTCGTGTCGGTAGTGAGTTCGTCCTTGGTCATACCTACAGTATACCAAACCGTCAGGTTTTTCGAGCAGCAGACTTCTCAAAAAAGTTTCTGATGAGCCAGTCATCGGCGTCGTACAAACCGAAGTGAGCGGCCAGTTTCCGAAGCTCAATCATCTGGTCTGTGAGGGAGCCTTGATGCTGAGCGGGACGCGGGGTTGACTGAAGGCTATCTTGCATGGCGTTCTTCTAGCTCCAGCATACGGACCTGAATGTCCGCCAGCATCTTGGTATACTTGCCCTGTATATAGACTGGAGCCCTCAGGGCAAAGTTGGGGTGACTCATGATACGCTCCAGCTTATGCAACGAATTCTCCAGCTTGGAATAGTCGTTGTCGTTGTGGCTAGTGGTTACATGCATCCCATCGCAATACTCGCAAGGGTAGATGGCAATCTTCGCCAGCGGTCGAACCTGTCCCAACTTGAAGGCGTGTTGCAGGGCGGTCAGCGCATGAGCGTGACGCAGCTTGGACGCACAGGAACGGAACTCATGGAAGGAGTATAGGCGATCTTCAAGGTTTCGCCTATGATGCCAGTGTCTACGCTTCTTCTTCGGTGTAGATTCCGTGCAGTTTTCCACGAAGTTCCTCTTCCTCTTCCTCGTACGCCTTGTCCTCAGCGGCCTGAGCCTCTTCAAGGCTGTCGTACACGCCGATGACCTTGCCGTGGAAGTTCGCTTCAAACGCCTTATCTAACTCGTCATCCTCGAACACAGGGGCACCGTTCAGCGTGACCCCGCGAAGTTGAACAGCGTACTCTGCATCATACTCAAAGTCAGGATAGAAGTCATCATCCACGACCGGGGCGGGATCGGTGTCATTCGAGTGACCGTAGATGGCATCAAGACGCTCCTGCTCGATTTCAGCTTCAATCTCACGCATCGAATCCTCGTCATAGGACAGGCCACGCACGTATCCGTCTTCCTCGAAGCCCACGTTAAACCCCCACTGCGTCGTTCTGGAACTTCTTGTACCAGAAAGCGAACGCTTCATCTTCATTCATAATACCATCCATGGTGTAATCATCAGGACGGTCATTCTTCATCATGTTGACCCGTGCAGCGAGTTCCTCGATGACCTGCTCCGTGAAGAGCGTAGCCTGACCCTGCTTGGAAGGGTAGTCGAGGTCTCCCGTGACCTTGTGGGTGGTCTTGACCACTTCAATGTCCAGAGCCGCATCCACCTCGTCCGACTTCTTGAGGTTCAGGTTCACAATCTTGCGACGGCTGAGAGCGATGGTCGCCTCTTCTACCGTCCAGCCCTGCGACTTGGCGAGTTCCACAGCCGCCTGAGCGTCAACCGGGAGGGGTTCAGCCGGAACTACCGGGGCCTTGTTGACCGGGTTCGCAGGGTTCTTCGCCCACATCTCATCGGCGAGTTGCTGAATCTTGGGGTCTTCGTTCACGGCGGCGAGGATAGCTGCCGGGGTGCGGGGCTTGCTGTATGCTGCGGTCGTGTTGTCGCTCGTCTGAGCCGGAAGAATAGGGGCGAAGCCAGCAATCAAGCCAGCCGACAGCTTGATGCAGATGGGGCCGAAGCCATCAGCGATAGACTGGGCGTCGGTCAGCTTGCGGTGGCAACGAGCGCAACGACCTTCGTGCCAGATTTCCAGACCCTTGGGGAGCTTACCCTGAAGCAGGAGTTCCAGAACCCGCGAGAAAACCATGACAACCTGCGACTGCATGGTGACCTTGGACTTGGCAGTGGTGCGGAAGGTGGGAACCTTCGTCTTCCAATCCGGCACAACCCAGCCCATATATGTGTAGTCGCTCTCGTTGTCGGAGCCCGACAGGTAGTAGACGAAGAAGCGGCCCTTCCACTGCTCTTTGCCTTCCCGAATGAGGTAGGTGTAGTGGTTCATGCTGTGGACGTTGCGGAAGGTCAGGGTCACGTCCCCGGCGAACATGAACGCCAGAATCATCTGGGGGTCAATCATCGCGGCAGGGGTCAATTCCTTCTTGGCCTCTTCGGGGGTGTCTACAGGAGCCGGGGTGAGAACTATGTCTTCCATACACGTAGTATACGGGGACTACAGGCACTTTGAACAGTAATTTTGGGAAATTTTTGTGTTTTAGGCTCCAGCAAAGCCCAAAGGTAACCCAAAAAAGCAACTTCCTGTCTCTTGGGTAAGAAGAGAACACAGTCACACCGGGGGAAATACCATGGGACTACGTGTCATTCATATTATTAATGGTGAATGTGAAATTCTGCTTCACAAGACTCGCGACAATCAGGTCAAGCTTCGCATTAGCGAAGCTGCTTCGGACTCTGACCCCGAACCCGCCGACTTTGAAATTGAGGGTAGTGTAGAAGCTCTACAAAGCCTGTTCTCCACCCTCGACACAGTTATGACCCACGTCAACTCAATCACCGAGGAGACAAACTAACTGATTAACTACCGTCATTGCTTCTATTGCGGGAAAGCTCTCAGCCGCCGTACCGGGGGTAAAGATCATGTTATCCCCCGGTCGAAGGGTGGGAGCGACTCTCGCAAGAATATCGTGGATGCTTGTAGGAAGTGTAACACTGAGAAGGGGAACCTAATGCCAAATGAGTATCGAGCAGTGTTGGCGTTCAGACTAGGTGTAGAGCCTAGCAAGTTCAAGTTTCCCGGTGAGCTACTCCTCTTCATCTAATACCAACCCATCCTTAGGGTCGAGGATTGCCATGAGTTCATCTATATGGGGGGTGACTGCCTCATCCTCATCCGCCTCATAAATCTGCACATCTCCCTCCGCTGCCATCTGCACACCACCGTCGCCCCTAACTGCTACCTTAGTCTTGAGACCGGGAACCACAGCACCCGAATTAACCAACTGCTCAGGAGTCCGCTGCATTGTCTTTACGCCCCTCTCCCGAGCACGACCCACAGCCTCGGGTCTATTCACCTTCATCACGCTCTGCACAGTGGAAGTGGACGCGGCTAATACTCCGCCTGTGTCTCCCACTTCAATGCCCTGAGGAATCGGGTGGAGGTGAACTGGAACGACTGGAGCTTTTTGGGCCTCTTCAACCGCTTCATCGAGACGCTCACCAATGAGAAACATAAGCATGGACAAAGAGGGGTCAGCCTTGTGCGTGGCACAAGCAACGAAGGTTCTTTCCACCTCTCCCTCGGTCAAAGCCTCCTTGCACTGGGCGTCCTTGAACTCCGCATACAGTTTGCAACCGCAAGACATATCCACACTAAGCCGGTGGATTGCTGTCTTGATAACTTTCATAGCCATAGTGACCTTCTCCTCTACTCTGATTCATATGAGCCCTGCTACACCTAAAGCAGAGATTGTGCCATTTGTCCGCACGAACTTTCTTACCACACTTTATGCGGAACAACGCCTTGTACCTTCCGCACTCAGCACACATCCCCCCTGCGGATTTCGTGGGCTGCTGTTTCACTGTCATCGAAGTCCCCTTCCTCGTAAGGTGCTGCTTCTTCAGTCCCCTCGCTATCAAAGAATCGTTGCCATTGCCCTACGCAGTCGGCGATGAGAGTATCCGCTTGCTCCTCTGTCAGGTTCATGATGTTGATATCAAGCAGAGGCTTAGTCTCCTCAGCGAAGTTGACGACGAGACCAAAGGGTTGTTCCTGCAACAGGTAAACCAAGTAGAGATGTACTGCCGCTGCTTTATCACTTGTTAGCATCCACTTCCCCTTATAATGCGTGTCCCGCGAAAAGACCGCCGATGAAACCTGTGATAGCTCCCCACTTGAAGCCCTTGAGATAAGCCTTCTTCGTGTTGGTCTTTTCAACATCCAACTTACCCTGCCATACAGCGTCTGACTGTTTTTGTTCCGTTGCCAGCAGGGTAGCGTACGAATCCTGTGCGGCTATGACCTTTGCCTGAGCGTCAGTGAGGCTGCTCTGACTATCCAGCGTCTTCTGCAACGAATCTAATTCCGTCTGACCGTTTTTGACTTGCGTCGTGAGGGCACTGTTGTCCGCCTGAAGCGAAGGTACAAGTTCAAGTTGGGCTATTGACTTTTCTGCGGTATCCTGCCCGATATTGACTGTCTTGCCGTCTGCCGCGACTACAACATCCGTAGGAATAACATTAGGTACAAGAGACTTGAACCGGGTACTAAGCTCTGGGATGGTGGCGTTTAGGTCGGTGGTCTGCTGTTTCTGAGTTTGCTGTCCCCGCTGAATTATCTGGTTCGAGAGACTAGCGTTCTGCTGTGACAGTGCGGTGATAACAGCGACGGATGCCACCTTATCCTGATTTGCCTGAGCAGCGGTAACCTGAGCCGCCGTCTTGGCATCCGTCGCTGACTGTTGTGCCGCTGCGGCCTGCTGTTTTGTCCCGTCAAGCTGAGTCTGAAGGGAAGTCACCTTGCTCTGCTCAGAGCCACCATATATGTTCAACCCCTTGTTGGTGCCCCACCCGAGCAGAGCGACAATGATGATTACAATCAGAAGACGTTCATGCGTCTTGACGTAACTGGATATCGCGCTGACCGACATATCAAACCTTCTCTTTCTTCTTAGCGCCCTTCAAACCATTGCGAGAGGCGTGCCATTTCTTAAGCCCCTCAATCATCTTCTTTTTATTCTTGTCAGAGAGCACTCTCTTCTTTTTGACGACTTTGGTGACTTCAGGGCTTTTACGAGGACGACCACGACGCTTAGGGGCAATCTGCCCCTTCTTGAGAGGGAGGGCGGGTTCCTCACTACTTAATACTGGGAGTTTCAAACTAGGGTCTAACTTAGAAATCATCTCTGCCGAGAACTTATAGTCCTTCCCGTACTTATTTATGACTTCCTTATAGTTGGAAATGGTAGGGTCAGTAATTTGGAAGTAATCCCGCATCAAACGATCCTTTACGATACCGTAGATAATGAAGTAGTTTTTGGGAACCTTGATGTCCCCCGTCTTCAGAGCCTCCACAATTTTTTTGCAGATGGTCATAGGCTCATGCTGGTTCTCAATAAGAATGAGCCGCTTGACCAACGCCGTAACTGTCTTCTGCCGGGAGTGAGGCTTGGGTTCACGGGCATCATCCTGATTTACCGCAGCGACTGCCTCCCCTAGCTTCAGGTCCCCCTCTATCAAATCAAGTCCGGCCTGTCCTTGGTCAATCACCAACTCCTCCACCAATGGGCAGAAATAGTACACTCGCTGATTGGCGGGAACTTGTGAGAGGTTGAGGAGATTGCGCAGGGGAGTTTCTAGCAAAATGCTCTTGGTCTTCAGGTTGATACGGACAATGGCTTTACCGTCGCCGATAGCTTCGACTGTACCGCAGTAGTCCCGAGTGTCACCGTTAAGCACACGTACGAATGAGTCCACTTCAATGCCGATGCCACGGTTGCGAAATTCTTCCTCCGCGTCTGCAATAATAGTCTGCACGTAACTGTCCTCAACCTTGATGACCTTGGATGGACGATTCGAGTCCCCTTCCGTGACGAGGGATACCACCCCTGTGATGGTCTTCAGACGAAGCAAGGCAGGGAAGTTTGTGCTGCGGACGAACACGTAGCAACCCGTCTTCATTTCGAAGAGGTCGAGGTCGCGCTTGAACACAGGTATGAAAATTTCTACCGGGTCTACCCGAAAGATGTTAGGGATAGCCTTACCAACACGACGCATGGTGGGCTCAATCGTCTTTTCCGAGCGGAGTTCAACGAGATACCAATCCAACCCCTGCAAAAGGGCACAGTTTCCATATTCCAGTATCACGCTGCCTTCTTTCTACGCAATAGGTTACAGGTAACGGGAAACAATGTAACCGAACAACAGCGCAAAGCCACCGGAGATATAGGGAGTTAGGAACGCAATGGTGATTTCCTGCCAGCCTTTTGACTTATTGCGGGGGATAGTGGAGTCGTAGGTGAAGAAGCGGATGATGATGGAGAAACCAATCGCGAAAGCGATGCTCATAGGCCGAGCGTGAAAGAAGGGGACGGCGAACCACATCCACAGCTTGGTAAGAACCCAGCCGTTAAAAATTACGAGCATAACTTCCATGTGAAAAATCTCCTAAACCATCACATGGATAATACTGACTTTTTCCTAACCATTAACATACTTATCAAAATCTTCTTCCGGGATGATGCCCCCCTTGATGGGCTGGCTACCTATAGTTCCCCCTTTAGCCCGTGACTTAGCCGTAGTTGGCACGTCCAGTGTGTTGATGAGTTCATAAACCACCAGCGGCAGGGTGTCTGAAGGCAGGTTCGTGTTGTTCAACCACTTGATGAAGATGGAGTCTACCTCACCAACGTTGGGAAGCCTGTGGGCTATTTGGGAGTACAGACTTCCCGGCTCCGCCCATGGGGTACGGGCGTAGATGGAGAACAGCACTTCGATTACTTTACTTGTACTATAGTTACGGCCAGCTTCATCTATCCATCGAACCGCTTCTATTTGGTTGCCCAGAATGAGAGACGTGTAACACTTCAGGCAGTAGTCTTCCAGCACGTCATGCAGAGCGTCCTTCACCAGTTCCTTGGTGAGCGTGCCCATCGAAGCGACCATGCCGAGCCACTTCACAGCATCACGGACAATACCCTTCGACCGTTGGGCGATGTAGCGGAGAGCGTCATGCTCGTAGGGGATGTTGTTAGCGTTCGCCAGATTGGCGATGAGTCCAAATATTTGGTCAACGTGGACTCGTTCAAAGAACATAGGAGTCAAACGACTGGAGATTGACCCCGGAATGCTCTCAGGCTGGTTGGACAGGAAGATAAAAATACTGGTAGTGTCCTTAGCCTCCAGAGGTTTCAAGTAAGTGTCCCACGCCTCCTTGGATAGTTGGTGAGCCTCATCCACTAGAAGTATCCGACGGCGTGCGATGCCAGAGGGGGGTGAGTCCATGATGTCCATCAGGCTACGAGCGTGCTCCACCCCAGAGTTGGACGCTGCGTCCACTTCCGTAAAATCAGAGGAGAGGTTCAATCCTCGTTCAATGTCTTCGGCACTGTCAATGAATTTGCACGAGGAGCACTTGCCGCAACCCATGGGGTCGTCGCCGGTACACATCAAAGACCTTGCGGTAAGATATGCCAGCGTGGTTTTACCTACGCCGACGGGACCTTGAAACAGGTATCCCCGTGGCATGAACCGCTCAGTCTTGAGAATGCAACCAAGAAGCTTAGTAACTCGTTCTTGACCTACGATTTCATTCCAATGGTTTGGTCGCTGAGAGATGAAGTTCAAAATACCTACCTGCTCTTACCTTTAGATACTCAAAAATACTTCAAACTTCAAACGCGGGTTCCTTTGGCGGCATGAATGTACTTTGAGCACCACGGCTCGTGCGAGTCAACAGCCTCGCATTCAGAACAAGTGATGCATGGCTCCGGTGGACACTTCCTCACGGCTTTACCCCCAGCGGTACATTGACGAGCAAGTATTGGCCCCGGTATTCATAGGCGTCGGGTCCGCTATACCGATCTATGTCGCATGTGTAGAATGGAGCATCTGCTAAGCAAGTGTTTACTCCTTTATGGGTAAGAACGGACTCCAAAGCTACCCCATGCGCCTTAGCAATCTCCTTCTCCTTCGCGGCGACGGCAGCACGCAGTTTCTGAAGCTCGGCGTACTCGTCGTCACTCAATCGGTCGATGCGGCCTGACTTGGGATCGTCGAAGCTGAGAGTGGACGAGGTAAGCGATGCTGGTGGGGTTGACAGTGTAGACTCCTGCTCAAGCGGGGGTGGCGGGGTCAGCGGGTTCACCTGCAAGGTAGGCTGGTCCCATAAAGACGGTGCTGGCGTAGACCCCTGCTCAAGCCTGACAATATCGCAATCCGCCTTAAATGATGCAGGGTCTACGTTTTTCTCATGGTCTTCCCACTCCTTTTCATTCCACACCGTTACGCCACTAAGTGAGGGACTGAGTCCAGATCTGACTAGAGCATCTTCCCGATACACGCCAAATACCGCGATAGGCGGGTGAGTGCAGTCTCCTCCATCTGCAAGCGAAGCATATCCGGTGATGTGGTAAAGGGATAGTGGACGACCCGCTTGCTTCACTTGCCCCCGTAGCTCAGTGCAGTTTCCCCATACATCCACTCCAATGCAATTTGTCCGCATTGCGCCTCCATCAAAGACGCCCCCCTCATCGGAGTCGGAGTCGGATAAGTTTCCGCCACCGCCCCCTTCGCTGATAACAGCCGCGCCCCGCCAGTTTCTTATAATCGAAGGGTAGGAAGCAGTTGGGGGCGCAGGCTTGACGGGGGATTTAAGTTTTACCCGCCCTTCATCCCAAAGCTTGACTTGTAATTCAGTCGGCTGAAACAGCAATTGTGTGCATGAAGCAGAAGTCCACCGATGCTGTTCTAGGTTGTCATAGTACCAAGCAGTTCCTTCATCGAAGTGTGTAGCGCAAAATTCAAAGGACGATCTGTTGGATACAATAGCCAGATGTTTTTCTTCTGCTTGCGATAGTTTGCACGCGGTCTTGCCGATGCACACATCTTCTGGACCTGACGATAATGATGGATGGGCTGTTTGCGCTGCTCCAACCGCGGCGCACAGCAGGATGAATGGTAATAATTTCATTTGGCTCCTGTCGGGCAATTCTTCTCTGCCCATGCTGCGGCCTCGCGGCCTGTATTGAACTGGTATTCAGGCGTCGGACCTGAACTCATTCCGTCCTTATTGGGCTTGGGATCAGGCAACTCAACTCCCCAAACACTGCCGTCGCGGTCATCGAGCTTGCCGTCCACTGGCCCCTCAACTATAGCGCAGATGCCATGCTTTGTCGTCGGCCTACTTTGATGCCAAAACCAAACACCGGGAAAATCATTGGTTATATAGTCCGGCGTACGAGCGCAACCAACGACACACAGCAGAATTAATGGCAGAATTAATGGTAAGAATTTCATGGCAATAGTCCTGTTTTGGGATCAGAATACTTGGCACGCATCTTTTCAGGCTGCTCAATCTCGCCTTCAAAGTAGAGTGTTTCCCAATTATCTTGGGCGAAATCGCACGATACTTTTGAGTAACCGATGTACTCATGTTGTTGATACGTACTGTTGAGGGCAAACCAGTACTGGTCTCCAATAAAACCACACCCTATAGGAAGGAGTTTCGCGGGAGAAGCTGCGGCTGAAGGGATAGCTGGCGTAATTTTGGTAGTCTTGCATCCGACGGCGCAGAGCAAGATGAATGGCACTATTTTGAGTCGCATTGAATTGAACCTCAGAATCTCCATCGCCGTAACTGCTTATGCAAACTCCGCATTCGCTCATCAGTCCAGCAAAGCGGCGAATCAGTTCATGAGTTTACCTCGCGATGCAATCATACGGTTCCTCCTCCGCGCTCCGCCGACTGACGAAGTACGAGGCTGAACTTGTAGAATCCATCCACGGTGGCTTCGGACATCTCGTCCTGATACTTCGCCAACTCACGGACATCTACCCACTCAGCTTCTTGCCACTCACCCGAGGGCTTGAGGTCGCCGTTGAGGTACTTAGAGAACAGATAGATGAAGACCTTGTGATCTTCTGGCTTCAATTCCTCGCCGAAGAAGAGGACGTTCTGAGGTTCAACCGTGATACCGGCCAGTTCGAACGCGGCACGTCCGCCAGCTTCCTTCACAGCTTCAAGGGACTTCAGAGGGACAGTCGGTGTCTCCCACTTGCCGTCCGTGGGACGACCGATGAGTACCCGTCCGTTTTCCATTACAATAACAGACACTTCTACAATTGGATAACTCATTTCAACAACACCTCTCTGAAATAATACGGCACATCTGAATAAAATTGTTATTACACAGGTGCTCTTCCTTCCAATATTAGTAGGGCTCAATCAGGGGAGAGTTTTGTTTACAACGGTATCGACCGTCTTGACGTAGTTTAAAAATTTACTCATCCACTTCTACTTCATCCTGTACCGTGTAGTCGGGAACCAAAAGACCACACTTATCCTTATCCAGTCCAAGGGCATCTGTTACGTTGTCAATGAACCCCAAAACTGAATCATGTACCCCCTGTAACCACATAGACCAAAAATCGCGAACGGACATGCGACCCTTGGCCTTGATGGTGGTCTTCACTTCCCGCTTGAACTGGGGCAGGTCGAAGCCCCGGAGCATAGCGGCCCCGGCTTCCTGAAGGTTCACGTTGTCGTTGATGTCGATGGTGAACAAGTCGTTGCGGTAGAGCTTCTCACCGAGCTTGGTCTGCTTGATGATGACTTCCTGAAACACCACGCTGGCGGTCGCCACTTCGGCGTCGTTCGACATGTTGAGCAGGGAGAAGGCGACGGACGGGTTTGATACACCTACCGCGTCAATCGGCTTATGGATGCGAATCTTCGCAGGGGTCGTAAGACCAACCCACACTTCGCTGTCCAGCTTGGCGAGGGCGAAGAAGGTGTTGACAATCTTCTCCATCTGCTTGTCTTCGAGCTTCTCAATCAGGTCAGCCGGGAGCTTGGCAAGCTGCTCTGCACGTTCCTTCATCTCGCCCGAGAAGTGAGTCTCCTTGGAGACTGTGTTGAGGAACTGAGTCGGCCAGTTGGAAGAGCCGAAGTCCCAAACCAACGGGAAGGTCTTCGCACCGAGCTTCACGAGGAGTTCGCCGACAGCGGTGACCTCATCCACGTTCGAGGATGCAACGTAGACGCGACCATGCTGGAAGTCCACCATGACAGGGAACTGGCTGCGGTTCAGGATGGAGGTTGCGGCGACACGCTCTTCGACACCCTTCTTCTCATCCTTGTTCAGGAACTTGAAGGGACGCTCGATGTCCGAGTAGGAAATCTGTTCCTTCTTGGAGTTGGGGTCGGTCGGGTCTTCGTACTCGTTTGATACCATCCAGAAACCGTACTTGCTGTTTCCGAGAGAGTAGTCTTCCTCCCCGCCGATGAACTGGAGGTTGTTCTTGACCAGCGTGATGTCGGCTTCCGACACGAGGTAGTCCGGGTCGTCGTCCATCTGCTTGAGCAGTTCGCTGATTTCGGAAATGACTTCGGTATCCGTCAGCTTCTCATCGAGCCGGGGATTGCCGAAGGGATTGATGCCCGTCTGGGGCCTGTCCTGAAACTTGGTGGTGATTGACGCCGCGAGTTGCGACACTTCGAATACGGTGATGGGGTCGGAGAGAGCCTTCTGAAACTTCTCAATCGTGTTCGCTTCGATACCGAACACTGCCCACTGTCCACGTCCAAATAGCATGTTATGTAATCCTCTCTACTGTAATACTGGGTTTAGGCGTCTTGGAACTCGATGCCGTAATTTCCTTCAGGGGGCGGACAAGGATACGCTGCGCTCGTAGCCACGTACACCCTCGAACCATCTTCGAGAGGGTCTGCAACGGTGTCATCGTCATACAACTTGAAGCGGTCGCTCACCTTCAAGTCACTGAACGCGATGTTCTCCCAGCCCTCAGGAGTCTCACGCTCTACCTTACGGAACTTGAACTCACCATCATACACTTTATCCATTAGAACTCTACCTCGTATTCTTCCTCATCCTCACTACTGAGGATGGTGTGCAATTCTTCACCTTCAATTTCAGCGTCATCGGTGTCGAGCAGGGTGTCAACATCTTCGGTGTTCGCCATGTTCACTGCATTGTGGGGGACAAGCACAGGAACCTCCCGACCGTAGACTTCCGACAACTCCCACAGACGGGTAGCGAGGTCAGTCAGGTACTCCGCCAACTCAATCTTCTTTGTCCAATGCTTGTTGATGTTTTTGAAGCCTACTCGTGCCCCGGCAATAGTCCCTGAGATGGCAGCGATGGTGTCGGTGTCGTCGCTGTTATTGGCAGCTTCAATCACAATGTCACGGTACCTCTCGAACCGGGCGTTGAAGAAGATAGCTTCTGCGACGGCAGGTACGGCAGCACCATCCTTGACAATGCTGGTGGGGTCTTCGAGAGCGGCGATAGCGGCGTGAATGGGTGCGTTATCAGTGCCCAGTGCATAGGCGGCTCCAAAACGTGCCACAGTGTACCATGGGTTCTGGTTGTGGTAACCCGACCCAATCTTGACATCCTGTGGATAACTGGGAACCCGCATCGGGTTGTCGAAGTCAGCACACAGTAGGAGAGCGTTTGCCACGGCCTCCGCAAAGCTGGTCCCTCCGATTTGAGCAGCCACGAGGTAGGCCACTGTACCAGCAGCAAGAATAGCTTCAAGGTTGTTGTGAGTGCAGACGCTGGTCAGACAGCCGATGCGGAAGGCAAGCTCCGGGGTTCTCCAGTACACGCATCCAACAACACCCGAACGCATAGCAGTGCCGTTGCCCTTGAAATCCTTACCGCCTGTCTCACGCCATGACATGCCGGTGCCCAGCTTACGGACAGCTTCCATGCAGTTACCGCCCGGAGCCCGGTGTGAGCCGCCAAGGGGGTTGTGACGCCAGTCAACGAACCGCTTTCCGAGGGCAACCATGAACTCCTCTTCACCCTTGTGAGGCGGGGAGTCCAACATAGCTTCGCCGATGGCACAGAACATCTGGGTGTCGTCGGTGAACCTGTTGTCATCGAGTAGGCCGGAAACTTGCTTGGCATCGGTGCCAGCTTCGATGAACTCGATAGGATGTCCGATGGCATCGCCGATAGCTTGGCCGAATACAGAACCGAACACTCGGTCGCGAGGAACAATGCGACCACAGTTCTCGCTTCTGTGATATGTCTCGCCGCAGATGTCGCAGCAGTCAGCGTTTGGCATTATGTTCCTGACACCCGGTCTGGGTACTTGGTGGGGATGACTCCAACAACTTTTACCTTTGCCACACGATGAGGCGGGTAGTGTTCGAACTCTCCAGCACCATCGTTGTGGCGATAGCCGCCTACAATGATAGCACATGCGTGCTCACGAGCCTTGTGGGCACCCTTGACATCGTACTCATAGACTACCCCATTGTCAAGGTAGACCTGAACAACCAGAAGTTGGGTCTCCCCGTCATAGGGTTCTATTGCGATGAGGTCGGGCGATGCTGCCTCGGTCTTTGCCATGATTACACCAACTTTTCTGTTACAAAGTCTTTGATGGTGAGGTTCAACTTATCTTGCAGAGCACCACCATACAGCATCAAGAAGGCTTCCGCCTGTGGGGAGGCAAAGTCTGTGGTCTTCAGTACCTTGACGCCGAGGTTCCGAACCTTGTCAACGCTCACCGTGATGGTGAACTCGTTGGGCAGATGTGTCGGGTTGGATTCGGTTGGTTCCCTGTATTCAAATTTCCTAGCAGTCATTCAATCCTCATTCCAAATTCTTGCGCCCATTACTTGATAGTGTTCAAAGATAAGCTTAGCCGCCCAGCCACTAGCGAAAGACTCAGTCTCAGCATGGCGAATCTCCAGCGGGGACTCACACTCTACTGTCCAACCATCGGATTCGAGTAGTGTGGTCAGGGCATCCATGCTACCTAATACTAGACCTCGGCCATAATGTATGCCTTCAATTTTACAGCATAATCGGGGACTTTCAAGCAATCACTGGGGTCGGGTGCTGGAGCTAGGATCGAGGTGACGTGCATGGTCTTGATGAACTTGGCCTGTTGCTCCATGGACATATTTCCAGCACCATCCTCCCCCTCCCTGCTGCTCACTTCATTGTCGTACATAAGCACGAGGTCTTTGACCCCTAGCATCCGAAGGTATGCGATGTGGTTCTTCCCCAACAGTTTAGTGAGCGGGGACATGATTGGAACGTCGGGACAGAGCAGCCGAGCGGCCAGAAGGTCGAACGGACCTTCCACCACAATGACCTTTTGAAGTTCAATAATTCTCTTGAGTGTGGCGTGGTCATTACCCAGCCAGCGGGGGCAGAACAGCTTCTCCCCTATGTTCCGGTACTTGGAGCCGGTACCATATGCACTGCCCTCTAGCGGCTTAGTTTGTGCCGAACTAAACTTGCCCTCAGTGTCCCGGATGGGGAAGACGAACGCGGGACCGGGGACTACTCTGTTCGGTACGTAGAAGAAACCAAGTTGCTTGAGTACGGATTCAAAGTGAGCATCGTACATTCGGAGTGTAGGTGCCCATGAGCGAATCTCCATAATTTTTTTCTTGGTGAGGGTGAGCTTGTTCTTGGAAGGAGCTACCGCTTCGACGCGAGTGTAGAAGTCATCAGTCTCCTTGATGATTCTCGGCACATCGACTTCCCACCACGGCTTAGCTGCCATCTAAGCCGCCTTTCTGTACTTCCACAATTGGCACATAGACTTAGAACCGATGAGGGATAGACCTACTAGCTCTTTTCTTTTCCATTTAGACCCTTTTCCATATTTGAAATTTTCCCCTCATCTAGGGTTTTCATGTCAAATATATTTAAGCACCAAAAAAAAACTACCAAATCTCGGTACTCTTGGAGTAACACTTGAGGGTCTTTTAATTTCTCTTTGAATTGGTGAACCAATTCCTCCTTTGTAAAAAGAGGACTGAATAATCCAGTATTTTTGCAGAATTCAGGGTTCCTAGAACCACATCCCCGGCATCCGGTGACCTCGTGCTTTGAAGAAAGCACCGCTTTGGTGCAGTTCCAAGGACACGGGCGCGAGTTGCTTTGTAGGAACCTGCGCCTATGCCGTTTAACTAATTCCCGACATTTGTCCCATATTTCTTCTGGTGATTTTATAATCCAACTAACCTGCATCGAGGACCTCTTCATCGACGTTACCTTCTACAAGTAGGGGGCCGTCCTTTGGAGTTTCTTGAACCCTGTAAACCTTATCTGCACAGGCGGTGATTAATGGTTGATGAGATACCGTAAGTATAGTAAACCCATTATTATCGACGAGAGTCCTCAGCATGTTAGAAACTTGGGGGAGGAATTCGGAGGATACATTACTAAAGCTCTCGTCCAAAAAAATCGCTTTTGATAGCTTGAACCTTTTAATCAAAATGACTCTTAGGAGGAAGGCGGTCACATTCTGCACGCCCCCACCGAAGGAGTCCATGGGGTTTCCCAAGGTATCCCCTTGTTTGATGAGCAGACGATAGGAGTAGCCACGAGCCGTCTCCTTCTTCTCCACCACCAGACCAAGCGTGTTGTCCTTGAACACCTTGCGTAGACCGGCAGAGACAATGGATTCAATCTTGCCGATTCCATTAATTGATACCACTTCAATGCAACGGTCGAGCAGAGACACAGCTTTGGCAAGCTCGATTGACTCTTCCTTGATTTGGTCAATGCGAGTGGTGAGGCGAGTGATGGTACGCCGTTCATTCTCTAGCTGCTGTTCGACGCGAACCCGCCCATTGCGGAAGACCGCAATGCGATTGGAGAGGGTCTGTTCCATTACTTATCAGTGTAGGAGAGAATCTCGAACATGCCGCCGACGTTGACGTTGGCATTGACGCTGAAAATCTCACTGCCTTCAGCGGACAGCTTGTTGAGAAGAGCAACCAAGTCGCGGCTGTTGCAGGAGCCGAGTGCCCATGTTCGGGTTAGGGGGGAGAATACCTTCTTTGCCTTCGGGGACTTCTCGGTGGTGGTTTCAATTGCGTCTGTCATAGGGCTCCTATAATTCGATTAGGGTTGAGATGGGTTCGTCCAGAGGGTCTCATGGTATGAGTAACTCCCTCAAGGCTGAGATTACTTCTTCAGAGGTAGGAGCTACCGCACGCTTCCTAGAAAAATAAAGTCGCAGTGCATCACTCTGAATACTCAACTTTTCAAGCGTCATCCCATCCGAGATATTGACGTAAACATACTTACAGTAACGGGGGAACCAGATTCTAAACTTGAACGGGCCGACCTTCGTCTTGTACTTGTAAGAGTTGAATGGGTTCCAGATACGCTTCCACTTCAGCATACCAGAGAGGGTAAGGTTTTCTAGGAGAAACAGAAGCTCCTTCTCATCCGCTGTCTCCTTAGCGTAGGAATCAAGCGTCTTCGCTTTCCCAGCTTCACTCTCCTGCGTCCGCTCTTCGCTGTACTCAGTCATTACACCAATCCAAAGTTAACTTCGATAGGCCCACGGACTATGCGATAGGTAGCATTCCGTAAGGGCACACTATACAATACCCCTATTTCCTCATTTGTTTGGTTCAAAGCATCCACAATAAACTTGGCCGTCCGACCGAACACCGCAGCCTTCGGCCACGAGTTGGTCTGGGCTCCATGGGGAAACACTTGAGGGTTACTGTACTTGTCCCGGCAGACTATACCTTCGCGAGGGTTGAGTTCCACGCGGTCGGTTTCCGCTGACAAGGAGGCCACGTGAGCGAGGGATGCGAGGAGCCGGGGAGCATGGAAGCGGGTCAACTCGGTACCGGGCTGCTGGTATACGGTCAGCAGGTTTGTGGGGGTACTATGCATGGTCATGGCACACAGGAGCCCGTCTTTTTCCGCCAGCCAGTAGCCTTGCTGGCTCACAAGAACTTCCTTGACACCACCCCCAGCTACGAACCGCAGGAACGCCTCACGGGGCTGTATGGCGAGGGTGTTGCTGCCTCTGGTTTTGGTAATCTCATTGATGGTGTCCGATGTCCAGATGGCGACCCCCGCAACTGTACATATGAGTAGTCTACCCTCCGCCATCGCGGGGGGAGCTGACAGAGCCTTGAATGACCGTATGTCGAAGCCATCGAAGGTGTTGCCAGCGTAACGGTATCGACCGGGGTCACCTACGTAGTGAGGCTTGAACCCGGCAGCGTCGTTCCTCACGGTGTGAATCTGCAAGCGTACTCCGTCTGGGGATTCCAACTTGAGCTTCCCGAAGAAGTCCACGCCCATGTCCATGGCGTCAGAGGACACACCGAGCAGGTCTTTCAGATTCATCAGCGATGCGAAGATGTGGGGTTGAGCAGTATCGAAGTTGATTGTCTGAAGAAAACCGAACGTACTGGAGCGATGGAACTGCGGCTTGTCGTCCTGTGGGAATTGAACACCAAGGAACGGACAAGCGTGAGTATCGAATCCAGATAGCACGCGGAGAACCTTGAGCAGGTCCCCCTTATCAATCAACATAGAATCAAGTACCCAAATTTACGTGTTAATGCTCACAATATTAGAATAGGGAGAGTTACCATCCACCGATAAGGCAATGACCCGGAAGTAGTACTGCTGACCGATAGGCGAGGGGATGATGACGCTCTCGATAAATCCACTGTTAACCAAGCTGACAGTCCAGTTCACTTGGTCGAATGATGTCTCCAAGTGGTACGACTGGATGAGGTCAGGTCGGTCAGCATCCCAGCTTATCCCCAAATTTACGTAACCCGGCTGGCTTGCCGCTCCCGCGTTTACAACTGAGTTCATGACAGGAGCAGCAGGGCGTCCCGCGTACGTGTCGTTGGGCTCGAACAGAATTTCACCTGTTGTTACAAACTGGTTGCGAAGTTTGGTTGCATCCCACGTTCCAATGATTTGACCATGGGACAGGTCGATGAGAGTCTCATATGTACTACCCCCCGTGCTGGCAATAGCGTCAGACCCTTCAGTCGTAGTGGGGTAGTCGGCGTGTTTGAAGCTGATGACAAATTGAGTCGGAGTAGCCGAAACCACAGAAGCGGTTACCCCGTTGAGGAATGTAGCACCAGTCAAGTCAGCAAAGGTTACAACCGTACCCTGAGAGAAGGTATTGTTCGCCACAAGGGTCACACTATTGCCGGTGACGTTAACACTGGTAACCCTAGCTGACACAACAGCAATCGTACCAAGAAGGAGTTTACCTGTGTTCAGGGACTCTACATTGGATATACGAACAAACTGCACGTTATCTACGCCGTAGAGCAACCCAGCCCCTACCGTAAGCTCAAGCGCCCCCTGCAACTGCAAGTCGGTGTTGCGAAGCTGAATCAGTAAACAGCCCTCAGAGCCCGTAAGGATTACAATACGCACGTTGCCAAAACTGAAGGTGGTGAAGACCTTGTTGAAGATCATGCTGGAAATCATCGTCAAGTCAATCGTTGTATCCGGGTTGTCCGTGTTGATGAGCGGAGCAGTCGAGTAGCGATACAGCTTGCTGGCATTGTCCAGTACAAGTGTGTAGTCGTTCTCAGTGTGTACCGCATCAACGATAGTAGAGCTATTCGGGGTAAACAACCTTCGCAACAGGATAATGTTTGGACTCACCCCCCCGTAGATGGTAACTGAAGCCGGAGAGATGAGAATATAGCGGTCGGAGCCGTCCAACACAGAGTTCCGTTTGATGTTATTGAAATTGGTGTATATGGTTGACACGTCCAATGCGGACCATGTTTGCGCTGAGTTACGCTGAGATATGTTCCCATTCCACATGGAACGAGACAGTTGTAGCGTGTCGGTTAAAACAAATGCAAAGGGAGCCACATCGACTGTAACCGTAGCATAGGTCGGCGTGTTCACACCATCACTGACGGTGAGAGACCAGACAATCGTGTCCCCTTGCACAGGAGCACCATTGGTCTCAAACTGCAAGAAGCTGGATGTCACCCCGCTGAGAATCTGAGTCGATAGAATCGGTGTACCTGAGACCTGAGTCCAAGAGTACGTAACTGAGTCATCGTTATCGCTTATTCCTCCGTAGGTAGGATGAATCGTGACGACCGAATTTCTAGCCGCCGAAATCGGGAGCGTGACGGGGTTGTGGGTGGTTCCGTCGTGGGTGAAGTCAATCGTTGGAACCGCGTTGAAAGGAACCGTAACCGTGCAGAAACCGTATTGGACATTGGCAATCGCCTTTCCAGTGTCGGCTGCGGTGTAGTACGCGTGGGTGAAGGGGGCTGAGAAATTATTGCCCGATGTACCTGACACTACAACTTGAACATCATTTAGGAACGTGGCCGAAGCGATGTTGTACAAGAATACAGACTCACCATGGGCAAGATTGACCGGAGCACTCGTGGTCACCGTCAACACGTTGCCTGAGATGGCGATGTTGGTGATATTCATTGGCGGGTGCTCTGGAATTACACCGTTGTAGTTCACCGCAACAACCCCTACAACGAAGGTCTCAGCCGCACCACCGATGCCACGGCTCACAGTGAACGTGGCAGTGTTACCCATAATCAGATTTGGAGTTAAACTGACATAGGAGTTATGTGGGCTGTACGTCCATGTGTACTCAACAGTGTCGCTGTCGCCGTCATTCGTTCCGCTGGCGTCGAAAAACAAAGGGGTTGCACGGTAGGCTGTAGCCGCGCCGCTGGGTACAAGCTTGACGATGGGGGGCGTGTTGAAGTTAGAGACATAGGTTGCCCCTGATGTAGTCGAGCCCTGCTGTTCACCAATCACACCCCACTGCGACAGGTCGTCAAAGGGTGTCTTAGAGCCCCGCAACCATGTAAAATTCAACGTGTTGTAGAAGCCCGGTACGTCGGACAAGTTGAACGTAGCAACGTCCAAGGCACTCGTCTTCAACGGCCACGAGGTTGGGGCTAGAGTGAAGCGTGGGTCGATGTCAGGCGTAGGTGTCGCCGTCCAGTTTGTTGGGTTAAGGTTAGGTGCCACGACTGAGACGGGGACGCCATCTATCGTGGTGTAAAAGGCGTAACTCACCGGGTTGGTCGCTAGAGCGGATTGAACTACGGCACCAGCAGGGTATGTATTCTCACTTACCCACGCACCCAGATAATTGTAGGTGAGGGCGGTGTTGACAATGTAGTCGGTGGTGCCATAACGCACGCGGTCATTCACGGCGTACCGCTTGACCTGTGGCGACCACTCGCCACGGAGGCTGTATACAGGCTCAGCAAGGTATGAGACGAAGGCTCCTGTGGTTGATGCGACGGATAGAGTTCCTTGGATGTACGAGGTTGTGTTCGAGCCCGGAGTGATGTGGAAGCTCCACTGACCCAGAGGCTGCGGTGGGCTGAGGGCCACAGTGCCGTCGTAGTAACCGAGCAGAAGGTTACCTATCAATGCGTTCTGGTGAACCTCCTGACTGAAGAACTGTTGCAAAAGAGTACGGGTGGTTCCACTCGGGATAACCGTGAGACGAGTGTCGGCATAGCGACCTGTAAATGAGGTCAGGATGTTGCCCAGACTCCACATTAGAGTCGGGGGGGAGGACGTGTGGTTGCGGCTTGCCAGAATGATGCTGAAGGTCTGGTCGGCGAATGTAATCTGCTTCGGGTGTGCCTCGTAGTACACTTCGATGTTGAGACCATCGGGAGAATACACAGATACAGCACCAAACGTGTTTCCTGTACTGAAGGGAGATGCGTCCAGAACCGTGATAGAGTCCAAACCAACAGCGGGAGGGCTCAGCGTGTCCGTGAATTCAAACGCGATGAGAGAGTGGCCGGGGAGCCATGTGGCGAATCCGCTCTCGTAACCCACCTGAGTGTAATCCGCGTGGGTAAAGCTGGCCGTGAAGTAACCGACACCCGTACCAGTGACTGTGACGGTCTGCCCGTTGAGGAAGGTAGCATTTTGCAATGCAGATAACGTAATGCCTTGACCTACGCTGTATGAGTTGAACGCCTGTACTGTGAGCACGTCGCTGCTGATGCTGATGCCAGTCACATCAGACACTGTGGGCGTCTGCCAGATGATGGAGGGGTTAGTGACCGCCACGACCACGAAGGGGTGTCCTGAACCCGATAGGACACACACATCATAAGAATCCCGAATGTAGGATGCCGTGGTAATAGTTGTCGGTGGTCCTAGTGTGTCATTCGCTGTGTTGTAAGCGAACAGGATAACGTCGATGTCTTTACCATCAACATCATCCTGCGTACCAACGATGTACAGCACCTGACCTACAGAGTCATAGGCAATTACGGGGTCGAACGAGGAGTTATTTTTCCCATTGATAACGGGAAAAGTATAGATCGCTGTGATAGAGAAAGAAGCACCCGGACCCGGTGTTGGCGGGGTCGGGTTCGACTTGAACACGGCAAAGGTATTGTCAGCGCGAACTTGGCTTACGACGTAAATTGTCGAGCCCACTTCGATGAACTGAGCGTTACCAGTCACTAATTCTCGTTGCCATTCTTGGTTATCTAATTGGGTAATCATGCGTGCGCTCCCTTCTTGACCAAGGGATTCTTGAGCAGACGTTGGTACCCATGTTTCCAATCTCCTGCCGACATGCGTTCTTCCTCTTCCACCAGTTGGGCATAATCATTAACAGCCTCAGAGGTAGAGAAAGGCTTGAGATAGATGCCGGTGATGTACCTTTTGACGTTGGTTATCTTCGGGGTGAGAACTACCACCTCTTCTTCTGGCTGTTGCCATTTATCTCCCCTACTGTCTACGTCCTCATAGTCCTGAAGCTTGAAATCCTTTGCCAGCTTGGCTGGGTCAAACTCAATCACCGCGCCTTCATCCCCACCCAAACCCTCAACGGCGAAGCTCATCGCCACCTGTTTGCTGCGGGTGAGCCGAACTCCATGGGGTTCATTATTTCTACCCCAATGAACACCCTCATTAATCGCATTGTCCCGCAGGATGCCTACGATGCCAGACATGCTGGTACCATGGTAGAGAGCGTCTGATTTTTGAAGGAGTTTAGCCGTGAATTTCATCTAGCTTGCCACCTATAAATGGCTTCAATAGCTGACAAGAATTCTTCACGAGTTTTGTCCGATTTCATTGCATTGCAGGTTTTGCAACAGGGGACTACATTGTCCTCGGTGTACCCTTTGGAGGAGTCGATACGGTCAAGACCGTTCCAGCGGAACTCTTGGCGTCCGGTGTCATGCGTGCCCTGCCAGAGCTTCTGCGAGGGAGCTTGACCGCAGTAGTCACAGGGCTGACTAATCAATTTGGCAAACAACTCTTCTGAAAGAAAAAAGTCCTTTCCTGTCTGCTTCGCATTGCGCTGATATAGACCGTAGACTTGAAACCATGGGTTGGTTTTAACCGCGTAAGAACAATTACGGCAACCTCTAACCCCATTTTTACCTTTGTTGAGGTTGCTACTAGATACTAAAGAAGTATTACCGCAATCACACTTGCAACTCCAATGAACGTGCTCATCCTTATGAGATGTAGGCGGTTCGGCTCTTGCTATAACTAGCAGTTTTCCGAACCGCTTCCCCTCTAACTGTAGAGGTCGTCTTGACATTTACATACCCTCGCCGGAGCCCGACGGACCTTCTCCGGCTTCGTTATCTTCCTCATCCAACGTTAGCCCCTTAATGATTCTTGTAACTATGTCCGATTTCTCCATAATTATTTCTCCGATACTGCCGTAAATGTTGGACAGCATCTCGTTGAACTTGCTATCATTCACCGTAAATAAATCGTCCTCTAATTTTCTACGAGTATCTTCGGCGTCAATATTGAGGAACTCTAGTAGGGTGCTAACCGGTACTGACCCCTTAGAGTACAGATTGAAGAGTTGGTCGTAAGTGTCACCTTCATCTCGAAGAGCCATTCGACTGAACGATACTTTAGGGTAAATCCAACGTGGTCTCCCATATTTGTCCATCTCATAGAAGCCCTTCTTCATTGCTACGGGGCGAAAGATTTGATCTTCAATAATACCAGTCAAAACGTCACGAAACTGGGTATATGACACTTCCATCAGTTGCATCTGGACCCTATTACCGCTGTACATGCCTTCACCGATGAGGAGTTCTGGGGACAGGCCGAGACCGATGGACAAGTCCGAGTTGGTGTGCTGCCACTCAGCATCGAGCGAGAGGAGACGACCTTCGGAACCAATTTCATCCCAACGGGCTTCGTAGTTGAGAACGACTGAATAGTCCGGGTCGCTCTTAGCTTCGTCAATGTGGGCACGCAGAGCCATGACTTCGGACGGTGGGATGTCTGGGGCGATGACCAGCGTCTTCGGCGTCATGTTACGTGAAGCAAGCGTGCTCTGAACCTGACGCAGCTTCTCACGATAGATGACGGTACGAATGACACGCTGAAGAATGGAACGGCCATGAAGTTCGTAGCCGCTCTTCTTACGAGCGAAATGAATGACGTAGCTTCCCTTGAACGGGTCTTGGTTGAGGGCAATCTTACCGTCAGACTGGAGCGTGTCCTTAACTTCAGGAGCAACGTCGGAGTCTTCCATGTAAGCTTCCTTCTGCTTCTCCGGTGGTTTGTAGTAGATGGTGGGCTCGTCGCCCATCAAACCATCCGCTGCCATTTCAACCTGTTCGGGCTGGAGAATCTGCACGCGGTCGAAGCCCTCGTAGTCAGGGTTCACAACGTGCTCAAATAGTTCAAGCTCTTCCTTTTTCTTCTGGCGAATCTCTTGCAGTTCTTCGAGCAACTGCTTCTTCTTTTCGAGCAAGCGGAGATAGTGCTTCATCTCCATGATTTCGCGTTGGGCTGAGATGGATGCACCCATACCTATGGCTTCACGTACGCCATCCGCTGATCCAGCAGGGGTACTGGGACCACCAAAGCTACCACCGCCTCCTCCACCACCCGGCATCGGCATTCCGCCACCGCCGAGGTCTCCACCTTCAAGTCCGCCGCCGAGGTCTTCACCACCGGCACCGTCCACTCCTTCGAGACCGGCGTCACCCATCGGGTCGCCTTCAGCAGGAGCCGCACTGGGGTCACCACCAGCATCAGCCGGAGGAGCGTCACCCCCAGCCGGGGTCGGAGGCGGGTCGCCGGGAGCCGCTGTGATAGAGAGGGGGTACGTGTCGTCAGCAGTGGAGCGGGAGAGTTCTTTAGCAAGCTTGATGATGCCCGTGTTGAGAGCGGCCTTCTTGATAAGGATTTCCTGCTTCACCACATCGAGTGAATCGCTTGTGCTGAAAGCTAGACCAGCCTTCTTGAAAGCAGCGATGTCAGCCGAACGCTTCTTAGCCCATGATGAGGTCTTCTCCGGCGAGAGGAAGTCCAGAATCTGACCAGAGGTTCCACCAAGAGGTCCGTTCTGGGATTCCTTGGTTGGGTCGGAGCCTTGACCGCCACGACCACGCTTCTTCAACTGCTTCTTGGCAGCAGGGCAGGGTTCAATGGCGTCACCGTACTCTTCAACGAAGAGGAAGGCTTCACCAATCGTCCAGTATTCACGCACAGCGTCGATGAGGACTTGGAACAACTTGGTGTTGTTCACCAGACCCGTGTAGTAGTCGTAGATGTAGTCAGCATATTCCTGACTCGAACACTTCGGCTTCTCCAACACCATCTTGGAGAGCGGGAGTTCGGTGTGCATGTCGATAGCACGGCCTACGATTGGGTCACGGTCGTACGCAAGACGATAAAAGCGGAGTTCTTCGGGACGCGATGAGGGTAGCTCAAGGGCATCAACCGGGAACTCGTAGCTGTAGTAACCTATGTTGTTAGAATCTTGGATGTCGGCATAGCCGAGAGAGCCGTCAGAGAATAGGGCACCTGTCTTGACTCGCTCATACATTCCCCAACCTGCATTGGGAGTAGATACATCACCTTTAGCGGCCTGACGTATAGCCTGAATCCGGTGGTCATCAATGATTTCGTTGTCACTGCCGTTTTTCATGCGGCTCCAACGACCAGCGGAAGCATACTCTTTACCCGCTTTGTCACTGGCGACTTTGCGGACGGTGGTCTTTATCTGGGTGTTGCTGCCACGCTCACGCGATGAAGCCTTCTTATCATCTTCTGCCATATAACTATGCCTCGAACATCAAATTTTCACTACGTTGCACTTCGGGACTACAAAACAGCAAGACTGCAAACAACAAGGACTTCTATTTAGGGCATAGATATTGGCAAAACTTAGTCTTCATCTGTTGGTTCTGGTTCAGGGTGCTTTGACCTTTCCGCTGCGAGAATGGCCTTACCAGCTTCCTTGAGCAGTTCCATGGGGTCTACATCCCCCGCCGTAATAGGTACGTCTACAGAAGAGTCAGGAAGTCGCAGAACCCAGAAGTCGTTGTCCATCATCTTGTGCTGATTGACATCGTTCTTGGTGATACGCTCACGGACGAGACGGGCACGGCTACGGGCCTTGGATACCAACTCTTCCATCTGCTCAGCCTGACGTATCTTGTTCTGGCGAATCTCACCTATCTCCCGGAACGCGGTCTGGAGAGTCTGGATGATAGGAGTGAGAGCCTTACGCTCTTCCTGCATGGCAGGGTCGTCAATGTCCAGTTCATCAAACAGACGGGTGAGCCACGCGATGGTAGCCTTCTGGCTCTCATGGGCCTTGACGGAGAATCCCATCAGGTTGTAGACCTTGTGGGAGTTGAGCCGCATGAGGGAACGCTTACGCACGACTTCGACTTCACTGTCCTTGGACGTGTCGATGTCTACACGGAACTTAAACGGCAAGGAGCCGGGTTCCATCCCCATCTCTTTACGAGACTTGAACTGGAACTTCGACTCCTTGGTTTCCGTTTGGGGGCAGTCCTTCTCTTCATGAAAAGGGGATTGGCATTGCTTGCACCCAATGCTATCTGCCCCCGGAATGTTTATAGCAAAGTCAAACTTCGGTGTGTCACTCATTATCCGTAAACTCCTTGATGACATTTCCAGCGTCATCAAGGTAGCGAATCATCCAGTTAGGATGGACTCCGAGGGTGAGACCAGCGTGCTGACCTGAAGTGAAATACACTTCGAAGTTGGCTGAACTGTTCTTGTCAACGATGATGCCTTCGCTGTCATCGCTTACAAACATCACCTTCATCCCGATTCTTGCGAAGGGGACTCCACGATACTTGGCTGTACGTTGGAACTCATCCGTTTGTACAAAGAGGCTGTCGGCCACGCGGCTAACAACGTCGATGTACTTCACTTCAAGGCAGTCCCTGACATCCATCCAAAAGCTGTACTTTGCCTTACCTGCGGTCGCCGCGTGGACTGTTGTCCAATGGTCTTGGCCGCGAAGACCTACTTCATAGGCTCTAATCATGACTTCGATACCTGTGAAATTCCGTGGACTGCTACGACGTACTCTTCGGGAGGAGTGTTACGAGCCTTGTTCTTGAGGTAGTTGATACGCCCCCGGTAGATGACCCGGATGGTGTTGGGGCCGTCGCCCATCATCGAGCGAAGACGGATGATATTCGGTTCGTCCAAGTCAACCATCTCGTAGGTAGGCTTGCCGTCCTGAGGAATCTCCAGCGTCGGCTGCGGTGCTGCAACAGGCTCATGAACAACTTCGACAACCTTCTTCGGACGAGCGACAGGGATGTCAGCGAAGACGCTATCCTCAACAGGAGGAGACGCAGCACCAGCGGCAGCAGCCATAGCCTTGGGGGGCTCGACCACCGGCTCCGGTTCGATGTCAACCTTGATACCTTCCGGGATGACTTCACCCGGCCCCGGCTCACGGTCTTCCAACTGGCTTTCTAACTCAGCTACCTCTTCAGGTTCTAATTCAACCTCAGGCTCCTCATCTTCAACCACGGACTCCTCTTCTTCAGGCTCCGTACTCAGGTCGAGGGTAAGCTGCTGCTCCTCAGGTTCAGGTTCAGGCACCGACACCGTGATGGTGCTGGGCGAGACCATAACGTCTACCAACGATACGTCCACAGGCTCTCCCAGAATCTCGATGGTAGGACGCTTGACCTTAGCCGTCAGAGGGATGGCACCGAGGTAGCCAAACTCCGGCGTCATCGGGTCACGGTTATCCGGGCCGAGGCCATTGCGGCCCTCAAACTGAGCAAGGGTCTCCAGCTTGTCGTTCTCGTTATCGGGGATGCTGTCGATACGCCAGAACTCATCCAACTGAAGCGCAGTGATGAGAGCCTTCTTACGGGACCTGTCATCCTTCGCTTCGAAGAAGGTACCGGCTGCATTGAACGCACGAGGGTGTAGGTTCTCCTTGAGGAAGGTCTTCGCCCGTTCGATACGTGCTTCTTCACCAGTGCCAACAGCACGGATGAGGTTCTTGAGCGTGTCGATGTCCCAGTTGTCTGGGATGTACGTTGACATCCCCTTGATTTCAGTCCACGCAGCGGCCTTGTGATCCTCGTCTCCGGTAAGGTGATGCTCAACGTCCCACGAACGACCGTACTCCGCGTCTGCTTCAATCGGAACCTTCCAACCCATCTTCTCATGCAGGGCACGCAGCTTCATCAGCCGGGTGATGCGAGGCAGGACGAACGGGGCGTACTCGTTCTTGACGATGAAGTCGATTTCGTCGTGAACTGAGCAATGCAGATGGAACACGGACTGCACCAGAGGGTCAGACTCTACCCACTTACGGATACGGTTCAATGCCATACGCATGAAGTCACCAGCGAGACCTTGCAAGGGGACGTTGACCGAGACGCGCTGAATCTTGCCCATGAACTTGTTGTAGTCCATGGCATTGCGTACTCCGCTGTCCGGGTCTTTCCACAGACGGTCAGCCATTGCACGGTAGGTACCCGACTTATCCCCATCGCCTTCTTTCTTGGCCGCTTCTGACTTCTTCATCAGTTCGCGGTACTTCCAGTAGTTCGACATCTCATCATCGGTCGGGACGCGGATGTGCTGCGTCTCCATGGCCGATGAGAAGTTGATGATGCGACCAGTGGCCGTCTTGCAAAGCATCTCGTTCTTGGCGATGCTCTGCTTCCTCTGGCAGAACTCCCAGAACACAGGAACTCCAGCCCAATACTTCGAAACCATGTCCTTGGCTTCTTCCCAAGTGATGTCCGGCTTCTTCTTCTTCATGTTTTCGAAGATGGTGAACTCAGTGCCGCCGTACAGCAGGGCAAAGTTGATAATCTTCGCAAGGTCACGGAGGCTCTTACGCACAGCCTTAGAGGTAGAGGGGTCGGTGAATTCAGGGAAGACCTTGCTTGCAGTAAGCGAGTGGAAGTCGCCCTTGCCGATAAGGAACTCATTGATGAATTCAGGCTCACCCGATACGTTTGCAGCGCAACGCATTTCGATGTTCGAGTAGTCAACCGAGAACATCGTCCAGCCCTTTGGAGCATGGAACAGAACACGAAGGTTGATGACCTCGTTAGCGTCCATCTTGGTATCCGGGATGAGTATGCCATATTTGTCCGCACAGGTCGTGCATGAGGGTACCAAGCAAATGGCGTAGCCCATGTACTTACCGATGTGGTTCTTGATGATACCCGGTGCCTTCTTATTGTCCTTGTTGAAGCAGGACTTATGCAGGTCGGACTCTTCGTACGCGATGATGTCTTCGTCGTTGATTTCTTCAGGGTCAGGGTCGAGGACGTTTCCGTTCACCTTCCACATCAGATAGGACTCAACCTTCTTGATGCCCTGCGGGTTCAGACCGAAGCCACCATCGACTTCAAAGTCTCCACCAGCAGCAGCAAGGCGTCCACCAGCAACGACGTTCTGTTTGAGATAAATACGAGCGGTATGATCGTTGGGGTCATAGCGGAGGTTGCCGGGGTGCAGAGCCATGTAGTCGCGGTACTGCATGAGCAGCTTCAGGAAGTCATCGTCTGGATGTTCCTTGAACAAGTCTTCCAACACTTCAGCATCGCACGACGGGTTACCAGCATCGGTGAACTTGGTGACGGAGTAGCCCTTGATTTTGAAGAAGAGAGTCTGAAGCTGCGGCGACGAGCCGGGGTTGAACTGCTCATCCTCCATCACCGACCCATCAGCTTGCTTGGTCTCTTCGTAGCCCATCTCCAGAGCCATCTTGCGAAGCTGCTGACGCATCTCGCCAATCTTCTTGGAGTGACCCCTCACTGTACGAGCATGACGGTCGGTGTCAACAAACCAACGCTGACGTTCAGTCCAAGTGATGGACTCCACCAGTTCATGGTCGATGGTGTGCGAGGTCTTGCGGCTGCGTGCAAGCTCATACATCTTCTTCCATAGCAGCCACGTGCAGATAGCGTCACCAGCGGCGTACCAGAGAGCGATGTCAGTGGGTATCCATGGAAATGGTACATACTGATTCTTGAGAGAGTGCTTCTTACCAGCCGCACTTAGTACTTTCTTCTCTTCAGGCGTGCAGTGGCAGAACGGGCTCTCGGTGACCGGGCAGTATTCGCACTTCACCTTGGCAATCTGGTCAAGCTCAATCTGTGATAGGCCAAGGACGTTCTTCGACAGGGCCTTTAAACCACCTGACGAGCCCGTGTACTTACCCTTGTCGCCAAGGTCAGCCTTCGGGTCGTTGATGTAGGCGAGAACCTGTACGTCTTCGAAGTGAGGGTACGGGCGGAAATTGATGCCCATGGTGAGCCGCATGACTTCGCGGTCGTACTTCGCGTTGTAGAAGACAAGGTGGCAACGGTCGAAGAGGTATTGTATAATCTCAGCGCACTTCGCACGGTCGAGGTTGATCGCCGGGATGAGGAGGTCTTGGTCTTCCTTCTCATGGGTGAGGGGGATATAGATGCCATCCATACCATCGGAGGATAGGCAAATACCTGCAATCTCAACCTTGACTTCGTATGTGAGTTCCCACGACCCGTCGTCACGCAGCACGCGGTCAACTAGGATGCGAGTATCAAGTCCTGTGTTCTCAGTGTCGAGGGCGACAACAGGAGTGAGCACACCGTTGAGTTCAACGTGGCGGGACGTGTCGTTGAGAACGGTATCAACCCAAGCCTGTAGGTCTTCAGGGGTGTTGATGAGGCGGAACGCCTTCTGAATCATCCATGGCTGCTTGAGTGAGGGCAGGTCGATGCCCTTGAGCATCTTGCGGAACACGTAGCGTATGTCTTTTGGTTCTTTTACCTTCTTTGGTTTCTTGGTACTCTTCTGTGTTAGTTCACTTGTACTAACATCTTGTGTCTGAATCTTCATAGTAAGTAATTACTGCCTTCGTGATTGTTTGACAGCGAAAATGCTTGCTATTTCCGCTTTGCCTAACACCCGAGCTAGTGTGGTAGCAGCCTTCACTTCAAACTCGGCAGCGTCTTCCGGCTCACCTTCCTTCTTAGCCATGTCCGACATCTTCAAATTGCCCACGGCTTTGAAGTAGTAGTGAATGTAATCCTCTGCCAGTTCAACATCCTTGAACTCTCGCACTTGCTTGATGGCACGGAGTATGAAGGGCTCCTGCAAATCCTCGAAGCGAAGCTGTACTTCTTCAGCCTCGTCCTCTTCATCAGGCTCATCAGGCATCGCTGGCAAGTCCCACTTCTTTTCAAGCCAGCGGAGGGCTTGAGGGCGGCTGATGTCGAGGTACTTCGCCGCGAAGCGTACTTGGTCGTAGTATTGTTCTTTCGGAGGACAGCCGAAGCACCAGCCATCATTAGAGCCGCGATATATCCAGAACGATGGGGTGGAGTCAGAGCCATGAAAGGGGCAGCGGATGGCGGAGCCGCTATGACCGGAGAGGTCAGACACTACATCTTCGAATCGTATCTCAGTTCGAACACGTTCCCACCGCTTGGGGTTTATCTCACGAGACACGCCGGTCTGGTATAGCTTGTGAAGGCTATCCTTCTCGAACTTTAGTCTGATGAAGTCTGGTTCAGGTGGGGTTACTTCGTCTGCCATGGTAGTTAATACTGGTCTTTGCACTGGTTTGATTTTCGGACTACGCAGTCCATGGTATGGATACACATATCAACTGCCCTCAGTGCGGGAAATCTTGTCACAAGTTTGGCCTGAGGAATCACATTCGATACAGCCACGAGGGAGCCCCTATCAACCACTGTGGGGCCGCGTGGAACCGTGGCCTGACAAAGGACACAGATGACCGAGTGAGAAAGAACTCAGTCGCCGTCGCGATTTCTGTCCGCAGATTTATTGATACCCTGAGCCCGGATGAAAGGAAGGCGAAGTATGGTGGCCCTAAACGATGGAACCCTAACACCGGAGGGATAAGGGCTGGGTCTGGTCGGGGCAAGAAGGGCTGGTACAAAGGCTACTGGTGCGATTCTTCATGGGAGCTTGCGTGGGTCATCTACAACCTCGACCACGGAGTGGGGTTCAGTCGGAACACACTAGGGTTGACTTACTCGTTCGAAGGCAGGACACACAAGTTCTACCCTGACTTTATTCTCCCTACAGGAGCCTACATCGAAGTGAAGGGGTGGATGGACAACCGCAATCGAGCCAAAATAGCGCAGTTTGGTGGGGTTCTGTCTGTACTGGGAAAGAAAGAGATGGAGCCGACCCTGACTTATGTGACAGCTAAGTATGGAAAAGACTTTATTAGGCTAATGGGGGCACGACCGACAAATCAGTGCAGTTGTGGAGTCACCATCACGTCCGGGTATAAACGGTGCCAGTCCTGTGCAGCCAAACTCAACCATAAAGACAAGATTGAATGGCCGAGCTTAGCCCTGCTCCAAGCACAAGTGGACACTACTGGATTTGAAGCAACGGGGAGACTATTAGGGGTGTCGGGGAGTGCTGTGAAGAAAAGAATTAAAAAGTTGGTGGCCTTGGCGGCTTTCGAGACCGCGGCACCTACGTCTTCAGCGTAGTGCTCTACCATCTGAGCTACAAGGCCGCAGAAATACGAAACACCCTCGCTTAGAGGGTCTCAGTAAATCGTGCGCCGGGAGTTGGGTAGATGGGGTTCATGGGGATGTGTTCTCTTACTTAGACGCAGATAGTTGGAAAAAGTTGCAAACAAATTGGAGAGGGAGTGCGGGATTTCACGGACGTTCCTCTGGCCGATGCCTCATCTGAGTTACGCTGCCTGACTGGTCTTATGTCAGATGAGAAGTCAGAGTCTATCCATTCCCTCATAAAAGGTACGCTTGGCAGGGCCTCTCCTGCGACCTCCGGGATTAGAACCCCGGTGCTCTAGGCTTCCTCTGTCTAGCCGAAGTCGTCGGTACCTTCCTCGTCCGCCTCGCAGAGTAATTCTGAGCTACAAGCGTTTCTCGGTTAGACCGTGACTGCGATTTCGAGTTCGGTACCGGTCGGGAGGTTTTCATCACCTTCCTCGAAGCTTGCACCTTCGGGGAGTTCGCCAAGAGTGACAGGGATGCGAGTCTGGGTCGTCGGGCAGTGCAGGAAGGTTGCTTCCCCTTCTTTCACTACACGCCATTTGGGACAGCCGTTGAATTCGAGGATTGTTGCCATTGGACGTTGTTCTCCTAAGATAGATTTGAACTACGGGGGCGTCACGGTTTCCCGTGACACCCTCCACCACCAGCTTTCTTCTAAAGCTGGAAACTTGACCGGGCAACCCGCCCCGACCTCCACTTGCATTTACAGATGCAAGAAACTGAGCCCACTCCCTTGGTTTACATCCAAGAACGTACACGTAGTATACACGACTCTGAGACAGTTGCAATAATTATTTTGTTTGGGGTTCCATGGCTTTGGATGAGCACTCGCACCGACAACATTACTGTTGTAAGCCACCACTATAGTCCGGCTGTTTCATCCGGTACGCTGCACGGTCGATGCTTCGGTTCTCGCCTCACACCCTCTTACGCCGCCGCTCTTCGTAGTGAGACCCCAACAAAAATTGTGCCGGATGATACCGACGAAGGGACTTGCCTGTAACGCCTACCGGCTACACCACAGGATAACCTTCTTCGTCATCTACAGGTTGCCTCGAATCGCATCGGCGACTCGATACCATGTTGTCCCATGGATGTCGGACGCTAGGCGACCAACGGCACCACTCAAAATAAACCGGAGGGGGAGGCTTCTCGCCAACAAGACCTCCGGGTGGGAGCCACTAGTAGCCTCCCGAATGTCCTCCGAACCGACCGTCTACGGGTTATGAGCCCGTCAAGGAACCAACTCCTCTATCCCGCCAAAACTCTGGGGTGGGATTGGCCGTCGCGACGACCTCTCCCAACTCTATGCGCTAGACTGCACCCATAGAGACCAACCCTGCTTCGCTGGTTTTCAGTACCAAGCCCGATTCAACGGGAACTTACTTCGGTTGGCACTTAGATGAGCAGTAGTGCTTCTCATCCATTGCAGTGCTCAAGGTGAATGGTGTGTTGCAAGTCAAGCAAACATACTTGCAGCCATTGTTCTTCGGCTTGTTCAACTTCCGGCGTTCACGACGTGTAAGCTTTACTTGTGGTTTCATTTTTAGCCGTCATTATTCGGGTAGACCGGCGACCCTTTAGACTCACTCAGGGACTCACTCAGGGACTCACTCAGGTTGCCCGAGTGGGCAAGAGTGAGGACATAGCGATGTTTCCCATGAACACTCCTTATAAAACAGTGAGTCTATCGGGTCGTCCTTCTGTTAGTGCAGCGTTATAGACCATGGGGCGGATTTGAGCCACCCTACTCCCGGAAGAGTAGTTTCAATTTACCACGGTCATTTGGTGCAGACCTTTGCGTGCTTGGTGCGTTGCCCTTGGGAACGCATTTCCTTATCGCAGAAGCCGCACTTGAAGCGAAGAACCTGAGTTGCCATTGTACCCTTACTTTACTTCTAATTGGTTGCGGGGGCAGGATTTGAACCTGCGGCCTTGTGGTTATGAGCCACACGAGCTGACCAGACTGCTCTACCCCGCAACTAATAATACCAAAGTCAGAAAACTTTGCAACACTTATTTTTGCATTATTTCTGACTAATCGTTATCTTCGGGGTGTTCCGCAGCGTATGCAGCGTCACGCTTGACATCTTCTTCAATCCACTCCAGCTTGTAAGCCTGTGTGCCTTTGAACTTTTCACGGGCCTCGGCAAGGGTCATACGGAACTCTGTGGCCTGTTCAATGAACTTATGCTTCCACACCCACTGAAGGACGGGGGACTCTACGTAGACGTGCCAGAGACAACCAAGGTCGGCACCATACCAGTCTTCCAGCTTATGTACGCCGTCTTCCTTGTCACCGCCCCAGTTGCGTTCCCAGTTGCATACGAACTTAGGGAGGGGAACCTTGTGGCACCAATCGCAGATGGTGAAGAATACGTGCTCACCGATGAACTCAGCGAAGTGCCAGAACCACGATGACTCTTCCAGACGGACTACGACTTCGGTGTTATCGCCATCGCCGCGTCCCTTAGCGAGATGCCAATGAGTCACCTTAAAATTCATGATACTTCTCCCCTAACACCCCGGACGACGACCGTGTGATGTGTGGAGGGCTTCACGTCGTACAGTCCTGTGGGACTACCGCAGTCCGGCTCCACTAAATATAATACTACCAAAGTTCAAAACTTGTCCGGCCCCTTAGCGGGGCCGAAGTTGCCCCGGACTTGCGTCGTCGGCACCGTTCGTCGCAACACTCATAGAGTATCCCTCTCATGATGAGCACGGTATCGGCGTGACATGAGCCCAACACCCCTCGGATAGGGGCTATAAAGGCTCAGCGGTCGTCGCTGGCATACTTCAAACTTGGTCGGGGTGATAGGATTCGAATCTCTCCGCTGCTTCCGGTGATATAGTTCAAAATTGGTCGGGGTGGAGGTAATCGAAACCTCGTCTCGTGTTCCCAAAACACGGGCTTGACCTTCCAGCTACACCCCGATTTTTCAACTACCTAATCAGTAAACAGGGAGTTGAAAAATGAAAAACAAACTAAGCTCAACCAGATTGGCTCAAATCAAAGCTGCCGGTAAAAATGCAAACGTGTTGAACCGACAAAGAGCCCAGCAACGAATGGAAGGGTACAATGAAAATCCAACCCGTTGCCTACAGTGTGATACTGCTATCTTGATACCTCTTGAAGAGATGACTCGCTCAAAGTTTCAACAAGTCAAGAGAAAAAAGTTCTGCAACCAATCGTGTGGTGCCAAGTACAATATGGCACGAACGACATTCCCGCGAAACAAACCAAAACCCCGTAACTGTACTTCTTGTGGAACCCTCTTCTTCAAGGTAAACAGACACCGTTCTACCACTCGATGCCCCGAGTGTAATTACATCCCAATGTCATTGCTCCCGCTAAGAACCAAGAAGGCGTGCCCATTAGAACGAATCCGAGAACACGCTAGAGGGGTTCTCTTCAAGGTTAGAGCCCGTATGTGTCAAGTATGTGGGTATACCTTCCATGTGGACTGTTGCCACATCAAACCCATCAGAGCTTTCCCTTCAACTGCGTTGGTCGGTGAAATCAATGACCCTTGCAACCTCATCGCCTTGTGTAAGAACCACCATGATGAGTTGGATAAAGGAGTGATCCTCCTTTGAAGGGTAAAAGTTTGGTCGGAGAGGTGAGGTTCGAACTCACGAATTTCTGGTTCCCGAAACCAGAGCCTTTCCATCTTGGCCACTCTCCGAGAAAGCAATAGTGACCGGGATGGTCTTTTGAAGGAGAGCCGAACCGTACGCTTTTCGCGAGAACGGTTCGGGCGTGTTATCGGGGAACTTGCTAGACTCCAAATCAAAATCACATTCACATCCCGGCGAGGCCGCACGGGACGCTGAACTCGCTAGAGGTCAGGCCCGTGCAGGGTAGGGCACGGTGGGAACGACGGGTTTGGACTCGTGAACTTCATATCTACATAATACCCGATAGTCCGAAAAATGCAACACTATTTTTCAAAAAACAACGGGAGGGGGCAACCTTAGTGGTACACCAAGTATCTACACAGTCACTGGGAGTGTGGTTGAACACACCACAGCCCTCGGTTACAGACCCATACGCAAAAGGGAGAACGTATAGAAAAACAGGAGAAACCTCAATGAATATCGAATCGTTACGTGCAGAAATCGCAACCGACATCGCAAGGCTTCAGGCTGCTTACGATGCCCTCGCCAACTCCAGCGAAGTCCCCAACCATGCCCCTGTGAAGCACCGCAAGACGACCCGGACGATGATTGCTAAGGGTGAGAAGAAGGGTATCCACCGTGTCCGTCGGGAGATGACTCCCGAGCTTCGGGCACGCATCTCTGCTTCGCAGAAGGCCCGTTGGGCTAAGCAGAAGGCCGCTGTCGCCACTGTGGAAGTTAATGCAGCCCAGTCTAAAGCGGCGTAGACCAACGAACGATCCAACCCCCATGAGAATCCGGCTCCATCCCGTTTTCTCATGGGGGTAAATTTTACTTTACATTGACCTATGGTTAGGTATACTGGATATTGTAAAAGGAGTAGTGATGGACATCAATACCCTGCGTGACAACCTTACGGCTGAAATCGTTCGCCTCCGCGTTTCTCACGAGGCTTTATCCGGCATGAAAGACAGAGGCATCAAGACGCTGCGAAACGAACTGGCGGTTGAGATAGACCGACTGGAAGCCGCAATCAATGCCCTTGGAACTGGAACTCCAGTCGCTGTGCCTCGCAGGTCGCGGAGGAGCGTAGCAGCCTAACGGTTGAGACACCCTTCACCTGTTCCATAGTAGGCCCTAACCTCCATCAGTTGCAGACCTAGGATATTATCCCCATATGGTTCATGGGGACCGTGCTCCTTGCACGTGCCTTCACACACGCCCCACCACGTGTCGTGCCAGTAGTTCCCCTCAATCAGAATCGCAGAGAACGTACAGAGCAGCTTCCGACGTAAAATCGACGGATAGAATTTCTGCTTGAGCAGGTCGAGCATGATAGGCTTGTTGACCTCCAGCCAGTCCGCACGACGCTTGCCAGACTTGTTGATGGCATCGCCCATCCGCTTCGCACGACCGGCTGTGACGCCAGCGTACAGGAACTTCTCCCGCTCCTTGAGGTTCAGCGTCTTCGCCGCCTGATATGCGTGCTCCACCGAACTATACTCCACACCATCCAACACCACCTTGCACGGGTAGAAGTTAGACAGGAAGCTCCAGTCATCAGAGAAGCTACGAATTTCAGTTGGTAGGTTCATTCTTGCCTCGCTGGTGAATACACACACCATTGCCTCGATACGCGCTCATGTTGCAGTTCGAGCACAACACCCGGTAGGCTGGGGGGTAGTCGTCAACACCGAACCGCCACCAACGGTTCCGAGACCAGTAGTAGCCGAGACCTTCCTTACGCTTGAACCCCACCGAGGATGCGAGACCCTTTGGGCAGCTTGATTTCTTTGAACGCGGGTGGCTTGCCTTCTTCGATTAGAATGGGATAGACGGATACTCTCATGCCTGTGGCTCCTTTGTTTCAAGTTCCTTGCGGATGGAGTTCAAAGCGATGGAGACGTTGGCTCGTGCTGCTTTACTGGCCGCACGACCATACCTGTCCCGCAGGTAAACTTGTACCCGTGTCAGGAACTCGATGCCCTCATGGGGCAACGTAACGTTGATGTGTTTGGTGGGGTCTGTCGCTGGCATCCAAAAGCCTCCAGCCACAGTATACCGGAGTGAACACGGTTTCGGACAGATTTATTGCAAATATTTGTTTGGTGCCGGGAGAGGGGGTCGAACCCTCATGTCCTTGCGAACGGCGGCTTTTGAGGCCGATGTGTCTGCCAATTCCACCATCCCGGCATTACTTTGTCTGCCCTAGCTTGACCGTACCAGATTCCAATCAACCCGCTTGAAGACAGCCATGGTGTCCGGTGCTGTTTCCGTTTGCAGCCATTCATGAGCCGCTTGCTTATCCAGCGTAGCGTCCTTTGCTTCGAATCCACCATAGGTGCTAATGCCGAGAATGCACACGATGCTTTTACTCATAGTCCTCACCTCCCCAAGCATACAAATCATCGAACCCTGCTTCAGTGAGCCGGTTGCGGTTCTTGGCTCCGAAGTTTAGTGTCTGCGAGTGACAGTTCGGACAGATGAAGCGAACATTGTCAGGCTCGTTATTGAGAGTGTCGCCGTCTATGTGGTCAATCTGAAGTACGAGCAGCTTGCCTCGCCATTCAGGAGGACACCCACAGCGTTCACACTTGTGTGGTATCCCCGCTTCCAACATAGCTGTTCGAAGTCGAGCCGCTGGTTCACGTGCCTTGCATCTATTTCGAACTAGGACTTGACTCCAATGGAGCTTCATCCTGTATAATACTTAACTTTGGTGCGGTCGGAGAGAGTTGAACTCTCATGGGGTTGCCCCCGCTACCACCTCAAGGTAGTGTGTATGCCGTTTCACCACGACCGCGTTTCTCGAACCCCATGTCCCTGTTAGTTGATGGCAATTTGGGCAAAGAAATCTAAGGTTACAAAGCCGATTGTCATCATTGATACCATTTATATGGTCAAGATGTAGTGCAATCTTTTCACTTAACCAGTCTGAAATCCCACAACGAGAACAACAATACTTCCATCCAATCCTAAGTAATCTCCGCTTAAGTTGAGAACTCCCAAGAAGTGAATTTTCACAGAAAGCCTCATCGTCTGTGTACTTTTGTCTAATCCCTCGGTTTACTCGTTTGTCTGTCTCTGCGGTGAGCCCCCGGTTCCATATACTTCCTGTAAAGTGGGAAGTATCAATTTCGAACCTTTTGAAAAGTAACTTTAAGTGCCTATGATTACCCCCAGCCTGTTTCAATCCGAGTTTATCAATCACCCCAGCTACCGATAGGCTGTCCCTAACGATGGGCTCCAGACTTTCCTTACTGTACTTGTTTCGATATTGTCTCATCACACCCTCAATTAGGGTATGAAAGTTCAAAAACACGAATGCCAGTGTATGCGGATGCCAATTTATTTCAATGTGAACAGGTCTCTTGCTAGTACCGGTTGTTTGAGCCAACTAGGAACTAGCTTACCAAGCCATACTGCGTTCTCGGGAAAATGTGACGTGAGAGATAAAAGGCTCACGTATGGGGGTCGAATCACACCGCCCCGCAATGTACAATAGAGCTGTATGCCAGTTCCAGCATAGGAGCAATACTAAACTTTGGTGCCGATGACGAGAGTCGAACTCGTATGCTTTCGCGGGACGCTTTGAGTGTCCTGTGTATGCCATTCCACCACATCGGCCTTGCTAAACTTTTGGTGCGCGAAACGAGAGTCGAACTCGTAGTTGCCCTTTCGGGACGGCAGATTCTGAGTCTGCTGTGTCTTCCAATTCCACCACTCGCGCATACTTTGTAAAACTTTGAACGACTGAGTTACTTATCGCCTTAGCGTCAATTCGCCTGCCACAGCTTTCACTCAATCACACGGGGTTCTGCGTGCAATCGTCTCACGATAGTAAGTTCAAACTTGGTGCCCGGAGGGGGACTCGAACCCCCACGTCTTGCGACAACAGATTCTAAGTCTGCCGCGTCTACCAATTTCGCCATCCGGGCGTAAAAAGCTAAAAACCGTACAGCAGGAAAAGCTAATTACCGCTCAGTCCGCTGCGACTTGGGAAGGTCGTTGCCCCATCCACGCTGGATGTCCGAAGCTTCCTGCTTCATGTACTGCTCGGCTACTTCCCACTGACCGCTCTCAGGTTCGTCCTTGAGCGTAACAACGGAGCCCTTCTTCACTCGCGGGTCTACGTTGAGCCAAGCTACCTGTTGCGCGTTCCCTTGTACCAACAGCGTTTGAACGACTTGCATTATACTCTTCCTCGTTTCCAACTACCCACAAGGTACGTGGACAGGTCTGATTGCTTCACCTTCATATTTGTAACACCGTCTGTTACCCAACAAGTCCCATGTTGCGAGTTCTTTTCACCAACTCTCAAGCTTGCTGCCAACGCCATCTTGGCTTTGGTTTCAGATGTATGCTTACGTCCTGACCAGATGCCTATGAACTGGGGGGCAACTCCGTACCCCTTTTTCCTTCTACCTTCAACCATCTTCATATAGTGGTTGGGGTCTCTTTTACTTTTACTTCCGTGAGACATTTTCGCTGCCCTTGAATAATCTGCTTTGCCTTCCCGGTTTATCCAATCAAACCCCCCACTTCCACCTTGTCTCAGGTTGTAGCAAAGCGAATCTTGCCGGTACGTTTCAATTAGTTCAAACTCCTTAGCGAAAGCCTCCTCTGGATTGTCAAAGATGAAGCAGAGATTCTTGATGAACGCTGGCTCACCGTACTTTATTATTGCGCGTTTCAAAATCTTACCCGACCCAAGGTACCCATCGTAGGGGTCTTTGGTCTTATGGACGCCGAAGTAGTACCTCCCGTTCACCAGATTCTGTGTTCGATACACTGTGAAAAATGTCATGAACCTACCGACCTCCAAGAGATACCTCTACTTAAAGAGGTCGGTAGTCACGAAAGTGCAAGTAGAGGGAGTCGAACCCCCAGCGGCTTTTTAGGGCAACGAGTTTACAGCCCGGTGCGACCAACCGATAGTCGCCTTACTTGCGTATTCAATTTTGGTGGGCAGAGGAGGATTTGAACCTCCGAATCCACTAGGGAAGCTGGGTTACAGCCAGCCCGTTTTAGCCACTCACGCATCTGCCCAAAACTAAAAGCCACCCTTTCGGGCGGCTTCGTGTATCCTTGAACCTTGCTCTTGTTAGGAGGGTCTGTCGGACAGCACGAGGCCGCTGCTAAGCAGGTAATACAAGCTTAGTCCGAGGGTCGTGTTGTGTGAGAGACGGTTCATTTTCAATTCCTTTTGTCTTGCCCCGGCCATGTGCGTGTGCAGAGATGGCTCCGGCAGCGACTTCTTATACATAATACTACGAAGTTCGAGAAAGTAAACACTTATTTTGAATTTCTTTCGTTAGCCTTTGCCGAGGGTCTTCAACATGTCCCAAGTCATACGGCAAGCAGCCCACGCATAACCGATGCAGAACTTCAGTTTCTTTATCATACACGACCTCCCTCTGCGAGTTCAAGCATCGGGTACTGTACCTTCAGCTTGTCGAACGCAGCCTTCAAGTGAATACCTTCCTTGTCCGTAACAATCAATACGGAGTTCATGCGGGGTACCATCACACACATTTCAGCAGTGATGTCATGATGAGCGAAGACCTCCGCCATAATCTTCCGGGCGAACAGAACCTCTTGCAGAATCTCACCCCCCGATTTCGAAATGAATGGGTATGCGATACCCTCCACTGTAAACCCAGTGAGGCTGAACCTAGCCATCTCCGGCGTCGTGCCCGGTGCCCAGTGGATGTAGAAGGGGCTGAGGTTGGGCAAGGTCTTGAGATACTTGTCGCCACCGATTCCAATCATGGAGATGTTGCGAGAGTCGGCGAACGCTGGCGTCGAACCCATGGGGCTGATGCGGAAGCTTACCTGCGGAGTGAACTGCGAGATAATCTTCAGACCCTTGAGCGTGCTCAGCAGGTTGTTGTAACGCTTCTCCTCATCGGTCGTAGCGTTCTTCACCATCTTGACTTTGGGCTCGAAGGGGTTCAGCTTCGCATCCTTCGGCCACGACTCCTTGAGAGCGTCCATCTCCTTCATGGCACCCTCAGTGTAGTAAGACATGCCAGCGTACGACTGAAGGTTGAGGAGAACCTGAGTGAACAGATTGTAATCGAGAAGATGGTAGAGCTTGCGACAGACGAACAACCGGTCGTAGCCTGTAGGCTCACACTTGACCTCAGGGCCGGTCGCATACCAGCAGTCACGAAAGAGTTTATAGAGAAGGGTAGAACCGTGCATGGTTCTGTCAAACTCTACATGAGAAAACTGTTTGGAGAACTCCGCCTTCATACTGTCTTCAGATAAGAAGAGCCGGTGGATTTCACCTGAAAAGGTGTCTGCTACCCTTTGATATGTTACATTCATTTCATTTGACTCCATGGTGTTTCACTCCCCACCCCCCGAGGATGTCTACGATGTGAAGGAACAGTTTAGTATCCCGTGCCACTCGGTCGTAGGCTGTAACTAAAACCTTACCGAACTCCCCACATTTACCAGCTAATAGTAGGGTGTTTAGCCCCTCTCGTATGGAATTAGAGCCGTGGATAGAGTCTGAGTATTCTCCTACCACCAATAACCCTTTGTGGGCAGCATATTTACGTAGAGCCAGTAATTGGTTCTCCAGACTCTGTGTTTTAGTAGACACTCTTGCGTAGAGCACCGCCTTAGTTTTAAGTGGCTCAGGTGTCGGGATTCTACTAGGAACCTCGTCAAGATGGTTCAACTGAGCACTCAACGAGACGGTATTTGGAGAAGGAAACTTTTCAGCCATCCGAGCACGCATCAACTCCTGTTCCTTCTCTAAGGAGAAGGTGAGTTCTGTGCTCTCTTTTTTAGGTCTACCCGTCCCCATCGTCATTCCTCTTCGCTCTCTTCCTCTTCCTCATGCTCCGGTGACTTTAGATATAGGTCGTCGTAAGATGACGGGAGTGTGATGTCGTCATACTTAGGAAGCAGCCGAGTGAATCCAGAAGGCTCCCGGATAAGATTAGGTTCGAAGATGCGAGGCTTGATCCTGTAGCCGATATTGATAGACCGGTCTTCCTCGTTGTAGCCGAGAAGGATTTCGTACTCATCCCTGAACCTCATCGACAAGTGACGAGCAAGGTTCATGCAATCGGACGTGATGGCAGAGATAGTGGCGTCACATACCTTAGCACCGACGTACTGCTCCAGCATCGGCTTGACCATCCGGTAGTATTCAGCTTCGACCTCAGCCTCTTCCCGTGCCTGTCGAAGGTCGTACTCTTTCAATACTGCTTCGTACTCTTCACGCGGGGTCATTCTCTTCCTCCGCGTACTCTTCCTCCCGGTAGGCTTCAACAATCTCCTTCACCAGCGGGTGACGAACAATGTCTTCGTCCTCGAAATACTGGAAGTGAATCTTGAGTACCCGTTCGAGTACCTTCTCGGCATGAATGATGCCGCTGTCGAACTTGGGCCTGATGTCAATCTGCGTGTCGTCACCATTGATGACAAACTTGGAGCCCTCACCCATACGAGTTAAAATCATCTTCATCTGCTCACGAGTGGTGTTCTGAGCTTCATCTACAATCACGAAGCAGTTGTTCAATGTACGACCTCGCAGAAACGCCACCGCAGCCACTTCAATGACGCCATCTTCTAGATACTTGTTCACCAGTGGGGAAGGCATCAGAGCATAAAGAGCATCGTAGATGGGGCGGAGATACGGGTCAACCTTCTCCTGCATGGAGCCGGGGAGGAAGCCGAGACTCTCACCCGCTTCAACCGCAGGGCGGATGAGCACGAGGCGGTTGTTCTTCTTCGCCAGCCACTGCACCGCCTTGGCGACGGCGAGGAACGTCTTTCCTGTCCCCGCAGGTCCAATACCAAACACCATATCATGCTTGTCGATGGCATCGAGGTATGCCTTCTGGTTCACTGAGCGTGGAATGACCTTTAGAGTCGCCAGCTTTGCACTCGGATGATAAGGAGCCTCGGGCTCCATCTCTCTCTTCCATGGAATCGTCGCCGACTCTTTCGTTGCACGTGTCTTGGTAGTCTTAGCAGCTTTGATTTTCTTGCTGTAGTTATTGCCCATGAGTTACCGCGTTCTCCAGATACGTGCCTTACCGTCAAGTACCTTGTCCATGTGAACCAGCTTGTGCTGCTGGTTACGCTTCATACCCCATACGGCCAGTTCAATATGACCAACTCTACCTATCTCGTTCTCGTCAATGAGAGTAGAGTCCCCGACCTTCATTTGCAGAAGGTCAGGGATGCGGATGTGGAGTTCCGCTTCAGTCGATTCTGGAATGGGGATGCCATGTTCAATCATGCAGTGGCCTTCTTCTCAAGCTGCTCCATCTTCTCTTCGGAGTCGATGACCATCTTGGCCGGTTCTCCACTCTCGTAGGCACCTACAATGTAGGTAGAGCTAGGGGTGGAAATGTCAGCGGCTGTAGGAGAGTCGAAGGAGTCCAACTCGGTTGCCAACTGCTCACCCAGTTTGGTGACAGGCTCCGGCTCAACGCGAAGAGTCTGCACGTCGCCAGTAACGTCCATGGACACGGGGGAGCCTTGATAAGTGAAGTTGGAGTCTACTTGAGTGAGTACAGTTCCTTCAAGCTCAGAGAAGGGGACGGCGATAACATCGTCCGGGTCTACTCCATACCGCTGCTTGATAAACTCATCCCGCGTCGGGCCGTCTGCGTTGGGCACGAAGGTAACCTTGTTGCAAGGTTCGAACAAGGGGTCGTTCACCGTGGAGCTTCCAGCTATTTTCATAGTCATAGTTGTTCCTTCCTATATTCCATAATACTGTCTGCCAAAATTTTCTTTCTATCCAAATACAATTTGGTTTCAGCGTAAAGTACCCTAGCTACTTTAGCTGCTTTGCGTGAATAGTAGACTGCTGTGGACATCTTATATTGGGTACCCACAGTACCCTCTATACCACAAAAGTCTTGAAAAGACTCTATTGTGGCTCTAGTCCCAATCAAACCAATGTGGGGTCGTCCATTCCCCGAGTTGTATCCCAGCCACCCATCACCGTCTATCACCCCCCGCCAGAAATCCCGATTATTTTCTAGTGAGGGGCTGACAGTCGCTGTCAGACTCTTACGTTCAGTTATTCCTAACGATAGCAGGTCAGACACCAACCGTTGACTGGTAACTTCAAATCTCGCCGCAGCCCCTTTATGACTAACCTTTACCCCCGCCTCTGCTTGAAGAAATTCTCTAAATTTTTCAACGTGTTCCCTGTCCTCAATCCCGAGTTCGAGAATCACCTTTGGGTAACGTCCCAAATGGAAGTCCGAGTTCGAGAATCACCTTTGGGTAACGTCCCAAATGGAAGTGGATACACCCATCTGCAAGAAGAAATCCCGCCCAATACGCAGAGGTGGGGGTGATGCAACTAAAAGCGGTTTCATTATGAATTGGTAGCCGAAAGTCGGCTCTAGCTGATAAGCCGGTTCGCTTAAGCAAATTGGATACTGTCTGAGGACTTATGCTAAAGTCCCGACCTACCTGCTTACATGAAGCCCCTTGGCTGTAGGCTTCAACGACTGCGGCTTGCTTTTCTTTGGATAATCTCATCTATAGACCTCAATAAAGAGTCCCATAGTTCATTTTCTTGATACCCATCCAGTTTGAATTTCCACTTACCCTCAACCAAAACAGCGACCGCCACTACCAACTGAAAAAGGGAGCCATCATCTCGCCCTTCAATCTCAGCTTGTTTGGCATAGTTAATTGCGTCCAGAACCTCTTGTCCTAAATCGGTAAGGACATCACGGCCATTGAACGCTTTCAGGCGGCTTCCATACTTCTGCTCACCTAAGGCCACACGAGCTTCGATGTCCTCGCAGATAGAGTTAAACCCCATCTGACGCAGGTTAGCAGTGACAGCATGGGCAACATCTATATCACCTGATATGGGAAGGGGTTGAATCTGCGTGGCAACATTGGATTGAACAGCGATAGAATAGTTATCTGGTTTAGGTTGGTCTAGGGACATCAAATCCTCCAGACACTAATACCAGCGATTTTAGGTGTTACGATACCACTCCGGGTCAACCTTTTCGAGTGCAGCACCCAGCTTACTTGGGAATACTACAGCGTGCTCTTCCTCTCCACCCCATATCGGTGAATTAAGGGTGTCATGGTTAAGGGTTAAGTCGATTACAGCTTTGTAGAAAGCTTCCAGCTTGGCGATACGTGCTTCCTCTTTTTCGTCAGCCATGATAGCCATTACTCTCTCCCATTCCATGACAATGCCCAAATAAGGAACTTATCGCCAAACAGCAAACTCAAACCCTTGGATACAACATTACCTGTGGTGGGGACGGTGGGAACACATCAACCAGTAGAACGCTGGAGTGGAATAAACACATAAGTGATGCGCTAAAAGGGAAGCCCAAGACGGCTGAACATCGGGCTAATCTATGCGGACCTAGACCCCGCATCTTAGGAAGCGGAAATCCTTTCTATGGTAAAACTCACACGGATAAAGCAAAGAAGAAAATAGCCAAGCGACCCTACGCCAAGGGAGACAGCCATCACTTTTATGGGAAGCCCACTACTACCTCATTCAAAGCGGGAAACGAACACCCACGTGCCACCCCTATCACCATTAACGGGGTGGAATACGGCTCCCTTTCTCTCGCAGCACAAGCCCTAAACATGACCCGTCCCAAACTTCAACGGTGGGTTCGGGCGGGAAAGCCTATTCCACCCTCCCCAAACCCTTAAGGGTCTCTTGGTACTCCAACCACGCTGGCAATTTCCGTACCATCTTTGCCTTGACTTCTTCGATACTAACCGGGTAGAAATCCCAAACATCCACTCCAACATCAAAAGAAAGAGTGTGGTCTTCAGGGAGCATTCCATGTGAATGTCCATAGAGCATGAATGCCCCTCTGAAACTATTGTGCCACACTTTCATGGCGTAGTGGCAAAGAACAATAAGCTGACGCTTATCCCCTTCAAAGTAAGGGCTCCCGAGGCTGAGTTCTTCAAGCTGCCTGTACCAGATGAACGCCCCCTTCTTGGCAAGCTTAGTTGCAATCTGGTCGTGATTACCCTCAAACTGATACCGCTGACCAATAAGCCGCTTGCGATAAGCCATCGCTCTCTCTTCAGTGGTCTTAACCGCGAAGTCACCAAGGTCGTACACAAGGTCACCGGGTCTTACCCGCTCGTTGTTCCGAGCAATGATGGTTTCATTCATCTCATCCACAGTAGAGAACATAGGTCGGGGAATGGTGGCTCCGGGGAGGAGCACACCATTCTCATCGACCTTACCCTTCACCATGAACTGGTGGTCAAAGTGCAAATCTGATGTGAAGAAGATGTTAGGGTAGCCCTTTAAAATTTCCATACTCAACATGTTACATGTATGGAAACTCCAGAGTCAACCCTTTAGTATGGCAACTCAAATGGGGGCGGAGCATCGGCGGTCTCTTCAATCAGAGCCTTGTCAGCTTCGGCGTCCATAGCCGCCTTGCGCTGGTTCTTCCATGCTGCGAAGCCGGAAGTATGAACAAAATAGATGACGTTGGAAGCACGAGGGGCAGGGACGACGTGGATAGGCTGGGGCATGTGATTCTCCCTTCATTTGCGTACATGCACTTTGCACACCTCTGGTTATACCCCTATGTGCGGCGTCGCACTGATCTGTTTTGCTCTTACGAGGCGGATTTCTTCCTCTTATTATTAGGTTCAGCCACCGGAGCCGGGAGAGCCTTCGGCTTCACAACCACAGCCTTGGGGGGCGTATGAAGGCGAATGAGGGCGTTCTTCTCCTCACTGAAATCGTTCTTGCCATTCGGTGTGGTATAGTAGGTGACCCCTTCAACCGTAACTAGCTCGTAAACCGGGGTGAGCGCGAGGTATTCTAGTTCGCTCACTGCATTTCCTTGATGATTCCCTTGATGGTCTCAAACGCAAGCTCGAACGTAGGTACGCGGTAATCGCAGTGCTCAGCAAGCCAAGGGGAGGGGAATTCGTCGGCGTTGACCACGACCACCCACTTGTCCAGATTCTCGTAGGCGTCGAACATCTCCATGGCCGTGCCGTAGCTGGGCTTGGGTGAGTAGACCAATAGGATGTCGGCGGAACGGTAGTCGGTCTTGTCGCCCTTCACAATCAGGTGGCGGATGTGGGGGCTCATCTCCTGCCCACGATAGTCACGACGCATAGGGTCGAGGACGCGAATGGGGCCAATCTCTTCACTGTTGTGGTTGAAATACTTCTTGGCCGCTGCACGCCAGTCCTTACACTCTTCATCGGTGCAACTGTTGATAGGACCTGCCAAGTATATGATTTTTACGTTATGTGCGAGAATCATTAGTCACTTCCTCTTTCTCTACGTAGCATACGCAGATGATGCAATCGCATCGCCTACAGTACCCAATCCCCTTGTGAGGGCACACTGTCGATACAAACTCGTCGTTGAACACGTCGCCACATTTATCACAGCTAACAATCATCGTTACACTCCTAATTTTTCTGCTGCGTCTTCATCGAATTCAAAATAGTTTTCGAACAACTCTTCTCCGGGGTGGATGTCACGAACCGCTATGTCTACATCCGGCTCCGCAAGGGTCATCAGGTTAGGCGTATCCGAATGGTTGAAGTACCTTGCGTCATCCGCCGATACGACGTAACCCCCCACCCCATAAAGCCGAATAGTGGCGAACGGTCGAACGTGCCGGTTCCGGCAATTCGTCCACCAATTCCTTGGGGATGCGGTGGTCTACTCCTTCTCGGAACTCCCATATGACCGTGCCCTTGGGAATGAATTCAGCAGCGAACAACCCCAGCCCATGGACTGTGCTTGGCCCAAGTTGTGTCTTGACTAGAATCATGCCGCGCCTTCGCAATAGCTACAGTCGTTACTTACAATACCCCGATTAGTATGCCATCGAACATGATTGACCCTAATAATATTGCGAGATGACGTGTGGTCTGTCTTTTCTCGTTCTAAACGTTTCTGACTAATAAAATTACGGGTAGTTTCTTTCTGGCTCCGACCATACATTGGATTATTTGACCCCTGAGCATTTTGAGACCGAACTTGACGTAACGTGTCTGATGTGGGTCTCCCCCTAGCCTTCATGGAAATTTTTTGTTTAGTCGCATCTGACAGCGTTCTGCCCACACAGTATTTGTTGCCTTTATGTGCAGCCCCTATCTTCTTTCGAGTGGCGTCACTAGGAGATACACCTTTGTTCCACGAGGGGACGCCTAGTTTGGACTTACGCAATTTATCTTTGGTTTCTGCTGAATGCCTAAATCCAGTGGTACCCTCACCCCCATCTGTGAGATTATAGCCAAGGGTTGTATCGTTAGTATGATACCTTTGGATAAAGTACCTCTCTTGTTCGGCTAACTCTTCTTCAGAGGATGCCCCATGGGATAAGGGTACAACCAAAAAAGCCCCTACACCGTACTTACGTATTGCTGCATGAAGGTAGTATTTACTCCCCCGTTTAGCCGCAGCTAGATGCTCCGACCACCTACGTGCTACATATTTTACGGTCTTTCCTACATACTGCTTCCCGTTGACTCTGTTGTAAACCATGTAAACTATCATGAATAAAGACCTCTATTATAGTTCACATAGTTCAGTAATCAAGGAACGCAGCTTCGGTTCATCGGCTGGGCAGAGAGCGTTGATGACTTCTCGTGGGTCGGTTGACTCGATGTCCCCAACCTGCTCGTCCATGGCGATGAAGAACTCTTTCAGTTCGTCCGACTTCACCACGTCAACGACTTCCTTGTCCGCCGTCTTGAACGCAATGTTCAGAGGGCTGACCGGGATTTCCTTTTCCTTATATCTAATACCGTCTTCAGCGAAAGACAGAATGGTCGCCACGACAGGTCGCGTCACTTCATCGTAATCATATGCAGCACGAGCGAGTGAGCCAAGGTTAACGTGTGTTATTCCTCCGACTTCAACCGTCTCGTGACGAGAGTGGTCGTGTCCCCACAGCATGAAGTCATAGTCTAGGTGCTCAATCTGGTTGTAGCCAATCGCTTCACCAAACATACCACCACCATTCCCCGGCTCACCATACGAGTGGACAATCGCGATGCGATGCTGAACGCCATCTGGCCGAGGCCCTGTGGCGAGGAGCCGCTGAAGAGTCTCGGCACCATGCTCATAGGGGAACGTCTCCACCAGCACGTTGACTGTCTCTGCCTCGTTGACGAATAGGACAGGCTCATCGTTCAGATTGTGGCAAGCTTTAGCTGCAAATAGCAAACCGATGGGTTGGGTGGGAATCGTATCCATTCTGTCGAATGAAAGGTCGTGATTTCCAATGGCAGTGTAAACCGGAAACTCTCTCAACAAATGCAACAGAGGGAAAAGAAGGCTGAACCCATTGGCGGGGGACTTAGGGTTCTTGACGTGGAATATGTCACCCCCGCAAAGAGCCACACCCTTGAGCTTCAAGGTAAGGTCGCGGATGAATGCTATCTTGGCGAGGATGGAGGACTGGTAATCGTCCTGCCTACGACCGGGCGGCTTCGTGGAGAGATGCCAGTCAGTGCTGTAGACGAAATTTACTCTATCGTGTTGTAGCTTGACTATCTTCACGTATGTTTTTCCACCATTCGTTCACGTACTCTTTATCCTCATACTGAGGATTGTTGGTGAACTTCAAATCGTAAATCTTCTTCATCACCTGATGGCTCACAATATGACCACCGATGACGTTGGCAGAGGAACCGGGAGGGGTGTTTGGCTCATACCAGTGAGTCTCACTCTCTCGCTTGGTGAGCACCCGGTCTTTCGGCTTCTGAGGTTCTGCCCAGAACGTACGGTACGGGTCAAACGTATCATCGTAGGGGCCTATCTGGCTGGCTCCGCACTGCATACAGTGGAATGGGCCACACTGTACCATGCCCACGCCTACATCACAGAAATCAGCATCACACACTGAGTCGCAGTAAGGGCAGTTGTCCGTGAATTCTCCGGTGTAGCTCATAACAGTTCGACTCCTGATTGCCATCCAATCCGTTTCAGATTGATGGCAGCGGTTCTAACCCGCGAGTACATCTCGTCGGCCACCGGGCACGTGCCAATTTCTACATCCTCAGAACATTCGGTACACTTCTTCAGATGAGCGGCCAACTCAAGGTCAACCTTGAGGGCTGCTTCAATCAGTTCGAGTTGGGTGGAAGTTGGAACCCGCATGTGACCATGATGACGCATCGCTCACCCCGCAAGTATGTCCGTGACCACGTAATCACCATCACCCAGCGGCTTGACATACTTCACCGGCAAGCCGAGTTCTACGGCGATACCAATCTCCGCAGTGACACCCTTGGACTGCTGCCAGCCATCGAGCATGAGAACCCAGCACTCATTGCAGCGAGAGAGCATCGTCTCATCGAACTGCTTCCAGAACTCCCAGTGACCGGGGAGCTTGCAGACGGTTGCAATCGGGTGGGTGTGGCAGATGGGGGAGTAGAAGGACTTGTCCAAATACTTGTTCATCAAATAACCGGTGGCAACAGCGACACCGATGTTACGCATTTCCTCCACCATCTTATCGGGATGGGAGTAAGGACTGGCGACGTAAACGAGCCTACCTCTCTGCATTTGCTACCCTCACCCATTCATCGCCTTACTCATTGTAAGTGGCGATGAGGGTCTTCTTGTCTGGTGTGTACAGGCTGAGTCGTGTCTTGTTGTGGCTGTTGAAATCGCAGTTGGGGCAGTGGCTCTCCAAGTGATAGAAGAGGGTGTGACCCTGAGTGCAGGTCATGTTCGTCCATGAGGAGTTAGGGTCATGGTGATGCCGCTTACCCTCCTCATCCCAGTAGTCATCGAAGCCCATGCTGGTGCTGCTGAAATAGCTGGGCGACGGGAGCTTACTGGTCTTTCCTTCTTCAACACATGCGGGACATTTCATCTACGCATCCTTCCACACCTTGTCGGACTCTTGTTCGAGAGTACGGCTATTCTCGCTGTCCGCTATCCAAGTAATACCCTTCATCCGGGAAACCTTGGCTTTGAATTCTTCGCAAGCTTCTTCAGACTGGAACCATAGGCTGAGACCGGGCTGGCCTCCGCCGTACGTGCCCTTACCGCTGCACGAGCGACAGGTCTGCTCTTCATACATCCTGTCCCAGCCTCCGCCGTTGTCCACTTCGTAGGTCTGCACCTTACGACCACCACACTCTTCACAAGTGCGGACGGGCCATTTGCGAACATCACGAGAGGCACGTTCGAGCGAGGCCCAGAACTTCCCCAGCTCCGTCCCCGGCTTCTTTCTCAGCTTGATTGTCATATGCGTCTGAACCTTGGAACTCTGACACCATCGACTTCAACAGATTCTTCGAAGATGGCAGCGGGTCGAGCCCATAGTGATTTGTGCTCAATTGACTCATACACTACAAGGGGCTCACCGTTCTCAGTATGTGTCGCCACACCGATGAGACGGTACTTTCCCCCCTTGTAGTGTTGATAGAGTTGGTCGTCCATGCTTACTCGACCACAACCTTGGCGGACGTGTCGATGTTGGTATCCTTACCAACCTGAGCCTTGGCAGTCTCCTGCCACGGGGTGCCTTCCTTAGCCACCTTGGCGGACGTGTCGATGGTCGGCTGCTTCTCAACCTTGGCCTTGATGTTGGCGACGAAGGACTCAACCTTGTCTTCCTCTGCCTTGAAGTCGGCCTTGACATCGCCGCCGATTACCTTGGCTTCGTCCTCAACAGCGGTTGCGACCTTCTTGGCCTCTGCTTCAACCTTGGCGACAGCTTCAGCCTTGGCCCTAGCGGCGGCAACGTCGGCCTTAGCCTTAAAAGCAGCCTCTTCCACAGCCGGGTCAACCTTGGCTGCTTCAACCTTGGCTGCTTCAACCTTGGCTGCTTCAGCCTTCTTGAGGTTGGCAGTGACTTCAGCGATGAGGGCGTCCGTGCTGGCCTTGAGCTTGGTCTTCAAGTCAACGTATTCCTTGGCGAGGGTCTCGGTCGGGAATGGGATTTTGGCGATGACGGTGTTCTTGTTGATGAGCGAGACTTCGAAGTTACCTTCGACAGTCTTGGTGTAAGTAATCTGCGCGAATTCCATAGGGTTAGTTCTCCTGTACGGCGTTGTATTTCTTCATCAAATCTTCACCCGCTACCAACTGTTCTTCGATGGCAACGAGCAACTCTTCAAGCTTTGCCCTTGATGCTTCCTCTAAGGCTCTTAGCTCTTTGATACTCATATCCTCAGGATTATCGATGCCGAGTTCCTTGAGGGCGGCGTAGGCTTGCTTCAACTTCTGCTCTTCAACACGAGCGTCCCCGATAATCTTCTCTCGGGCTGAGGTTAGTGACCGCACCTTTGCCTGTGCTTGCTTGAGCCGTTCCTGTGTGGTTAGTTCTGCCATTACCGAATCTCCATGCGGTTAATTCTGTGATAGGGAATAAAAATTACACATTCGGGTGTGGACTTCCACCGGGCACGATAAGTTGAGGGCTGGCCTTGAATTCCACCATTCCACCGTACCAATAGCCTTGAGTTTCCCTAATCAACTCGATGACCTTGTACGCAGCCATCTTGTCTTCCAACTCAAGGTGGAAGTTATAGTCCCCATCACGAGTTTGAACGAAAAGTTCTACTGACATACGTGTTCCAATCCGTGCCCACACTTTGGGCACAAGCCTTTGGCTGCTTCGGCTGCTGCTTCTTCAGCGAGTTCCTGTCGGATGGTTTCAACCTCGCTATCGGCTATCCCTATGTGCGCTTCATACTCAGGTAACCCCACAGTAAGGTTCTCGTAGGATTTGGCTGCAACTATAGCGACCTTCATGTATTGAATACTGCTGGCGAGGGATTTCACTTCATTGAATTGTTCCTCAACTTTGTTGAGAACTCCCAGCACCGCCACGTCGAGGGCTTCAGGACTGTACTTCTTCTCCACAGTAATCTCAGCCAGCCCGTTGCTCTGCTTGAGATTTAGTCCAATCTCTGCCCATATGTCGGAGATGCTATCCAAACTATTTACCAGTCGAGTGATGAACCGGGAGGTAGACAAGGCGTCCCCGGCGTTCCCCAGATTAACCACCAACTGAGTCATAGCCTCAATCTCGGTTAGGTTTGGTAACGACAAGGCATCTAGGAAGCCCTGTAGGGGCTCCAGACGGGCTTGATGCCTGAGAGTGGCACCTAACTGACCTACCAACCCCTCGTCCCGACGTATAGCCATCTCTAGCTGGTTCACGACCTCTGCAATGAGCGTAACCTCACCGGTAATCCCCAACAGCTTCGCGCTGCGTTCCTCTGCGGAACGAATCTCAGTTGCGAGTGTACTTGCCTCACTCTTCCTCTGAGTGATGCGGAGGTTGGCTTCCTTCTTTCCGGTGTCCAACTTCTCAGTGCTACTGAAGGCCCCAAGAACCGCATTTATCTCGCTAGGCTTCCACCGGTCGGGGTCGATGAGGAACTGTGCTTTGTTCTGGCCGGAGAAGATAGGGTCAATAAGGTACTCTCCAATCTTCACTTCGCCAAAGCCCAGCTTGGCTACCTCGTCAGGGACTTTACCTCCGAGACTACTGTACTTATTCTGGTATAGGTTGACCTTCCCTTTGGGTGTGAGCAGTTCAGCCGCAGCGGTGGCTTCAGCTTCGCTGTCGTAGAGAACCTTAGTGTCGTCTCCAATGTGGAACTTGTGTGGGAGGGGAGTTAGAACATATTTGGTCGAGCCCTTGCGTTTGCGAGTGGCCTTGATGTTGAGACCATCGAGTTCCAGTTCGACCTTGAGCGGCTCCTCCTGTCCATTACGCACATACTCATCAGGGATGTCATTTCGCAACACCCCCTTGAGAGAACGGAACAGTGAGGACTTGCCATGGTTTGAGGGGCCGACCAGTACGGCCAACCCCTCAATGTCTAAGGAAACATCTGACCAACATTGAAAGTTTTTACAACTAAGACGCATACAACCCCTTGGATGTTTTTAGCTCAGTTAGTCCTCGTCTTCGAAGTCAACGCTGGTGGTTGCTGCCTTGGACTCGTCAAGGAAATCAACTTCTTCCTTGCTGACCTCAGCGGCGAACAGCGACTCGTTACCGGCCAGAGAAGAGACGACCAGAGAGCGGAGCTTATCGATAACTTCCATATCACGCTTGATGACGAGGTTCTCGATGGCCTCCGCCTTGTTGGCGTAGGTAGCGAATGCCTCACCCGGAGCACCAATAGACCACTTGGCACCAGAGTTGGTGATGAACTTCAACGTACGAGCAAGAGCCAGCACGCTAACCGTGTCATCCCAGCCATGTCCCGGACGGATGTAGATGTCTGCCTTGCGGAAGCCAGCACCCGTGGGCTTGTTCTTGAGCGTACGAGCACGCACAAGGTTCATCGTCGGGTCGAGCTTCTGTCCCGGTTCACACACGTCGAGGATGAAGATTTCATCCGTCTCCATGTCAGCGATGGCCTTGGGAGCGAGAGCCTTCTCCAGCGTCAACTCCACCATGACGGACGGAGCGAAGCGTGCCATACGTCCACCCGGCAGCGTGTAGATGCGGTTGGTGTAGCTGTACTTGTTAGCCCAGCTTGCTTCCGTGCTGTCGTCAATACGGTCGCGGGTCTGGTTAATCATGATGAGAGATGCATCGAATTCCTGCGTGTAGGGGCGGAGCATCTTGTAGAAGGTGCTGATGGTCTTGGCATGGGAGCCGTAGTTGCCCTTGAACGCCTTCTTGTTGTAGATGAGCTTCTTTTCAATCTTCGAGTCCATGAACGGAATCGAGTCGTTGACGAAGAGACGCACGCCGACTTCATCCATCAAGCGAACGTGCTCAATGATGGCATCCTGAATGGACGCTGGCTGCATGAAGAAGAGGAGCTTGGGGTCGATGCCGCAAGACTCGCAGAACGCGGGGCTTGAGGAACCTTCGTAATCGAACACGGCTACCGGCTCACCTGTGTTCTTCTGATAGGCACCAGCAGAGCACAGAGCGGTTGAGGTCTTACCCGCACCTTCATCACCGTGGAACTGAGTAACGGAACCGTGACGAGCGATACCCTTGAGACCGAGAACATGGTCAAGGACGATGTGGTTGTAGGGGATGAGAGTCTCTTTGAAATCCGACTCAAGGATTTGGTAGTTGGCGGTCTGTTCTTTGCGCGAAGCATTGAAAGCATTCCGGCGTTGTTCAGGTGTCCAGTTGCGTGGGTGACCTGACGGTACGGATGAAGCAGCGGCCTTGGTGGCCGTCTTCTTGGGAGCCATAGCGTTTTCCTCCAACCCTGTTTCACTCTCTTCGACCTATTGTCATGGAGTGTAGGGGTACTACACACTAAATACCAAGATGTTGAGTTACTCGACATATGTATCTGATGAAATCATCATGAGACAACTTGCCTTTAGTCTTATTGCACTGCCAACAACACGGGATGACATTATCCAATGTGTACCCTTTTTGGGGGTTACTGCGATCTAGGCCGTTATACCTAAACTCCCCTGTGTCTCCAACCTTTCTATATGTGTGAATGTGCGTGTTACTGCCTATCTCGCCACAGTACCTACAAGGGGATGTGATAAGTGAGGTAAATAGAGGTTCAGGTATATTCCAAGGAGCCGACGCCTCATTTATCTTATGGGCTCTACGACGATGTTCTAGCCAAATAGAATGAATAGCAGCTTCGTCATTAGATACGACTCTACGGTTTCGATTAGCTGGGTTCTTATACCCCCACAAACATCCGCAGGACGATTTTCGATTCAACCGTTCACTGAGTCTAAGGTTCCCGGAGCTTACCGTTTTCTTATTGCCGCAATCGCAGACACAATACCACCGCTTACTTCCAGCATAGGATTCAACTACCAGATACCCATAACGTTTACCAACAAGGGACACTAAATCCGAACGCGGGTTACAACTGATACTCATGCTTCGTACACCTTTGTGACGCCTTACTGGCGTCTCTAACTAAGAGTACGTAGTTGTTTTTTACATAATCGTAAAAATACTCCTTACGATGTAGTAACCCCTTAGTGATGATTCTGGAACGGGTTCCTTTACCCTTCACTTCCTGAGCAGCGTTGCATAAGGACAAAAGATGCTTATCTGGGACTTCATCAACGTGCCCCATTAAGATAGAAGCCGTGTGCCGAGCCATCATACCTAACAACACAGCATCGCAAGCATCGGTATCTAGTTTGGGGTATGCAGTTTTGTCAATGAAATCGTAGGCGCGTGCAATGTTCTCGCCCTTGTTTTTCGCTCCTGTTTTAGTAAGACCCATCAACGACCTGAGCGTAGCCGCATTGGTAGTTAGTACCCGAACTGTGGCAAACCTCTGCCACAAATCGGTTTCGAAGAAAACTAGATGGATAATCCGGTTCAACGCCACGAGGAAGTCGTTCATCGGCGTCGGGTATTCCATGCTGATGATGAGGCCCAAGGACGGTTCCTTCTTCTCATCTGTCCAGAACGCCTCCGGGCGTAGGGTCAGGTTCCAAGCTGTGGGGTCGGTGCTCAGGATTTGAGCGGAGGCATCTTCCACTATGTTGCGTAGGTGGAGGGCCATCATCTTACCCCGGAGCCAGATGGGCTCGGAGGCTACTTCAGGCTTCACAGAACCGGCTGACAGCCAAGTAGCTCGGGTGCCGGGGTCGTCATCTTCTAACTTGCGGCGAACCCGCATGAGAGCGTATCCGGTTCGACTCATAGAAGGGTCGAGGCCAAGGATAAGCCACTGCTTCACTTCTGGAAGTGGGGCGGGTACTTTGAGAACTACTGCTTTTTTGTTCTTTGCCATCTACAGTGTAATACTCAGATTTTGTACATTGGAGACAGCTTGGGAACAGGTAAACTCTCCCATAGAGTGAAAGCCTCGGAGCAGTCACTTCCCACAGCGGCCAGTCCGTTATCCCCCATAAACACCTTGCGGTCTTCGGGCATGTCGTAGCAACCACCTAGAATTGAAACCTTGGCAGTCATGCCATCAATGCCGATGGAGTCCACCGCAATTGTAGGTGGGGAGTTAGGGTAGGAGAGGGCAAAGTAGAGTAAGAACAAGAGGGTCATCTAGTAGACGCCTTCAGGTATCGCCGGTAGCTTCTCCAGCACGAAACCTGCTTCCTTTACCTCTTCAAACTCTTCCTCGAACTTATTCTCCTTGAACACCTTCACCCAAAACTGGAACTTGTCCTTCTTCTTGTCGTAGTAAGCATGAAACCCGTGGGCCTTAGGCCAGTCCTTCTTCTCAAAGGGGACGTGGACAATCTTCACCGCGATGTTGGGAGTCCTCGCGGCCTCGATAACTTTATCCAGAGGATAGAACCCAAGAATTTTGAGCATGGTCATCACGTCGAATAAGGCGCGGTGAGGAAATGGGTTCAAAAGTCCATTATCCGCTGCCATGTAGTTGAGCCGCTTACTGCTATGGGCTGTGACTTCCAAATCCTGTGTGGTATCTATCCACAGCTTGTCTGGAAACCAATCAAGTCCATACTTCTCCGCCCACCGTTTAAGCACCAGTCTGTCAAAGTTGCGTCCATTGTGAGCACAAACTACATCAGCCTGTTGAATCCAAAGGAGTGTCTGTTTAAGCGCACGTAGACTTTCAGTCCCATACTCCGCACAAAGGCTGGGGTTGATTTTGTTAATTTCTTGAGTTTCTGGCTCCCATACAGCCCCTTCACCGGGGTCAACAAGGTACCCTGCCATCCTCACAGGGGCCAATATTGAAGTATCCCATAGTACGAGCCCCACCTCTGTAACGGAGGCAGTGGGTTGAATCCCAGTAGTCTCAAAATCCAGCCCACAAATTATCAAGGTCGTCCTCCTTTAAACCCCCTATTACATAGGGGGCTCATAGTTATTCAATGTCGGTTGTCGTTCTACTCTACTAAATAGTTTCACCAATATCGGGGTTTTCAAACCTGTCCCCGCGACACAGTGTCGCAATCAAGTTGCCCGTGTTTGCCCACATCGGACGGGGCAGTCCATCAGGGTAGTACCAGTCCCACGACTCAACCTTGGTGGGCTCCAGAACCTCCAAGTCGCCCTCATCAACAACGGTCGCCATGTAGTACATGCAGAGGTATTGTTTACCCTGCTCCGGGAAGTAGTCATTGGTGACAAAGCCCGTGAAGCGTACGTCCTTCAATTCAAGATGGGTCTCTTCCCTGACTTCACGAAGGGCGGCTGCAATGGGCGTCTCGCCGTAGTCTACCTTGCCACCGGGTAGAGAGTACATGCCTGTTCCAAGCTCACCCTTACGCTTGCCGAGCAGCACCAATCCCTCTTCACTGAGTACGATAACCCCGATGGCTACACCGGGGTACGCCATAGGCCGGGATGATGGGGAGTATTGCTTGGGAGCGTACTCGGGGTTCGCCTTGTCCCACTCTGGTAGATTCTTAGGCCATTCCATTTGAAGCCTCCAGTTACAGAGTATAGCAAAAGGGGAGCCAAACGGCTCCCCCTCTGTGTTAGTTGAAAAGGTTTAGGGACTACAGGTCCTCGATGTCATCCAAAGAGGCTTCCGCGCCGGACTTGGCCTGACCAGCAAGCATCAGCTTCCACTCGTTCAGAGTGATGCTACGACCGAGCTTGTTCTTCAGCTTCTTGCCGCCGTCATTGACGTACTTCTTGGCCGCTTCTTCCACTTCCTCAGCGAGAGCGGGGTTCAGCTTCCACTTCGCCTTGGTCGCGCAGAGCACGAACTCGTAGCCGATGCCGTTGTCCTTCTTGCTCATCACAAGGTCAATGTCGAACACCGAAGAATCCTCGGGTGCGAGATTGGACACGGAGCGGTAGTTCGAACGGGAGAGGTCAACGTAACCGACTTCCCATTCAATCGGCTGACCGGCGATGGTGTACTTGCCAGTCTTCTGGTCTGCGTTGGTGTACAAGACAGCGAGGGCGACAACGTGGAGCATACCCTCTTCTTCCATCTTGGTGCAGCAGTAGGGAATCTCATCCTTCTTCGCCGGGAGGCAGAGGAACGTACCCTTCTTATCCTTGGTGTCAACGAAGTGAGACTTCGCCGAATACGGGTCGATGAAGTTGAGGAGAGCGAAGCGAACAACCTTGCCCTTCTCTGCACGAATGCGATTGAGCCCGTCGCCCTTCGCCATAATCTTCGAGTCGCCGAACTTGACGCTCTGTACGACATCATCGGTTTCAGTCACAACGTGCTGAGCCTTTGCTGCCGGTGTAGGAGTTGCAATCTCACCATCGTCTTCAACTTCGACGGCGGTGGTTGCTGCTGCGGTGGAGGCGGTCGAAGTGGGCTTCGACGTAGGAAGTACATCCAGTTCATCATCAAACTTTGCCATATGACTGTGATACCTTTCGTTTCGAGTGGATTAGTTTATTATTTGCGAGTGTCTTTACTGCTCTACGGTTTTAATACTGTCGTAAAGCACAGTTTGAACCGCATACTTAAAACATTTCTTTGTATAGCCCAACCTATGCTGAGGTACTCCGGGCACCCTCTTTCCTCTCTAATCTACGAAGGTTCCCCAGTGCCACAAATCGTACCTTACGTTTGTCCTCGGTCATCTTTGTCTCCCCCGTAAAGGGGATATTTCTCAGAATGCCGGGTTTATGATGAATGCTAAACTTGCCGAAGCTATTTAGTTTCATGGAGAACTTATCGTTGTCGAGGTTGTCAATCAAGGTCTCTTCAATGCAGACGATGATCTTCTTAAGTAACTCCTCCGCTTCTTTCTTGGTTGATAAGTTAAGGGTCTTTTGCACCCGAGCTACCAATAGTTCCCGACCTACACGCGAATTTGCCATTCTAATCCCTCAAAAAGACTGCTTATACCATTAGTTTGATAGTGAGATTTCATCAGTATTTATGGCAAAACAAAACGCTCACCCCGAAGGGTGAGCGTTTCAACCACGATATGTATTTCTGGTCTTCTAGTTACAGAACAAACTTCAGCCCAACACCGGCACCGACCGACAACTGACGGGGGTTACCGGTAGATACCGCGCTGTCGAGAACCAATGATCCAGTCGCCCGAACATGCTTGGCGAGGAAGACCTCTGCGATGCCGTTTGCGATACGCTCGTTGTTGACCGCATCCTTCGCCGGGAGCAGGTAGGCTCCCTCAACACGCAGCTTCGAGGTTTGGTAGCCGACGCCGATGAACGGGTGGAAGCTCTGAGTGGATACTGACTTTAACGCCTTCTCTGCCGTGGTGGGGGTAAGGTTGGTGATGGATGAGTCCACTCCGACACCGACCAGAACCTTGGTCAACTTGAGGTATGCGCTTGCCTGAGTGTTGACAGTATAGCCGTTGCTGGTCACGACGTTGTTGGCGGTATTGTAGGTCGTATTGGCGTCGAGCAAGAGATACTTGCTGCTGGACTCGATACCACCACCTACTGCGAAGTTCGGGTTGGTCTTGTTTACGACAGCACCACTCTGAACACTAACGCCAGCGGTTGCATACGGTGCGAACACACCATTCTGTGCTGAGGCGGAGCCTACGGTCATTGCTGCAAGGGTAAGAACTGCTGCAAACATCAAAGCGATACGCTTCATAACATCTCCAAAGGTCAGTTGACCCATCCTCTATAATACTACGGTTTCCATAGGTTAGAGATACGAAAAGCACAAATAAAAGGGTCAGTCCGCTTTGTGCGCCAGAGGTCAAGTAGCTCGATGGTGTCATGCACTTTAGTGTAGTCTAACTTCAGTTTTTTGAAGAACTTGAGCTTAGATGGGGAAATACGCAACCCAGCCTTCTTGAGGGTAGATTCTTCATCAGCAATTGACAGGGTGTACGCTGTAAGGTCTAGGTACAGGCTGTTCAGACGATACTCCGGCTGTACTCCGGGAATCTGGAACCACAGTACTCGGTCTTCCCATGGCTGCGGCCACCGCTTACCTTCAGGTATTGGAGGTCCGGTTAGATGCCACACAGCCGTCCACAGAGCTACGCGGATGTCCTCGATGGTACCTGACGTAGCCAAGTGGTCTGCCAGCCTCTCTACAACGTCCTTGGACGGCTTGTCCACGTCGAGGAGAGTAGCGGCGTACCGTACAATAGCGTTCGCCCCGGCTGAGCCCTTCTCGATAGGGTCGAGTGACCAGAACGATGTCATATCCTTAACCTGAGGCGAGAGAGTGACGTGTTTGGCGGAAAACACCCGGAACAACTTGGGCTGGTCATCCACCAGCATGTCGGAATCGCTGAGGGTATCAGCCTGTTGACAGTAGACTCCGAGTACCTGCTCAGCAAGACGCTCCTGTGGTCTGTCTTCGCCTACAAGAATATTGTAACGATTGTAAGTCTTTTGAGACAACAGAACCGGGACAGGGTTAAATTCTGACACCAGTCGGCCCGGTCTGAATTTGTTGTCCTTCTTTTTCTTGATGTCTGGCAAAGGTACTCCCGCTCATCCCATGGATAGTTTAGGCTTTGAAATCTGGAACTTGTTGTGGGCCTTAGTCATATCCTCCACAAACCTAGCCGCGTCTGCTAGATGCAGCAGAACCCTCTTGCCTACCGGGGTGATAACCACTCCGCCCTTCTTCACCTTCATCAAACCATAGCCTTCGCACAGGGCGACCGTGGTCTCCACGAACTGATTGACCATGCCTCGGATGTACTCCTTGCGTTGCTCCGGGGTGATTTCCTGTCCCTCGCTGGTGACCTTAATACGCAGAGCCTTTTCCAAAGGTTCAATGAGGTACTCATGCTGAGGACTGTCGAGTTCACTGAGAAGGATGAGGAAGAGGTGACGAGAGACGTGAGTGAAGTGAGGATATGCTTTATTCAACTGTTCGAAAATGAGTTCTCCGATGAGCAGGGTTACGCCAAAGGTGGCTCCCCACTTGTAGCCGTCATAGGAACTGGGCATCAACTGATACTCGGTAAGGGTAGGATACTTGGCATACTTCGTGAGTACCTTTCTCTCTTCCTCCATGAACTCACGTATCTGTTTGACAGCATCGTCGCCGATGGCCTCCGGGTCGAGGACCTTCTCGTTAACAACGGAAAGTAGTTCATTCTTGGCTTGTGCGGTGATGGTCTTTTGAAGGTAGAGCACCTTCTTCAAGTCATCGAGGGTCTTCAGTTGTACTATTGGCTCCATGATGTGTAATACGACGCTTTCATCGTTTAGGTGTAACCCCTAGCCGTCGCCACATATAGGTCACCAACGCGGGGATAGTCCGGCATACTTCCGTCGAACTGTTTATGGTTACATGGTAGTAGTGACCCTTATACACATCTACGTACCACACAATTTCATTCGTCTGTGATTGCAGCCGAAAGTTGGGCGTGTTCTTGATGGAGAACCGCATACAGTATTGCAGCGGTGCCTCCATGGGGATGTACTGTTCAAGAGCCCTCTTCACCGGGGCAACGTCGCGGGGTTGAGGGTATCGAGGCGTGGAAGTCTTACGCATTACTTAAGAATCACCCATTGTTCACGTATACGCCCGGAGGTCGGGTAGAAGCCTTGGTCATGTACTTCACCCTTGGGAGAGTGACCCAGTGTCACTGGGTAGGTCTCGCTGACACGTCCGCTGGCATAGAGGTTGACGCTCTCTACTTCAACGTAGTGTACGTCCCAGTATGTAACTTCCATGTCGCCAACAAGGTGGCAGGGCATACCAAAGACTACCTTGTGCAGCGGCGAGTGTACCAGCGGGTCGCCGATGTGAGGCTGGCCGTAGGGCTCACGCAGGTTCACACGCTTCATGCCGAGTGAAGAGAGATAGTTCAGCGTCTTCGTAAGGTCGTCGCCAAGGTTCTCCGGCCCCAACACGACGTTGACCTTTAGGCTCATGTCCGGGTGGTTCGCCATGATGCGTTCGATGTTGGGCGGCTTGCCCTGTCCCATCATCTTCACATAGATGTCCGGGTTGAAGCTGCTGATAGAAAAGCTGGCACGGTCGTAGAGCGACAGTAGCTCAGGCGTGTAGGCCGCTGCGTTCGTGCGGATAGCCAGAGGCACACCGGGGAACTTCGCACGCAGGTAGGTCGTCAACTCCGGGTGGTGAGCATAGAGCAGCGGGTCGGTGTTGGTGCCGGTCAGGCAGATTTCCTTCACCGGTCTCTTCGCCAACTGGGTGGAGAACTCATCGAGGTTGGGCAGCGGCCACGTCTTCAGCACGTCGTAGCTGTCCAAGTCCATCATGTGCTGGCCGATGCAGAAGTAGCACGAGCGATTGCACAGACCGCTCAGGTGGATGTTGCCAAACCAGTGTTCGAAGCTCTCATCAGAATTCAGACAACCCATGGTGATTCTCCTAGCGAGGCCGCACTACCGCGTCCATGAACCACTTGGGGAACAAGTGCTCGTAACGGGCGAGGAATGCGAGGATGGCGGAGTCAAGGATGTAGTGGTGCGCCTTGTCTTCCTTGTGGCGGTTGGAGCGACCGAGACCCTGAATGATAGCGAGAGCTACGAGCCATGCATACCACTCGGAGTCACGTTCCATACGAGCCTTGACGTACGGGTCGAGGAAGGGGAAGGGTACTTTGACGATAACAGAGAAGCGTGACAGGTCGTCCTTGAGGTCGAGCCCTTCCGTCATACTTGGAGAGAAGAGGACGGTAGGGTTGGTGGCCTCGCAGTGATTGACGATGGCACTGTCACGGCTTCCCTTCGCGTTCGTGTGGGTGACCACACGGGCGATGTTTTCAGGAGAGAGATTCTCCGACATGTACTTGTTGACCTTGTAGCTGTGGGTGTGGACGAGTCCTTTCTTGCCAGCGTAGTTCTTGTGCTCCATAATCTTGCTGAGGAAGGCGGCGACCAGAGGCATCGCGTAATCAATCGAAGGAACCTGACCCGTGCCGTAGCAACGGTCGCAGCCGGAGCCCTTGCGGTTAGATGCACCCTTGTTCTCTTCCGTCGAGCAGTTGGGGCAACCAACCTTAGAGGAAGACATGTTGGCAATCGGCTTGATGAACACCGGGCGATTCTCAACCGGGAAGTCGCAGGGGAGGCGGAGGGTGACCGCATCCTTGGGGTCGATGCCAAGGTTACGCATGAAGAAGGTGAAGTCGTTGCCACGGTCGTCGGTGCCACCGATGGTAGCGGACATGATGACAATCTTGTCGGCCTTCGAGAAGAGGATGTCGTTGGCGAACAGAGTGGCCGTCAGCGGCTTGATGATGAGGCACCCGTAGGTGTCAGAGCCCTTGGTGTCGTCGGTGTAGACAATCCAGTCTTTCGGGTTGTTGACGACCGAGTTGAGGAACAGGTCAATCATCCCGACGAACCGCTTGATGCCGTTCAGCTTCTTGCCCAGCTTGGCAGCGGAGGCGGTGTCATGGTCTTCCTTGAACTCGCGGAGGTCGGCTTCCCACTTCATGATGAGAGCGGAGGCAGCGGCCTTGTACGTATCACGTACCCACGTCGCACCCTTTTCGGTCTGACCGGGCTTGACCTTCAGTTCGGCCATGGTGAAGAAGTTGACGCCCACTTCGTCGCAGCGGAAGCGAGTAACAACGATGTCGGCCAGCGACAGAATCTGCTGTTCTAGGTTGTGACCCTCGTCAAGGACGAGCATACGGCGGGGGAGAAGCTGACCAGCGTGGTAGGTCTCGTTGAGGTAGTAGGCGAAGTTGGTGACGCTGGCGGCAGAGCGGGTGAAAGCCAGCTTGGCTTCCTTGTAGGGGCAGAAGGAGCAACCGCCGCCCTCGCCATCCTCCCCCTTTTCCTTGCAGAGCATCCCGCCGATTTCGCAATCAACAGGCTTGTTGTCTTCGTCCACAAACTCGGTGCATTCGTAGTTCGAGCGACCCTTGAGTTCGACCAGACCCATCTTACCGAAGTCGTTCATGTACTGGGCGGTGAGGCTCTTCTGAGGGGACAGGATGTAGGCTCCCGCTTCCTTGCCGGAGGGGGAGGGCTGGGTTTTGGCATACGAAGCAGCCATGACGCCGATACCAGACTTACCGGCTCCCGGAGGGCCTTCGATGATGATGAACTTTTTGTTCTCGCGGTAGGCGCGGAGGATGGCTTCCGCACCCTTATCCTGAGCATCACGCATCAGGTCAAAGGGGAAGTGGTCTCGGATGTTCTGCGACCAGTTGTCGTTCAAGCTCTTGGTGGTCGGGGTCGCAATCTGTAGAAGCTCAGTCATTTCTTCTCTCCACAAACAGTATACCGAAGAAACCGGGGTTTCGCACAGGTATTTTGAAACTTAATTTCCAGCCTGTTGCATTTTCAAGCTAGTGAGCCGGATCAAATAAGTATTCGAAAACAATCGGACGTGCAGGAGAAGTCCTGAAGCTGCTCTTTTTCAACGAATTGGCGTTCGCCGTCCGACATGAACTGAAGCACGGTTTCAGCCATCTCCCCAACCTTCTCCCGGAATATCTTGTCCGATATGCGTCCGGGGTAAACGGTGGCAAGCCCTTTGAACTTACCGGCGTAGACCGAGCATACGTCCGTGGGGAGCTTGCCATGGGGGTTCGCCGCACACTGCTGAAACAGGGCTATAACATCCTGCATCCGTTGGATGGGATTGTCAACGTGATTATATAGGCAGGTTAGCCGAACCCACAGCTTCTGACAGTCGGTGAGGGTCGAGTAGGGAAGGGTCATGCGGTTCGAAATTGCAAACAACACATCATCATACATCTGCTCTATCTTCAAGAAAGTCTCCGCTTCCTTGAAGTCGTCGGTCTCCATGTTCAGAAATCTCTCGCGACGTGTAGCCTTCTCGCTTTGAACTAACTCAGGAGTACACGCGGCGGCTCCCGCATTGCCGATGCAACACAGATGGAGTTGAGAGTAGGGGATAGCCCGGATACTAATCTCATCAAAGGTCAGTCCCTGTTCAATCAACTCACGACGCAACTCCGCGAAGTCTCGCAGAGGCGTGTCTAGGGCTTCGACTTCAATGTTCAGGGAAGGAGTCACCTAGTTATAATACCCCACATTTAGTGGAATTTATCCCCTATAAAACTCCTACCAGTCTACGGTAAAATCAATCTGCGGGGCAGTCGTACAGGAGCCAGCCGTGAATGCCACGCGATAGTAGTGCTGACCGTGGAACCCTAGAAAACTCGCACTAGCCGTGTATGCTCCATCACTTGTTCCAGTTGCTAAAGTGGTGACTAGCGCGGAAGAACCCAATGCTGTGGTTGCGGAGGTTCCTAGGTCGTATAACCCAATAGTAGGAGCCACTGAGCAGCTAATTGTGCCTGTTAGTGACGCCATTAGAGGAGTTGTCACAGGTGTATTTGAACCAATCGGAAATTCGTAGAAATAGATTGGTCCAAGGAATGTTCCAGTCGAGAATGTTGCACTGGGGATACTCCAGTACCTAGCTACTTTATACGTAGATGGATAGCAAGGACCCCCAGTATCAATCAGCAGCCCACCCGTACCCGCCTGCACACAGTTGCCGGGGGTAAGGGCGGAGTCTGTGATATTGCTGGTAGCAGATAGACTCGCCACCGTTGCGTTGCCACTGGCATCGATCCCATACCCCGTCGTATTCTCAGTCGGCGGGACGACTGAGCCAGAGGTGAAGGCTGTGAATGTGTAGCTCGTGCCGGAGACGGTGAAAGCAGCATTAGCGGTACCAGCCTGCCCTCCAGCACAGTTTCCAACGGCAGGGTAGACCTTGTATCCTGTCGCCCCAGTCATCGCTGTCCACGTCAGGCTGATGCTGCTCGTGCTGCCAGTTGTGGTTACGCAGTTGGCAGTCTGGCTGGCTGTAGTTTCTCCTGTTGTGGTCGTGCCAGTTATGACGAAGGAGTACTGGTTAGCCGCAAGAGTTCCACCTGTTGTGCTACCTGTCGCTACTGGAATAGCCTGCAAAGGCTGTACCTGTTGGGTCTTGAATCCTTTGAGTGTGTTGAAGACGTGCCACTCATCCGCCCATGCATAGTTGACCGGAGTGCTCGTGCCTACTGCTTGCTGGAAAAACTGATAAGGAACCGTGTTGGGACTGTAATCAGTCCCGTAAGACCCGCTGGAAATCCATGATTGCAGCCAGCTAGAAAAATAGTTTGGCCCGTGGTCTGAAGAGTTGAAACTTACGTGCCCCATTACACCAGCACCATAACCGTACTCGTCGCCCATTCGGAACTCAGTAGGAGCCTCGCCATTCACAATGTTGAGCGCACCGCACTTATCCTTACCCACAGTGGCGAATGTCGGAGGAACTCCGAACTCCAGACCCATGACGTTGTACGGACCAGCCGGGCATCCGTTATCACCCGCCCACCCAGCAAGGTAAGCTCCTCCATTTTGGGTCTGCCTGTAAGTATTGACAATTGGACCTGAGTAGGTCAGTGCTCCGGTTAGGTTGATATTTCCAACAAAATTGAAGGTGTGTGTATTGGTGTTCACATCCAACTCTTCGCCGGTGTATGCATGGAATAGATGCCCGATCCCTCCAGCAAGCGAATCAGGACCAAATCCACTAGGTCCGATACAAAGTACGAACGTTCCGCAACTGTTTCCAGCTACACCGATCTGTCCATAAGCAGGGCCAGTCGGCCAGCCGGAAAGAACAAGCCCAGCCGAAATCGGGCCTTCCACATAGTCAAAGTATGGAGGCAGATACAGTCCTTGCGCATTTCCTGCCTCCGTACCAGAGCCGCTAGAATGTGTGAAGTTAGCCTCGAACTGTGTGCTCGAAAGACCAGAGGAAAGAATAGTCACCACTTGGCCGTTGAAGAAAGTGGATGTACCGAAGCCTCCGAGACGGAATTTCTGACCAGCCAAAAAGTTGTTGTTTCCGGTGAATGTGGCGACGTTAGCCCCGCTGATAGACCACGCGGTGATATTAGCACCGTTGCCCAGATAATTTAGATCGTAGGAAGGCTGGCCATTGCCGGTAAAGTTGTAGTTGAACCCAGTGTTCACATTTGCACCTCCGCCAAGAAAATTGCCTTGGAAGATATTGGCATGAGTATTACGCTCCGCAAATGGGTTATTGATATTTGTGTCCATAAAACTGTTTGTATACGTAGCCGAAATGTTGTTCAGGTTCACGATGCTGTGACCAACGGTGTACGTCCCCGATGGTGCTGGTTCAGTATATGCAAAGCCTCCATCTGGATTTCCAGTGGATGGATTGGTCACGCCAACAATGTCTGCACCGGGAACTATTGCTACCGGCTCCGCAAAGGTCGAGGGGAGAGAGTTGGTGTAGAAGTTAGCCGCCCGATGCCCGATAATGAGTGTGTTCACTCCAGTCGAAGCGTATATGTTGTCAGCGTACATCTGGCCGTTGGGTTCATAATTCTTGTAGATCGCCAGCCAACCAACCATGCCTCCGCAGGAGAAAGGTTCTCCAATGGCGTGCGAATTGTAGAGATTTGCGGTCACACTCTGCACTCCACCGGAGGGCGTGCCTACTGAGGTCAGCTGCGTTATCTCATATAGAGCGGACGCATCTCCTGCACCGATACCGCATAGCTCCCCGGCTGTCAGAGTAGTGCCGGTGTTCATGTTCCACGTTACAATGTTCGAGGATAGCCTCCCGCTAGGCGGAGATACTAGTGTCCACCAACTAGGAGAGGTATCCGGCTCATGCCCAACGTTTGTGTTTTGCAAACTTTGGTAGTACGCCGCTCCTATGTATAGAACGATGATGCCCGAAGGATAAGTTGTCGCGTTTGACCATTGAGCATTGGCAGCACTGGCGAGCGTACCCGATGTCGAAACGGGAACAGTATTGCTGGACGTTACCGTAGCCAAACCGCCCGATGTGCTGACGTAAGTAACCGTGGCAGGAATTGCCTCTGTCATATCGACCAGTGGGCCAGACATGATTCCCATCTGGTCACAGTTCGCAGAGCATGTTAGTGCAACTTGAACTCCAGAAGCTACAGGTGTGACTGATGTTACTGTCCCTGTGGGTTCTCCTCCCTCGTAGGACTGAATTTGAAGGTCAGACTGGCCTTGATCTCCTCCATGATTCAGAGCGTTGCGAACGTGATCTTGGAAGTCGATGCCATTCTGGTCTCCTCCCGCCGGGGAGTTTACTTGAATAGCCAACACTGACTCAATTCCAGTTGAGTAGTTGTTCATCGTAATACTCTGCGCGGCTGGAAGATAAGCACCAATAGTTCCAAGATCGTTCCACCCGGGAACAGTGCTAAGGAATTGTTGTGTGGAGCAGTACCCTCCATCAGTGTAACCACCCGACCCGCCAGACAACTGCGAAAGTTTGCAGTTACTATTCACAGCGGACCACACATTCCCGACTCCGGGGATGTTACCAAATAATGGGTAGTTTGTGGCTGACACATTGACAGAGGGTGCTGTCACGTTGCCACTGGCATCAATCTGGAACTGGTTAGTGCTTCCCGCATAAAGCCCATGCGGGAATGCATTGAACGTATTTGGAAACGTCGTGGTAGTTTGATTAGTGGATAGATAGAGGTTGGAAACGCCACTAGCATAATCAAAGTAATTGACAACTGCTGTGTCGTCGTAGTGATTTACCGAACCATCTCCTAGCAACTCGGTGTTGCTGATGGTGCCAGTGGCTGTATCTGTCAGTGTCAAAGACACGTTACCTGCATTAGTGACCGTCAAACTATTTTGGAGGGTTGGAGACGTTGCCAGAACTACATTTGACCCTGAGCCCACGATTCCATAACTGGAACCCCACGCTGTGCCAGTAGAGTTGCATATCCCGGCAGCACAATAAGGGGCACCGAGTCCTGTCGGCGTATTCATTCCGTTCGGATAGATAATCCACGACCCCGTAAATCCAACCTGACCGATGGATGAAGGAGCAATATAGCAGACAAACTGACCGGAGCGAGTGGTATTGAAATTCGTGGTAGCCTGCTTGCATGTTACCGTCTGTCCTGCAACCGTGAATGTAGGACTGGCATAAGTCACGGTCTTGATGAATGGAACTGTAGTGTCAGTGTTCCACTGCCCTTGAAATTGAATCGCCCATGTGGTCGATGCGGCAAGCGGCACCTGTGCCATTGGAGTCACGTTGCATGAAGAATTACCATAAGTAGCGCAGCCATATCTAAAGGCGAGAGGACCGGAAGCCATTATTAGTTGATTGCCGTAAATTCCCGTTTGCAACGATTGCGACGTTGGATAGTCTACAGTCCCAACTCCGGTGCTCTCATTTACAGTTGGTCCGGCGATGGCGCATCCTGCATTGTCTGTGATCCCATTTAGTCCAAGTCTTAACCCGGCGATTGTGCATAGCGACCCAGAATCAAACACAAAGGTAGAGTTTAGACCATCGAGCGCAACATTCGAGCCATAGAAGATCGAGCCAGAATATCCGTGATAGGAGACTGACACCCCTCCATCCTCAACATTTACTACGCCATAATTGGTCACTCCATTAGCGCATGTGGTCAGCTCACATCCAAGTAGAGTCCCGCCGTTGATGTACACGTAACCAGTACTGCTGTTGTAAAGTTGGCCTTGCAACCCATAATCAATCTGGCTGGCGGTGATCGTCATTTGTCCAGTATTGTTGATCGAGTACCCAGACGCACCTTCGCACGTCAAACTGTGAAACTCAGACGGGCCACTGGCTACGTAGTTGACGCAATTCACCGGCTGCACAATCGAAGTATTCGAGGGGGCGGAAGAGAACTGATTTATATTGGCTGAAACGGCATTGTTCAGGTATAGGGATGCTGCGCCCGAATCATAGCAGGAGAAGTCTTGCGATGTGTGATCCGTTGGGCCAAAGATCGAGATGCAGCCACGGGTGGTATTCTTGTTTCCGACCGCGCTTATATTAGCGATGTGTGAAACAGAGTTGGAGCCGTTATTCCCGACTCCGATAAAATCAGGGTGCGATGAAGAGTCTGCATCGACAAGGATGGTATTTGTCTTGGTTGTACCCTCGATGAAAAATGAATTTGCACTGCCTTGGAGAAGTGGACAGGACGACATATAAACACCCGGAGATAGAGTACCTCTTCCTCCACTTGCGGCGGCGAACCAAGCATTTGCCGATGTGCAATTATCAGGGCCAAAATAGAGCGTTTCCGGTGTCAATGCTGCGGTGGTATTGAGTGTAAGGCCCGTGCCGCTTCCGGGCTGAATGCCTCCCGTTGCAGTCGCAACTCCCGTTGCACTTGTATATCCAGACCCACCGCTGTTCATGTAAATTCCAGTGACTACACCTCCCGAAACGGATTGCACCCAATACCGTGCGTTGCTGTTTCCGCCATTGACTGTCCCGGTATCACCGACCGCATAGCCAGTACCTCCGGCGTTCACGGTCGCGCTGATCCCGCTGCTGGAAGTCCAAGTAGACGCGACATTCATCGTGGCGGTCGTGGGCGACAGATAGGTCAGTGTGCCATCCAAGGAACCTGACACACTGTCGCCCAAATGAAACACGTACCCTGTCATCGGGCTAGGGAACGTGCATCCGCTGAGAATAGTGACAACGTGCGATGTGTTGGCTACGGTCGCAGTACACGGTGCTGTGAGATACGAACTCATCCCAAACTCTGCTGTAGCTCCATTCATCACGGAGTTTATACTCCCGTTCAACGCGGTTAGCGTGCCGCCGAAGGTGGCGTTGGCTGCAAAGAGTGCTCCGTCACTGGCTCCATAGGCTCCGCTTCCAAAGTGAAACTGATTAGAGCTTCCATTTCTAGAGATACACGAATCCAAGTTGAGGCAGAGGTACCCGTGATATGTGCCACCAGCCCCGTCCATGATGTTTAGTGGAGAACCTGAACCATTATTGTCAAAGTCAAACCCCGGTGCGGCAAAATGAGTTGCCCCGCTTAGTGTGTTGTCGCGTTCAAGCCAGTTGCCGGGATCGCCCAAATAAACCTTATCCCCCGGTGCAGCCATGTGTAGGGCTTGGAAAATTGCATCTGTAAAGGTCGGAACTCCCCCAAATGTGATGGCTCCTGTGCCGTCTATTTTGAACTGAGTCACCCATATTGACGACCCGGTATTGTAGGTGTCATATTCAACACCGGCTGCTGTGCCACTATTGCCTGGTCCCCCCACGAAACACCAGCGATTCAGCGAGTGCGTACCTGAAGTCAGCGGAGTATCGTAAGTGCAAGTCGAGTTTGCGACCTCTGCTCCATTGTTGTAGCCATTCGACCCCGCGCCCGGATTGTTTCCAGTAATGGGGTCTCCGTAGGCATTCAAGTTTTTACGGAAGAGACCGCTCGAAGCGCTGAAGATCATGCCATTGCTGAGATTGTTGTACTCAGAGGAAGGGTAATAGGTATCAGCCGATTGAACATTGACGAATCCGGGTGCTGAGTCATTGACGTTATTGGCTGTGCCATCGGTGAATTTCCCATTGACAGCATTTGAATCCGCCGCATACCCATTTCCGAACGTGCTTCCCGTAGCTTGCGCGACGATGCCAAGCCCTACAGCTTTGATTGTTCCGTCGCCATAGTAGGAACTTCCCGGCGATGCCGAATTTATACCGCCCCACCACTCATCATTGTCGAACAAGATTTGGGCTTGCTGAAGCCTTCCCAGCGTAGACCCAGAACTCCCGGTTGTGAGACCATTCTCAATACCACCACCAATGATTTCTCCGCATATAAAAGATGATTGATCGTTGCAATACGCAGCCCAGTTAGCCCCCGGCTCATCAATTGCATTAAAATGGTCGGTGTCCAGTTTGAGGTAGGAATAGTTTCCCGGAGGTCCGTTGGCAATCAGAGAGCCAGAAGGCCATACAGGTCCGCTCGTATAGGCAGTACACGTTACCGTAGACCCAGACTGGCACCGCTGTAGCAGGGCACCTGTCGATGTCATCGTTATCTGGACTGCTTCCCACATGCCTTTCAACACGCCAGTTGGAGCGCAGGCAGATTGCACATTGTAGCCGGTGTTTGGTGGCTCGATGTAGTCGCAAGGGGCAATTTTTCCTTGTATTATATCTGCACTATTAGCGTCAGATGCCGTCTGCACATAGTTAGGGAACCACGAGGTATCCACCACGGTGACGGTTGTCGCAGAAGCTCCAAGACTGGCAGTTGTAGTTGTTTCAGCAGGGAGGTTACCCTCAGTAACTGATGAGTTTACGTGGGGCTGGCCGTTCACCGGATAGCCCTCGCAGTAAATGTTAGCGATTGTGCTTCCGAACGTGCTACCAATATCAAAGCATCCAGATGACTCTAGCGATTTGATCGATCCTCCATCAATCTTGAATGTTGAGCCGGAGGCATAAACGGCGGCGTTTCTATCTGCAACAATAGTCGGTTGGAACGTTGCGGAGCCAAGTCCGGTGCCGGTTCCACTTGTCGAATTTACCGCAGTAATGGTGTAGCACCTGTTCGCGGCGCAGCCACCTGTCACGGTGCCATTCGTCGCCGATGCGACCTGAAACACACCATTCAGTCCGGTCGTTCCAGTGACTCCAGAAACAGTGAACCATTGCCCAATGCCGATGGGGGAGACACCCAAAGTAGAACCGGCACCCCCCGTGTCAGTGACAACATAGGAGGCGCGGGTTCCTGAGCCAACCGCTGAAACTAGAGTCTGCTGAAGGCTCCAATTAAAGTTGGGGAAAGTGTGTGTGGTAACGCAATTTCCCTGTGCAAAGCACCAGTTGTCCGAGGAGTTTCCGGGGTCTGCAATGTTCAATTTTCGGAGATGGTTCTCGTTACCTTTCCACAGCATAGGCCAGCGAACTGTGTTGATGAAGATATTTTCAGCGTCCAAGCGTTCTGAGCCGCCAGTGACATTGATACCTCTGCCACCGCCGCCCTGTACCAGTACATCCCTCAATGTGTATGCAGTAGACCCGACAATCTCCAATTGGTCGGCGGTGTAAAGATGAGCGCCAATGGCGGTAATACCAAGACCATGCATTCCGCCGACGCACTGCCACGCATCACCGGAGCCGGAGTTATCGCCGTACACGGTAATTCCGTTTGCTGCATTGTTGGTCAAGGAAATAACGGTTGCCGTTACCCCGTCACCCTCCAGCCATACGTCGCAGGGTATTCGTATCTCAGCGGTAGTCTTGTAGTTGCCAACGGGTAGATATAATGCTGGGTAGACTCCATTGGCACCGTGGGCATAAACGTAAGCAATCGCCGCCCTAATAGCGCAGGTTGAATCCAGTGTCATTGTTGGATCAGCAGTGTTTGCGCAGGATGATGCCGCGCCAAAGGCTACGCTCGTCGCATTCACTTTAGGCCCGAGGGATATACGTATCTGCCAACCATCTGTGCCGCATGTGTAGTAAGTATTCGGTGTAACTGCTGTGTTCTGGTAAGGTTGCCCATAGTTAACGGACGAGCAGGAGAGGGTAGGAACACCTGTCCCTGTGAGCAGAGGCCACCGAATTTGTTCTGGATTTATTTGTGCCTGTCCTATAGAGCAACCAAAGGCGAAAACCAAGGTAACAAGAATCCCGAATTTTTGAAACAACTTAAACATGTGACTCCCATAACGAGGCGAGATGCCCCTATACTTATAGGCGTCGGTAGTCACAAAATAATTTTGGCTATCAAGCTCATGGATAGACCCCTTATTTGGGATACCTGAGACGAGGATACGACCGATGGCTACACAAATTTGCGTTTTTAATCAAGTTACGGGGCTCATTGATATAACCCCCGGTGTGTCGTCGTACACAGGAGCAGGGGGTGAGGGGTCACCGGTTGTACTGAATGTCAATGGTGAAATTGACTCTAGTTTTACTGGAGCACCAGTGTCAGCTATCGCCGCCACTGACCTCCCTTCTGGGAGCCTAGTAAACCTCTACTACACTACCATCGACTCTATTAGCGGGGTATACGCTCAATTAGCTAGTGCCTCAAGCCTGAGTAACCTTCCCGCGTTGGGGTTTGTTACTGCTCCAGCAGAAGCTGGGGATTTTATTGTCGTTTGTACACAGGGGCTTACGACGATGGAGTTTGTATCTGGGTTCTCCCCGAGTGATATAGGGTCACCCGTCTACCTTAGTCCAACTACAGCCGGAAGTGTGACTAAGGTAAAACCAACATCCCCTAATTTCGTCCAGACGCTGGGCTTTATCTCTCAAGTAGTAGGTTCCTTGGACGGGTATCTCACGTTCCCCTTCACCCCCTCGTTCTATACCGCAGGAGGTGAAGCATCGTCTTTCAGTGATCTAAGCGGAACCTGTGCCGTAGACCAAGGGGGGACGAGTTCCAACTTGGCAGGGACGGGAGGTCCTCACCAAGTTCTAAAACAGTCAACGGTGGGTGGGGCTATTACCGTAGGACAACTAGCCTCAACTGACCTAAGTGATATAGGCTCCCTTGTTACGGAATCTAACCTGAGCGCCGCAATCGCCGCGAAGCTTGTAGTTGAGCCCCCATCAGGGTCTAGTCCGGGTACCGTGTTCACTTTGACCTATAGCCCTACCCTTATGATAGGTCTCTACTTGAATGGTGTGTTTCAGATTCCCGTAATTGGTGGAGTGGGGGTGGGGGAAATAGGATACTACACCCTCTCAACAAACACAGTGACAATGGAAGTCTCCACAGGAGACGACGATATTGTGTTTGCAGTATACCTGCGATAGCTCATCGTCTCCTCGGAGGCCAAATGACCTTGTCATTTTTCTTCTCGCTCAACTCAGGAAACTCCTTGTCGGCGTCCGTATCCCGCATCAGGTTGGCTGGGTTAGGTGGAGTCTCGTGGTGATCTTTCGGTTCAGCCGTGTCGTTGAGATTCTTTTCGTTCTCACGGTTGGCGAGTTCCCCTGAACCATCAAACACCTCTCCGCTGATGTCGTAACCGTAGGCCAGACGCTGGCGGGAGGGGACGCTACCAAAGCGAGTCATCGACTCCAGCACATCGTGAACCCTAGTCAGAGAGTAATGTTGGTACATAGTGGCTGAAGCAAAGTCACCAGCCCGTCCATAGCTGTTGGCGATGTTCATGTCATGACGTGCGTTGACCATGAGGCGTTTGATAGCTGAAAGGTACGGAACCTTGGTGGAAACGTCAGTGAGCCCGTCCACAAGCTCCTGTAGCCGGGGCTGAGTCCTCTCGAAGAGGAGCTTATCCGTCGAGGGCTCCTTTAGTTCTTCCCAAATCATGATGAGGTCTAAATAGGTATCTCGCAGATAATTCACATCTTGAGGCCAAGTCTGCGACTGAAGCAGTTCGTTGCGGAACTTCGGCTTCGTCTTCAGGGTGAGGATAGGGGAGGCGGCTAGTTTTGGAATATTCGGTCTCATCTACAATAAGAACTGAAAAGACTGAATTTCAATACCTCTTGTAAGAGGCTGCTGCCTATGGGCGTGTTTATCGAGTAGCTGACTGTAGCAAGTGATTGTCCCTGCTAGTGCAGGGACTACCTCCACAGGTTGGAGGCGGGGGTCGGGATTAGCTATCTAAGCTTCCCGACTCTTCCTTTTGGGGCTCCAGTTTAGGTGATTCAACAGGTTCTTCCTTGACGATGAAGGTAGCCTTACCCCCATCCACAATGAGAATAGGGTCGAAGCGAAGCTTAAAGCCACTGTTGGGCGGGGTGTTCGGCTGAACGATATTTCCGGGGGGTAGGTTGGCGATAATACCCTGAGGGATAGTAATCTCCCAACCACACTCGCCGGGTGAACCCTCCAACACACGCTTGCCGTACGTCCGGCAGATAGCGGCCAACATCCTTAGTTCGTTAGGGTTCATAGAAATTTCTTAGGTTCAAATTCAAACACAGTTGGTTTGAACGGCCCCATTCTCTTTCTCTCCGCAGGGTAGCCGTACGGGTTGCATACGACCTGCGTCTGACACAGCGTGTACTCGCACGGATGATGGGTGTGACCGTGGAGCCACAGGCTAGGCTTCGATGCTTCGATGAGTCTCTCCTCGTCTGAGACGAAGAAGCAGTTGGTGGTGCTCTCCCGGTACATCGGCGGCGTGCTCTTTCGCGATGGAAGGTGATGAGTCAGGACGATGGTGTCTGTCCGAATCAAGTCAGCACCGTTCTCACGGAAGCGTGCGTTGCTCTGGTACACCCAATCGTGGATGTCCGGGATGAGGCTGAAGTCGTTTATCTCATGCTCGTGCAGCCGGTTGAATGGCTGGTCGGGGAACCACATCGCTCCACCGTAGAAGTGAACTCCGTCGAGGGTCACATCGTTGTTGTCGAGCCAGACCATATTGCTTGGCATGATGTAACGTAGGATGTCATCGGTTCTATCCTTACCGAGAGAGCCGTAGTATTCGTGGTTGCCGACAACGTAGAGAACGTGCTTGGCCTTGGTGCCAAGATACTCGAACACCTGACGGCACTCATCTACGTCCTGCACTCCGGGCACAACGATGTCCCCGAGCAGGAACAGAAAGTCCAAGTCAGGCTCGTAGGGAATCCACCGAAGGAATTCCAAGGGGCCGAAGAATTTATGGAACTCCGTGTGGAGGTCGCTGAGTAGTTGTGCCTTCATCGTGACTTACAGAAACACTCCCCGATAAGATTCTCTGCATACTCGAAGTAGTCGTCGGGCAGTTCCTTGGTGTCATCAATACGGACGACCTTAGCCCAGCCAGACTTAGGAACCACCAGACACATGTTCTTCTTGGCGAGGAGACGGTTGACTCTCCGTATGTCCTTGGCGTAGAAGCCGGGGTCATAAATCATGCACGCGGAGCCAAAGCTACCCCCTGCACTGAGGTTAGGCTTGGAGGAGACTAGCTCCGGCAACGTGTACGAGTCTTTGATGGGGTGGCGGAACTTGAGGGCCTTCAGCATCTCCTCAAGCGTGTAGGACTTCTTAATCGGGAGGTTGATGTCCCGGATGTCCAGCATGTCCCTTAGTGTAAAAGTTTTCGTCGCCATGGTCTGTAATACCCAAGATTTCTAGCCGAAGCTGTTCCTTAAATTTCTTTCCCGCTTCCGAGTTGCGGAAGTCTTCTAGGTCATCGGACACAGTACGACCATCTGTCCTCAGACTCCAGTTAGCTTTCAAGTGTTTCATTACCAACCCTTCCAAAACCGGATGTCCTCAGTCAGCTTCTGTCTCACAAACTCTTCAACGTCCGCATCCTCACTTTTCAGCTTATCGTTGACGGCGGCTTTGACCTCTTTTTGAAGCATGTCACATAAAGCATAGGCTCTGTCCCACTGTTCGTCCGTCATATCAATCATCACCACCAAGCATAGAGTTACTCGGAGTCCCCTTGCCGGTGAGCAAGCCCTCGAAAACACGGAGAGTGGTAAGCCTTGAAGCCACCGACCGGGGCCGGAGCTTCAACTCATCCTCTACAAGGAACGGCGTACCCTTGCCTTCGGGCTGGTCAACCTTACCGACCACCGTCTTGACGCCGCCGTCCACTCTGTCCTTGGCCTTCAGGTACAGACCCATGACGTTGCCGATGGTGAGGGAGCTACTCATGGCACCCTTGCTACTACTCTCCTCGTAGTCCGCAAGCAACTCTTCGTATGTGGCCGGTCGCGATAGCTGGCCCTTGCCTATATGGATAAGCTGAGCCTCAGCGATGTACTTCAACATCTCTACGATGGTTGGCACTAGACACCACCCCCGATGACTGCTACCAGCCGGTCGAGACCGATGGCGACTTCCAACACCTTGGCACCCTCGAAATCGGTGCGTTGTGAAATGCTGCACATCTCACGCCAGTGCCCGTTGAAGTCTACTTCAACATCGAAGGTGGCTTCACTATAAGAGGGGAGACGGTCGGAGCGAACGAGACGGGCTTTGTGCCCCGTGATGAGTTCAAGTTCCTTCATCACGCGAGATGTGACCGGGGCGACGTAATCGGCTCCGGTGGTCTTGCTGTAGATGCACTGGAACTCAAGCTGATAGAACTCGAAGAAGCGGAGCCGGGATGCGGATGCACCATCGCTCTCTTCCTTGCGGAAGCTCTTGCCTGACTGCCACACGCAGAGAGGTAGCTTATTGCTACCGCCTTCCTGAGACATCAGATGCTTGGCGTAGATGTAACTGGATGCGGTGGTCTCCGCTCTCATGGCGACACCCTGAGCCGCGATTAGACCCTTGGTTACCCATAGGTCATCCTCGGTGTAGGCTGGGCTGATGTAGTCGGCAGGAGTGAGTAGGGGGCCTTCAACACGTTCGAAACGCCACGCCTTGTTCAGAGTCTGAAGCGGAGCTTTCACAACATGGAAGAGACGATGGATGAGACCATCGCGAAGAGAGATTTCTTGTTCCGTCCAGAATCTAAGCTGGCCGGTGGGGTACAATGCTAAGCTCATACCTCATAATACTACAACTGGAGCGGGATGCGGGACTCGAACCCGCGACATTTTCCTTGGGAAGGAAACGCTCTACCAACTGAGCTAATCCCGCTTAAACACCAAACTTTTTGCAAACGGTCGCTGCGGTGCTGGAAAAGGGAGAGCTTGCAAATCCCGATACCGTTGCAATTCCACCTTCCATAAAATACACTCTGTGCGATGACAGTAAGGTAGTCCATCAAGAGCTACTCCGAGGGCTGATTCACCACACTTAGTACAGTTCATTGGTAGCCTCGTCTCATCCAGCTATTGTATCAAATGGTCGGCAGACTTTGCTGAAGGGCCACCCTGTTCTAGCGATGACCCTTCAGCCCCGGTGCCCACTTCAACTGCCGATGTTCTGACAGGAAGATCAATCTTTCCCTCGCATATCTCCCGCAACGCCTACTCGGTTGCAGCGAGTCGCCTGAGTCCACACCGACCTCCCAGCGAAATTGGTAGCGCATGAGGTAATCGAAACCTCTTCTGGTGCTTGAAAAACACCGGTCCTAACCAATGAACGAATGCGCCATAAAACTGGTGGCCCTGAAGGGAGTTGAACCCTTGTTGTCGGGTTGAGAACCCACTCTCCTGACCGTTGGAGGACAGGGCCAAACTTAACCTTCGTGCTTTTCCATTTCATCTGCTAAACTTCATTGGTCGAAAGCTAGGAGACCCTTTATGCTCTTCCGACTCGGGGTGTACGTGGTAAATAATTCCTTGCTTCTCACATACTTCGCAAATCTCTTCTACCAAAACCTCAGGGCTATCAGTCCTTCCGAGAAGGTGCCCTTCCTTGTTACGTACTGTGTACTTAGCCATGAAGCTCCTTTCAAACTGGAGCCGGGTGGGTGCGGTTACTCGCCGCAAGGAATGTGCATTCCCATTATGCTACCGGCCCACTTTGTATCCTGAACCTACGCTCCTTGATTTCCTTGAGCAAGATTGTCGGACACGAAACTATTTCGAACGTTGGTACCATCACACGCTTTGGCAGGACATCATTTAGTTGGGTCGAGCCCTTGATTAGAGGAGCCTTTACTACGGCGACCTCAGGCTGGAACCATGAGGCTATCGCCTTCATCCACCCCGGCATGATGAATACCGGGAGCCCTGCGAAGAACTGACGACGTGTGAACTTCATTCAATCAACCTCAAAATTGGTGGACGTGAAGGGATTCGAACTCACCCTTCTGCCTCTATGTGCAGCCTGTCTGAAACTCTTATTCCAGACCGCCCGAAACTTTTGACTAATAAAGTGGTGGAGTTAGAGAATTTTGAAATCTCGACCCCCGCATTGCAAATGCGGTGCTCTCCCTCTGAGCTATAACCCCGAAACTTTTGGTGGAGCAACGGGGACTTGAACCCCGCTGAATTCCTCATTGCGAATGAGGTGACCACCCCCGGCAGTCCCTTGCCCCAAATCTGTTTCTTGCGACGGACAGCATCTTTCCATGCTGCCTCTTCGTCCTTGCCCTTACCTAGCACGCGATAGCTGTGAGGGCTGCTATATGTTCCGCTGCTGGTTCCAACTCTCGAACTTGAAACTCATCATTAATAAACTTGGGCGGTACGCGCAATGTGAATACGAGCACGATACGCTTCCCGCCTTTCAGTCCACCAGAGCGTCGTATAGGAAAGGCAGGAATCGAACCTGCGACTTTTAGGCTCTACCACTGAGCTACATCCCGACTCTGGTAACTTCAAACTCTCCTGCTTTGGTACACCCGGAGGGAATTAAACCCCCGACCCTCTCCACGTCAAGGAGACGCTCTATCTCTGAGCTACGGGTGTAGATTCAATCAGCTTACTCCAACCTTCAGCCATTTCAGGACTCACTGAAACCGTGCTGCAACATTTGAAACTGGCGGAGACGGCGGGATTTTCACCCACACCAGAGCCGCAACAAGGCCCCGTTCTAATGATGCTCACGTTCGTATACAAACGCCACACCTTGACACTACATCTCACACTTGGCGGGGATGACGGGGTTCGAACCCGCGACTTTTCGCTCGACAGGCGAATACTCTGACCGACTGAGTTACATCCCCAAACATTAGTACAAAATTCCTCGATATTCATTAGCCAATTCCTGACGGAGACGGATAGTCTTCACGATGGCAGGTATGGTCTCTTCCTTCATCACTCGCTCAAACTCACGAATGCCTTCCTGCTCTTCTGCTGTCAACTTACGCCAACCGTTTGCTTCAAAGTCAACCATGTGCTTCCTCTCGACAACGCTTCACATTCAAGTCAGAAAGCGTTGCATGACTCGCGATGAGGAACCCGATAGGGTCGTCACCGCCGCCAATCGTTCCATTGGTGAGTTCAACTAGGTACTTGACTACTCGCTGCTCATCCGGTGTGTACGGCTTCTCATCGAAGTTCCGCATGTCCGGTGTAAACGCTTGACACATACTTGTTTCCTCATCAAAAATCCAGTAACTGTTGCCACTTCTCCGCCCTCTCCTCTGATACTGCGATAAGTGCGGTATTGTTCCTTACATCCTCTTGATTAAATACATAAGCCGTATCTGTGTACAGGTCGTAAGCCACAATAAAGTCAAATTCATTTTCCGTGTACCGACGAGTGTTGTGCCTCCCATCCGAAATTCGAAGTGAGATAAAAGGTAGCCCTTTTCTAGCCTCACGCGCCCACCTCACTTGTACCTTCATAGTTCTACCTTGTGCATTCTCTACTACCCAATCGGTCTTATCACCATCAAACGGGGAACCGTAGGGGGTCAGACCATGAAGAGCCAACCGAAATAGAATTGCAGATTCAGCTATTCTCCCCTTACGAGATTTTGTAAGTTCCTGCCCGTCAACTACATTAGAAAACTTTGACCTATCCCCCCGAATCTTACGCGCAATACCTTTCGTAGAGGGGGGTTTGCGAGTGCTCTTTTCTTGCTCCGATAGAGGGTAACCTCTCAACCATAAGGAGCAACTACTCTGAGATACACCTAACTGTTTAGAAATAACTTCCAATGAGAGACGGTGTTCAACACGTAACCTGATTGCTTCTTCTTTCTCTTTCTTTTTAGCCATTATCGAACCCTTATATGTATCAGAAGTGACTTACATATAAGGGTTCTGTAGTTGAAAAAATGGCGGTGCTGAAGGGAGTTCAACCCTCATAAGCTCCCTCGACAGGGGAGTTCATTGGCATTATGATACAGCACCAAACTTCGCGTGGCACCAGCGGTGTTAGCTCACCGGCTGACGACGAAACTGTGTCCGTACCACGAGTTCAAACTGTGTTCCGCAGCTTTACTTCTATCTGCAAGCCTATTGCCGACACGCGCCTGATATGCGGTGTGCGCTAGTGCTACCCCAAACTTGGTGGACGTGTCGTGCCGCTTACGCTGCCATTTAGAGACGTGCAGTGTCTTTTAGAGAGCCAGTGAGCCGGATTGTGTCACCGTTACCGGGAACTTTCCAGTTTTCCATCCTCTTCTAAACTGGTGGACAATAAGGGGCTCGAACCCTTGACCTTTTCCATGCCATGGAAACGCTCTCCCAACTGAGCTAATCGCCCTTTGAAACTTGGAGCACCGAGGGAGAATCGAACTCCCGCATTAACAGGGTTGCAATCTGTCGCCTTACCGTCTTGGCTATCGGTGCATGAATCTAAACTTGCGGTTTAGGTTATCCTCCCGCACCATTACCCTAGAACCGTACCCGCCTTTGTGCGTCAGTATTGGGATGGCTTGAACTTGGAGCGGGATAGGGGACTTGAACCCCTGACTTCAACTTGGAAGGATGACGTGTTACCACTACACTAATCCCGCAGCCCGGTGCTCTCCCCGGCGTCACACCACTGGACTCAGCTTCGGAGCATATCCGCTTGCCTACACCACACTCACATGTGGAACGTCCTTGGACAGGTGTCGTCCATCTTATTTGAGTGCCGATGGGGTTCGAACCCATGACTTCTTCCATCCGCTAACTGCTCGGGTAGGCCGTCCTCTACCGCCCCGATGGCAAACATCGCATCGGCGTTCACTGAGGTACGAGCACTCAAAACTTTACTGCACCAGAGACTTCTATAACCGGGGTTCTGTTCCCCACCTTTCGGTGGTTCGACAATCATTCGTCTCGACGTTGTGTTACCACAACGCTCTAGCCCTCAACCCGCCGATTCATAACGGTACGAACAGCACCTGTCGGCCTATTTGAAGTTGCATCACCTAGAAGTTTACCGCGTTTCACTCCTCACTGAAGAGGCTCGTCTCTGTGGCACTTGTCGTCAGTGATGTTCCACTGCGTGGGCGTTACCCACTAGGTTGTTCTATGATGCCCCGAATTTCCTCGAAGTGAGTATTGCGCTCACGTCGCGATTGTCCGAAGTCTCTGGTGCAATCTTTTCAACTATTGGATTCCATTGTATTAGCTAACTTAGGAGAAGCAATGGAATCCAAGCTGTGTTCTAAATGTAACACCAACCATCCCGCCTCAAAGGAGTATTTTGGGGTTCGTACCAGAAGGAATAAGAATGGTACTACTATAACCCTTAATTCATGGTGTAGAAAATGTACCAACCACTCCTCAAACAATTATAACAAAAACCACAATTCCACCGAGTTGCTACAAGCAAAGACGGGCTTCATCCCCTTTGTGCACCCAATTTGCAAATCTGGGACGTTGCAACGTGGACGTTACCACATTTAGAGCGTTTTTGGTGGAGCCGAGGGGATTCGAACCCCTGTTGACACGGTGCAAGCGTGTTGTCCTCCCACTGAACGACGACCCCAAAATTCAAACCTAAATTGTCAAATACCTATACATCATCGAGTCACTGAGACTCTAAACTTTTGGAGCGGGATGAGGGATTCGAACCCTCGACCTCTTCCTTGGCAAGGAAGCGTTCTACCACTGAACTAATCCCGCATACATCTGAACATCTAATACTGCGAATCTTGGTGCGGAGGGTGGGACTCGAACCCACGATAGTCGTCTTGTAAGGGCGATGATTTAGCCGCTAATCTACCCCCGCATTTGTTGCCACCAAATAAGAAAGCCACCCGGTTAGGGTGGCCTCGGTTGGTTTGGATTCTAACTTAGTTAGTTTCCACCACCCAAGGCCAGCATCTCGCCTCCCGCGCAATCTTCAGCGGCGGCTGCGACACGCACGACGCCGACCGCTACTGCGGGGGCTACGGCTACGGTCGAGTTGGAGCGAGTGCTGTTCATGTGAAAATGTCCTCTTGAATAAGATACTACAAATTGGGAAAACTGCAACAACTATTTTTCGAATTTCTTCAATTAGCTTTGTGGGTCAGTCCGGGTTGCTACCGTTCCCTGAGTCTTTCGTCGGCTTGAGGGGTTTGCTGTCCCCGGTGCCCTGACAGTGCCAGCTTCTACTTCCACAAAGGGTTTCCGGGGCCTTACTCCACATCGACCCCGTAAGTCTGATACCTCGAAGCTGTAGCTTGCTAAGCCAATGTGGTATGAACCTATAATACACGGTTGTCAGAAAAACGCTACACTTTTCTTTTCTGATACTGCACACCGGCTGCGACGAAGAGCAAACCAGTGCCCATCAGCCACAGGCTTCCCGGCTCAGGAGTGGGGGCAAGGGGCGACGAGGGGATGAGCGTGGGCGGTGAGGACAGTGCAGTGAACAGCACAGGCGTCAGGGGCGTGTCCGGAGGCGTGTCCGGCGTAGTGTCGGTTACCACATCAGGGGTGACAGGCGGAGGCTCGACCGGGGTCAGGGCCAACTCAATGGTGGGCGGCGAGACCGTATCCAGTTGAATCTCTGGCGGGGTCACATCGAGAATAGTAGCTTGGCAAGCGAACTCTACCTTAGCTACAGCTTCCTGAGTCGTCATCTTGTACTTTGGTCTAACGACCTTGGGATTGGGCTTCCAGTTGGGGTGGGCGATACGCCACTTCGCCCAAGCGTCTGCCGTGGTCTTACTCACACGGTTCTTCACCTTGGTCACGGTCGTGGTCGGGATGAACTTGCTGCATGTCGGGGCGGCAATGGCGGCTCCTACCACTGCTGCACCAATCCAGAGTAGGGGTAGAGCCTTCCACGTCCGGCGTCTCTTCAGTTTACGTCCGTACCTATCAAATGTCATCAGTCAGACTCCTGTCCGGGTGAGTGTACTACATCTTCAGCAAATAAGGTAGAGTAGTCGAAGTGGCAGATACCAACTGCTTACTCCGGGGTTTAGCGGTCTCGTATGGTTCAATCAACGTCAGGTATTTGGCAACGGCTTGTCGTAGCCCGATGAACGCCTCATAGGCTTCCAGTGCAGCCTCGCACCCTTTACATGAGCCAGTGATGGCTCCCCGACCATGAGCAGGGTTGTACTTGGTGTGCTTGGAGCACTTCAAGGTGGGCTTGCTACGGCTGAGGGTCTTGAGATGACCCTTCATGGTCTCGTCAAAGCGAGGTTTTAGCATGTTACCTCCAGTATACCGTCGTCGGTCGTAGTTTGGTCAGTGTTGTTTTCCATGCAGTCACAGCCTTCCGAGCAGAGTTGAAGGCAGAACGAATCTACCATAGTCCGAACATCAGCAGCGTTTGTGCATAACCGGCTGTGGGTTCCATCGCCCAAGTTGAAGCCATCCGGTGCGGAGACCTCGTAGTCGCCTACACTACCCTCCAGTCGAAAGCCTCGTGCTTCGACCCACTCACCGAGGGTTTGACGGAAGGGGTTAGAGTTGACGACTCGGGGAGTCTCCCCTTTCTTGGTGTAATACTTCACCTTAGCCGCCCATTTCTTGCGGAGGGTGATGGCACGCTTCTCCCGCGTCAGTGCAGCCTTGAGCATCTTCTGAGCGTGAGTAAGCTTCAGGTCAACCGGCTTCTTCCTCGACTTCTTCTCCACTCGTTCGAGGGGAAGGTCGTTGGCCCAAGCATGGACTTCACGATAGCTGCCGACACGGCTGTAGCGGGAGTTCCCACGCATCTTATCATGGTTCATCCCACGGGTGTGGGCAAGCTCATGAGCAATGACATGACCAAGTTCCACCTTGTCCGGGGTATGCTTGCTGAGTCGGATGTTCATCCAGTTTGAGTTGAGGTAGGCACAGCCGGAGCTATATGAGGAACCAGCACGTCGGGTGTAGGTGACCTTCACCTTCAGGGCCGGGGCTCCACGCTTGCACAGGTCGGGACGCTCATCCTTCAGTTCATGTGCAATGAACGCCCGGATGTGGTCTGACCGCCAATGAGTCTTGTTGTTGAACGTTATCTTCATACCCTCTATTATACAGGAGGGTACAGCGCAAAGTGCTGAAACCATGAGGTTTCAGGGAGGTTTCAGGGAGGTTTCACCAAGTTCCCGGCGACAAGTCCTTTGATTTCAGTAAATTTTTTCTTTGAAAATAGTGCTTGACATGTGGAAAACCATTTTGGCGGCTACTCGGTCTCGGAGTAGGTTTCTTCCATGTCGTAGCACTCGTCATAGAGGCGGAGCCTGAGGATGCCGGGGGCTGGGTGACTGGCAAAAATGTCCGCACCTTCCATCATCTCAAACTCCCGCTCAGAGAGGGTGACCTCACCACCGAAGCGTTGAACGAAGACAGCCACTAGACGAAGCAGTTGTTCTTCACGAAGTTCCTGCGGGTTGACAATCTCAAGGTTCTCTTCCATGGTGTATTCCTCTGCTAATGAGTCAGGAAAACAAAAAGACCGGCACGGTTGCGACGTGCCGGTCTCCATTTTGTTCAACTACACTTAGACGAGAGTAAGCTTCCTGATGCCGTCCGCTGCCTGAGCCGCACGAGCGGTGTCAGTAGGTGCAGCGATAACCAACGAAGGAATATCGCACTCAACGAGTTTAATCTGACTGGCGGGAGTGAGGGTGACCTTATTACCGTCCTTCTTCATAACTCCTACCTGAGCATATTGAACTAGAAGCTGCTGAATAACAGCCTCCACCTTATCCTCAGGTATAGTGAACTGCTGCTCAACTACGCCGCCGTCCACCTTGGTGATGTAAAAAACTAAGTTAGTTTCCATGTAACCCTTTCCTTTTGGGGTTTCCCAGACTGAACTCATCATGACTAGACAAGAAGGCATCCACCTCATCTATAGGGAGCTTCTTGGTCACGTTACCGTCTGTAACAAATTTAAAGCGTTTACCATACTGTGAGTTATTACTACCGTTTGCGTTTTCTGCTCGAATCTTTCTAAGGATAGTTGTCACCACCCTCCCTTTGTTCTTTAGGGAGATAGATTTCTTAGCCTCATCAGTGTGGGTCTTTCCAAAGAAAGGATTTGTCTCACCGGGATGGCTAGAAAATGGCACCAAAGCAAATCTACGGGGGTCTTTGAATAGTCAGATAATTAGTAGGTCAAAGTTGTTCACTGAACCCCCCTCTACATAAAACTACACACACCTCCAGCGCAAGCTACCGTGTCCTGAATCTTGGTGTTGTCTTCTTCTTCGATGAGGTCTTTGTAGTCTACATCGACGTACTCACGCTGAAGGTCGCACCAATACTTCCAGTTGTGAACTTCCTTCAGGCAGTAACTCATGAGCTTACGGTCGCCCTCGAAGTAGCGGTCAGAGAACTGATGAGCACGACGAATCCAGTCACGCTTCACAGCACACTTGAAGACTTCCTCACGTTCAGCCATCTCGATTTCCGTGGGGTGAATCTCATTACCGTTATCGTCAACAACTGCCACCGGTTCCGGGCACTCCAGCTTGTTGACACCGTTCACGTAGTCGCAAGCCAACCATAGGTTGTTATCGAACGCCGCGAGGCCATCGACAATAAGACCCGAAGCCATCAAGCTTCCGTCGCCATACAGCTTGACGATTTCAGCCGGGGTGTGAATGGCACTGAAGGGAGCCTGAGGATAATCAAGGTCACCCGTGCTAGAAAGCAAGGACACACCCGCGAAATCCTGACGGTGCTCGTAGATGTAGGCTTCAACCTCGTCCCATTCATCAGGGCGGACGTTGATGGTGTTCGACACGTTGTGACGAAGATAGGGTTGTGTGCAAAGCTCAGCATTGCGGCCAGCTTCCACCCAGTTGTTCTGCGTCAAACGTACATGCTCAAGCAGCTTGATGGCGGTCATATCCTTGCGGGTACGAGCACCTTCAGCCGTCTCGATACAAAATGCAATCACCGAGTCGGTGCCATTCTTCGACCACACGCTCTTCTCCACCGCACGCGGGTTCTTCTCAGCCAAGAACTGGTATGGAGCTTCCAGCATGTTGGCTTGAACGCGGCGGATGTAACGCTTGGAGTGGTGAGCGTGAATACCGCTCGATGTGCCGAGGATGCAGGACGTGGTTCCGGCTGGCTTCACGCAAGTGCAACGTGCTGCCTGACGGATACCAATCTTCGCCGCGATTTCCTTGTTGGTGGCGACAACAAGCTGTGCCATCTCACGCTGAATTTTAGGGTCGAAGAGAATCTCCGGCGAGTCCATCATGCCGGTGATGCTGACACCCAGAAGGGCCTCACGGTCGGCGATGTTCTTGGTAGTCTGACCAAGGTATTCGAAGTCGGTGTAGCCAGCCTGTGCCGTGCCGATGATGGCAGCAGCCCTAGCAGCGATAGCGAAGTCTTCCTTGGTCTTGCACTTCTTGCCATTGATTTCGCAGAGATTGCAGAACGCCCATCCGCTGAGACCAGTGGTGACATCGACCGGGTACATGCCAATTTCAACACACTGACCCGTAACCAAACCATTTGCTATGACGGTGTTGGAAGTGTATTGAGTAAGGCAGTACACATCGGACACACCACAAGGTGTGATGGATTTTACTTTGGTAATGAATCGTTCCGGTTTACGACAATTTGTCCCACAGTACCCCATCAGAGACTGAAGGATATCCTTCTTGCGACCGAAACACCCTACGACCTCGTATGCCCTAATACTATTAGGTCGATTCAAAATGAGTTCGAAGTTGTCTTTGGTAGCATAGAGTTTAGAGCCACCGCGCCCATCGGGAAGAAGGGTTCGCCCCGCCTTTCTACGCGGAGTTACCCTCGAAACCACCGCGAACATCGCGAACAACCTCTGCACCTCTACCAGCAGGGCTTCATTGCTCTGGTTAAGTCGCCAAGAGAAAGTAGGTACTTTTTTGTGGTCACTCAGATTCAAGCCACCGTCTGCAAACATAAGTCCTTGTAGGTAACCCACCACCATCTCCCGACACCCACGCCATACACACTCAGGAATATTATCCTTGATCGTCGCCGGGTCTTCGATGTTCAAGTTCTCCCTCAAGAACCGATAGAGACGCAGTCCGCCTATCCTGCGTTTGTCCTCCCCCTGCTTCACCCAATCCAACTGGGTATACTCACGGACACCATTGGCGTTGCTAGGAACCTGTTCGATAAGCGAGTGAATGTACTCCTTTACCGTGTCTAAGACATCGAAGTCAGCTTTCCACACGTCCACGAAGGCTTGATGACCACTGACGAAGCCGTCCCCGGTGATAAGTCCGAGTACCAAACCTGCGGCGAACGAGCCGTCCTTACCAAAGGGGAGTTCCGCCGAGGGGAGTAGGAGTGTATCTCCGGGTACCAGAGAGCTTAGCTTCAGCCTCCCCCGTAAGGTCGGAAATTCGTGGTTCTCGGTGACCCTGAGGGTGTGGCCATGCTCAGTGTTCAACTGAAACAAGGGGGCCTGAGTTTGGGTAAGTTTGACCTTTGATGCCGAGGACAGTTGAATCCCCTTGCGATTGAGGTCAAGCTCATCGGACTTACCTGCACGGGAATCATAAGCTACCTGATTAGGTTGACCTGTATGGAACATATCAATCAGCCGTTCCATCCCATTTATGGTGGAGATTCTTTCCTCAGGATGAAAACAAGGATTAAACATCATCTCAGTGGAGTCCGACCACACAAAGCCCGGTTCCCCAAACTGCTTAACCCACCCCATTAGTCCATGAAAGTCTTCACGGCTGGTTGCGCTACGCACGAGCATCGCGGAGTTGTTGGAACGGCCACGCTGCGGGTTGGTGTAGTACCAGTCGCCAATTTTGGCACGTGCCATCAAATCATCGTCCGGCGAGAAGATGCAGATGGTCGCTGAGCGACGGACGCCACCTGAGAGCACGGCATCGCTGGCGTGCATCACAACGTCGTAGGCGTCGATGGAACGGAGACGAGCCTGTCCATCAGCCAAGCAGCGGTCGAGGAGTCCACGGATGGCTTCCAGTGACTTAGCCAGTGGTTCGGGGCCGGGTGCCTTACCTACACCGGACGAAAGCTTGGAGCCCTTCGGACGGATGAGGCTGTAATTGAACTTGATGTTCGCACCCGCACACTCCGGGTAATCCGGGTGAGGGAAGTACGTGGCAAGCAGGTTGCCGAGAGCATCAGCCCATCCCTCGATGTCATCGGGGATGTAGAACTCAACTTCACGCTGTGGGACGCCCAACTGACGGCCTTCGAGGAAGTCAGGCAGTTTGGCAACGTGGTGCTTCTGAACGGAGAACCCTACACCAGAGCCACACAGCAATAACCATAGGGATTCTTGGAAGAAGCGGAGACGGTCGCAGTAGGAGACAGTGCAATTGTAAACACGAGCGTGCTTGCGGAGCACGGGTGTACCAGCATACTGGAGAGCCCGTTGGCTCCCAAGTACCCGCTTGGCTTTGGATTGTTCGAATGCCCAGTTCAGTTCCTCGGCAATTTGTGGATAGCGACTCAGGTGCATGTTGAGCACACGATCATTTGATTCTGACCATGTATCGCGTCGTTTTAGCTCAGGGTTGTAACGGGCATACTTCGAATGGAACGTGTAAGATTGCAGGGCCTTAATTGACATCGGCGTAGCGTTTTCCTTTGATTTGTATCTTGTGTTGTCGCGAGTTCTGTGACTCGCTGGTATCTAGGAACCAGATATTGGCAGACTGGTTTCACAGGTGATTTATCTCAATTTCCAGTTCTCACAGTAAGACTGGGTAAATCGTGAGTTGTAAAAATGAGTTTTACCATTGTTATTGGGATTTAAATTTACTTAGATAGCTTAGGTGTTCTGGTGAGACGCCATACTTCTCAATACGCGATTGATTCCCTTTCTTCACTTAGGTATTTCGAACGGGATAAAGGAACAGTTATCCATAATCCGACGCCACACCGGCTCCCCGGTGAGGTTAATGGTCTCGTCGTCGGTCTTGTACAGGAACGCTTCGAACTCTTCCATGGTGCGGTAGTTCGTCGTGATGATGAGTTGCCCCATCGCAGCGTCCATCGCTTGTACAAGGTCGAACAGCTTGTTGGCCTTGTACTGAGTCAGCTTGGACTTGTCCAACTCTTCGATACAGAGCACAGGACGCCTACCTTCTGCTGCCGCGTCCTGAATCAACTGGGCGGTTACCGTAGGTGGTGGAGCCTCCCGGTCGTTCTGGTAGGCGAGGTATTGACCGATAAGGTTATCCCAGTTGACGTAGCGAATCCAGAGAGACCTGTCCCACTTCTGGTAAACTCCGTTCTTGTAGAACCATGTATCCCAATCACGCTCGATAGCATTACGCACCAGAGCAGCAGCAAGAGTAGTCTTCGAGGTACCCGGCTCACCATACAGGAAGTAACCCTTATTCCTGTTCTCCACTTTGGAGAGATGTTCGATAAGAGACCTCTGACGTTCAAGGGGGAGCTTGCTGTTGGTTGAGGGTTGTATCGTGTAGAGATTGCACCGCTGATAGCGGAGGGGGAGAATTGATTCAATCCGCTTCTTCTTCCACTTCAGTTCGATGCAGTCGCAGGGGAAGTCATCCTTGTCGATTGCGACCATACCTACCCCGTCACAGAGAGGGCAGATATGGTCGCCAAACATAACAGCGTCGTGGACGTGAGCTTTCCAGTGGGTCTTGTCAATCATATGATTTCCTTAGGCTGGTACTTCGAGGGTTCAGCAGGGGCTGAGGGCACTTCCACCTTAGGTCTACGCTTGTAGGTCCTGTGCTTCTCAGGAGTCCAGCCGATAGGCGTATTCTCGTTGAGCAGGTTGACGAACTTGATACGGTTCATAGAAGCGGGGGTGATAGGTTCCTTACGGAAATATTCCCGGTCGGAGTAGTCCAAATGATAAATAATGCAGTTACGCAAACGCTCACCGGATACTCCAAACTTAGTCTCATGCCAATCACGAATGTCATCCAGACCGGCATAACCCCCTTCGTTTTCCTCGTCGGACTCATCTACAGAAGAATTCGCTAATACGAACTTAACTCTCTCCGCACGACGGTTCTTTTCGGTGTACCACGCTTGCTTCTTAGTCGAAGACCACCCAGACATATCGGGCTCCGACTCAAAGTATGAATCAGGCATGTCTCCAACGGTCTTAAGTTTGGTCTGAACAGGGGCTTTAGGGACGGCGACAGGTAAGCTAGGCTTACCCCCCGTTTCGTCCGTTTCGCTCGTCTCTAACGTATCTTCCTTCTCTTCCTTCTCATTAATGGAGCATGGCTGTACGTCATCTGTACGTCGCTTGAACGTCACGTCAACGTCATCTGTACGTCGATTGGACGTCACTTCAACGTCAACGTCATATTTTGGGTGACGCCAATCTGTTGTTTCTTTTGCGTTTACCACGTAGTCAGTTCGCGTCAAGTCCTGCACAATTAGCTTGTCAATTACGTATGCATGGGTGGTTTTGTTGATAGCAAATCGCTTGAAGTAGCCCTGTTTTTCCAACTTCAAAACATGCCTCTGAAGCTTGCGAAGGGGTACATCGGGGTCGCGACCGGCCCTGTCCCACATCATGGTGACGGAACCAATCCACACACCCGCAGGGCATTTTCCACTATTCATAATGGCTCGTGCGTTACCACACAGCCAGTCGTGAATGGCAACGTCAAGCCACCCTAGTGCTCCTACTTCCATGTGTTCATATATGCCTCTCCGACGACGGTAGAAGCCCTTATCGTTTGCCACTTTACCTACTCCAATTCTCGGAGTCAATTGACACCGTTGTGTTGAGCGACTGCTCAATGTCTTCGAGCGACAGGCTGTCATTCATGTTGCGGTCGCGGTCTAACTTCACAGCCACGCCCCCTACGTCGTCATATAGCAGCCCAGTCTTCGGGTTGACGGTTAGTACCGTTCGGTTGAAAATCATGTCGTTGCGACCCTTCATGCAGTTGACCAACATCCTCTTGCTATCACCATTCTCATATTGGTCACCTTCCATCCACACGGACATAATGCAGTCCATGTCTTGGGCCGCTTGAGTAAACCACTCGACGGCACCCAGACTCTCGTAGATGCCAAAGTTGTCACCCTCACGCTTGGCGGCTTCATCGTGTCCCTTCTTATTCGCTTGTAACGGGGTGATGATGACGAGTCCACTCTTGTCACCTTCAAGTCCATCGAGAGACAGCATTTGAGCGTCACGGAGGTCTTTCTTGTACTTCTCCATGTCGCTTTCCTTTTTATTCCCACCGCTGGTATCAAGGTGACCGAAGTAGTCGATGGCAAGCACATCGTAGTCAAACTTCTTATTAGTCTCCTTCGCCTTATCCTTGAGTTCTTCCCAACTCCGGCAACCCTCAACCACGAGCTTACCGGGCAGGGTAGTCCCTTCTGCAAGGTCTTTCATGATGATTTGCATTGTGTTGAAAGATTCGAACGTGTTGGAGTTACCATTCCGCATCCAGTCAGCACGACTCACGATAGGAGCATCCGGGCACACCTTGTTATGGTGCAACCAGATGAACTGCATGAACGCATTTTCAACACTACTTTCACGAGGGCACAGCAATACGTTAGCCCCATTGCAAACCATGTTGTACAACAGTGTGTTCAGCAGGAGTGACTTGCCATGATGAGTGTAACCAAGGATGCCAATCCAGCGATTGGCCTGTCTTCGTCCGATGAGGGTCTTCTCGTCAATAGCCTTGATGCCAGTGAGCACACGTCGGGTATCACCAATCATGAAGCTATTGACGTATTCCTTCATGTGGGACATGTTCTCGCGAAGTTCCCCCCCCATTTGTGGTGGCTTCTTTATCACGAGCCGAGACTCTTCCTCACGAATGTAATTCTTCGCGGCCACAGGTCCACGTTCCTTAGTGTAGGGACACGCGAAACTACCAAGAGTTATCTTCGATGCCTGACTGTATATTTTTGTTAGCTTGGAAGTGTATGCCTTCTGGTACACATCCTCAATCAGACCGGAGGCCCCAAGCTCCTTTTCGTCGGTGTCGTCCTGAATCTCTTCGAGTTGGAGCCTATACCCATCGGTCTTCTCGTATGCGGAGTTCTGCTTCGCGTTGCGAACGAGATACTCAATGACTGAGGTTATATTCTCAGGGCATCGACCATATTCAGTTGAGTAGAGGATTACAGCTTCAAGCGCCTTGGTGAGATGGTCATCGACCAGTGCTTCGTTGGCGAACGCTAGATACTTACGGTTCGCCATGAGCAGGTCATAGGGATTTTCACGTATGAGGGCTTTAACTAAGTGACCGATGTCATCCATTGGTCACCATACATGGAATAGATATTTGGGTGAAAATGTGCATCCCCATTCTTTCTCCCCACCATTAGAAAAGGGGTAGGAGGTGATGGGGTAACCTCCTACCATTAGTTGTTTCGCTGGGTGTACGTTTCCCAGATGCAGACTAATACCCCCTGCACGTAATTTCCGGCGTATTAGATAAGTACGGAGGTCTGTCTGCCGGTGATTCTCAGTAAACGGGCTTTTGCTCACGGGGTGTATGACACAGGTCGAACAAGTAGAAGTCAAGCTTCTGAAGTATACCTTCCAGTTCAAGCGACTGCGGTGGCGGCAGGAGTTCGCCATAAAGTTTCCACCCAAGTCAACCCCACAACGCATAATACTGGCTCATGCCCTTTTAGAGGTGTCAGGAATCCAACCGAAGACCTTAGATGAGGCAATTAAGGTGATGGAAGCTGTACCTATGGCAATTGTGGAGCGGGTCTTCCGTATCTGGAAGGGTACGTTTCCCCCGGCCCGGTACTTTACCTCATCTCAACTATATGTAGCCCCTGAACCGCTGAGTTATATCAAGAAGCTGAGTGACGATATGGAGAAGGACGAGTCAGATCATGACCGGAATATCCGGTCGGCGGAGTCTAAGTTTGGCTCTCAGCAATTGAAGGAGACGCGGGAACTTGAACAGAAAATTCTCGCAGGAGCCCAGCGTAAGGAAGGGGGTTACCGTGGTGCCATCATTGCAACCAACGATGGGGAAGATGGGATATGACCAAGCTTAGAGCATCAACCAAGCGAGAGGTCCCATCTGGTGTAGACCTTCTGCGCCAAATTAATGAGGGGTCTATCCAGAAAGCTCCAAATGAGCACCTAGATGCCGTCAAGCATATCATCACGGATAACTGTGATGAGCTAATTGAGATTGGGGCACGCATTCGACCTCTAATGGTGGATGAGCAAAGGATTGGATGGGTTAGGGGGTTTCACAACACCGAACGCAAGCGTCTATCTCGATGGGTTCATAACCCGAATGACTTCCTCATCTCTACGCTCACGTTGGCTACCTCCCTGAAACGAGAGGAGATTGAGGAATTCTCCGCTCTCGAAATGCACAACATGGTGCATCTGGTTCAGAAAATGACGGAGTACGATGTGTCCCTCTTCCCCTATCTCAGTGCCTTCACCACCACCATGGCGTCAGAGAACCTATGGCATGGGCACGGAACCCAACTAACCTCATTTGAAAACAGGGAGATAGAGATGCCTGATGGTGCGGTGATGAAGATTATCACCCCCTCGGAGCACGCCCGGTTGTGGGCAACCCTCTGCGTCTACCGGGAACAAGCGAAGGTGCGTTTGGATGCTAACTGGAACGCGGTGCTGCAAGTCCGCCCTATGGCTGGTAAGAGTGTAGACCCACTGGCAAACGACCTTAAGGTTCTTAGTAAGCAACTGGCAACTGACAGCCTTTATTTATGGGAGAACGTTGTAAAGTTCCGTCCTAGCAGGGAGTTAGACGACGGTTGGGCTCACCCTGAAAATATGGAAACCCGCGAAGGTATGCTTAAGGAGCTTCATGGGATGATGGCTGGCGACCGACATGAACAAGTTATGGCAGCATTTGAGAAACAGCAGATAGATGCAGCGGAGAAACAAAAGCACGCTCTAACCATCCCGGCTCGTGAGCTAGGTATAAATGAAGAGAAGGTTGTTTGGATTCAATCAGAAGAAGAAATTCGTCGGCGGGAATATGACCTGAAGAAAGGTAGAGTACGACCCAAGCCGATTAACCGTAACAAATTGGAAGTGGAGAAAGACCCTGTTGAGATGATGAAACGCTACAAGTGATTTCACGTTTATCAACTGGGAACTTCAAGTTAGGAGGACTATTATGAGACAAGACTAACCCTTCCGGTAGGGACGCCAGTCACCCTGTCCTAGCGAGTCGAGAGGCCACATAAGGGGGTTTTCTCCGTAAAGGGTCTTCATCGCTTTGAGTTGCTCAGGTCCCATGTTCAGCATTTCGGTAAGAACCAGACCTTCTCTTCTCCGGTTCATGCATTCAGCTAAACGTACCGCAGGAGGACGAGTATCCCTAGGTTCAGCAGGGCTTTTAAAAATAAACCTCTGTGCAATACCTATCAATAAGCTTATGAGGGTGACAATCTCGAAGTTCCAACCCCGTACCATGAAGTCACAGACAACATTATTCCCCTCATTATAGGAGCCACACCAGCCATAGAAAACAAAGGACAGGATCACCAAGAAAACCATGTATCCGGGGGTATAAATCATGGTGAAAATAAGTAGAGTTACTAGCCCTGAATATATCAAGGAATTAGCACTTACAGGGTCGCCGCTGAAATAGAGGTATAGAGGATAGCTGATGACAATGACCGCGAAAAAACAGAACAGGAAAATGAGTTTCAGCAAATCCATTGCCCAACGAAGGGGGGCAGTCGCGATTGATATGCCTTCTAATGCCTTTTCTTCGATAGTCATATGCACAGTATACCAATAGCATCATAGAACTGAACCACAGTTTGAAATAAAAATCTACCTTTAGGAAAACAAAGGACTTATGCAAGATACCACTATTTATAAACTCCCTCCAGAACGTATTGACACCCCAGATACTCCTAATGTCCCCTCAGATGGGGGCTCCTTGAATCTACCTGAAACACCTACACCCACGGCTGAAGCGACGTCCGCTCCAGCAACCATTGAAGACATTATTGCAGGTCTACGGGGTTTCGGCATTGAGGAGAACGAGGAGATATTGACATTCCGAAGTAGTAATGGCAGGACTATCCGGCTTCGGATTACTAACATGCCCACTGACGAGGAAATCAGGGCGCTCATCGCGGCGGAAGAGTATAAGGGTTACGCATGGGTTCAACGCATTCGCGTTGAAATTTTATCCCACTCTATTTCGTGGATCGATGGAGTAGACATCCGCACACTTCGCAGCAAGGGAACTCCCATCAAGGATGCGGATGGGATGTTTCGTGACATTCAGATTGTGCTTCGTAATATTATCATGGGTTGGGGTCAGGAGTTAGTTATGACCCTATGGAAGATTGCCATGGTTCACTCCGACAAAATCGAAAAGCGGTATCAATCTGAGTTTCCTGATTCTACCTTGATGACCGATGTAGAACGTCGCTTCATGGAAAATGTACTCAAGGAAATTGAGGACTCCAACAAGGACATCATCGTAGATTCTATGCAGCAGATGCTTGATCTTGAAAAGGAAGATAACTAATGGCGGTTCCTCCCCAAGGCGCTGTGCCCCCCGGTTTTCAAGACTCGGTGGACGCTCTACGCGGCGATGTAAGTATCCTATCAGCCGCGATTCAGGGGTTTGCAGCAGGAATGCAGGAGCTTGTCAAGACATCAGGGGATGTGGAGAAGAACACAGGGGACATGGAGGGTAACCTCAGAGGAGCGGTCAACTATATTGATGATATAGCCACCACGATGAAGGAGGTAGCTTCCTTAGCCAAGGGGTTGAATAGTAGTCTTGGCAGTAAGACGTATGGGCAAGCCGTGGAACACTTCAAGAAAATGAAAACTGTGAGTGAGGATATAGTTAAGAACGGCAAAACTAACGCCGCCCAGATGGTCTTTCTCCGCAGGACTATCCACGAGTGTGAACAATCCATAACCAAGCTCAGCGATAAAACAGGCGACATGAATAAGCCTCTCAAAGGCAACCTCCAACTTCTTGGTGAGATTAAGAAGTCGGCGGACGCGATTAATGGTAGCTTTGACCAGTTTGCGAGAAGTGTAGGTAACGTCAAACTCGGAGGTATACATAAGGCGATTTTGTCACTGAATGGTGCTCTCGGAAAATCGAATGGGCGTATGAACAAGGTGGTCGCAACCGCTCAAGCTGCCCATGATGTCAAGAGAGCTAGAGAAGAGAAAACCCAAAATAACAAAGCCACCTTTGCAGCAAAGGTGGATGCGGTGACGCGGAAGGTTGCTAAGCAATACCCTGAACTTATTGGGACTGACGGGCAGATTGACCCTGTCAAACTTTCTGCTCACAAAGCGGCTCGTAATATGGCCACCGATGAATTTGTTGGTCCTGAAGGCTCCCGTATAGATAAGTTCCTCGTCAACCGTATGTTGGGGGGTACGGGTAGACTTGCCAGTAAGGGGTGGGATATGGTGGGGGCTGGCGGGGGTTCAGCCGTAGAAGGTGCCATAGGTGCAGCCGAAGGTGGGGTAGGGGGTATGGAGGCTAAAATGTTAGGCGGGTCTGTAGGGATTGCTGCGGCTGCTGCGATTGCTCTCAAGGATACATTCGACGCTGTTGCCAACCAAAACAAGGAGTATGAGAAAAATCTTGGAAAAGGGGGTATTTTCACGGGGGATCAGACAGGGCTTGAAGCTCTCGGTAATGTGAAAAACAACCTTCGTGCATGGGGTCTTAATCGGTATGGTATCAGCACTGAACGACAGATGAGTGTGGCTCAGACAATGAATGAGTCTGGTCTTAGTATAGCCTCCCTTGCAACCCAAACTAAGGGGAATCAATTACCAAGTGATGTGGGCGACATAGCCACCATCGCTTTCAAGCAGGCACGTGAAATAGGTCTGACTGACGTGGAGGGTACGAAGCAAACTATCAAGATGATGCAGCAATACAAGATGACTCTATCCGGTACTCAGCAGTTCTTCCAGACCATTGGTAAGGATATTCGGGCTGCTGGCTTCTCTACCACCAAATACCTCGAACTCATTGATGATGTATCCAGTCATTTTGACAACATGGGTAAGTCCATTGACACAGTGACCACTGTACTGCGTCTCATGGGTTCTACAGGAACCGATACAGCGGAACAGATGAAGGATAATCTTGAATCCCTCACTGGTAAGGGAGAGAAGACCGACGAGCAGCGCAGCGCACTTCTGATGGGAATGTCGGGTTCCAGCCGCAGTGGTTTTGGGGATGCGATGGACAAACTCGCTCAGCAGTCATCAGATAACTTTGCTAAGACTTTGGACGAAGCTATCACAGAGGTTATGCCCTCTAAGCGAAAAGAGATTCTAGACGGGTTGGACTTGAATGAACCGAAGGATATGGAAGCCGCAGTGAATCGGTTTAGAGGTAACGTGACGGGTGATATGGGGACACAAAAGACAGAGCAATTAGGTGGCGCTCTGAAGCAAGCTCAGATTGCTCGAATGAACGCTGACGCCCTAAAGTCAAGTGATCCTATTGGAGCATCGTTCTTACAGGGAGCTACTACAAGTAACCCCATTCAGAAGATTGTCCAAAACATAGAAGCGTTGTCTCAAGGACTTTCTAAAGGAGGTACATCATTAGGTGCCTTCTTGAAAGACCCATCGTCCCTTAATGTGGATAACGCCGCTGTGGTATCACAGGTTTCTAAAGTGTACGGTTACGACGGTAAGCCTATGGATACTAGGGCGGGAATTAACGAGATAACCTCTTCTTATGTTGACGAGATTCGCAAAGGGTTGTCCCCAGAGGCCACCGCTGGTATGAAGTCAGAGGATATAGATAAGTTTTACTCGGACTTTCTTAAGCAAGCTGGTTATACTCCCATCAAAGGGTTCGCTTTAAAGCAGATTCAAGGAATAGACCCTGACAAACTGGTGAAAGGGATATCCAGTAGTATGGACTCTGGTAAGCTTGCCGACATGCTCGACAAGAACAACCTCGTCAACAAATCTCTTGCATCTCGCCATCTGGAGACAACAACAGCACAGGCTGAGAAAATCGCCGGTATCGCTGAAGCTACCCGAAGCACTGAAGATATCTTGAAGGACATCCGTGGTGCTATCACGTCGGAACTAGGTCGTCCTATCATGGGTATCCTCGACATCATTAACAAAAAATGGGGAGGAGGGGGGGCAGATGAAGCAGCGGCAATAAGAGCTAAGAACGACCCCCTAACTCAGATGGATGAGCAGTTGGTGGATAAAATTATTGAGAAGAACAAGGACTGGAAAGACCCCCAAACCGGGCTAACAGCTACGCAGTTGAAAACACGATGGGATAACGTAAACGATAGAATTCTCTCTGGTACTGGGGATAAGACCGACGATACGATAAGGAAGTATCTTGAGGGGGCATTGCATTCAATGGCAGGGGGGGTCAAGTCTGATTCTAAGCAAATCAGTTTATTCCAGTCACAATCAGGGGGGTATAAATATGACTCAGGGACAGGAGGGTTTTTACCGACAACCCACAACCCTGTCGCGGAGGCTAATGCGAAAGCGGTTTCAGCGCCGTCTCCGCCAGCGGCTGATCTTAAGCGTCTTATCAACGTAGTAAATCACAACACGCAGAACGTTGGTTACGTCAGTATGTCGGCACCTAATGCTACAGACAGCACCCAAACTACGGGGGGAGAGAATGCGTTCAAGCCGTCACCTAACCTATCTCCAACTGCAACCTTAACAGACACTGGAGCTACAGGTAGAGGTAGGTAATTATGGCATCACCAAATATTCCTCAGGCACCCGCATACGGGAGTAAAAACTTTCAAGCCACTGGTATTTGGCCGACGGTGTACACCACCGCGACTAACGTTGGTGTTGATCCGTACTCTTACTACTCACTCATATCTACCGAAGGTGTCCCTACATCCAGTGGATGGGCACAGGGGACGCCAGTAGGTACAAGTGGGCAGAGGGCGCAGGGACCGGCACAGGTGTTACCTACTACTGCTGCGTCTTTGGGACTTCCCTCCTCCGCCGACCCTAACTCCCCCTCTTTTATCGCGGATAATCTAACAGCGGGGGCTAAGGTGTGGAAGCAGGCTCTCTCCGCTAGTAACGGGGATATCGCCAATGCCGCATTTGCATATAAGGGAGCAACGTCAGCCTCCGGTAGAGAATCGGTTAATTCTGCTGTTCAGACGGTAATTCAACAAGTTGGGATGACATCCTCTCCTACAGATAATCTCCCAGATTTGGGTCGCACTGCTGTTGTAGCCAAGCCTCTAACCAACAATGACATTAGCACGGATGCGTATAACGCACTGTTTCCCGATGTTGTGGAGGGTGAAGGGTTATCCGGTATCACGCCATGGTTTCAGGACACAAGTCTTATCACGGGTAACCCCCGTCTTCGCAAAGAAGTGCAGCCGGTCACATTCAAAATATATCTTGAGGACTTTACCCTGTCAGACAAAGGGCGGACGGGGCAACCGATTATATTGCAGTTGAACGCCTCGATGAAGCAGTATAGCCTCGCCATGAAGCATCTCTACCATCAGCAAAAGACTCGCACAGCATTTCATATAACGATGTGGGGAAGTCAGGCTGACATTATATCGGGTCAATGCTCAACCGGTGTGTTTATGAATCAGTTTGGCATCACGGACTACTTCAGCACGTTCAATGTGGATGAGAACTTGAAGCGTCTTGTTGTCAGCGGACTCACGTTGAGCAACAACCCATCCGCCACCATTGACAACAGCACGGTGCTCGGTGAGGGGGGTATTACAGGTGGGGTGGTAAGCGAGTACCGGACGGTGGGCTCTGACTCAAATTTCCAAACCCGTCTCAGTGGATTGAAGGTCACCCAGAGCACAGCCTTCCGCGTTGCGGCTCAAGATGCATTTCAGGAACTCCTCTCCTTGTTCAAGATGAACGGCTCAGTTTGGCTTTGGAACAAAATATACTCACCCCAATCATCATCTGGTGGAACAGTGGTGAATCCGGGTAATACCAGTGAGACACGAGACTGGACAGGTATTGACGCTTGGTCTCCAGCTTTAGGTCTCAGTGCTCAGCAGATGAACGGCAGAAATAACGATGCCTTGACGCGAGGCTCGGTGGTGATGCAATTCCGTAACTTCGTTTATGAGGGGTACTTCAAATCTCTGACATGGACTATGGACGCCAGTAATCCTTTTAGATGGGATTTCTCCTTCACCTTCCAAGTAGAACGCACAGTGGGTAGAGACTACATTCCGGGGCAACCATAATGGCAATTACATCTGAAAACTTCAATCCGGCGACGAACACACAAACCACCAACGTGACTGTGACGGCTCAACCCGATCCTCCGTTTGATACAATCGACGCTGCTCCAACTACTTCCATGATATCGACGCCGGTGTTACCTGCGGTTAACAACCTCAGTGACGCCAGTCTTACAGGCAACCTGCCCATACGTGCTGAGAAGCGGTTTATTCCCAGCAGCATAGACCTAAACGTCATTCAAGCAGTGTTCATCAACGCTTCCGCAACCACGGATGCGAGGGGCAACAGCGTCATGACCTCACATCAAATCACCAACAGGGATTTTTTTGTGACTGGTGCCAACAAAAATCTCACTGATTACGTGAAAATTCGCATCCCACATCGGGGAGTAATACCCACCACAGGGGTGTTTGATCCTACTCAGGATGCGGAGTTCACGTTCCTTATCAACCCCAAAACCATCGAGGTGAGTAAGCAGACAGTGGATACTCAGGCGGTTACACGAGGAGGCTGGCAGTTCGGTGTGTGGGGGGAGGACGTATCCTCTATTCGTATATCAGGACAGACAGCGGGTTCCTACTTCGCTCTCGGTCTCACGGATGAGTTTAAGTTCTACGCTGAATCCTACCGTAACCTGATGCAATTGTTGCAGGTTTATGAGAATAATGGGTATTGGTTTGAGGGGGAGGAATTCAACGAAGGTCCGCTGGCGACCGATTTCCTACGCCGTCGTATTCGTATGCACCAAGACATCGACCTGTGGGTCGGTAACTTCATCTGGTCTGGGATGTTCGAGTCCATGGGTATTTCTCAGAATGCCGATAACCCCTTCCTGATTGATTTTGAGTTGACCTTTATTGCATGGAAGGAGCGTTACCGGGATAGTTCTGGTTACTGGGACAGCAAGCACAACAACATTCAGAGAGGGCACAGCTACCCGGCTGTGATGGGAACCACAGGTCAGAGCACGGTGAACAACACCTTGTCTCAGCAGACAGTCCCATCGACTGCCTCAACTACAGCCGCTGCTACTAGCAACCTCGCTAACAACCCCTATGCGGATTCACCTTCGGTTGTAGCTTCTACCAACGATGAGTTGAATCCGTTCACCAACCCGTTGGCTTCCACCAGTCAAGGACAGATGCAATACATATTTGCACCCACGTCCTATGTGTACCCCTAATGTCAGACGCCACTTCAAACTCGACCACCAACACCGGCAATACAGCCGGAAGCGTACCTACGTTAAAAGTAAACGTCCAAGCAACCGGAGGGAACCACAGCATCCGCAACATAATGCAGACGGTTCAGGAACGTGAAATCATTAAGACGGCCCCTGACATTATCATATATCTGAATGGTAAGACATATCTGGTTAACCCCTACGTTGAAGACACAAAGACGAACCCAAGCCACCCTAGCTCCTATACCTATGTGAGCTTCAACGACCATGTGCAATCGTTTCAGGCGACCTACGATGTGGACAACCTTGTACCCACCGCCAACTTTTCCCTCGCGGTACCTAATCATCAGAAGTATCTCTATCAGTCTCCGGGGGGAAACAACCTCATCGAAAGTATGATGGAAGTACAGGTATTCGCCAAGGGGTACTTCGCATCGGCAAGCGGTAACACTATTTACTACCGGGTCTTCAAGGGGCTGACAACCAACGTCAACCATCAAGACAATGGCATGGTGTTACAGATTTCGATTCAGTGCCTTGGCATCCTTCACTTCTTGGCTTTGATGTACACCGACCTCGCACCGGCCAGCTTGACAAACTCGGATAGCAGCGTTGTGCCCTATCAGACCAATCAGTATGGTATGAATCCCTACCAAATGCTTGGCGATGTTTTCACCCGCCCCATCTCGACTGACCAGTTTACCATCACCAGCATCCAGCAAGCCCAGTTGAACAAGCAGGGACAAGAGGGGGACGATTGGGCGGGAGCAGTAGAAGCCGGATACATCAACAAATGGCAACCTATCCTTGATAACCTGCGTCGTGAAGTTCACATCACAGGTTACCTCATGGGTAAGGATGGTCCGTCGGATAAAGACCAGCCCGTCCCTGACTCTGCCGACAATAACAGCACACGACTAAACCCAGAGAGTCAGGGGTCATCTGACCCTTCCTACATCCCCGCGAGATTCTCTGTCTCCCCTAAGGTATCTCTCGTTGAACAAGCGACCAACTCCGACTTCTACGTGTCACTCATCAGAAACTATCAGATGGACACGGCTATCGGAAGTTTGCAGCTAACTAACGGAAGAATCACGAATCGCCTAGAGCGTATCCGTACCATTCTTCAGTCCATCGGCTATGAGGGATTTCAGGACGTGGACGGTACCATCATCTTCAAACCACCCCTGTACAACCTCGATGTGACCAACGTGACCGATTCGACCAACACCAGCAAGAACCCCACCTATCTCAACTTGCGGACAGACAGCAACCCATTCGTCGTCCACCTGAGCGAGATTGAAACTGAGAGTGAGACAGAAGATGAGCAGGGCATCCGTGCAACTCGTGTGACGGTGCAGACACCCATCATCACGAACGGTATGATTAGCCCTGAATCCACCCGTCAGGTGCTCCCCACCATCACGCACATCGACATCCCTAAACTAGCTAAGTTTGGTGTGCGGGAAGAACCGGCTCGGCCAATCCCATGGCTCAGTTATGGGAGTAAGATCGCTTTGTATACATATGCGGTATGTGAATTGGTGCGTGCTAACCGTAGCTGGAAGACCTACACACTGACCATCCCTCTGCGTCCTGAATTGAAGCTGGGGTTTCCTATGTATCTTCCTCACAAGGATATGTATGGGTACATCAAGAACATCAGTATCCAGTATCAGTATGGCAACGCAGCCACGATGTCCATTACGCTTGACAGCTTGCGTAAGCGTCCGATGTTCCCTGCAACCCACCCAGTTGGCAGCAGCACAGGAACTACGCAGGACAAGGTAATTTACACAACACAGCCCAACCTTGTGATGCAGTGGACGGAACCACCTAGCTCCGCTAACACAACGACAACAAACCCCACGACGGCCACTGGTCAGTCACAGGCAACCAACGCTACAAACAAGAAGGCCAGCACCGCGTCGGGAAGTGGGGGAGTGTCCTCTAACTCCAAAGCCAAGTTGGTTAATTCACCAGCCACTCAACGTCAATCCCCTAACAAGCCTGTGTATCAGGAGGATTGGGAAGTCATCAGCAACCGACGTAACCAGTGGGGAACCTCGTGGCAGACTAAGGCGGACACCACGACTAAGAGCTTCCGCGTGCAAAACGACAAAACCACAATACAGGCAGATGGTAAGTTCACCAACTGTAGTGGAGCACCTGTTCCTATTGGACAACCCTTCTTCTCTAAGTCCAACTGGCTCGTCCCGGCTCAGGATGAAGCTGTGACTCAGACCACAAGCAACGGTCAGCAACCCCCCACCAACAAGACACCATCCACTGGTATCAATATATGGTACATGCAGAAGATTCTCACCGCTCAGCCTTACACGGACGAAGGTGGATATGAACTGCTTACACCGTTTCCATGGGGACGGTGGAAGTCTCTCAACGAAGCGTTGCTCGAAACCCGACTAGGCATTCTCACGACCACGGCTGTGAACAGCCTCGAAACTCAGTCCATCACCGGAGCCAACGTGTTCCTCTTCGCGGGAGTAGGTTCTCCTTCTGCGATTGACCCCAGCGCCTCGCTGGCATCTGAGATGTCCAAGCTGAGCACCCTATCCAGTTTTGAACAATCAGCCACGAGTTTTGAGTTGGTGACTCCGCCACCGGGGACTCCCCAAAACGGTACCAAGGACACGCAACCTGACAACGACATCGCCGACTCGTTGGATGATGTTGCAAATCGTATAGACTTTTTTGTTTCGGGAGGACCGCCCCCTCCTAGTAATCTCACCCCGCTGTATCGTCCAGTCACTCCTCCGACAAACAACACACAAATCCCCAATGCTCTGGGGGTAACACCATCCTCAGACCAGCAAGCTCAGACCTTTGTCAGCAAACTACTGAATGGTAACAAGAGCACTACATAAAGGGTGTCATGGGATATTCAACAACAAGAGCGAATGAGTACCGACCCCCGCTTCACGCTGCCCAGCGCAGTGAGGAACAATTCCAAGTTTTTGTAGCATCCATTCTGACCATGGACTGGGAGCGAGGTATTGCTTCGCTTATGGATACTCGGAACGGGGCTATTCTGAGAGAAGTAAACATCCTTCCCGCTAACTCCAACTCAGCCGAGTCCTCCGACGTGGCGATGCCGGAAGAGGGTGCCCTGTTTCTCACCGTGCCTATCTTCTATGACAACGGTTATGTTCAGTACGCTCTACTCACTCCAGTTGTAACTGACATTCAACGGTCTCAGGATGTAATTGGATACAACATGGGGACGAAGGTTCCCATCGTCAACCGTCGTGTCCGTGGCAACTACCGCAAGGCATATCCCGGACAGCGTGCAGTATCCATGGCTTCGGGCTACACTGAGAAGGTAGATGCCGGTTGGGACAAGTCGTCACAGGACATGACTCGCGACCGGTTGGATACCCACCGTCGTCTCTGGGTGCAGATGACCGGCACACGTTTCCAGTACACGCACTCTGGCATTGAGTTCAAGGGTGCAGTCACCCGTCCCGGAGCATCTACGGTCACCCCTGTCGTCTTACCTGATGGCTCCAAGGAATCAGTTGTGTATCTACAACCTAATGCTCAACCATCCGACCGTTATATATCCGGTGAGCAGGATGTAATCGCATGGTCGGAGCAGACGGACAGAGTTCAGGAATACGCTCTTGACTATCCTCTCACTCCTGAGATTCTTCAGAGTAGTTTGCTTGACTTTGCTCTAGGAACTACGGCTGACCCATGGCAACGCACTACTATCCAGACGACAGGTGAAATTTCATTTGACAGTGAATCATACCTCGCTAACCAAGGCTTCGACCATCCTATTGCAGGAGCAGAGTCGGCTCCTGTAGGTCCCACATTGGCCGAGGGCATCACGCCTCAGCGTCGTGGCTTCATCGCGGAAAAGACCACGGGCACTCTGGTGGGGTACAACCTGTTCGACAAGTCCACCTATGGTATGGTGCTCAAACCGGTGCTTAGTCCCTACACTCAGCAAGGACGCTTCGGTGCTGATTTTGAGTCGGGTTACATTCCTGCCGTGGATTCGGCTGACCATGTTGAAGCACGCTTGGCTGCATCCTGCCATTCCATCCGCTTCCCCTACGAGTACAACACCACTCGCTGGGACGTTACCAAGGAAGGATTCACATCGTTTGAAATTGGTGCCACGATGCCTAAGGAGAACATCCCTCTGGCTGGAGGGTATGAGCACCCGCATGGTGCCGGTCGCTCTCTCGAAGGTCACCTTGTAGGTTCCCTCAAGCTGGTTGTCGGAAAGAACCGCGATGAGGAAGATGCCATCGACCTTCAAGCTTTGGGTCAGAGCGTCATTCGTCTCGGTGCCGACGATACCTCTCTCCCCGACCGTGGTCGCACAGTGCTCACCCAGACTCGGAGCAAGAATGACTCGGTGCAGCAGCGTACACTCAACTATTGGACAGCCCCCAAGCTGGCCGCTGGCGATGCCGGTGACCTCACCAATAAGACTGGTGCGGAGAACATCTCCCTACGCCTCGCGGCTGATGGTGCCTTCGTAGCCCGTATTGGTGCCCGTGACCCTAACTCCAAGCGTCGTCACCTTGTTAACGGCTATCAGGATGGACAGGGTAAGACGCCGTACGCTGTGACTTCAACCAGCCGTCTCGACTCTCACTCACCCGGTCGCCCCACTTACGGAGCCGGGGATAACATTTATGCCTTTCACGACCTTACACAGGTGGGCACGCCACAAGTCAACATGCTGCCTTACAACTGGTCAGGGGCTCCACTGACGAATGCCGATGCTCACGGTCTATCGGTTGACTTGCACGCGGTACGGGACGTTCTCCTCCGCATTGGCAGCAACCCAGCCTCTGGTCAGTCCTTACTCCTCGACCTTGCCGGGGCTATCGTGCTTGCGGTAGGAGCAGACCAATTAGGACGGTCGCTCACAGCGGCTCTCGATGGCGGGGTTGAAATGACCATCGGTCAGAACAAGCAACAGAAGGCTTTGCGGTTGGAAATCAACGGTGACGTAGACCTACTCATCAAGGGCAACAAGCACGAGCACATCACAGGAGATTACATCTTGGAATGTGCAACCTTCCGGGGTACCACTAAGACCGACCATGTACAGTCGGCTCAGAAGATTATCCAGTCAGCAATGACGAGGCACACAACAGAGGCCCCGGATATCGTTCACAATCAGGGCGACTATGTATCGGACGAGAACAGCTAATGAATCAAGACGACCTCAACGCGAATAAGATTGACTGGCTCTTGGAGCACGATGACGTTGAAGATGACGGCCAGCCGGATGACGATGATGGGGACCAAGCCATCGTTGACACCTTGCGTTTCTATGTAGAGGAAGATGGCTACGACATTCAAGACCCTGAGTTTGAGTTTTTCTTCAGGGCGTATCTGCACAACAACGACTACTCGTACCCGCTTAAAGCTATACGACGGGTCATTGATAGGGTAAGGCAAGGGTAAGGCAAGGATAATGGCGACTTTTACTACAGACCTACAGAACGCCGAGATGTGGCCCATAAAGGCAAAAGGAGCGGTGACACGCCTATCCCCTCTCGGCGACCCCACGATTGAGAAGTATTACCATAAAGCTCTTGAAGACGGTCGTCTACTTGAACGGAACATCGGCGATGCACAGCATTGGCTCCTTCAAAAAAAGAAGGACCTGATGGAGAAGATAGACCTCTACACTAACATGAACAACCTTGCCATTGATGGCAAGCTGTCTGACCTTCCACGTGGTATAAAGTACGTGGCAGACTCCATCAAAATCATCAAGGGCATCAACGACTATCAGCAGGAAATCATTGGTCTCATCTCGGCTGTCACTCAGAACATCGGTATCCTTCAGTCGATGGAGTTGAACCTTGTGGGCATGGTGCAGCAGAACCTGAACGCCCTTGCTCTTACCCTGAACGAGATTTGTAACTGGGGTCTTCCCAACCTACCGGCCATCCCGAATCTGTTCTCCGACACCATCTGGCATTGGAATGGCTTCAACTTCGTACCTCTCAGCGCGTTTGCATTGACGGCGAAGAGCTTGAAGTTCGACACCAACTTCGCCTTCAATCAGTGCGTGCTCCACGTTCCGAACATCAATATCTTCTCGAATTATCCGACCACCATTCAGACCTACAGTGGCTTGCAATTTGGCACATCCGCCTTCGTCCCCCCCCTCGGTGGTCTCATCCCCAATACTGGGCAGGACTTGAGTGACCCTAACTTCATCACTACGATGGAGAACTCAACCTCGACCCCTACTTTTCTTCCACCTACTTACGCGGCGACCAACCTTGCCAACCCGTTCAGTGTCAACCACTCGATGCAGGGTGCAGTGCCCGATCCCTCGACCATCATTTCGAACTACCAGATGCCATCAGCTACCTATCAGGGCAACATCGTTTCCATCGTCCCGACCCTCCGCGACCAGACGATTGAACCAACCGACCCAGACTATGCCAACCCTGACCTCACCGTTCGCAATGCCAACCTGCGTAAGGCTATGGTACACTTTGTCACACTCGAACAGGTGGTAGCGTCCAACTTCGACCCTAACCTAACATCTGCATGGCTCTTTTACTTGGCGTCGGCTCGTAACGGACGCTTAGGTTCATGGGTTCAAAACTTCCAAGTCGCGTACACCCAACTGGTATCCCCGTCACTGGTTTATCTGGCAGCGACTCCGACGCCATGGAACGCCGTCCTCCCCAGCACAACATTGAGCAATGCTCCCAAGGCTATTCCCCTCATCGCCACACTGACTGGTGCCACGCCAACGGTTCAAGGTAACTTGTTGTGGCAGCTTTCCTATCTTGAAGCTTCTCTACTTGGTTACACCCGCAGCCAGCTTTGGGATTCCTACGTGAGCCCTAACTACGTATCCTCATTCACTGGCACCGACCTTGACTACACGGCTACCTCCGTCAACCCCACCGTCACATCCACAGTCACTCTCGGTAATGGTGAGGCAGAGTACCCGACTCCCTGCACGTTCCCTTCTGCTATAGGGAACGTGTTGCAGGAAGTAATTGCTCTCGCGGACACAAACATCAAGAACACACCGACGTACACCACGACTAGACCCCAGTTCAAGTTCATCTACGACCAGTTCGCGGAGGCCAAGCTCGTTGACCGTTTCACCCAGTTTTGGCGTACCTTCAACGCGAACCTTCAAGCTCTATTGCTGCAAGACCCATACCTTGTTCAGTTCGTGGTGAGCTACCCGGCTGCGTTAGATTCAGCTATCGACCCACTAGGCGACCTCACCATTTACAACCAGCTAAAGGCGGACGCGGCTACCCGCAATCGTACATGGGTTCCGGGCTACCCTCTGCTTCAGATTCCCAAGGCCCCAGTGGTTACTTTCTCCACCAATGGGGGACCCGCAGCGGGACAATCCGGGTGGCAGGGGACGACCTTTAACCCGAACACATTTCTCATGCGACCCGACATTCAGCAGTTGCCTATTGGCACGCAGATAGCGATGCTCCGCACTAACTTGAGCTATGCAGCAGCGCAACAGCAGGGAACAACTATTAGTACTGCCATTCAGTCGGCTATACAGCAACAGCAATTCCTGCTTCAGGATTTTACTAACGTGGGCTGGAAGGCAGAAGTTAACTCGGTTATCAACTCAGTGCCGGTTGGACAAGCGGGTCTCCCTGTGTCCTTTGACCAAGTAGATTTCGACTTGACAGGGAACGTCACAAGTGATAACACTTTTACCGCTCAGGCTACAGGTAACTATGCCATCGTAGTTGAGATTAATTGGGGTATTGGGGGCTTGGGCTACCGCACGGCTAACCTTATGTTGAACAGTACTACGGTGCTCGATACTGTGTCCACTGACGGAACTCAGACAGGGCCAACCACCATTCAAATGTCCATTGTTCAGTCTCTCAACAAGGGAGATGTAATTCAGGTCATCGCGATTCATGGTCTTACCACGGCTCAGCAGGTTATGACTGGTAGTTACATCTCCGCGACTATCACATCCTCCTCAGCACCTACAGCTACCGTAAGCATACCCTCCAGCAGTACCAGCCCGACCTTGACCTTTAACGCGAATACCAATCTCATTCCCCTCACAGCAGTTATGGTGCAGAGTGATGGCGGAGTGTCAGCCATAGACCCAACTACCGTGGTAACGGACGGACAAGGCTACCCTATATACCCTATCGTTTCCGGCATCACCCTCTCCACAGCCACAGCAGGGGCTCCAATAACCGTGGGTACCAATTATGGCGGGGTCTATGAATATGATGGAGCTAACTTCACTGTAGGTGCTCTCATCTACGCTACAGTCGGTGGAATCCTTACTCAGGACTACTCGAACGTCACAACCAACTGCCAGTGGATTATTGTTGTGGGTAGAGCTATCACACCTAATCAGTTTATCATCGAACCCCACATCCCGCTAACTCGTTGAATCTAAGTAGTTTATAATTTCGGGACTATCTAATCATTAGGTAGAGCCTCGCCTCCCACACGGGAGGCGTCTCTTTTATTTTTTGGTGCAGGTAACCTACTGTATCTAAACCACATAACGTTTTATGTATTCAAACCCCAGCCCCTCTGGTATTCTACTTAGATGGCGAAAGGAGTTATACGAGCGCATTGTCAGTAGTCCGAACAACCCACACTCGCTATGAACAAACTCAAGCTAATTTTAGCTCTATTCATCTCTGTTGCATTTTGCACGATGGTTGAGGTTCTGCATCAGCAGAATCATGCCCTCGTGTGTCAACTCACTCAAACCCAGCAAGACCTCAATCTCTCCCAGACCCAGTTGAAGCAAGTCCAAACCCGCCTCGCGGTTGCTGAAGGTAAACTGGGGTTCCTCGAAAAAAATCAGACGCCAGTACAGGTGACCGCTTACACCAAGTCATCGTCGCCGAACGCCAAGTTCGCGAACGGAAGAAGCGTGGAACACGTCTATGCAGTTGCCCAACATACGCTGCCTGAGAATGCGGTCGTATACGTTGCCCTGTCCCCAGCGGCACAGAGCCATCTACACGCCCACATGAACGACCTCATTGTTCTTGTTCAAAAACACAGTCACAAGAAGACCATCGCCCGGTTCGTGGATATTATGCCCGGAGAGTCTCGGCCTGTTGTGGATGTGTACTTTTCTGATGAAAGGCAAGCATGGCTCTGGGGTCGGAGAAATGACTTTACAGCCGTGAATATATCTATGGTGAACTCACCCTTCAGGAGCAGTATTAGTAGCTATTGAGGTTTCAATGGCGACTAATACAAGAGGGTATCCTACCCTAGACAACATCAGCCCTAAGCTTGCCAAGGACAGACCGGGAACTCACACGAGCTAAGCGTCATGGAGAGAAGTTTTTCAATCTCCATGAAGCATACTCGGTCATTCTTGAAGAGCTAGATGAAGTGTGGGACATCACCAAACAAAAACAGAAAGACCGGAGCAAGGTAGCATTGCGTGCTGAGTTGATTCAGGTCGCAGCCATGGCTATCAAGGCCCTCAACTCACTTGACCGGTTCACAGGCGGAAACGTATGAAGATTATCATGTTGCAAGATGACCTGTATGAGTACCTGAACCGGGTGGTTCACGTACACGCAGGAGCAGGTATCAACCCTGAAGAGGGTCTTGCCATCTACCATCTGTATCAGGCTCTCAAGCTGGCACGAACGGTGGATGACACACAGGTTGCGAAGGTTGCGACGGGAGACATTGCCGGTGTGCCGGTAGCGACTGTAGCTATCGAAAGGGCTGACAAGGACTCCAGCCCTATCCCCGAACGCAGAGATTACGGAACCGTAATTACTCGTGACGAGGACAGAGGGCCGGGTAATGGGCTCTACGACCGACCAGCCTGAAGCATGTCCGAAGTGCGGACACGACTGGGACAGGCATAACGGCTAATGGTGCTTCTACATCGGGGACTGCGGGGGAGAAGAGTGCGGCTGCACCGCAACTCCCCCTAAGGAACTAGCCGCCAAGAGCGGCTAGGTCAGCGGTGTACTTGGCGACCAGACCGGCAAGTGAGTGACCGCCCTGTCCATAGTCATTGCCGGGGAACGATGCCCAAATGTTGGAGCACGCCGTGATGGCTCCCGCGATGTTGCCCTGCTCAATCAAGTGGATGGAATTGCGTTCAGAGATTTGCTGAATGGCAACCCTGTCCTGCGATGCTGGTGAGAAATCAGGGAGTCCAAGCTGTGCCTTGTACGCCTCAAAGTAATGAGCCAGAACCTGATAACGGCCAGCAGCGGTTGAGAACTCAGGTGGGTTCAAGTGGAACTGCACGGAGCCACCATGGGCGAACGGGTGGTCGGTGTAGTCGGTGAACACAGAGGGGCCGTGGATGCCGGTAACGATGACATCGTAGCCAAGGTTCTTGGTGAGAGGGGCGATGCTCGTTCCTTCGCTCCAACTTATAAGTGAAAGAAAAGTCTTCAGTTTCACGTCGATTGTAATTGCCATTGTTCTCCTCTTTTCAAACGGTAAAATTGGGTATGGGATAGTCCGAGGTTTTCTCGGGCAGTTCTTTCCTTCAAACTACCGTTGCGAATCGCAATGACATCAACATCGGTTACTTTGGCACGAGGGTTTCCTGACCCTCGCATTGAAGGAAGGGGGACATTACGTTTTGCAGCAGAAATTAGTTGGCGGGTATCATCACTGAACAGCCGCCCTTTGAGGGCTCTTGATATACTCTGTTTTTGAGCTAGGCTGACAGGTTTACCCTTCTTAGCACTGCTTATTCGACTACAAGTAAGTGGGGATTTTATGTGCCCCTTCATTCTCTTCGACGCAGCTAGTTTCCACTCATCAGTGTGGGTATGCCCCGAAGTACCCTCCCCCCCATCGGTCAAATTACGAAGGCACCCGGTTCTCTTATCCTTACGCCCATGCATGAAGATAAGAAACATCTCAGCTTGTAGAGCATCCGGTTCAGATAGTTCCGTAGCTACAAAACGGATACGTTCCTTGTCCTTGGGGGTGGCTACAGCCCTGTAGTAAGGATGAAAGGCACGAGCCTCCTTACCCTTACCTATGTAGTAAGGGGTACCATCAGAACGCAGGTATTCATAGACATAAAACTGACCCATACCTATGGGTCAGAAACCTATTTTTTGTGTGAGTGCTGGTGGCTCGGTATGTGCGGCGTGCGGTCATGAGCCACCGGCCCGGTTTGACGGGCGGTCTGACCGACGAGGAATACGGTCAACAGCATGAGTGTGAGTTTCAAGCTAGAGTCACCATAGGCTTACCCTGCTGTTCCTTTCCGTAGTCTGTGTTTTCAATGATGCACCGTCCGGCCCCACAGGACAGGTGGAAGAACCTACCATCTACCTTGTAGAAGGAGTCATAGCTGTCAGAGTCTATACTGGTACTCTCAACCAGTTGTTCAAGCTGCTCAGTCGCGGTCGCCTCATCTCTGTCCAGACCTGCATCTCCAAAGTCATAGAGTATGTCGATGTCCTGACCTGTACCTCGTGCCGCCGTACTCCCGATGAGATACACGTGCTTGACTACGCCTCCCGCAACAACCTGCTTGGCGTATTCGCGTAGCTGATTGAGGTCGGCTGTGACTGCGGCTTGGAGAAACTTAGAGACAAATTGCATATCTTTCCTCTATTAGTGGAGGGGATAATCAGTATTATACATAGCGGGTGTCATCTAAGTAAGACCTTACGGAATTCCACCATAAGGAATGGGGTGTCGAAGCCACCCACCCGCTCCAAATTTCTGTGAGTCAAGGGCTTCTCAGTTTATGGTTGGTACTAAAAACAATGTGGAACGAACTGGTGACCGAGACTTGGATTTCTCTGCCACAATGCGGAAACCTAAGGGTATTCGCGCATGTGACTTCGACGTAGTACCCATATGCCCAATGTGCAACCTTCCGATTTTGCTTTGGGAGGTAAAACGTCAGAACAAGGGCCCACTGTGGGCCTATCGCCACTCGACATACGTTCGGAACATGGCTCGTATTCTAGGGGTTCCTGCCTACTTCGTTTACCATCAACCTGAACTTAAGAGGTTCGACCTCACTTCCTATAAGGGGGAAGACCTACCCACGTTCTCTCCCCATACATTCTCACTAAGAGAAGAAGTATTCATAGCTTGGATAGAAAAACAACAGGCTAAGCACGTGTGCAGGAAAACAAACTCTCAAAGTGATGAAACTAATTAAATCACCAAAGGGTAAAGTCGGTCGTCCTAAGATTCATAAAGACCACGCCGCAGCACAACGAGCCTATAGGAAACGGGTAGAAGTAAAAGCCGCCCGAGCCATAAGACAAGCAGCCAAGCTTACAGTCGTACCACTCCATTTGCGCCAAGCTAACGAACTGGTTGACCAACTACACCGTCACCACAAGCCCATTCGAGTCGCCAAGTTTTCTATCGGTTGCTCCAAAGAGGGTAAGTTGGTGGGTGCCGCTATTTGTATGAGACCTGCCTGTATGGCTCTTGACGACGGGCTTACCCTCGAAGTCTGCCGACTGGTCACAAATGGTACAGATAACGTCTGTAGCCTTCTCTACAGTGCCTGTACTCGTATCGCCAAAACGATGGGCTACAGAAAAATTCAAACCTACATTCTTGAAACAGAGCCCGGTACCAGTCTTAGAGCCGCAGGTTGGGTTCTGGAGAAAACTGGATGTGGAGGAACCCCACAAGGTAAACGAACGAACCGACCCAATGGTCATGAGATTACCCCTATTACTTTTATGAAAAAACAGCGGTGGGGAAAGCTCCTGTAACAGTATTTCAGAGAATGAACGACAACACATTTACTGTGGGAAGTATAGGTATAGACCGTACAGGCCCTAACTACTCCGACCGAGAATTCAAAGTGGTCAGCATTGACACCCCCGGAGACAAGGTTATTGTTGAATACACCGATGGTTCCCAGAGAACCTTCGCTTTTCAAGCCAAGCGGGAAATGACCAAAAACATTCTCCGTGAGATTGCTCTTAAAGCGGAAATCGAACAACGTAAGCGTCCAGGGTTCCTGAGCATTGACAAGCTCGTATGGGACAGCGAGGGTAACTTAGCCCGGTTCCTTGGATACCTTGTAGGGCCGGGACAGGTACACTTCTACCTCGAAGCCCCACCGAAGTACGATGATGTGGTTGTCAATCATTACCATTCTCTTACGGGTGAAACCATCGTCCCTACAAAGGGATTATATAACATCGCGCCTGAGGCTAAGTGGGCGGTAGAGGTCAATATTCACTTCATCCCCACGGACAACATCCCAGACTCTATTGCATTACAACAGACCGAACGAGTGGGATTGATTAGTCGCCATCAGATGTTTTGGGCATTAGTGGAGCATGGGTTCACTCTCCGTAGCCCTCAAGACCCGGATAAAATCCGAACGTTTATCCCTGACAGCCAGAAAGTGTTCTTTGATGAAGGGTTGAAAAAGTGAAGCGACTGTTCTTTCAGTTCTGTAGTAGTTCGGACATCAAGGTGTTCGAGAAGAATCACTACGTGCGTAAGATGTCCGCCGATGGTCGGACGGATAAGTCGAAGGCCGTGGGTGATGTTCGTGGGCACCATGGACAGCAGATTCACTATCTCATTTGGTACGAGACTGTAGATGGCTGGCAGAACGTCGGAGCTATCTCTGGCGGCTCCGCTGTCTATGCTACGAGCGTGCGAGACAAGTTCTTCCATATAACCAAGGAGAACCGCGAGAAGGTCATCAACGGTATCATCGACAACACTCTGTTCCGACTGGAGCTACATGAACCCAATCTGGCGTCCAGAATTGTTGCCATGTGGCGTAAGATTGTCGTCAAGGATTGGGAAGCTCTGTACGGGGTGAAGCCTTACGGGTTTGAGACCTTCGTGGAGTACGCAGAGCTAGACGCCACTACGCAGCGTGTAGGGGGGCTCTACATTGCGGACAACTGGGAGCGAGTAGGGGAAACATCGGGAAACACAAAGAACCACGTAGGGAAGGGGCTGACGGGAGGACTACGCGGCAACCCCTTCAATCGTGAAGATGTCTCCAAGAAGATTGTGCTCTGCAAGTGGATAAAACCCTACACCGAACCTCAGGTGTGTGAGTACAAGTCCTCGTGGCGAAGCATCACACCAGAAGAGAAGCTGCTTGCTAAGTCACGTGCTGCGTGGAGGAAAAAGAGAGTAGCCGACTCCATCACCGAACTGAAGTTAGCCGGGGTTCCAATTCAATGTGAATCGCGGGGAGATAACCTCCCCGCGATTCACATTTGCAAACGATGAGTTACCGACCGGAGATAGGGTAGAGTCCCTTACGGTAGGCCTTCTCCGCAGCACGACCGACCATGTTCTGCAAGTTTCCGTACAAATTACTGTCACGTCCAATGTTGAAGGAGTCCGAAGCGTAGACATCTGAGGTCTTCAAAATCTCCTTGTACACATTGGCACCCTCCGCACGGAAGAGTTCCAAGGGGTTGACGAGCCATCCGATGTCCTCCGCATCCGAGTCAATAGCACCCCGGAACGCCGCCAACATCGGGAAAGCCCACATCTTGTGAGGAGTGAACGGAACATCCCGTCCAACGAAGGGGAGGTTAGTGGGGCTCTTGGAACCAGCAGCCACAGGGCGCGTGGCCAAGAAACGACCCAACCCACCCCCGTTCTTACCCGTCCCGTTATACAACTCAGGCAGTTCGCTGATGATGGACTCGTACAGGTAAATGATGTCGAAAAGGAGCGGCTGTACCCTCTTGAACTTCGCTGCCTCCTTCTCAAAAAACGAGAGGCAACCCCCCACGCCGGTATATGCAGTCCGGGCGGAGTCCATGGCGAACAGACAGCCAAACTGCACGATTTCGGTGATGTCATAGTCGGCGTTCTCACCCGTGTAGTAGCTAACTGAGGGGAACTTGCGAACACCGGACTTAGGGAGGGTCAATCCAAAAGGCTTACCGTCCAGCATCTTCTTGAGACCGTCGAACCTCTTCTGGTAGTTCAGCATGTCCGAGGACTTGGCGTTCATGCCGGTGTTCCACGCCTCGACCATCGAGGAGGTATCTTCCTTGGAGTAGTTGCCACAGTACACGAAAAGCCGGACATACTGCTTCGACTCGCCCTGAATGAAAGGCTCCGCCGCATCGCGTAACGCTTCGCTGATAAGACGAACCGTGGTTCCCCCATCTCCGAGACCACGGGTGTTGGTGTTGAAGTTACCCACCTTTGCCTGAGTACCGAAGTTGATGGTGAGCTTACCGTCGTTGAGGTTGGCACTATCGGCGATGATGCGGATGCCCTTGTGCTGAGAGTCAAAATTCCCATCACGCAGGTACAGGGAATCCCGAATTTCCTTCGCGAAGGGGGACTTGTATCCGTCCTTGTTATAGCCAACACGAATGTTAGCCCACGGAATCTGAGTGACATCGAGCTTGTTAATCTGCTCGACAGGTACGAGGCACTCCCACGTGCAACGATTGGCATCGTTGAGGTTTACCTCACGACGCCCCTTTTCTACACTGCTAATTGTAGCAAGAAGACTCATTTCTACCTCTTAGCCCTGAAGTATTATGCCGCTTCGATTTGGGCCGGCAAATTACCGAAAGTTTTTTGTCGCTTCGGTACGACACGCACAGTATACCAATAACCGACTCCATTTGAACAATTTATTTTCAAACTGAAAAACCCCCATCAGATGGGGGTTTCGGTATACACACCGTCGCTTAGCCTTTGTTCAGGGTAAACGTCATCGGACGGGTTTCCTTATTGGTTGGTTTGTTCTGCTGACTCCGTATACCTGACCCGGAATCCCCCGCAATGCTGCAAACTCCTGTGCCTCTCTGGAGGCTTCATGGACATCCTGCGTCGGCACCGATACCCACCGCAGTTTGTTCTTCTTCGGCTCCTTGAAGGACACGCTGTAGAACCACGGGAGCCACTTGTCGTTGGGTTGCATATCTCCATAGACGACCTGCCAGTCCACCAGAACCCACCAGCGGCCATCGGTGCCCTCGGAGCTTCCTATCAGTGCTGGGCATCGACGGCCAACCGATACCGTTTGTTTGCGGACTTGAGTAACTTTGAGTTGAACTTCACTGAGCCCCCTTGGTGAGAAACTTGGCCTTCCAGCGTTCCTGTGTCTCGGCCCCGCCGTACTTCAGCGGCTCGGCCTTCCACTTAGCAAGCTTCGCGGTGAAGAACTCGATGTCGGACTTCAATGCGTGGATGCTTCGCTTCGCCTTCTCTTCCTTGATACGCTTGACGCGGCTGAAGTTATCAACATCCGTACGGTCGTACTCACGACGTTCCTTGTTGTACACACCGGCCCGGACGACTTCAACCATCTCGTCCATCTTGTCGAACTTGTCGGCCTTGAGGTCAGCCAGCAAGGACTCCGTGCGACCCACCGCCGCGACCATGGCTTCCTTGTAGGCGACCGCACCATCCGATGCCAGTTCCCATGCCTTATATCCGGCACCGAAGCAGATGCCGTTGCGACCACCCCAGTTACGTTCGAGGGTGTAACCATGGGCAACCAAGGTGCCATTGAAGTTCAACTTCTGACGTGAGCTACACACAGAGCAGATGCCGGTGTTGGTGACATCCACTTCCTTGGGGTTTGGGTTCGGCTTGCGTCCCTTCTCGATGAAAGGCTTCACAGCCCTGACCAACTCTACCACCTGAGCGATTTCCGCCAGCATGTTCAGGAAGGTTGTGTACGCCGGAGTCCACTTGCCCATATCCTTGGTGTACTTGGTCAGTTTCTTGAGAGCACCGGGGACGTTCGAGAACTGGGGATGGTAGATGACCATCCAACGGGGGTCTTCATTTTGCCAGCTAGGACGACCCTCACGACCCTCACGAACCAGAGCCCGGATGTCCTCGCTCGATATGTCTAGGGCTTTTTCAGCGACACGCGACAACTGGTCTTTCGCGGAAACGAAGTCCACGTTCCAAATGTGGTTGGTGGCGAGACCATCTTCCAGTGCCTTGATGGCAACTTCGAACCGCTGCATCCTACCCTGTTGTTCCGCCGCAGCCGTGAGTTGAGGAATGTTCATGCAGCTATCCTACCGGGTAGTAAAAAACTTGTCAAGAAACTTTTTCAATTATATGGCAACATCCAGATACGCGGTGTCTTGACTGAAGTCTAGGTTTACAACCATATTGGAATCAACGTTATAAACAGGTGGGCTGCTCACATTGAAGAGGCTACCAGCATCGGGGGTGTAGATGACCGAGAGTATACCATCCGCGTATGCCAGCCCGGAAGGACTCCACCCGTTCAGGTTACCGTTGAAGTTGTCCGCCAGAGCAAAGTTGTTCTGAAGCAGGAATTGCATCCAGAGGGCGAGGGTGGAGTCGCTGCCATCAAGTATAGTCAGAGCCGCTTTGGAGAGTAGGACGAGCCCGGTCTGAGGGAAGGTCGGAAGGATGCCACGGTAGGCGCTCTGCCCCTCGGTGAACCATGAGGCATAGATGGGCGTCGGTGGGCTCCCGACAGCCACCCGTACCCCCCCTGCGTAAAGAGTTCCATCCCAAGCATACCCTGTATGCCCTTGAGTGGTGGGGTAGTAGAAACTATCAATAGTTTTCGCCGTGATAAGAGCGGTGCTTTGAATTGATTGTGTAAGGTATGAGTAAGCTGCCATGGAACCCTCAATAAGTAAATCTGAAAGTCCGTAATTTACTTTTCCAACTATTGTACACCATAGAAGAAGAGAGTATTAGTAGCAGGGAATACTTGTGGCAAACGATTTGAGGGGAAAGCAGTTTGGAGTTCTCGTCGCTCTCACACAACTTCGTGATAAAGGGCGAACTAAGTGGGTGTGTCAGTGCCGCTGCGGTAACCGTAAGGAAGTACGGGAGGACACACTACTTGCAGGGAAGGTTAAGAGTTGTGGTTGCCTCAGCCAGCAGTTAAAGAAAGTTAAGAAGGAAAAACAGAATAGCCTTGTGAACCAGAAGTTCGGCAAGCTTATGGTGCTATGGAGGGCTAAAGTAAGCGACGGTCGCCGGTCGATGATTTGGGAATGCCGGTGTGACTGCGGGAAGTTAGTAACTGTGTCAGGAAGTGCCCTGAGGGCAGGGCGTAATAAAAGTTGCGGCTGTCTTAAAAGAGGAAAGAACTAATGGCAACGAGCACATTCCAATATCCATCAGTGGTTTCCAGAACTCTGGATGTCGCGGGTCGGTCTCTTCTTTCAATTGTAGCTTTGCATGACCACCAAATTTCGGACGCTGATCTAAATGCCCTTCAAGATTTACAGTCATACAAGCGGCACCTGTTGCTCGACAACAAGTCGGCAACCTCTGGCTGCTTGACCTATGCAGCGTTCCAGTACAGCCCCTTCGTCCCCAACACATTCATCATCCCGTCCTTCGACGTTCTGTTCAATGGCGAGGTTGTGTCCATTCAAGGCTTCAACTCCGCCGACCTCACACAGAATCGCATCACCCTATCTCCGGCTCAGCAACCAGCATTCTGGACAAATGGTGTTACCGACGAAGACGCTCGTCTCTACGTTGTCTTCCTCGAAATATGGTATCAATCACTCGACCCAACCACCGGTCAAGGCTATTACCTCGACCCAGTATCACAGCTTCGCTACTTCTACCCCTATGGTTGCACATCGCCTGATCCAGTGAACGCAGAGATTATGCCAGATGATTCGGTGGATATCTTCGCGACCTCTTCCACAGGGGCAGGTCTCCTCACCACTATCCGTTCTCAGATTCAGTGGCGGTTCAACATTCAGCGTGTGGCGTTGACCTACGACTTCACGAAGTATCAGTTTGGTCTTGACCCCGGTGCTCAGCCCACAGAGATTGTGTACGGACAGGGGACAGCCACCAATCAGGCTCCTATCGTTGACCCAATCTACGAGTTCACCAATATGGGCTCTGTGAATGGGGACACCGGTCTGTGGCAAGCTGGTGACGGCAACATCAACAACTCCATGGGAACCATGGATGGGTACACTTACGCCATGCCGATGGCTGTTATGTTCCAGCGTAACTATGGTCCCTTCAGCCTAGCAAGCAACATCTTTGGCTGTGGGGACGCTGCGACTCAGAATTCTGGTCTTCTCAAATATGGTGTCTCTGGTCGCCTCGACTCTAAGCTGGCTGACCAGATTTTTCAAGAGGATGTGGTTGACACCCGTCAAACTGTAACTCTTGACTCGTGGGATTTGGATAAGCTGATGCGCGAGGGGTTTGTTGACCTTATAACGGGTAATGGTCGCTCAGCAATCGGTCGCGGGGATGGCTCTGGTCTCAAGACAGAAGCTCTAGGCTCCACCCTCGATTACTACGTTTCGGTTGGTCCGATTGCGGTTCCCAACACGAATACACTCCCAACGAATTGGGATGGATTTTCCAACGGGTTTAGTTCCGACCTCCGCACGTTCTATGTAACCAAGAAGATTCCCATCAATCAAAAGTCGTTCTGGTTGGCTTCCAGTGCTCAGGGCGGTCCATGGAAGATGGGTGATGCTTTCACAGTGTCACTCCCAGCCCAATCTCAGGGTACGATTGTATCGGCTGCGGTTCAGGGATTCAATCTTGCTAATAACCTTGAATCACCCATCAACTTGCTCTCTGGACAGGTACAGATTAGCGGTCTCAGTTCAAAGTCAGTCACTGTGAGCTTCATTAAGAACCTTCAAGGCACCCCCTTTGACCCCGGTGCTCAGAACATCTATTGCACGGTAGGCGTTCAGTACCCCGCCGACTCTGGCGTTGACCTGCGTAAGACCCCCATCTCTGTGGATGGTGGAACCCTCACGGATGCTATCTCGGGTAAGACGCTCCCAGTGTATGGGATTTCGGAGTACGACGTACAGAACCAGTCGCTGACAACCCACGCCTATCAGGTGTGGGCGGTCAATCCTGAATACTCAAATATCATATTCGGTACTAAGATTTGGGTACAGATTCCCGGCTCATCGGGAACTGTAGGGGGGACATCCACCACGTTCACCATCACTCGCACTGGTCTCAATGGTAAGGTTGCAGGGCTCTATCCGACTCGTGTTTGGGACTTGGCGTCAGGCACTTATTATCAGACCACGTGTTCGATGAAGGGCAACCAGTGTGTTGTTACCCTTGCAGCCGTAATTCTCAACACGCAGACCTTGGTCATGAGTTTTCTAGCGCAAGATACGGCACAACTTGTGTACAACGCTCCGGTTAAAGGTGTGACAGAGATTGAAGAAACGGTGTTGTTCGGCAACTACACGACCGATAATAACTTTCCAATGGACAGCCGTGTCACGATTGAGGTTGCTCAGTACAACGCAATCACCAACCTCACCACGATTGTGGCGGCGGCTAACAACTGCATCATCAAGGGGATTAGCGGGAATGACACAACCCGTTACCTTTGGGTTCTCGATCTAGAGGGTAACCTGAACTCCGTACAGTGCTCCACTGTGAACTTCAACAATGGAGTGGTCACGGTCACTGTGATTGGTAATTATTCCATCGCTAATGGAACCCAGTTTTTCTTTACCGGTTCGATCCTCCCGGCATTTGACCAAAACTCAACCCTAACGATTGTGGAGCAATACATCCCGTATCAGGGAGAAGGTGTGCTGAATCGTAACTATGAAATCATCCATAATGATGAGACGGCATTGGTGACCACTAACGGCTCTGGTGCCGCACCTGTGGTTGGTCTTGAGGATGTGTACCCCTACAACCGCGAGATTCCGATTGCTACGACTCTACCTTCTCTGGTCAACTGGTCGGATGCAACATTGACGAACACACCGCTGTCCTCGGTGTTCGATTCGAACTATGTGGCGATGCGTCAGAACAATGTGGAGCACACCTTCGAGGTACCGCTTCACACCAACGACTTTATTCCACCGATGAACAAGGACTTCCGCAAGGAACTTAGGTTCATTACGACGACAGGTGGAGGACGCGGTTTCTCTCAGGCTATCCCCCACGTGGGCTATGCCATCACAGCACCCTCGCCTCGCACAGTATTGGGGCAGAACCTTCAGAGCACCACTGCTCCTATTATTTTGTATGTCAATAATGTGTCGGGGCTCGACACCAACGATGGTCTCAGCTTGACCAACCCGAAGCTCACTATCACAGCGGCTCTCAGTGTACTACCTCCAGTGCTTCGTCATCCCTGCTCGGTACAACTGGTGGAGACTAATACGCCATACTCCATCCAGAATCTCCAGAGCACACTTCAGGAAATTGCTTTGGGCGATGGCGACATTCGTTCAGCGGTTTACTACGCTCTTGGTAATCTTGCTTACACCATTCAGGACGGTGGACGTTTGGTTATTACTTCAGTGGCCGGGGCAACGGGCAATATTGTGATTGATGCAACGGGCTTCGCTGGATTTGGCAACGGTCCAACCTCCGCATTCTTTGTGGATAATAGCCGAGTCATCTTCAACAACCTCACCTTCAACGGGTTCCGCGACCCCGCTGTTTACTGCATTGATGCGGACGTTGACTTTGTAAACTGCATCTTCACTGAGAATCTTCAGGCCGGTGCCTTCTCGCAGGGTTGCAATGCCATCTTCGATGGTGGATCAATTGGGCTCCCGGATGGTGGCGTAGGTATGGTTGCAAGCTCCTCGGAGATTACCGCTTCGGGTGTTGACTTGTCAGTAGACTCAGGGGCTACCCCCGGCTCGTTCTTCGTTGGTGAGCGTAACTCAACCCTCAATCTTTCGAACCACGCGACGGACACTGTGTCGGAAGTAAACATCAACGCTTCAACCGTAGTTGCTCAGGTGGAGTTCAATTCCAGTATTGTTGTCACATCGGACTTCCAGACTAACGGTAGCGCAGTTCTTTCGGCGAACTCAACACTGGCTAGAACTATTTTAACCAATCCATTTTTGGGCGGTGTTACCGCCGACTCATCTTCTAACACAGTAACCTTGCTTTCGTAAACGGATAAAAAATGAGCCTTACATTCACTACAAATTTCGCCAACAATGCCAACTCAGTCATGCCACTGGCACAGAACGCCAGTGGTCTGGCCGTCCGTGTCGCATCACTCGCCTCGGACACCCTTGGTTCCTTGACTGTATCAGGACAGGTGGGCGCTATCACTTGGTCTCTTGGCGGAAGCGCACCCTCGTGGATTAATGTTTCTCCCAACGGGGCTGTATGTGCCATCACGTTCTCAGGCGCACAATATCAGCAAGACCCCTACGAGTTCTTTGTTTCCGTCACTGATGGTGTAAGCACCACCAACTTTCCGATTTACTTGGAAGTCCGCACTCCCTTCTACGTTGCCGCCAATCCAAGCAACCCAGTGGTTAATGGAACCACCCTACTTATCCCGTCCTATGACAGCACGGTAGCCGATGTTCTTATTCAAGGTTACGGTCTGTTCAACTCCCCGCAAACCGGCATCAGCTTCATCCTGCCTTCCAGCCTTCCAGCCGGACTGGAGTTCGTCACATCGGATGAGACCAAGCTTGCACTGCGTGTATCGCCTCCTCACTTTTCCGGCACACCTTTCACCTCAACTGACCTTGTTGGTGGTCTCCAGCTAAACGGAACCGCTCCCAGCTTCGCTCAGTCGCCCGTCGCTGTGCCTATCACGATTCTTGCATACCAGCCGGGTTCATTCTACGATACCCCCGCCCGTGCTTACCAACTTACACTATCGGTAAGCTCTCAGAGTCAGGCCGCTGGTACCTTGGACTTCGCGGCTGGTGCCTACTACGACACTGTGAGCAACCTGCTGCATGTGGATGCACAGATTGACGTTCTGTTGGGTACGTTGCAATCACTCGGTGCAACAGTTGCTCAGCCCCTAACTTATTACTGGGCTTCCACCGGACCCTTGTCCTTGAACTCGGGCGGCGGCGGAAATAGCACTAACAAGTTTGCCACCTACAGCATCTACGGTAATGCCCCCGCATCTGTGAACCTTCAGGTGTTCGATAACAACGGGCTTCCAGTCAACAATGGTCTCAAGATCATTAACTTTAATGAGGTATCTACCAGTAACACCTCGTGGCTGTCATCTTCGGCTATCAAGATTGGACTAGCGACAACATCAGGGACACCTGATTACGCGGTCGGTGCGGCGGGGACTACAGTCACTTACACCCTTTCCTCCCCTGATGGGTTCAACCCAGCCGAAAGCCTCATCTTCACGGTGAATGCCGTCGCTGCATCTTCGCTGGAATCCCCTGCGACTGTAACCAACACTGGTCTGACTATCAGTTCAGGGACACCCACCACCACAGTCACCTTCCACTTCCCGGCTAACGGGCAGATTGGGCAGAAGTGGACGCTCACCATTGCAGCGACTAACTCCGGGAGCCCTCCGGGTCGTCAAGGCTACGCACAGGTACTGTTCAAGTGCGATGGTCCCGCTCCTCTGGATATTGTGGGTACCCCTACCACCATCAACTCTTCCACGGGCATCCCCATCCCCCCGATTCAATTATCATCGACCCCGGTCAGTGCCACGTTCGAGTTGGTTGGCGACCCAGTCTTCGGTTCAGGGGTTCTCGGTGCTCCCGATGGTTTGTATATCAATAGCTCCAATCAGATAGTGGGTAACGCACTCACACCGGGAACCTACAAGTTTGTTGTCGCCGCATCGGCATTTGGTTACCAAACCAGCTACAGTGATGTCATCACCATGACGGTGGCGGCTGTCGCCATTCCGTTGCAGATTACCAATCCAACTTCCACCGCTATTTCGATACCGGACAACACATCGTTCACTATCGCATGGGGCATCTCCGGCACACCCACGGGACTGTTTCTCGCGGAGATTCCATCCCCGACTCCAATTCGCACTGTGACTGGTGCAGGTTCGGCATCAGTGCAGCAGGTTGGTTCCGCCGTCTACAGCGTCTATGGCACCAGCTTCTACGGCAATGCGTACTCAGTACCGTTGATTGTCATTTCAAGCTCTATCGCCTCGGCCACGAACCTCCTCCCGGCTCCAACCATCGCTGTCATTGATGAAACTTTCCACCTGACGGCCAACTGGCAACCGTATTCTGTGAGCGGAGCGTACACCGCATACAAAGGTTGGAACATCACGCTTCAGACGCCTCCGGGTAGTGGAACTCCTATAACTGTATTTGATACAGGGTTGAACAATGGCGGTACGGTCTCCGCCCGTGTCTTCGAAGAGACCTTGGTCTCTGGCGACTACTCCATGAACATGGTGGCGTTGTCGAGTGACTTCACGGTTGCCCTCAACTCTAACCCATGGGACTCTAGCCACACATTCCCGACTGCCCTGTTGGCTACCAACGTCACGTTTGACAACACGAACCTGTTGCTGGGTCAGACGCTCAACATCACGTTGAATGCCAACTATGCTGGAGCCAGCGCATGGCAGGTTATCTTCCCAGACAACACGTCCACGGGTTGGTTGCCCCTCAGCACTCGCACCGTCGCCAAGTCCTTCACCACGGCTGGTGCCCAGAACATTGTCATCCAGACGCAGAACGACTTCGGAACGGCTAACCCACCGGTCAAGCTCCGTCGCCAGTTGACACAGCAGGTTTATGTTATCGACCAGCAGTTCAACCCGACCGCAGCCGCTCAGGGAGCCCTCACTGGCACGCTAGGCATTGGGGGTAATGCTGGCTTTGAAATTACGAACGCCTCCACAGGCACTGTGACACCACAGGCGTATGAAGTGGTTGTTCGCTCTATCGCTCGTGACGAGATTACAAATGAACTCAAGCTCATGGTTGCGACTTCGCGATTTGCGAATGCAAGCTCCCTGTTGAGCACCATGGCACTCGACGTGTTCCCGATGCAGGGTCGTCCCCATGCAAAGGAACTCATCGAACCAACGTACATTCTTGAAGTCAACCCCGCCACCTCTTCGGTACCGGTGCAGATTACCACTACGACTCTGCCCTCGAACTCGTACGTTGGCAAGCCGATGGCTGAATTCAAGATGCAAGCGACGGGAGGCAATACCAACTACAGTTGGTACACCGAAGGTATGCCTCCGGGCTTGAAGATGAACGTTGATGGTACCATCAGCGGCACTCCAACCCAGCTTGGCACATTCACTGTCGTCTTCGCTGTCATGGACGCCAGCAGCCCTGCGTACATCGCTGAGACCACGTTGACTTTCCTTATACCGACCGACTTGGCGATTACCACCACGACTCTGCCCTCTGCTACCGTTGGTACCCCCTATGAGAACTACACCAATCCCAACAGCCCACAGCCCATCGTTATCCAGAACACGGGGGGCTTGGCTCCATACACATGGGCTATTGTTGCTGGTTCGGCTCCTATTGGTCTCGCCATTGATGCCAACTCCGGGACGCTCGGTGGTGTACCCTGCACTTACAATTCGACTACTGACTTCCTCAAGACCTATACCTTCACAGTTCAGGTTACGGACGCCATCGGAGCTAAGGCATCAGCCACCTACAGCATCCTGCTCTCCCCAGCCAAGCTCTCCTACGGTCTGTTGAACCAGCCACTCATCATCGCGGGGGAACAGTTCAAGTTGGCTGTTCCAGTCTATGGGGGTCAGTCCCCTTACACCTTGAATAGCTTCACCGACGACGGTATCATCGGTACCGGGTTGGCGATTGTCAGCCCAACCCAGATGTCCGTGGTTGCAGGGGTGACTCCGGCTATACTGTCCTTCCTCAACGCACCGAATACTACAGTGTACCCGTCGCTCTACCCGCAGAACATTGCAATCACGCTGACAGCTACTGGTGGTGTACCCTCTAACGCAAACGGCTTGGATACCGACGAGCGTTATAAGTTCTACGTTGACCCCACCGCAAGCAACACTCTTCCGGGGGCGGTTTGCTACGGACCTTTGCTGGTTGCCACGCCGACTGCGAACGGGGTTTTTACTGTCACGGTTAAAGTGGTTGACTCCGTGGGTCATATCGCCTCTCTGCCAATGACTATCACAGTTCAGCAGCAGGGTTCAGGTCAATACACCCTAGGTGCCTACTCCGTCAACACAAACGGTCATCCTACATCTCCAACCCTTTGGACGTTCACCCCCCTCGCGAGTGGCTACCCCGACCCTGTTATCAGTACGCCTTACACTCCGGGCTCAGGCCAATACTACTGTGTCGCTCTTCTTAACAACGGCACGATTCAGTTGACCAACGCTCCCAACGCGGCTTGCACCGCCAGCCTCATCGGCCCCGGCGTTCTCCCGGCTGGTATGACGTTCGCCAGCGGTAACACGGTCGCGGGTGCTGGTGCTGACTGCATCCTCCTACTTGAAGGTACTCCGACAACCTCTGCTGGTTACAGCTTCAAGTTCCAGCTTGCGGGTATTGTCAACTCGGTCAATGCCACTGTGAGCACAGCACAGCGTTTCAGTTTGAATGTTGGTGGTGGAGGAACGGGAACTCCGGTGGTTGCTCTTGCTTTCACTGACGCTATCAACCTTGACCTAAACACTTTGACAGCGGATGCCATAGGTGCTTATAGCTGGGCATACCCCCTCATTGCTGGAGGCGGCACTGCTCCGTATTCCTTCAGCATTCAGAGCGGTACAACGCTCCCTACCATCAGTACGGGGGTAAGCATCGGAGGGTTTTCGGCCTTCTCCTCCTCAACCTCCACGACAGGTTCGTACACTGTGTTGGTTGTGGTTACGGACAAGAACAGCGTTCAGTCAGCGGCAACCCCTATCACTGTAAAGGTTGCTCAATCTACGACTCAGCCAACTCACATCTTGGATAACAATATTCCGGCTTACGTCTATGTCAACCGGTTGATTCCGGTCAACAGTTACTATGTTGACGCCGACCTCATCTCAAACTGGACAGCCACGGGTCTCCCGGCTGGCGTCACCCTGTCGTCTGCTCCGGGCACCCGCGTATACCTGCAAGGCACTCCGACTGGTGTGGTCTCCTCAACCCCAATTACCATCACCGCGACCTCGGTCACGTTTGGCACTCAGGCAAGCGTTGTTGTGAATCTCGCCATCCGTGCTCAAGCCGCTGTCATTATCGCCCCGGCTCACGTTGGGGCGACGGCAACGATTGGCACGCAATATCGTGTGGTCAACAACAATTCCATTATCTCGGCTCAGTACACTGGGTTCCAGCCGGGTGACACCGGTCTCCCCCTATTGCAGAACACGTTGGGTACTGCAACTCTGGGTAACCCCACCCTAACCATTGGCGGACAGCCCACCACGGGCAACAGCAGCGTGACTCCAGATGGGTTCACTATGAGCTACGACTACTTCCCGACCGGTGCAGGTACCGACACACTGTCCTTCAATAACGTAAGTTTCCCGGACAGCCTTACCCTCTCCGAAGTATTTTCCGCCCTCAAGGCAAACGGCACCACGGTTCCGGTGTCGGTCAGCGAGTACATTGTCACCCAAACTCTATCGCTACCCCTCACTGTCTCTGGCGGTGACGCTCCTTACACCTACAACATATCGGGTGTGAGCGACTCCCGCTTCGTTGCCATCAACAACGGCACATCCACCGCTGCCTTGCAGATTACGGTTGCTCAGTTCGCGGCAAACACCACACCATATAACTGCAACGTTACTGTTGTGGTCACGGACTCGGCTGCAAACTCCACCACTGTGACGGGTCAGCTTCAGGTTACGGTTGTGGCTCAGAGCTACATCTCTGTGGCTTTCTCTCCCTACACGTGGGCTATCAGCCTGTCAAGTGCTGTAGTTGCTTCCAAGACGCCAAACTCTCTCATGTCCTCACCGCAGCTTTTCCACGCCCCGGCTAACTACTACGTTGATTCGGTTACGGTTCCCAGCGGTCTGGCATCATTTATCACTGTGTCTCCAACCAACCGGGTGCTGGCGTACAATCTCACGGGTTCACCTTCAAACGTACCGGATGTGAATCAGAGTCTTACGCCTATTGGAGGCTTTACTGTACCCATCAGCACCCCGCCCTCTATAGGTACCTACACCATCGCAGTAGCTCTGCGGGTTGTGGACAATTTGGGTATCAGTACATTAGGTCCGGGTTCTCAACCGACGCAACCTATCACCGAGAACATCACCGTAGTTATCAGCAGCTAAGAGGAAAACGGATGTCCATCATTACAACAGCAACGTTAGCCGGAGTTGGGGGTGTAGCACCTTACACCTTTATCACACCCTCGTCTGACCCAAAAACATCGCTACCGAATGGCTCATTCAGCGTGACGGGTGCGGTCTTGAGTATCAATTCAACCTCGTTGAGCCCCGGCACGTACACACTCCATGTGATTATCACCGACTCGAATCTTAACACAGCGGATGAGGTCCTCACTGTCCTTGTGGTTGACCCTACCTTGTTTTCGATTCTGAACAGTTCACAGAACTTTGAGCCAACCAGCTTCCCTTCAGTTCAGGTTGTCCCTCTAACCAGTAACGGCGGTACAGGTACGGTTGTGTGGTCTCTATTGAACACGGTTACCACCCTCCCCGGTGTCCTTATCGACACCAGCAACAACTTGAACTTCACCTTCAGTAACTATGGAACTTGGACGGTTGGGATTAAAGCTACTGACAGTCTCGGTAAGGTGACCTCAAAGGTTCTTCAGATTCAGGCTGTGAACTCTCAGGTCGCTGCATTGGTGGACGGTCAGGTGGAAGTTATCGTCACCGTTCCTGCCCAAAAGGCGGGTGTGCATCAGTTCACCCTCAAGGTTACTGACAATACAGCAACCTCACTGACTCAAGCTTTCAGCTATCAGTCGGATGACCCCATTAGCACCATCTTCCTCGACCAGTTCGCGTTCGACCATTATTGGGGGACGGCGGACACCACAACTATTGTTCTCCCCATCTTGGGTAACTTGTCCGGCTATAGTATCAGTACGACAACCACCCCCATTTCGGGTTCTAACGGTTTGACCGCGACCGTTGATGGTGTGAATGACGTTGTTACGGTAACAGGGCCTCCTACCTCGTTCTCGAACAGTCAGGTGTACATCCAACTCCCGATTCTTCAAGGGAACAATCAGGTTGCAACCATCACTCGTGAATATACACTGGTCTCCCATGATGGTACCACTGACATTGGAAATACCCAGTGCTTCACTCGCCCGTACATTGTTGGCGACTTCGTTGGGCTTAACCCGCTCAAGCCATGGGTCAACTCACCGTCCATTGCCACGGCCAGCACCCTCTTGTCCCGCGTGCAGTCGGGGTCGTCCCTCCCTTTGGGGTTATCCCTTGACGCCAACACAGGTCTTATCTACGGAACTATCGTGGGCATCGCGACCAGTCAGAGTGTGATCGAATATTACGACTTGACCAGCGTAGTTCATGGTACAGTCACCATCACATGGGACACACAGCAGAACGCCTTTTCTCTCATTGATAATATTGCCGATGGGTTTGTTCAACAAACCTACTCATCCACTATCGGTTCTGCATCGTCGGTACCTTTGACTGCTGCCTCCGTTTATCGGGGTCGAATCCCGGCTGGGATATCCTTGTCGCCCAACGTGGGCGGGACTGCTATCAATATCACAGGCACTCCCACTGAGGCCGGTTATTTCGACCTGTGGTTTCGTGTTACCAACCAGAATGGTCAGAGTGGATATCTCTATCACCGCTTCGTGGTTAACTATATCAACCCGCTTGTCATCCTCACAACAACCCTACCTACAGCAGTCACAGGTCAACCCTACAACAATTCCGCCGGATTTGTGCTTCAGGGATTTGGGGGTGCCACTCCTTATGCGTGGTCGCTCGATGCAAGCTCTCCCGCTCTACCCACTGGCATGACGTTGAATTTGGCTGGGTTGCTCTCTGGCACGCCAACCAACTCATCATATAGTCAGAATTTGATTATTGATTTGACAGACGCTCGTGGTGTCACGACTTCGGCAATTCTGCTTCTTGCCATCAACAACAACGTGCAAATCACAACCGTAAACCTGCCGAAGATTATCCCCGGTCAGCCCTACTCCTACCAGATGACGGCTACTGGCGGCGTACCTCCTTATACGTGGTCTCTCACCGGTCCTGCGTTGCCCAGCGGTATAAGTTTCAACCCATCAACAGGCATTTTCTCCGGTGTCACATCCGTGACCTCATATATTCAGTCCGTCACCATCGGTGTAGTTGACACAGTTGGGGGCGCAGGCCATACAGACTCTAAGACTTACTCCCTTCAGACCGGAACTTCGGCCATGGTCATAGACACATCGGGCGTCGGTCCTGTTGATCGTGGCGGACCCTATCAGGGTACGCTCCGTGCGTTTGGTACATTCACCACACCGAACACATGGCAAGTGACCCCTGATAGTCCTAACGCGCTCCCGTCGGGTCTTACGATTCAGGCTAACGCAGCCGATAGTGGCACAACGGCGTTCATCTCTGGCGTCACTACTCTTCTGCTAGACAACTACTCAATCAAAGTGCAGACAGTGGACTCTTTGGGTTCATCGGCTCAGGCATTCATCATTCTTAACTCCACATCGAGCCTTACCATCACTACAAGAGCTTTACCTGTAGGTACGGTGACGGCCAGCTACAACTACCAGTTGACCGCGACCGGCTATAACACCCCCTTCACATGGAGTTACACAGGCTCACTTCCGAGCGGCTACTCCATGTCTTCAGGGGGACTCATTACTGGTGCGACAGGTGCGACGTTCAATGGTACTCCAGTGTTCACGGTGACCGATAGCTTGGGGGACACTTACCCTCTGGCTCCTCTCGCGCAGGCGGCATTGAATTTGGTGGTTCAGCCCTCAGGTCTATCCATCACAACTGCCTCCATCAATCAGATTACGTCTGGCCGCACCTTCAGCCAGATGCTGACGGCTACGGGGGGTTCGGGTAATTACTCTTGGTCACTTTCACCGGCCTCATCGAGCCCCCTTCCATCCGGTCTGTCTCTGGGTAACAGCACAGGAACCATCACGGGGGTCACGACACAGACAGGCTTTAGTAAGTCGATTACGTTCCGCGTCACAGACAACACGAATGGTGCCTTCGCTGAAAAGTCGTTCACTGTAACTGTGGTTAGCGGTCTCACCTTGCAAACGGGTATTGACTATACAGACAGCATTACGACTAATTATCTCGGGTACGTGGACAACGGCAGCACGGATTCCATCAACCCGCGTCCTAACCATTCGTTCTATGTGGTAGCTACAGGGGTGGTCACCACGAACGCTGCCACATTGGCAAGCAATATCACCCTCAGCAACTCTGTCTTCACCGCCAGCGTTGACTCCCTGAATAACGGAATCGCCTACATCCGTATCTCCGGCCCGTTCGCTTCAGGTGTCACTGGCAATAATGCGTTCGGTATTACGGTAGTGGATTCAGGCGTATCGGCTACAGGAACCTTTCAGTGGGATGTCTTCAATAACGGGGTTCTACGTGCCGCTGCCACAAATGCATTTCCGCAGCAAATTGTATAAGAGGGGCTAAATGGGAACTCAGTACGAAACAGTAAATGTCGTCATTGGTGGGGCTAACCCCCAGACCATACCGGTTACTATACCCGTGGACACTAACTTGGGCACCGGCTCGACCACGCTTACATACACGGGCACTAATGGCGGTTCAGATACTCTTCAGGGAACAGCAACCATCGCTGGTAGCAACTACACCACCAACTCCGCCTCGGTCAACTGGCAGCAAACCAATGGCATCATACAGGTTGGCAGCGTTGTTACATGTTATGCGTGGAATGACTCCCCTACCTCAGGTCCCGTGGCTGGTTACATCTGGAAAAATGCCAGCGACCCATCAGGAAACACGATTCGTACCATATCTACCGCCTCGGCGACTCAGACCAACAATTCCCTCGCTTTCAGTGCGTACATTGGGGGGGACTCCGGGGGCTCAGGTCCCCAGTGGTCTAGCTTCAACACCGCTGGTCAACAGACCGCCTACACCAATTTTCCACCTTACGGATCAAATTTCAACTGTTGCATTGTTGGTAGTATCCTAGTTCCGGCTCCCGGTACCTATACCTTTAACATCACCTATAAGGATGGTGTCATGTGGGGTATTGGCAACTCCGCAACGGGTGCTTCCCCCACATGGGCAGGAAAGGGGATCACCCTAGCCGCCCTTGGTCAAAATCAAACGGTTGCGTTAGGTCTGCCTATTCTCCCGGCTGCTCAGAATAGCGGTTCAGGGGGATATGTAGGTTCAAGCACTGTAGCGGTTACTTTTTCACAGGCGGGGGTCTATCCCATTGAAGGTGACTGGGATTATTGGTACCACTCCGGTCGCGTGTTTCACATCACCACAAGTTCGGGCGAACTTGCCCCGGTAACCCTCATCGCTGCTCCGGCTCCTGCAACTCCTGTCGGCAACGTGACTATCACCCCCGGTGGTGGTGCAACTAACCTTCAGGTCGTGGGTCAGCCCATCACACTCACGGTCAACGTGTCTGGCATCGTGTACCCCACTAAGTCCTATTGCCCTGTGCTTGAGGGTACGACGGGAAAACTGTACCTCTATAATGACCCTAACAACCCGACGTTTACCTTCCCTACGTATAACGGGAGTCCGGTGAACAAGACGGCAGCGGCGAAGGCAGTTCTTGCTCTGACCTCCACGGATAACACCGCGTATCAAGGGTTGTTCGGAGTGAACTATGATGGTACCAATTTCACCGTCAACTACAACGGGAACACGGCTAACCCCTCATCTTCCTCTCGCGTTCTGTCCACCAGCCTCGTGGTTCAAGCTGATGATATTGCTTGGTTCAACAATGCGTCCACCACGTTTGACACATTCGCTGTGTCCGGCACCAATGGTGGTGTCTCTTTCAACATCGAAGTGGATTATATGAATATGCCTCAGGTTGCTTCCCTCTCGCCGACCAGCATTCCGGCTGATGGGGGAAGCTATACGCTGTCTGTCGCTCTGAACAAGGCGTTCTCTCCCCAGCAGCAGGGTGCCAAGAACACAGGCAACAGCGTTAATGCCTCATGTACGATTTCAGGTGCTACTTCCACTGGTACCCCCAGCCCGGTGCTTGACTCGGCGGGATGGCTCACAGGTTGGAATATACCATTCACGGCTCCCGCTGCCACCACCAACCAGACCCTCACTGTGAACATGACAGTGAATGGCACCCTTACCTACCTGAGCAACGATACCTTTGTGACTAATACAGTCTCATATATAAGCGGTCAAGTGGGCACTATCACCGCCGCAGGTTCTTCCTATGTGGCTCCGGTAGCTGTAGGCATGACGGTAACCCCGAGTCTCACGCTTATCCCCCCGACAGTAACGTCTATGACCCTTACGGCTCAGATGTTCACAGCCGGAGGGAGTGACCCGGTGGGGGTTAACTTTTTCACTCAATATGTGGGTCAGTCTACTCAGACGGTAATTGGTAGCTCATCCACCCCTGTAACTTCAGCAAGTGCCATTATCAATGGCGTTAGCGGGTACCTCCAAACATTCCAGTTAACGTTTAACCCGAATACCTATGTTAACACCGCCCCCGGAGACTATTTTGGCTTCATTGCTACGGATAATGTCAGCAATCTCACTTGCACTTATACTACGACGGTAGCCTACACTCTGAGTGGTAGTGGTGGAGGGGGAGGGGGATGCCCTGCCGTGACAATGTTTGTTCTACCAGACTTGAAGGTAGCGGAGGTTACTGTGGGTACGCACTTGGATGCCATCGTTCACTACTCCGAACACAGCCTTTTGCCTGTGCAGTGGATGGAGTTCAGCACGGAAATCTGCTATCGGCTAGAGGCGGAGAATGGTGCCGCTGTTATTGTCTCTGAGTCTACACCGGTACCAACGCAGGAAATCCTCGCACGGACGGAAGTTCCGGGCGTAGGGTTGGACGATCTTCCGGCATTTGCTGGGGGAATCCAAGTAGGAATGCACGTACTTACCAATGTGGATGACGTGATTGAGTGGTCAAAGGTGGTGGGTATCCAGTGTGTAGGTCATCAGCGTGTGGCACGTCTCTTTATCGGCAATGAGAATTTTGCCGCCGGGGAGAAGCCCAATGCACGCATTTACACCCACAACATCAGCGGCGGTTTGATTCACATTGTGAAGTGATCTATGGCCTCTTTCAAATATGCTTACCCCAATCCCCCTTTCAACTTCTTGGGGCGTTTCACTCTAACACAGTGGAATGCATTCCAAGCATGGGTGGCTGCGCGTGAGCAGAATTTTCCCGGCATAACTCAGTTCTACCAAATACGGGCTCAGCAACTTCGTAAGACTGCTGGTTTGCTGGAGCAGTATTACACAACTCAGAATGACCAGACGCTAACTCCAACCTTCGAGAAGGACTTATGGTCACCGGGACCTAACGGACATTTCAATTACGCCATCAACAATGACGACCACATACCTATGGTCATGATGAGTCGCATCAAGACGCGAATGAAGGATATGTTTCAGAGGGATGAAGACGCAATCTTCTACATGAACCAGCTACGCTGCCTCATTGAGAAAAACGAGGATATGGCTCAGTACAATCATAACTTCGCCCAGACTCCGCCAACGACCGCTAATAATGACAACCCTTACACGTTGCAGCCGCTGTTAACGAAAATCAACAGTCTTTTCTCAAAACCGGAGTACGTATCTGTTTTAGTAGACGACGTGAACGCGGCGAATATGTACAAGGGTCAGCCCTACTTCCGTGTCCATCAGGCCGAAACCCCGACTCAGTGGGAGCTTGAGCAGATGAATCACAGCAGTGCGGATACTCCCATTGCTATCAAGGAGCAGAGCACCTAATGAGCTATGACCTCGATGTACAGTTGGCTAACTGCGATCATTTTCAGAGTTTTGAACGTTATGTGGTTGATGTGGGGGACTTTAGGACTCTACACGTTGCCGCTAATGTAGGGTTAAACATGCGTGCTCCTATCAATGGTGCAGCCTTGGTTGAGGTGTATATCCGGGGGCAGCTAGTCTCTCCGTCCGACCCCGTATATGGGTACACCATTTCACCGGACGTAAACCGGGTTCAGACTTCAGACCAGTTCTACAAGATTCAGTTTAACCTACCCGTTAGGTCATACATTCCGTTAATTGAGGTCTCTTACATCACACTCATGGATTTCTGTCTGAAGTGTGGCACCATGGGTCAGCTAAACAATCTCACGCAGGTTAGTAACGGCTCCGTCCTGCATATCGTGGGGACTAACAAGCTGGTGCAGAAGGTTCTGAAGTATGTACTTACTTCCGTATGCGCCTTTTACCCACAGTACACTTCCCGATTGAAGACCTTCATCGGAAGGAAGTTTGGGTTCGCTATAACTGACACCGACATCTCCAACGAGGTCATGACAGCACTACAAAATCTTAAGCAGGTTCAGTCGGCTCAGCGTACGGTTCAGGCTCTTGACCCGCAGGAGATGCTCAAGGATATAAATAACTTGCAGACGATTCAAATTGACCCTAACTCTGTCGCTGTCTCCGGCGTATTAGTATCTTACGGGGCTCCCAATGGTGTGCCTGTAAGTTTCTCTTTAACGACCGCCTCTCAGTTAGTAGGTAACTAATGCCAACACCAAAGACTACACCAAAGACTACACTAACCCCGCTTATACTTGTCTCCCCTGTCCTCCCCGTGGCGCAGCAGGGTCAGTCCGTTGCCATCTCCGTTGACACGACAGTGCTGGCGTACATTTTGCTGGCGGACACCAACACTAGCCAAGTTGAAATCTCGCTTTACAACCAGACCAATTACAACCGTAATCCGCTGCTGATTAACGGCAACAGGAATAGTTTCTCAGGCTCCCTAGCTATCGACTCCAACCAAGGTGACGCCACAGTTCAAATCGTTGGTCGTAATTACGACCCTCTCGCCGCCCCATGGACGGCCAGCATATCGTATGCCTTGGGTTATCGTATCGTTGACCCCAATGGCTACGTGCAGATTGTTACCACTGCTGGGACATCAGGTACAACCATTCCAGCGTTCAGCACAGTCACTGGAACCCCCACTACGGACAACGGTGTGGTGTGGGAGAATCTCGGTTTCATTGCCATCACTCAGACTACCATCCAGTTCACACTCATCCCCTTCGTGAGCAATGGTGCCACCTTGATTGGACCCCCCTCTGGCGTCAAGTCCTACAAGGCTCAGAACGTATGCCGCCTAGAGTGGTCTCAGCCTACATATGCGGGTACCGTAGGTACTCGTATCCTGCTGTCCACTGACCCGGCTGGTATAAACCCTCCCTTCGTTCAGTATGGTGATCTTGTAACCCCAACGCAGTTGAGCCGTTCAGGTGTGTCAGTTCTTGATTCAGTGGTTACGACTTCCTACAACGGAACGGGGGGCACTCAGACAACCACCACTGTAGATACGATTCAGACGACCAACTTCAACTACGTTGACATCCCACAGACGGTGGTGAATAACGCCGATATATTCTACGCGATGTTGTCCACAGTAGTCCAAGACCCGAACACTCAGAACGTGTTTGAGTCGCAGCAGAACGGACCTATTACATGTGGCTTTGTCAACCTCAAGTTAGTATCCCCCACTGACTTCCTCGCTCTCCAGCGTAAGGAAGACATCGCCTCTCGTTTGATTCAGCAAGTTACGAGAAACTACCCGAACCTTGACTTATCGCCACGCTCTGAGCTACGCGATTTGATGATTGACCCTGTATCCATCGAGCTTGCCAACTTGAGTGTACGTGAGTGGTTCTCTCGTGTGAGCCAGTCGGTCTCCGCCTTGTCGCAAGTGGATAATGTGAGCGGGAATGGCTATAGCGACCCATACACCTCGTCTCCCATCAAGCAGCAGCTTGCCCGTGCTTATGGGTTGAATCCCGCCGACACTCAAACACTCATCGACCAACAGTTTAACATTCTGGGGGAACGAGCGGGTATCCCTCGTCTCGGGGCAACAAGCTCTGTTGTTCAACTCACGTTTTATACATACACCAAGCCCACAGGAACAGTAGCTTTCCCCATTGGACTTACAGTTCAGACAGTGCCAGATGCGCAGACCCCCTCGCTCACCTTCACCACAACTGGCTCCGCAACCATCACAGCAAACTCAGCAAGCACTTTCTACGACCCCATCAATCAGTGGTGGTCAATTAGCGTACCGGCTTCCTGTCAGTCGGCTGGCATCAATACCAACGCTGGTGCGGGAACCATAAGAACCATTGGCTCGGGGGCTCCATCAGGCTGGTACTGCACCAACCCAGATTCTGCCGCCTTTGGTTTGGACGATGAGTTGAACTCTAAGTACGCGGCTCGTATCGAGAACCGTCTCATCACTGGTGTTGACTCTGGTACTCGCAATGGGTACCTTAATACCGCTCTCGCAACTCCCGGAATCGTGGCGGCAACTGTTGTGGCAGCGGGAGACACTGAGATGCTGCGGGATTGGGACTACCTCCGTCAGAAGCACGTGTACGGCTGCGTTGACATCTACACCCGTGGCATCAATTTCTCGGAGCAGGATGAAGTTGTAGCATTCCAGTACCAGAACACCGGCACTTTCGGCACACCTACGTCATACCTCACGTTGGGCTCTTTCAACGCAAGTACTTTGCGTTTCCAGATTCCAAATTTCTCCACACTGTCCTTCCCTCTCTATCAGGGTGTGACTCTCCTTGTAACTCGTCTCACAGGTAGTTTCTACCTCGGCTTGGAGCGTGCTCAATTTGACAATGTGAATGGCTACATCATCCTCAACCCGAATGACATGGCATACCAGATTGTCGGTGACCAGTTCACTCAGGTGTCGGTGCCGTTGCTGCTCAACGGCGTCCCGGCCACCAACGCGGCGGCGGTATCCAACCTATCTCAGGGGGGTAACACGACGTTACAGTTACTGGCACGTTACCAGTCCCCCCTGTCTGACACCCCAGCCCTTCAGCCAATTGTGTCAGTGAACTCGGTTATCGGTCAGCCAACTCAGACTGCTGCCGTTCCTACGGCTCTCATCAACCTTGTTCACACATCAGACTTCCTACTCAACGGCGGTTCCAATCAGGCAGGGGATGTTGTGCAGGTTTCGACCGCAGCGAGTGCTCCCCTAACAGCAACCATCACAGCACTTCTGGGTCAGCCGGTCACGATTGACTCAGCGATGGATGTGTCCAACACCAGTGGCACACCGGGGAACGTGGTGTCGGTTCGTTCGAGCGACTTGTCAACTCTGTACGGCTTCGGCACAGACTATACTATCCTAGCCACAGGTTCATACCATACGTATGGAATACAACCATTAACAGGTAGCACGATTCAGAACAACCAGAAGATTTCGGTAACGTATAACAAGTTCACCATAAATGAGAAGGTGTCTCTCATTTCAGGGGAGACGCAGACGTTGACCGGGACTTCCTACTCAGTGCTGGACAATCAAGGTTTCGTCTACAACACGTGGCTCCCGGAGAGTTATGGCAACACCACGCTCACCTTGGATGGTGCGGTGTACAACTCGGACGGCACCATCAACCTGTCGCTTTCAACGGGTCTTATCGGGGCTCTGATACCGCATGACAGCCGGTACATCAAGGTAACTTACAACGGCACAATTATGAAGGAGAACACCGACTTTGTTCTCACTGTAGACCCCCTTTCTGGCACGGCTGCAATTGCACGCTCGGCAGCTAACATTGAAACCACCCGCATCCCGGATGGTGGACAGGTTACAGTCGAGTACTTCATCACAGAAGCGTTCACCTTTGCGACTGAGTACCCGGCTTTTGTAGAAATTCTCGCAAATCAAGTTACCACCTTCAAGCACGCGGCGGCAGATGTTCTGGTGAAGTCCATGGTTGCTACCCCTGTGGACGTTACGATGACAGTGATCTTGTCTCCTAACGCCTCATCGGACACGCTTGATCCTATTATCCGCTCCACCATTGATCTTGTTATGGACAACGCCACTACGACGTTGTACCAGTCTGAACTTGTTCAGCAGGTCATGGGCGTGACTGGTGTGCAGAATGTCAACCTACCGTTGGTGAAGTGTGCCAAGAGCGACGGCTCCTATGACATAGGTGTAGTCATCCCAACCAACACAACATGGATTCCTTTGTCCTCCGACCCCGCATTCGCTGGCTTGGCCACTCCGGCCAATAGCTTCATCACGCAGAGTGCGGTTCTTCCCGACAGCACGATTCCTTCGGGAGGCGAAGTTGATGCGTTCGTTGGCTTCCTCTATCAAGGTCAGGCGTACGCACGTACAACCTCGATTCAGAGCTTCCTCTCGACTGCGGTAACTCCGGCGGCTGCGGTGGGTCTGCCTCCAATGTCGGTGTCTGGCTCCTTCTACATCATCGGTACTGGAGACTCCATCACACCGACGAACCCGCTACCTTCGACCTACGCTCAGAGGGTCATCATTACCCTTCCAAGCAAGACCATCAACCCATCCCTGTACTCGTTCTTCTGCACTTATCAAGTGTTTGGATCAGGCTCTGCAACTGACATAACCATGTCGTCCACCGAGTACATTGTTCCCGGAAAAATCACTCTGAGCTATCTGACTGGGAGCTAAAGCATGACGCCAATTTACAACCCGCGAGGAACTTGGTCTGCTACCACAGAGTATAGTTACCTTGACTCAGTACAGTATAGTAGCCAATCGTACATCTGTACGAGCAGGGGTGGATCATTCAATCAGAATCCCGCCACCCACACGTTGCCTGCTGGATCGACGGCAATTCCCGCCGGGTCCGTGCAGCACGCGGGGATGAACCAGTTCAAGGACGTGTTCCTGGGCGCGGACCACCGGGATCGTCGGCATAAACGCCCTCTCCAGCCATGGCAGCCGCGCAAACAGCATCAGCACCATCACCACCACCGTCGCGCTGAACCACAGCATCAGCCGTCCCTGCCGGGCACCACTGTGTGGGTGATGGTTCCTGTTGTTACTCAGGAAGACCAATACTACCTTCGCTCTCGCGAAGACCTCATTCAGTTGGAGGACGCACGGTATCGTTCCCTCATCAGTGCAGTCGCCAACTTCTACACTACGCGAAACGACCAGAGCCTTTGGGGTGCATTCATCCGTGCCATCGCAATGGAACTGGCTCGTATCGAGTACATGTACTCGTACGACATTGTAGCCAAGAACCCGGTGTATCTTACTCCCCCGGACATCAAGCGTGAGTATGCTGATCCTCTGTTTGTTACCGGCACGTTCCAACAGCAGACTCAGTTTGACATGGGTGATTTTGGCGCTGAGGGTGCAGGGTTCTTGGTATGGGCAGGAAACACCGGCTTCATCGCCAACGCGGTGATTGTTGACAGCAATGGCAACTTGCAGGTAGCGACAACTCCGGGCGCAACGGCATCATCTCAGCCTTCATGGTCTCTTGAACTCGGTGGGATTACAACCGATGGTTCGGTTGTCTGGACAAATTACGGTCAAGCCCCTTCTCCGCTGGCATACCCAGTGGGCTATCGTGATATGTTGGTTGACCTCCTGAGCGCATATCAGGAAGGTGCGACAGCTAAGTCTGTTCAGGATGTTATCTACGCCTACACGGGCAAGAACATCATCGTGGAGGAACTGTACAAGCAAATTACGACTGGTGGGTTTTATGACCAGAGCGACCGGAACGCCATCGCAGTTAGCGTAAACGTTGGTGGAGACGACCCTCTTACAGACATCCAAAGCCTCGCTGAGTTGCAGCAAATTACCAACTCTCTCTACACTGCCATTGACCTCGCCAAGCCAGCCCACGTTGGTCTTGAGTTCACCACAGTATTTGGTGCATTTGGTGATGAGAACGTGAACTGCTTCATCAGCCCACGGTATCTGACCCAGTATCAGTTAGCTACCTTACCAGCAGCACAGGCAGCGTACTACTCCCTCATCGCTTACACGCTTACCACGCAGATTTATCAGGGCTGGATTGCCACAACCAACTTCCCGGCTGGCACTATCATTCAGGACTCGAACGGTAACGTTCAACTGACCCTTGTAGGCGGGGTCTCTGGTACCATCAAGCCCACTTGGAACCCTACCCTACAAGGGACAACTGAGGATGGTCTATCGAGCCCTCCAACTAGCCCCCCATCATATTTGGTGTGGATAAACATCGGTACGCCCGAGATTACGATTGCGGCCTATGCTGCTCTACCAATTTCACAGCAGCCGTACTATCAGAGCTACTATCAGAACCTGAATTGCGTGGGAACTGGCATTGACGACACGTTGGAAATCCTTATTCAGCAAGTGGAAGAGCCTCCGTTCGACCCGATGCTGTATCAGGCTCCTACATTCGACCCGGCTAACCCAACCACAACGTTGGCTGCATATGGTCGTCGTGTGCTCACGCCTATCATGGTCTCAAGTTGGCAGCAGTTGAATGCGTCTCCTACTGTATGGGACACCACTGTCACGTACCCCAAGGGCACGCTCGTGCGTGGCCGGTACTGGGGAGAGGATGGTAGTTTCAACGCGGGGGTATGGACACCGGGTGGTTGGCAGTTGTATCGTGCCAAGAAAAAGAGCACAGGGCAAGACCCTATTGGGGACACCAACCAGACCTACTGGACACCGCTGTCGTCCCCATCAATCTATCAGGCTTACTACCTCGCACAGAACGGTCTCTACGTTGCTGGCATTCGCCAGTGGGCACCTAGCACTAACTTTTACACAGGACAGTTGATGATTGACAATAACGGCAGTCTCCAGATTGCAAACTCGGGCTCATCGCCGCAGTCGCCCCCTCAGTCTCCTCCGTCTCCGGGTCTCACATCACCGGTTGCGACAGTTGCGACAACGTTTGATGCTGTCAGTATTTCTAACAACCTGCTCACGTTGGTTGTGAACAGCACAGCGGGAATGGGTTTGGTAAATGATGTCAGTCTCATCACCTTGCTCGGATTCTCGTTCGCCACGTTTCTCAATGGACTCACGCTGCCCGTAGTTGCATTCAGTGGCTCCAGCATTATCATGACTTTGGTTCACGCTGACTACAATTCAGAGACACAGTTGGAAGGTTCGGCAACAGCACGCATCGGCTTCAGCCAGTCCAAGACTGTGCCGACTTACGATGGCACGATTGTCTGGCAGTGCTTCGGTTCAAACCCTTACACCGACCCCAGCAAATGGATTGCGGTGGTGGACTCGACTAACAATGTCACGGGTGAAGTGGCGAACTGGGATGTCACACACCCCATGGGGTTGCTTGCGCCCAGAACTGACCTCTGTTGGGAAATTTCTGGTGGCGACTTCTTCTCATCTTACGAGGAGTAGCCTCATCCTGTGACCCCCAATAATACATCAAATCGTGTCCGTGTAAACAAAGCTCTGACCACCCATTAGTGAACTATTAAATAGCTTAGTGTATGGATAAGAACTCTTACTTAAGTCCAGCGACCGGAAACCTTGACATTTCAATCATACGAGATGCGCGGCCCTATGCCCTCATCTCCCTTGACCTCGGAATTCCCAATTTTACTGTGTTTTCTATGAAGTTCCCGCTGGTGGAAGACAAACCAAACTCGATGAGTGGTCTTGTTGCCGAAGCCATCCACGTGCTGCTTGACGAGATGTCGTCCTTCATGATTACGGCTGGGTACGAGCAAGCCATCATCGTGCAGGTCTATGCTGCCACGCTGAATTGTTTCAAGGGTATGACGGGCGAAGCGGATACTAACAAGTCCATGTCTCCTATCAGCAAAGACCCGACCGTGAAGAGCTTCGAAGGTACGTTCAAACTGCCCATGTCCTTTGTCAATGAAACCTATGACAAGGTGGTCACCGCTTCTTCAGGAAAGACACTCAAGCGTCCACCGACGGTTCGTCACTTGGAGTTGACTTACGACAAGCCGTCCAAGACTACGGTGCAGGATGCACGTAAGATCATTCAGAACTTCCGCAGCCGCACCATCAAGAATCAGCCGCGTCCAATGTACCTCATTGTGTACGACCAGTGGGGCAAGCCCACCGCCACGATTCCTCTGGGGGGTGGTAGCTTCAAGAATGAATTGCTCAACACCATCTACCCCAAAGGTAGAGGCAAGCGAGGTTCAACGAGACCAGAGTACACTCCTACGGTAAAGTTTGACAACGACGTTGAGATGAAGACAACCAACGTTAAGGGCATCCCCAAGAGCATCTACGTGGGTGACGAGCACTTCACTCCATACGGCACCCTCAGCGATGACATGGCTATCTACATCAACGAGAAGGATGAGAAGCAAGAGTGGGTCGTGAAGTTCACCGATGGCCGCTGCGTGTCCTTCTCTGACTTCCCTTCGATTGAAGAACTGAAGGAAGGCAACTACCCGGTTCCGACTTACTACATCGACTGGACAATTCTCGACAAGGAAGACATCCCTGAATCCTCTGACGCGGCGGAAGCTGTGGACGAGCAGGGCAATGAGGTTATCGAACCATCTGAAACCGAAGTCAACCCGACCACCGACCTCACGCCGGACGACGAGAAGAACGAGCAGCTTGAAGAAGGCGAAGACAACACCCCAGACGGTAACGAGGCCCAGTCTAAGACATCGACTGTGAAAAAGGGTTACGAAGATGAGAACGGCTACTGGGTTGGTGCCGGGGGTGCAGCTTCAGGTATTCTCCCTATCTGCACGACCACGGGTCGCATCTGTTTGGCTTGGCGTAACGCTGAGATGAATGGTGGGGACTGCTGGGGAACCATCGGGGGCGGTATCCAGAAGGGCAAGTCCCCGGCTGAGAGTGCTCGACACGAGATGATGGAAGAGGTTGGTTACAAGGGCGGTATTCGTCTCATTCCTGCCTTCGTCTTCACCGATGGGTCATTCAGGTATTTCAACTTCCTCGGCCTCGTGCCCACTGAGTTCGGCCTGAACCCGATGCCGGGTGGCTCGGCCAACTTGGACTTCGCGGACGAGACCGATGAGATTAAATGGTTCTCTTTGGAAGACCTTAAGTATGAGGTTGAGGAGCACCCCGGTCATTTCCACCCCGGCCTACTCGCTTTGTTTGAGAATTCGGGAGCAATCATCCGTCAGATTATCGACGCCGTGAGTAATAAGGGATAGAGGTCTAACTATGTTTACTCAGGTCGAACTTGTTTCTCAGAATAACGAAGTCCGCGTCTACTGGCTAGAGCACGGGCACAACTCACTCAACGTCCACATCGCCGTGGGCCGTGGTGTAAAGATTTTGGAAGAGAATCCGTACTTTCGCATCAGGCGGGTTTTCACCACGCTGAACAACCGCAAGGACTTGCCTGTGAAGTCCAACGTCGGCACGATTGTTGAATTGAACTGATGGTTTATACGGTATACAAGACGACCAACCTTGTGAATGGCCGTTATTACATCGGCGTCCATAAGACTAAAGACCCATATGACAGGTATCTGGGTTCCGGTTCTATCCTGAAAAAGGCGATAGCTAAGTATGGCGTCCATGAGTTTCAGAAGTCCATTTTGTTTATCTACCCAGATTCTACCTCGGCCTATGGTAAGGAGTTTGAACTCCTTACCGTACTAAAGGGCGACCCCTTTTGTTACAACCTGATTGATGGGGGTGCTGGCGGCTGGGAAGGGGCGAACAGACTACCGGGTGAGTGGCGAAGTCAGAAACGACCAGTAGAAACCGGTCGGCGTATATCCGCAGCTAAGTTAGGCAAAAAGTTCCCCAAACTATCGACTGCTTTGAAAGGTGTAGCAAAATCAGAACAAGCCAAGGCTCGGATGTCGGTTTCAGCTAAGCAGCGTGCTAAACGACCTGAGTGTTTAAGTCAATTGCAACGTAATGGCTATACATCCCTACTACAGGGGCACCTCCGCCCCGGCAGACCCTCAGATTCTGCAATAGAAAAGATTCGACAGAAGGCAATTGGTAGACCTGTCTCTGAAGAAACAAGGCAAAAGCGGTCTGCACGTAACAGGGAACGTAGCCCTGAATTTAACTCTTGGTGTGTGAGGAAGCGTTGGGCGGCGACTAAGGGCGTCCCATTTAGTGAGCCAAAACCCCAAGTGTACTTGGAGCAGTCAAATGCAGCTTGAAGATTTCAAGAAATATTCTCCCTCCACTAACATCCGAGTATCTCGCGAGGACACTGGAGAGATACTATTTGAAACACACAATACCATTGTGAATGTAACTAAATGGCTGTTCTCCCGTTTGATGGCCAACGTCAATCCCACCGACCCCAATCCCCCCTACCCGCTTGGTCACGAGCCTCTGTACTCGGTGTGGGGCTTGGCTCTCGGTGCCGGTTCTCCCACGTGGGCTCCCGAGACTCAACCTCAGGAGACTCCAGTTCAGACCTCCCTCATTCAGGAGTTGATTCGCAAGCCTCTATCTCGCATCAACTTTGTTCAGCCTGACCCATCTGGTGGCTGGACGGCTAATACCCTATCCACCTATGTAAATTTCCAATGTACGGTGAACGCTACGACTGACAACCTCACGCAGGGCATCCGTGAGATGGGGCTTATTGGCGGCGGCTCAGCCAGCCAAAGCACCAACATGCAGACGGCTCCTTACTTTTCAGGTGATCCCACGACTTATGCCAATGTGGCTGCGGCGACGAACACAGTTACATTAATAAACTACAAGACACTTCCTCCCTTACTCCTCCCTCCGGGCGTTCCCGTTATTTTTTCTTGGATTGTAAGTTTCTGACCCTAAATTATGAGTGTTGAGAATATACTAGCGATTCAGATTGGTGAGGAACAGACGTGGGCTAACGGTGCCGTAGACACTGGTCAGCGTGCGGTTCTTGCTGTCACCAGCATCTCCGCAGATGTTCAGACCACCACCTTCTATGGCAACTCTCTTTACATGATTCACTACGACGTGGGTCAGTTGAGTTGCTTCGAAGCCTTCTCATTTTTCTGTAAGCAATTTTACAATTTGAGTTTGCCATGGTATCAACTCCCGGCACCACCCCCTAACCCGCTGCTGGCCTCGTCACAGATTTACTTGATAGCTCAGCCTCCTCCACCACCTCCTATTGCGAATGGAATGATGACGCTGATTGACTCGGGGTACGACCCGCTGCTCAACTACTATCTTACGTTCCAAGGAAACTTTGACTTATCCATCCCTCTTTTCAAAAGGGAAGGTCACTGTATGGTGAGACGAAAGACACCAAACTACCAGATAAGGATTGGATAAATGTTCCCCACGTCCGTCAACATCCCGGAACTGCAACGAACCACAGTGGTGGCTATCCTGAACGCACGTCTGGCCGACACCCTCGACCTGAAAACGCAAGCCAAGCAGGCTCACTGGAACGTAAAGGGTATGGCTTTCTACGAGTTGCACCTCCTTTTCGACTCAGTAGCAGAGCATCTGGAAACGGCTAGTGACATTATCGCAGAACGTATCACGGCTTTGGGCGGTGTGGCTTATGGCACGGCACGCATGGTTGCTGTAAACTCCACCATCCCCGAGTACCCGGTGGACACGGTGAAGGGCTCTGACCACATTCTCGCCCTCTCTGTCCGCATAGGGCAGGCGGCTAACTCCATGCGGACAGCTATTGAAGAGTGTCTGGGGTGTGGCGACCAAGGCTCTGCGGATGTCTTCATTGAACTGGTTCGACAGGCCGACAAGGATGTCTGGTTCCTTCAGGCTCACTTACAGGTATAAGTGAAATTTGTTGACTACCCCCATTTATTATAGGGGTGAATTATGTTGAACTGGCAAGGCGCATGGAGCGCAGGAGTAACCTATCAGGTAAATGATGTCGTGTTTTATCTTACGGCGTCATACGTAGCCTTGACTATCAACACGGGTGTGCCCCCAACTCAGTATTACCTCGGCACCACATGGACAACCTTCGCTGTGGGCACCCCCGGTTCTCAAGGACCCATGGGGGCTATTGGAGAGGATGGTGCCACAGGATCAACCGGAGCCACAGGTGCTACAGGGGCAACTGGTGCCACGGGTCAGGGCTTCACGTGGCGTAATGCGTGGTCGGACACCCTCACGTACAATGCCTATGACTGTGTGTCATATAGCGGCAATTCTTACATCTGCATCGCCAATGGAGAGATTGGTATAGCTCCCAATCTCTCCTCTCCTCCTGACTGGGACATCCTCGCGTTGGGCAGTGGGGAAGCCTTGCTCCTAACAGGGGGTACACTAACAGGAGATTTAGGCACTACCCTAGTTACAGGTCCGCCTGTGGCTCCATCAGGTTCTTCAGGAGGATTCACCGGCTGGGCCTTCTCGCAGGACGGGCATATCAGCTATGCAGACGGAACCTCTTGGTCAATAAAGGTTTAACGGAGTTCTTTTGAATGGATAACCCGCTTCTCAACAAACCAAAAGAAACACCAGAAGAAAAAGGGTTCAACAGTGATACGGTAGGTATGCCCCCCAAGCATATCGACCCGTTCTACCCTGAAGCGAACGGCAATGCTGTTGACGACCCCACGCCGAAGCCGAAGAACGCATACTACTCGATGGCCCGTCCCGGTCACGTTGACAAGCGTAAGCCAACGGTTTTGGACGCCGCCTATGCACGTCAATACAGCCACGGCGGTTTGTTTGACAAGGATGAAGTGAATCCCCTGCTCAAGGACTACATTGAAAATGAACTAGGCATCAAGCGTCGTGCTTCCAAGAAGACGGCATTCGATGAGGAAGCATATCACCAGAGCAAAGGTGAAGAAGAGTTGAATCAGGTGTACCTCGACAACATCCGGGACGCGGTTCGCAAACTGCGAAGTGCTCAGTGGACAAAGAACTGGAAATTGTATGAGAAGTTCTACAATGAAATTAGGACTCTCATGGAAGAGTCCCCAGCCGCACGCGAGTGGGGTCAGGAGAATCTCAGCTACGGTAAACTACAAAGTCCGGAACAAGCGAGGATGACCAAGCCGCAGCGTGAAAAGCAGAAGAAAGAACAGCACAAGGGTATTGAAGAGGCGGTAGGAACCTACTACAAAGACCCCGCTGTCAAGCTCAACCTGCCCACCAAGCAGCTTCCCGAAGACCACACTCCAGTGATGACTAAGGAAGACCAGAAGCTACTCAAGAGTATGGGTATCACCATGAGGTCTGCGTGGGACAAGGCACGTCAAGTTGGCATTCTCAAATTCGAGGACAACCGTTACAGCATCAGCAAGGATGCGAGTGCAGGCACTCGTAAAATCTTGTCTCCGGCTGTGCGTCTCGTCAATGCTAAGCTGGCTCGGCTCCACGTTCCGAAGAATGCTGCTGCTCACGAGGCTGCTATCAAGGTCATCGCCAAGACGGTCATCGCTAACAACAAGAACATGGAGCGGGTCTACAAGGAAGTTACTGCCACACGTCGTCTCCCGGCGTGGTACGGTCGTCCTACGCCTGTTCGCAACATGAAGTATTCGCCGGACGACATCAACTACCTGCTCGACCACTTCAGCAACATGCTGCACGCCAACCTCCCCCCAGACATTCGCGAGCGTCTCAGCCGTGTCATCAACAACCCGAACGAGAAGAACTGGGAGAACGCCTACTCTATTATCATCAACCCGAAGAGCATGAGGATGGGTACCCTGTGGCAAGCGTGCATCGCGGTTGACCCGACTGTGCCTCGCTCCGGTAAGGTCACTGACCAAGAGGGCAACACGGTAGAGAACTGGCAGAGCATCCCTTCCCAGAAGACCATCATCAAGGCGTTGCTAAATGCGGCTGGTCTGAATTCCATGCCGAAGAAGCCGACACTCGATGAACCGTTCTCTCAGGAAGACAAGGACGGTATGTTGAAGTCCATGGGCATCACCGGAGCCAAGAAGCAGAAGTGCCCGGAGTGCGGCTCAACTGAATACAGCCTCATGCCCACCGACTTCGAAACAGCGAAGTGTGATAAGTGCGGTAAGAATTGGAATCACGGAATCGTCAAGGGCGTCAATGACCCCAGCGATAGCAAGACCGCTGCTGGAGGTATGACCGAAAAGGAAGAGGCTGAGCACCATCGTCAGTGGATGCAGAAATTGAAGGATGAGCACGCGATGAACGTGCGACGGGATGACCATCTGGAAGTCAAGACATGCGCCGGTTGTGGTGAACAGTTCTATGCCAACCGCAATAACGGGGATTACTGTTGCTACGAACACTCGGACGGTCACTGGCATGGAGCCCCTGAAGGTGCGGGAGCCGAACGTGTCGCCTCGAAGGCCGCCGCTCATCATCACGAGCGTGTAGAGTGCCGTAAGTGTGGCAACATTCGCACGTGCCGCTGTTCGGCGAAGAAGACAGCAACCTTCGTTGACGAGTGCCCTAGCTGTCCCAAGACAGCCGCTATCGCTACGCCTGACCTTCCCGTCCGCTACTCAGAAGACGTAGAGCCCGGTGACAATCTCCCAGAGGTTGATGAGATTCACTATGTATACTACGGCCCGTCTCCCGGAGATGAAGGCGATAATGATTACTATACCGTCGTCGGTTTCAAGGATGGTGAGGGTCTGTTCAATGTGAACGTCCCAGCCGGTCGTCTCAAGGAGGTTGTTGGCGATGTCCTTGCTGAAAAGATGGTGTTGGGTGAAGGTCAGATAGTACGCGGAAAAGACCTGCCCGGTGGCTACCGCCTTGAGGGGGTCGAGAACCCATTCAAGTCCTTGGTCGTTCACAACAAGGAGTTCAGTCAGATGGATACAGACTGGCTTGCGGGTATGCACATAACGGCGTGCATCGCTGAGGAATTCTGCCCTCAGTGTAACAAGGATGCAGAGGGTTGCAAGTGCCCGAACAAGGCAGACCTGCTCGATGGCAAGACCCGTGGTGACCATATGAAAGCCTCGGTAGCCTCTATTTATTTCAAGGCGATTCAAGGTATGAAGAAAGTGAAGGATGAGTAATGGACGAGGTATTCCGTTACGTCGGTCTCGGCTTCGACATCCACAAGGCGGAGCAGATTATTGCCGCATCTCCTCACGATACTCAGGTTGCTCCTAAGGCATTTCTGGAGGCATTCGTTGGTACTCAGGAAGATGATGATGCAGCGCAGAAGGCACGTTTCATATGAACCTTATGCAGGTAGGGTTGAACAAAGAGCACATTGACAAAGTAGACATTACCCGTCCCGGCATCGTAGCAACGTTCAGTTATAAAGCGACGAAGCAATATCCAACGGTTAAGCCCACCTATATCCTCATCGACGGCAACCACCGTGCGAAGAAGGCTCTACGCACTGGGCAGGAGTTCAAAGTCACTGTGCTCTCTCCAGAGGAGACGTGGAAGGTCATGTTCAATGAGACCCCGACGTTTCTGATGAAGAACATTATCAACCCGACCAAGAAGCCAGCCAAACCGCGTGCGAAGAAGCCCACGGTCGCTGGGTACGGCTACTCAGGCAACCGAAACTACGAAGAAGTTGAAGTTGAAGACTACACTCAGTGCATCGGAGACTATAGGTACGAGACAGACTGCGTAAGCTCGGACGGTGATTCCATTACAGATATGGTGGACATAGCGAGAGAGGTATCCTACAACCTCATCAAGCAGCACTGTGAGGGCCTCCGTTCATGGGAAGCAGAGCGTAGCTACAACAGAGATGGCCGGAAGGGTCTCACTCTCCGCAACGACTACGCGGCTCACTTCTACAAGAGCAAGTATCGCGGCCAGTCGTGCTTGTACATCCGATGGTCTACTATTGAATTCGTGTGGGTGAAGAAATGATATTCAAAGCGAAGTTCCTTCATAAGGCGTACCCCAAGACGCACACCATCAGCTTGCAGGAAGCAAAAGACCGCAAGCTGTTCGGGCCTGTCTACCATGGAACGACTGCGGAGAACTGGGCGAAGATTGATGCTGAAGGATTCAAGTTCACCGAAGGCGAAGAAGGCAGCGAGGGTATGAGTAACGGCTACACCGGTACCTCCCCGTATGCACAAGGCGTCCCCGCCCCCGTCCACCATCTAGGGTACGGCGTATATTTCACAACCTCCCCCACCATCGCCAAGATGTTTAATGGAGGCACCACGAAGGGCCTTCGTACTTACTTTCTTGATGTGCCTCGGTTGGAGACCATCAATTTCGCGGCACCCAACACCATGATGAAGTGGTGGGTGAAGATGGGCTACAACCCTGACGTGGCGAAGCGAGACCGTGTAGTGGCAACTAAGCTGTTGACGGACAATCTCAAGTCACAGTTCGATGCGGTCTGGTTCAAGGGTAAGACCATTCGTAAGGTGCTGGATGGCGACCAAGTATGCGTGTACGACCCATCGCGGGTATACGAGATTGACAAGAAGATGTCCAAGCCCGGTGAACTGGGCTCCAAGGTTAAACGCAAGGCGGACGGTATGAAGGGAGCCATCCTCGGCGTGCGGGACATTGAAGAACCCTATCGCCACTACCACGGCGGCAACCCCCGGTTCCTCGTCGTGAAATGGGAAAAGGGTGGCAGGGATTCCAACGTCTACGACTCCGACATAGAATTCCTCTAACCCAGTATTATCCTGTGTGAAGCAAGAATACTCATCGGCGAAGACGTGCGTGAATCAGGTACCGGCTGCGATGCGGACTATAGTCTGGCAGCGAGGAACAACTAACCTAGACTTCGGCGGAGGCAAGTACGACACTGCTACGGGGTTCCTCGCCACACAGGGCGTCACCAATCTGGTGTATGACCCCTTCAATCGCCCCACTCATCACAACATCTGGCTTATCAAAGACATCATGACGGGTAGGATTAGTGTGGACTCCGCGACTCTCTGCAACGTCCTGAACGTCATCAAGGAAGCGGACATCCGCAACAACGTGCTCCGCAATGTCCGCACGCTCACCCGGTTCAATCGGGAGTATGCTCCTCACGTGTTCATCTCCTGCTATCGGGGCCGGGGCGACGAGCCCGGTCAGACCTGCAACGGCTGGCAGGAGAACCGCCCTCTGAAGACATACCTCCCAGAGGTCATGGAAGTCTTCGGGACAGCGTACATCGAGAAAAATATGATTGTTGCATTTTAGAAACTTCGTGGTACTATTAGTACATGGTTGTTTTCCCCGCAAGGGGATGAAGGCGGTCAAAGGATGTTTCGGACGTGGGTTCGACTCCCACCATCTCCACCATTCAGCACATAGGAGTAAGGGCCATTTGTAATCTCGGGCTAGAACGAGGGATGGTCACTGAATAGTGTGCTGAATTGTGGGGATGTCACGGCTTCGACGGGATACGCTGGAGATGCGGTCTACAACTCGTTTACTTTCGCACAAACCTGTTCGTTATACGGGGAAAGTGTTCAATATAACTGCCAACAGCAATGTTGCACTCCCCATCGCTGCTTAACCCAGCGTAAGGCGAGGTTGGGTACCTCCCTTGTAAATCAATAGGTATCTGAGGATGGGGTGAGTCACTGGCTCACCCCTACCGAATTTAAGGAGACCGTATGGACATCCCTGACGACCAAGCCCCGCTTTCGCCCCTCGGCGTAACTGTCATGTTTCTTATGCTTTTCGGAGAGTTAGTCCTCGTGGCTGGCTTGTTAATCGGTGTGTTCGACCATAAGCTGTGGGCTCTCATCCCCATTGTTTACGGGGCCTGTCTCACCGGCTGGTGCTTCCACGCGGACTGCTCCCCGGCATCCTACAAAAATACAACTAAATAGGTTGTCCAGAAACGTGTACCGGCTGGTATACTAAGGGTATGGCTCAGCTTGATGAAGTGCCCGTGGCAAGACCTCCCGGCACAAGAACCATAGGACGGAAGTATCCACGAAAGAAAAAAGTGGGATTGTGAAAAATAGTTGTTCAGAAACGGAAAGACTACAGTATACTATGTACATGAGCGGGAGACTGACCCGCACGAAAGGCAATGACCAGTAGGGTAACCTACAAGCCGTGGTCTAGCATTCATATACCCGGAGTTCACTTCGGCTTTGATGCTAGTCTGGCAGTAAGTCGGCGGAATCGTTAGCCTACCGCTCTTGCGTAGGACTGTCAATGTTGCACATAGCCTTGGGAGTTTATAAGCGGCGGGTAAGAGTCCTACTGTGCGAGAGCATGGTGCCCAATGTTCGGCGGTGATAGTTGACACACCCGCCATTAGTCGGCGGAGGCAGGGACTCCTCAGTGAAGAAATTCACTTTGCTCCAATGTTTAGCTGTGGGTAGCGGACGTAAGGGTTTGCCAACGGTCGTCCCGGTCGCGTCCGGGAGCCTGTATCGAACGTCCACAGCCGAAGTTGCTGGTCATGATAGGAACCGCCCCCATGGAGCCCGACAGGGAAGATTGGAATAAGGGTCAAGTCCGACAGCCGCCAGCACAAGTTATGCGAACGAGCAGCATAGACGCTGCACTGGCACCGGCCATGGACAACGGTGTTCAGGGACAAGGGAAACCTTGCGGCTTCGCACCACATTCCGGGCGGGTTTTGGTTCTCCTCAAACCAAATATAACGCCGGTTCTTTTACTGCCCGGAATCTCAATCGCAGGGGGTTTGCGCCACGCCAATGGCCCGGTCGAACGAGAGGAATCAAACTGGGCGACACAGCCCTTTGCATTCAAAAAGCCGGCCCCAGCGCTGTGTTGTCATATTAAGTACAATTGTTCTCGTAATGAGAACAAATATTACATCGCTCGGGAACCTCCTTTTCGAGCCGCAGCATCACACCGGCAGAGACAGCCCCGTGGTCTGTGAGCATTGGGTCGGAATCACGGTACAAGGTCATAGAAGATGCAAAGAATTTGGTTGCATAAATAGAAGTTTCACGCTACAATAACCAATTAGGAGAATACATATGCACTAGGTCAATCACTACTACCTCTTCGTCCGGCAGGACCTCAGCCTTGCCCAAACTATTGTTCAGTCTAACCACGCCACCTACGAGATGGCATCCCGGCTTGACGGGTGCAGCGAAACCCCTTCGCTCGTGCTCATCGGAGTTCCTGACAAGGACGCTCTTGAAGCCGTCATCGCACGACTCCAGCGTTATGGCATTGAATGTGAGGCTTTCTATGAGCCTGACTTCGACCTCGGCCTGACCGCAGTCGCGACGTACCCCATTACCAATAAGAAGCTTCGTGGAGCCATGGGAGTCTACCGCCTTTGGACGCCTCAGGAAACTCTGGAGGTCTCCGATGTCGCAGCCTAACCTCGCTTGTATGCACTGCAACCTGCCCATCTACTACTCGTGGGGCTACAAGGTATGGTCTCACGAAGGCAACCGCCCGTCTAAGGTGGTTGTGCGGAACGAGGCAATTGCCAAGCTCCTCAAACGCTACCCCGACGCTAATCCTGAGGACTACAGTCTCCCATCCACGTGGGCGAAGTGGGTCTCCTGCGAAGACGCTAATGGTGCTCTCATGGGCACGGACGCAACCTACCCGTTTCAGACCAACACAGAAGGCGAGGGCATATGAGCAAGTCACTTTTCCAACAGCATGAGGCAATCGACAACCAGTGCTACCACGTAGCCAAGGCGATGTTCTTGAAGCTTCAGGATGCACACGTCATCCACGATGACAACACCCGCAGGGAGGGCTTCAACCCGGCCAAGGATTACGAGTACACCGGGTTTGAGATGACCAAGACGGGCATCCGTCTCAGTGGCTCTCAGTACGTCGGTGGTGGAGAGTATTACTACGTCTCCATCGACATCCCGCTCGACCGTATCGACAACTTAGACGAGTTCATCCGCGAGAAGCAGGAGGAACGTGCTGAGGCCCAGCGTCAGCGTCGTGCTGCACGGATGGCTGAGGAAGCTGCTGAGACCGAACGTCAGGCTCAGTGGGAACGCGACAAGTACGAGGAACTGAAGGCGAAGTTTGAAGGAGACCAAAAATGAACTACACGATTATCGCTTACAAGCCGAGCAACACCGACTACTGCCGTGGATGCTTTATGGCTTCCTACTCATCCGAATTCGACATGCTTTGCACCGATGACCGGGGCGAGGCTGTCCAGTTTATCGTAGACAAGCACAAGGCCAACGAGAAGCATGAGTCCCGTGAAGCCGACTACGACATCACCCTTCTCATTGACGGTAAGGAACCCGCTGGGGTTTGGGTCGAACAGGACGGCAAGGAAGGCGGGTACTGGGACGAGTCAGTTCAGGAACATGCTCAGGCAATTCTGGATGAGGCTAAGACCATCGCCAACCGCACCGAAGCGGAAGCCAAGGCGGCTGCGGCTGCTGCTGAGAAGCTTAGGAAGGAAGCAGAAGCTGCCCGTGCTGTAGCGGCGAGGGAAGAGCATGACCGTAACGAGTACGAGCGTCTGAAGGCGAAGTATGAAGAGTGAATGGAACTCTATCAGCGAAGCCCCGGTCATCGGCTACATCTACCAAGAGACCTACGGCTTTGAAGTATTGGAAGTCAAACTCGCGGACGGACGAATCTGTAAGGCTGAGTACAGCTTTCACAGTGAGTACGACCCGCCGAACTACTGGATGGTTACCACGAATCCAGACGAAGAAGATGGAACCTTCTACTGGGACGAGTCGATGGGCACGCAACACATCGACCGTATCCCGGTAGTTGAATGGAGGCAGTTATGACATAGGTGATGGAAGCAACTAAGCGACTCGCAGAAGCGGTACTCCGTACCGCATACTCTCACGACGTTACTCACGGCATGAACACATACAACGAGTGCAACCACTGCGGGGCCTCGGTGTACTGGGACGAGCCGGTATCTAAGATGGAGCATGACAGCGAGTGCCCGGTTCCGCTGGCAATGTCCCATATGGGGGACGATTAGCGGCTAAACACCCGCTATATGGGATAAAAGAAAAAAGTTGTCCAGAAACGCTTCCGACTGTGTATACTGTGGGAAGAGCACAGTCATAGCGACCTGATGTGTGTACAGCAGCCCCGTAAATCCGAGCGTGGGGGCACGTGCATCTGGGGGACGACCCTTACCGGGGGCACTCGGTAGGTCGCTATGATTGTCACGTTTACGAGGATACCAATGGACAGTCCTTTCTTCTTCGGCTTCTTAACCTGCTGGGCGTTTGCCGGTGCGATGTACTTCTTCACCGAACTCTTCAATGAGAAGGAAGATAACCTGCCCGACCACTTCTTTCAAGGTGTCGGGATGCTCATCCTCTGCATCATCCTGTGGCCTCTGGTTCAGGGTGCTAGGGCTCAGAGAAGCCGCCGATGAACCGCCACTGCGTCTCACCGGCTTGCGACCGAGCAGGAACAGCAAAGAGGAAGAAGTGATTCTGGTCATGGAAGAGAAGGAACCGTACTGGACGCATTGGGTTCCCCAGCGGCTACTTCCATTCACGAGCATGTCTGAAGACGCACGGCTTCGTGCTGTAGAAGTAGCTAAGCTCAACTCGGTATCAAAGAGTGCTGATTTTCGTGTAGTTGAGTACGTACGCAAAGAAGTGTAAGATATACTGTTTGTATAGCTCCCGTGGTATAGCGGCTGTGCCCTTAGCTCTAACCTAAGAGACGCGGGTTCGAACCCTGCCGGGAGCACCAAAATTATGCCCTTCGCCTTACTGAACCACATGCAGAAAGACCAACTCCCGCTTCCGGTCATCGTATGGCGGAACTTCATGGAGTGGTTTCAACAGAGATTGGGGCGGTCATGAGATTCAAAAAGAGGAACGAGACCCGGATTGAAATCCTGAAGGAAGCGGCGAAGGCCGTGTGCCCTGAGTGTAGAGAGGGTGCCCGTTTCAGCGGGAGCCACTGCCTTGGTTCTGGTTACTCTCAGGCGTGCCCTGCCACCCAAGTCCACCGTCTCATTCAAGCTGAACTGTCGGAAGCTCAGTGGCTTCTACACCTACGTGGAGAAGATTGGAGACTCGCATGAAACCAGCAGAGAAGAAACTCGCGGCGATGCTGCTTCGCATGGCGGCAGACACGTACAGCAACCATGGCTGCAATGACATGCCCCGCGAAGTCATCGCCAAGTTCACGCCTGAGGAACAAGCGGAACTAGCCCCTGTCTACAATGAGTTCATGATGGACGACGACCCTGACCATGAGGGTGATACTGAGTTGCGGTCAACCATGGATTGGCTGTGGATGGACATCCTCGCAAAGAAGTTGGAGCAGGAGACCGCGTGAACCATAAGCGATGTCTTGACATCATCCAGTCGCACATGCGAGGTCACACGGTAACAGCCGCCGAGTTCGCTGAGATGGAAGACAAGTACGGCGATGAAGTTGCAGATGCGATTGCTTACTACCGCGTCCACATCGCTAAGCCGAAGTCCGGGCCGACTAATGCGGAAGTGCTCAAGGTCGCCAACTACTATGCCGGTGGGTGCCTGTGCGGACACTTCGAGAGTTGCAACGTGTGTAGCCGGGGTGAAGCGTCCCGTGAGTTTGAACGTGTTGCCAGACAGGCAGCGGTGGAACTCCTCCGGGTACGTGGAGTAGAGCTTGAAGAAGTGAGCACTGGACTATGGTCTGGTGTACAATACAGCATCAAGGATTGAGGTATCTATGAACCGTCGTAAGTTCCTTCTCACAGCCGGTGCCGCAGGGGTAACTCTCGCTGTCGCTCCTAAACTCCTTGCCTCCGATAGGGGCTACCACAGCTATGTCTTCCCCCTCGATGCTATGGAGCCTAAGGTGTTCTCTATTGCTATGCTTGCCAACGCCTTCGGAGAAATCCACAAGGACAACCTCCTCGTCGCCAACATGTGGCTGCACCCTGACGATGCCCCGGCATATAATAACGTGATGGCAGCGACTTATAGGGACTATGCTCCTGCCAGCGAGGAATCTTCGGAATTTTTGGGATTCCTGTGGGGTGCCCATGTATGGACTCTGCCCGGTTTGAAGGAACGTGGTACTGTGTGGGTTAGCAGCGACTACCACAAGAGTCGCGTGAAGCTTGTCGGTCATCGCACTGACCGCACTGGTACCGGACTCATCTACCCTGATTCCAGCCGTGCAACGGATGCGGCCAACGATACCCACGTCATGAGCACGGTGCGTGACAGCATCCTTACGCTGAGCACCACCTTGCAGTCGTCATGGCGGGTATCCGTAAGACCGGTCAGCAAGTCCTGCCGACCTGCACCACGGAGGCCGAGAAACAACGGGTGAAAGATGCCATCAAAATCATCCGGGAGCACTGCCAGAATAATATTTCCGAATAATTCAAAAATAAGTGTTCACTTTTCTGACTTTGTGTGTATTATGTATGTAGACGGTTGGACTGAGGGAGACCTTAGTTCAGCCACCATCTGGGAGGTAAAGTAAAATTTACCTTCCGGGCCATGCCCTACCTGAGGTCAAACTTGGATAGGGCTCCAAGCCGGAGTGATAGGGCAACCTGTCCTCCGGCACCAAAATACCATAGGAATACCGGATTCTGAAAATGCGTCTTTCCGCTCAAACACGAATTACAACTACCACAACGCAAACCAGCGTCTGCGGCTTCGTGTGCGGAGGGATTGAAGACTAACCAGTCAAAAATTCTTCGATGTATACGAGCCGCCCAACAGGGCGGCTTTGGTGTTTTGGAGAGGGTATGAAAGTCACAGCAAAGATGACGTTAGCAGAACGGTGCAACCGGGCAATTTTAGAGTTTCGCGGGAGAGGGTACGGTGTCAGCTATCACCGCTATGACCCCTCCGAGTATTCTCTTCTCTTGAACCTGCCCAAGAACACTGGAAAGAAATTCGCAGCACGCAACTGGCTCCGCCGTAGAGTCCGCTGTCTCAGAGTAATAGATGGGATACAAGCTCGTTACGGGAGATAAGCATGGCAGCATGGGAAGAGCATTGCAGGGATTGTGACCGCCTCTTGGGCAACAGATGCGAGGCAGTGAACGGGTGGATGGATGACCTGTTCAAGAAGTTCGGCGCTCCACCGGTTCGCTAGGCACCACTGGCGAGGGGTAGAGGAAGCGGGGCAGAAGTTCGGGCCTCTCGGTCGCACGACGGCGGCGATTCACATCCTCAAGGATTGTGGCTTCGTCCCGAAGGACAGAGATTGGAAAGAGCAGAAAGTTGACAGCCTCGGAATGTTGGTCGGGGCCGGGTTCAACGGGTACTGGGACCCATGGCAGTACGATGCAGCAGCAAAGAGTTTGTTAGAGAAGATGTAAAGTTTGTACCCGTCGCCTAGTGGCTATGGCACTCAGCCGATTACTGAGCATTACGGGGGTTCGAGTCCCTCCGGGTACACCAAATGGCGAGTAGCTCAAAGGAAGAGCGCATTCCTGATAAGAATGAGGTTGGGATTTCAAAATTCCCCTCGCCAACCAGCTTAGTGGGTTAGAGTAAAAGTAAGTATAAAAATTGAGCTATAGAGTTCTGATACATGAGAACTTGTACACTTTGTAGCTCAGACATACCACTCACGGTGGTTATCGACGGGGTTGAACGGAACCTCCAACGTCGAAAGTATTGCTTAGTCTGCTCCCCGTTCGGGGCACACAACACTCGGTCTTTACGCCGGGATGACGATGGAAGTCTTGTCGTTGTAAGTGTAAAGCGTGAAGGTGCTTCACTAATCTGTACCCGTTGTTTTAGGGTGTATGTGTTCGCCAAGAAGCAGGGTCACACCCTGACTTTATGCAACTCTTGTGTTGCTAATAGGCAACGGACTCGGGTAAAGAGACGTTGTGTTGAATACAAAGGGGGTAAGTGCCAATCGTGCGGATATTGTAAGTCAATGCGGGTTCTAAGTTTCCACCATAGAGACCCAGAACAAAAGGAGTTTAGCATCGCAGGGAAGATGACGTGGGCTTGGGCTCGGTTGATGAAGGAGTTGGATAAGTGCGACCTCCTCTGTGCCAACTGCCATCTTGAAACCCATGACGAAGAATTTACATTAGGCTAGGTTGGCTCAGTGGCGACGGCACCGCTTTCGTAAAGCGGTATACAAACACCGAGGGTTCGAGTCCCTCACCTAGCTCCAGTTTCGCAGTATTAGGTGAGTATGGAAAACTTGGATGAGGCCGCAGCAGCAATCGCTCAGCAGATGCTGGAGAACCTTCGCCACAACGTAGCAGAGGACAAGCGGCGACGTGCTCTGCTTCACGGAGTCACCTACTCCGAAGATGTTGATGAGTTTTTTGAAAAAGCGCACGAGACTGCACAGGAACTTGATAAGCAGATTAGTCGCTGTTGTAAGTAAAGAAAGGCCGGTTAAGCATATATGGATGTGTATTTGCTTGGTAAGCAAAAGGCAGAGGGTTCGAGTCCCTCAACCGGCTCCATTTTTAGCGGGACTTACCCTCCGCATAACGAACTCGACGCCAATGCCTACCGTTGCCTCGGTTCTTCCCCTTTTGACGTAGGTAGTTGTATATCGCAGTTTGGGCAGTTGCACCGCAAGTTATTACGATGGTTGTTCATGTAATTTCCATCAATATGGTCACTTGTTGGAGCAGAACTTTGGATTACTCGTGTCGGTATCACATTGAAGGCATTTCATAAACCACTCCCTGATTATGGAAGTGGTATTGGAGAAATTGAAAGGGATGTATGGAGCAGTACCCAAGTATCGAAGGAAGTTCCAAAGCCCCTCTAGGTAAGCAGTGCATCGCTTTCTACAAGTACGATGGCTCGAACCTTCGTTGGGAGTGGAACCCCAAGAAGGGTTGGTTCAAGTTTGGTACCCGACATGAGTTGTTCGACAAGAGCAACCCGGTCTTCGGTGAAGCGATTCCGGTCTTCATGGATACCATGGCAGATGAGTTGACTCGCCGGGTGAAGGACTACGACCGGAACTGCCAGAGGACCACGGTCTTCACAGAGTTCTTCGGGGACTCAAGTTTCGCGGGTGTGCATACGCCGGGGGAGCCTAAGCAGCTTCGCTTGTTCGATGTGTACCTGTTCAAGAAGGGGATGATGTCGCCCCGGCAGTTTCTCAAGCAGTACGGAGACCTGCCATACGCGGCTGAAGTGGTTTACGAGGGCAACCTCAACAAGCAGTTCGTTGATGATGTCCGCAGCGGAAAGTATCCAGTGTGGGAAGGCGTCGTCGCCAAGGGTGACGATTTCATGGTCAAGATAAAGACCGATGCCTTCTTCAAGAAGTTGAACGAAGTATACGGAACGAACTATAGGCTGTACTGGGAGTGAGCTATGTTGATTGCGTGTCCAGCACCCGGTTGTGCAGATTATCGGCGTCATCACGAAGACCCTGACACCCCACGTGGGCCTCAGATGGTTGAGATGCCGGACGACCTGAGTCATCCTGTGTTCTGCTCTATCACGTGTGCAGCGTACGCCGGGTTCTACAACATTCGCGATAACAAGATTCGTGAGCGGAGCAACTGGAAGTTTGAGTGGCCTCCGAAGGATTTGGTCACAGCATAAGTTATTGGGGAGTCGTACCAATGGTAGGTCAAGGGCCTTTGAAGCCCCCGAGCGTAAGCTCATTGCAGGTTCGAATCCTGCCTCCCCAACCAAGATTCGGGCACATTGGTTCACCGTGGCACCCTGCCAAGGGAAACGGTGATTCGGGTTCAACTCCCGAAGTGCCCACCAAGATAAAGTCCCATATATGGAGCACTAACGGCTTTAGTGCTTCATATATGAGTCCAATGAGCCCTATCGGACTCATACACGAGGCCAGCATGAAATTGAAGATGTACGTTTTGGTGAAGGGCTCCATCCCGGTAGGTAACGCCATCGTGGCCGCAGCACACGGGCCTCTGTCGCTCTACCTGAACTTCCCCACCGACCCGGATATGGTCAAGTGGCTGCAAACGTCCTTCGCCAAGGTTGTGTGCAAGGTAACCGACGAGGAGTTCGAGAAGGCGAAGGAAGTGCCGAAGCATCAAGTCATCACCGAGTCCACGTTGAACGGACAAGAAGTTGCAATCGTTTTCATACCGAGAGAAGAGTACCCCAAGAACTTTGGATTCTTCCCGAAGTATAAGTAAGAGGATACATGACCGATTTGAAGATTCAATGCATGGGCGTACCGGAGTCTGTGGGGTTTGTATCCACGGACATTGAGAACTACAAGGGGAGATGTGAAAACTCGGCTGAGTTCTGGTGCCCTCCCGGCACAGGGGGTTGGTCGAGTGATTATCAAGACCACTCCTTCGATGCGGGAGCGTTCTACTGTTCAGAATGTCATGCAAGGCACGAGGTTTGGAATAAAGAAGTCAGGGAGAGCTACCCAGATGTACCGGTACTCTCTTTTGTAAAAATGTAAAGGTATGCTACGATGGCTGAGTGGTCGAATGCACCGCACTTGTAATGCGGCATACAAACACCGGGGGTTCGAATCCCTCTCGTAGCTCTTTCGTGACTATCAACCTCTTTAGTAGAGGTTAGCTCCTCAGCATCTGAGAGGTTGATAGGTTCATGAGAAACTATAAGAAAGCTACAACCCGGTTTTACACAGTGTACCGGACACAGAACATCCTTAACGGAAGGTACTATTTTGGGTAGGACACGGGTCTTTGAAGCCTTGAACTGGGGTTCGACTCCCTGCGCCGGAACTAGAAATGAGGAATCATGTTAGTATCGCGTCGAAATTTTCTCCAAACATCGGTGGCTCTCGCCCTCGTCTCTCCGCTCACAGCGTTGGCGAAGTACGTTCCCACACCCCAGCCTATCAAGCTGACGCCGGGGCTATCTCCTGAAAGTATCAAGGACGCCTTCGACAAGATGGAAGCTCATGGGGATCGGGCGGAGGTTCTTTACATCAACCCCGACAATCTTCTCTGGCTTGAAGACACCATTGGTTGGGAGGATTTTATGGGGGAGTCTCGATACAGCAGAGGGGCTAAGAAGTCATGGAGTAAGGGTCGTCACTTCAACGGTAGTCCCGGCGATATGGTCTGTGCGAGTTATCACTACACCGAGGGTCGCCCGGTCATGGGGTACATGTGGGGAGCCATCGTGGTGGGTGACCTCGACCTCCCCATGGATGAGATTCGTGTTCGTACCGAACGCCGGTACGTCGGAGACAGGCCGAAGAGTTACAGGGCGTCCGCACCTGTGGACTGGGTTGAGCTTTCTACTAAGGGGTTCTTCCATCACACTGCGACCTATACTCGCAAGCCCACTGATTGGAACGTCGTGCTGTTCGTGAACGAGAAAGTTGGGGAGCAGTTCTTCGCATGAGAGAAAAAGAAAAACATCTGCAAGCGATTGGTGACTGGGCCGGTACCCTGCCTCCAGAGGCATGGACTCCCGGAGCCCCCACCGATGAATCGAAGGAACGCTTCTTCGCAGTGAAGACTCAGACTGGTCGTATTCTCACCGGCACAGGTCGAGCATTCCGAATCATAAACTGCTGGAAGATTGCAGCCCAGCCGAAGTATGGTCCCATCACGCACTTCATGGAGGCAGGAGATTGAACCGTAGAAACTTTTTAGGCACCATGGTTGCAGTAGCGGTCGCGGCGGTACTCCCGACGCCAGCACCTGTTCCTGTTGACCTTGAGTTGCTGAAGCAGCGTGGCGTGATGGGGTATTTGTGGAACGTACCAACCCCCCAGCCCACTCCGGGTGCAATTACCCTTGAGGGTATGGCTGACGCCTTCGCAGAAGTCCAACGGTATGACCTTGCACCTACGTTCATGTTCGTCAACCCTCGGGTGTATAAAGAGTGGAACCCTGCGGGGTACGCAGAATTAGTGAGGTTACAGAATGAAACTTCTAATCCTACATAGCTACTACGGTTGCGACTCCGGTTGCTGCGGCCATCGTGTCGAGACCGAAGACGGAGACCCTCGTAAGTTCCAGTTCGAGTTCCACCACCCCTCCGACTCCACGGAAGAGACTTACCGTGCGTTCGCGGCTGAGATGGTAGGCGAAGAGAACCTCGCCGATGTAGACTTCGAACACTCCGAAATCCGTGCATGGGATATGTGCTGAAAAATACTTCACACATTTTTCCATTTCTGTCGTATTATAGAAACTGGGCTGGCTATTGTGTCCCTTCCTTCTACACTTCTATTGGATGAGACTCAGGTACACTACTCCCTAGCCCATACTGGTCGGCTATTTCAGCCCTTCCTTCTCACTTAAAGCCTTCGGGCTTTGCCAACGATTAGGTCTGATGCTCCCCGACTATTTTGCTTGAAAGAGGTAACGTCCAATGAACGTCCAGTCCATTCTTTTGCGTCGTAAGAACAAGGTTCTTCTCCCGGCAGGGACGAAGACTGCTCACAAGTTCACTTTGAATGTCCCGGCAGTATCGACGTTCAACTTGAACCTTCAGTCATTGGGCTACACCCTCTCCCCCACGCTCTTCCGTGCGTTGACGAACTTGAACGGCGTAACCGCGTTCAAGATTTTTGATGACATCCTCGCTGTTCTCAAGGAGCAGAAGGGCGTCCGCAACTACACGCCCATGTACCCGAATTTCCCTCAGCAGGTCATCGAGGCCGACGCGGCGGAGTTGTACTTCAACGCCATCATCCACTACTTCTCGTTCCGACTGGTAGACGCGACCGGCGACCCGGACATGATTTGGTTGCCGAAGTACGCGAAGGATAAGCGTGCCCCGCTCGATGAGCGTGTGAACCTGCGTGTCATTGAAGTTGCCACGGCAAATGAGGCAGACGAGATTGCCAACAACCTCGCCAAGTCGAACACGTCTCTGTCGGCATCCGACAAGGAAGACCTGAAGGCTCTCATCACGGCTGGCTACGGCAACGTGGAAGAGTCCCTTGCTCTCATCAGCAACAAGGAGAACCTCGCTTTCGTGGGTTCCTTGCTGGTCAACGGTGTCATCGACCTCACTCCGTACTTCAAGACGGCCACGGACGTACTTCGTCTCGCTACGGCGATGAGCGGCGGTGACGTGTCTCTTACGGACAAGTCCAAGTTCAAGGCGTTCAAGCGTTCGGAGCGTCGTTACATTCTCGGCTTGCTGGAGCCCATCAAGAACAAGGCAGAGGACATGGCCCGTTGGCCGTCCCGCTGGATTCGTCTCGGTGAGCGTCTGCATCCGGGCGAGTTCCAGAAGAAGTTCCCTACCTCGTTCTATGCGTTCAAGGACTTGCGTAACAACAAGACCATTGAGACCTACCGTTCGCAGGTAGAAGCGTCCGTGCGTGCTGGCGAGACCATCAAGAGCATCACGTTGCTTCAGCAGCGTCCGGGTGAGTTCGCTCGTCGTCTCGACCACGTGCTCCGCAATGCGGCGGCTCGTACTCAGACTCGTGTCGCGGAGTCTTTCTTGGATGTAGCATCGGATGTTTCTACGCCGGTACTGTTGCAGGTCATGACGCACTTCTCGAATCGTGCGGAGGGTTATGTTCTGCGTGTGGTATTCCCGAAGGGCAACGTGGCTCATTGCACGGCTCTGGAGAACGACCTGCCGACGCTGCGTCCCAGCATCTGCTTGCTCGTGGTCGATGGCATCAAGCGTGTTCTCGCTGAGCGGTTCTCCGCTCTGCCGAAGCTGGGCAAGGTCTACATTGACCCGGCTCTGAGGGAGTGCCTCGTGCCCTTCTCACAGCGTTCGGCAAGCAAGTCCCTGCGTACTCTCGTGCGTGGCTCGAAGCTGGCCTTCGGCAATGACAAGGACACCCTCCGCTTCTTCATCTGGTGGCATGACATGAAGGAGGACAAGGCGGACACCTACTGGGGCAACCGGGTAGACCTAGACTTGTCGGCGTCATCCTATGACGAGAACTGGAACGCTCTCGGTGCGGTCACGTTCTACAACCTGCGTGAAGGCTACGCGGTTCACAGCGGCGACATCACGTCGGCACCGAACGGTGCTGCGGAGTTCATCGACGTGGACATCCCAAAGGCTATCAAGCAGCGTGTACGTTACGTTGTCATGACGGTTCACGGATACACGGAGCAGAACTTCTGCGACCTGCCGGAGTGCTTCGCTGGCTTCATGCTGCGTGAGAAGGCACAGTCGGGAGAAGTCTTTGACCCTCGTACCATTGAGGACAAGGCTGACCTGTCGATGGCTGCACGCTCAGGTGTGCCCATGATTATCGACCTCGTTGACCGCAAGGTCATCTGGGCCGACGCTGCGATGAACTCGCGTCGTGACTACGGTTGGGGCGGGAACACTGTTGCCTCGACTCGCGGTACCATCGAACTTCTCGGTAGGGCTTTCACGAACATCAAGAAGCCGAACCTGTACGATTTGTTTGCTCTCCACGCCGCAGGACGTGGTAAGCTTGTAACTGACGAAACCAAGGCAGACGTGGTGTTCTCGGTAAAGGCCGGAACTCCCTTCGAACTGGATAAGATTGCGTCGGAGTTCATGACTGATGAAGTCGTGAAGCCGAAGGCAAAGTCCAAGGCGAAGTCGGCCTAACAACTTTGACGAGGGCATGGTGCTACGCGAGATGCGTGGTCTAACAACCTCAGTGGCATATGCTGGGCGTGTATCTGAAACACCCTCGTCAATCAAGAATCGGCGGCTATTGTAACCCTTCCTTCTAAACCATTGACTTAAACTCAAAAATAAGGTCTACTGCTCTCCGCCGAGAAAAGTTGAAACGCCGTGAGGAGACTCACGGCGTTTTCATGTATAATGCCACAGGAGGTACACCATGGCCAAGACTAAGTTGGAAAAGACAAACGACATTGGATTCGGAGAGTTTGCCATCCGCGTCTTCGCCATCGCACGTGGCTCCTTGAAGAACCCCAACAACGACCGGGGCCGGGGTTACTACACTACGTGGGAGACGGTGAAGGATGCTGCTGACATCAATCGTCAGACCCGTCTCGAAGGTTCTGAAGTTCACGTAGGTGGTATCTCTGGCGGTAGCTGCTGGGGTGGCGACCCGCACCACGCTTACACTGAGGCTCACGACGACCCCACCATTGAATGCCTTGACGACATCTTGGCAAAGTTCTGCCCGGAGATTACCTTCCTTCAGTACAAGCGTTTGGTGAAGGAAGCAGAACTCACGAGCGAGGAGTCAGGTACCAACGACTACTACGGGAACTCATCCAACTACGTGCGGAAGGTATGCACGCCCTACAACCTCTACCTTGCGTTGGTGACTGTTGGGGTCATCGGAGAGGCTGAGCCCAAATGACAAAGTTCATTCTACTTGTCGGGTTACCGGGGAGCGGGAAGTCCTATTTTGGAAACAACTCAGGACACCCGTTCCTCGATGACGTGACACAGACAGGAGAGTTGTATCGAGTGGTGCCAACCAGATTGCTTAGCAGCGGTACTATAGTTCTCTCAGACTATGGTTTCATCTTTCCTGACGTTCGCCACAATGCCGTCGCCTATCTCAAGGGCGTGAACTACGAGTGCCAGATTCAGTGGCTGGTGTGGGAGAACGACCCGGAGCAGTGTTGGAGAAACATCGAGACCCGGAACGATGGTCGGGTCATCAACCGGGATGCTCTGTTCGAGGCGTCAACTCGGTACATTTACCCCTGCGGCCCGAACTTCCCCGTATACAAACCCAAGGACTGAGTATTATCCATCATGTATAGAACAAAAGCCGGTCTCATCCTCGAAAAGCTTCTCTCAAGTAACCAAGCACGTTGGCTCTGGTGCTGGACAGGCAACGACTCATCTCCCTTTGCTGAAGCATATGACTGTGCCTGTTGCATGACATGGCAGGACGATAGTTTACTAAGCAACTGTGGTTGCCACTGCCACGCCCGTATCGAAGAGATGGCCTCGCTGCCTAACATCCGTATGTGGCTGCTTGCCGCAGAGGGAGCCGGGGAGTTACCAAGATTCTTCACGTCATATCATGACAAGCTGAAGTATTGTAGGGAAGTGGCATCCAAGCATGGTGAATGCACCTGTAGTTTCTGCGATTTCGCCAACAACGATTTGAAGATTCGCAAGTTCCCTCTCAATGGAGAAGACAATTCCAACGTGTCAGAGTATCAGTGCTCTATGTGCAATTGCGTGTTCCAACCAGACAAAGAAATGATACAGATGATTTGTCGTGAATGTGAGTTAGCGAAAGAGAGGTGAACCATGGTCGGCTGGACTCGTCGTAACAAGCGCAAGGAAGAGAAGAAGCCATCGGTCGCTCAGGTGTGCAAGGCTGGCGGCTGTACATGTTACTGCCACAAGCCTGTGCCTGATGAGGATGTCAAGAAAGGGATGTGGCTCAGTGGTATGCTGCTGTTTATCATCCTCGCCCCGTTCGTAGGTATGCCCCTGCTCATCTCCCACTGGGCTGAAGAGAGCCAGAAGGACTCCCCGCCACCCCCATACTATTGTGCAGGGCTCACGTCCACTGGTGCCCCAGCAGACTGCCATCCGGCCATCCTTTCACCTGATGTGCAGAAGCTCTATGAAGATCAGTGGAGAGAAGACCACAAATGATATTTGTCTTCGGCTCTAACCTAGCAGGAGCCCACGGACTCGGTGCGGCTCTTATCGCCGCTCGACAACACGGGGCCAAGTATGGTCGCGGTAATGGTCACCATGGCAACAGTTATGCTATCCCCACCAAGGATGCCAAGCTGGCTATCCTGCCTATCGACCGCATCAAGGGATTCGTGGACGAGTTCATCGCCTACGCTATCGCCCACCCTGAACTGGCTTTCCAAATAACGCAGATTGGATGCGGGCACTCGAAGTACACCGCAGCCGATATGGCTCCGATGTTTGTTGCTGCTCCAGATAACTGTCAGTTTGACTCGGCTTGGCAGTATTACCTAGAAGGTAAGACCTTTTGGGGAACCTACGAGAACAAGCCAGCCATAAGTAGAGTCAAGGAGTAAAACCGATGGCAAGTGAAGATGATGAACTAAACGAGGAACTCACTATCGGTGAGCAAACAGCCAACGCTTTTGCGGAGCATCTCCATCGCATGGGTGCAGACTATACCGAGAGAACTGTGATTCTCTCGGATGGAGCTATCTACAAAGTTACTGTTAGACACGAAGGTGGGGTCATAGTTTAATGCAACTCAATGAAGAACAGATGGCAGCGGTTGAACACCCGCTAGGTGCTCCTGCCTGTCTCATCGCCGGTGCGGGTTCCGGGAAGACCCGTGTACTAACAGAGCGTGTGAAGTGGCTTATCGCTCAGGGGGTGGAACCTAGACGAATTTGTTGCGTGACCTTCACCAATAAAGCGGCGGGTGAGCTTTTAGAGCGGTTGGACATATCCCCTGACTCACTTTTCACCCCTAAGGTATCCACCATCCACTCCATTGCTCTCTCCGCGATTCGTAAGAACCCTGCTGGTTTTGGTTTACAGGAGCGAGTGACGCCGCTGGATGACTACGACCAGAGCCAGATGATTCGCCGGATTGTGGAACGTACGGTCAACGTCAAAGAAAAGGGTATTAGCCTTGGCTCATTTGTATACAAATTTTTAGAGAAGGTGAACTACCATCGCGCTCGTGGCCTCGGCTTTTGTGTAGACTACACCGATGATGTGCATGAACAGGCTCTTGTCGCCCACGCAGGTTATCATGCGATGGAGCCCTTCGACTTACAAATCTGGAAGCTGTATGAGGAAGAAAAACATCGGGCCAACAACCTCGACTTCTCGGATATGTTGTGTTTCTTCAATCGCCGATGTGAGCAAGACCCGGTGTGGTTAGCTCAGTTGCATAAGGCATTTACCATTGTGCTGGTGGACGAGGCTCAGGATTTATCTGTTCCCCAGTGGGGCGTCGTGAATGGGCTCCTCGCGCCCGACAACCCCAACCTGATGACGGTAGGAGATATTTCTCAGAGTATCATGGGCTTCAACGGCTCGGCTCCCCATCTCCTCAAGGAGTTCTCAGAGGGGTGGAGAGGACGCACCCCCATTCTCTACCGGATTGCTAAGAATCACCGCAGTCTTCCTCGCATTGTTTACCTCGCCAATCACATACAGGCGAAGATGGTGGACACGGTGCCCCTTCGTATGTCCACCTTCCGTGGAGACGAGGAGAACAAGGGAACGGTTGAACTAACACGAGCCTCTCTGCCCATCGACATTGCCCTGCTCATCGCATCCGAAATCAACAAGGACAATATGCGGAAGAAGGGTCACATCGCATACAAGGACAACGCGATTCTCGTCCGCTCTGCTCGTCAGATTATGGACATTGAGAACGCCCTCGTTCGCTACCGCATCCCTTACGTGGTGCGTGGTGGTCGCGGCTTACTTCAGACAGAAGAGGTACGCGATATTATCTCTTACTTGCGTCTTGTCGCCAACCCGAAAGACTTCACCGCTCTCGCTCGTGCAGTGAGCATACCGAAACGTGGTGTTGGTGATGTGGCTCTTGAACGCATCCGCAAGACGGCGAATGAGAAATATGATGGCGACCTGATTCAAGGCTGCAACATCATCGACAAGCTCAGCTTGTTTGTGTCTGCCATGGAGAACATCCAGAGGTACCGAGAGTATCCGGTTCAGGCTCTCGACAAAATCATCTCGGCGATGGACTACAACAAGTACATCGACAACAAGTACAAGAAGGAACCGGACAAGATAAAGTCGAAGCTGGAGAACATCGAACGCTTCAAGGAACTTGTTCGCGGTCTCTCTGAAGACCAGAAGATGACTACCGAAGATGTGGTCTTCCAGATTACACTTGAACGGGCACGCGAGGATGACAAGGAAGGGCAAGTAACAGTGAGCACAATACATAGTGCTAAAGGTCTAGAGTTTCAAAGGGTGTATGTGACTAATGTAGTGGAGGGGAGTTTACCTCATCTCTTCTGTCAATCTCCCGAGGAAATTGAGGAAGAGCGCAGGCTATGGTACGTCGCCTGTACTAGAGCTAAAGACCAGTTGACTATTTGCGCTCATGCTATGGAACAGCGGGGGGCTGATGTACGTAGAGTAGCTCCTAGCCGGTTCCTTGTGGAATTGGGATTAATTAATGATGATTAGTTAAATCAGCCCACAGGGGCAAACCAAAATCGCTAGATGCTATGGCAAAAACCTTCATGGCTCAGCAAGCCAAAGGGGCCTTATTTTCACTTAAAACATGTATCAAATATGGTCTACAGTTTGTACAACCTACGTGTCTCGTATGTTATACCCCCTTTACGCCTAAATCTAGCGGGGCTAAGACTTGTGGTAGAGGCTGTCTCATTGAAATATCGCGTCAAGCGGCTATAAAAAGGTGGACGCCTCAGTAAAAGTTTGTTCAAAACGTCCCCAGCGTGTGTATACTGTGGGTATGAGATGCGACGGCGAGTTCACTATCTACGTACTGGAAGCCCGGTACACCACTGGTAAGGACAAAAAGTGGTTCAGGGCAAGCCTTGACAGCTTCGGCACCCCTCCGGGATTCAGTGCTTCGGGTGAGTGCTGGCAGAAGACCGGCATCCATGGCACCTTTGATGAGGCTCAGGGCGTTGATGCTGCTATGGTCATGGCTCGTGAGCATGTGGAGTTCGACTGGCGTTTGATGCGGCTGGAAGTCTCGCAGCATCACCACGATGTTGTCACCTTTTCGGCGAAGAAGCCCGGAGCACAGGCACCGGACGGTTACCCGGTCACCAAGGAAATGCGCGCTCGGTATGACGCGATTCACAAGGGGGCATGATGCGATTCGCTTTCTTTTTCCTCGTCTACTGTCTGTTGTTCCGTGGGATGCGAGGCTATGTTCGGGGGGTTGAAGCCGCTGGCGGAGAAGCTCCGTGGTGGATTACCTTCAACTACGACACCTATGATTTCTGTGTCATCGGTGTTACTATCGCCGTACTCTCAAGTTTTGTTATACTGATGTTCAAGCTCCCATAGGGAGGAAGTCATGAAGGAGTCAACCATGCATTAGCGCGGCCTAAGGAGCCGTACCTAATGCAACGTACATTCATCAAGGGCTGCTGCCCTATCTGCGACGGCTACAAGCGTCATATCAAGTCAACCCGCAACGGTGCCCGGAAGGTTCGCAAGTTGAACAAGGCCCTTCACCGGAAGTTCCGTCGCATGATGCTGGACAGGCTGGTCAACGGCGATTACGAGCCGGTGTTTTTATCTTACGAACGGTGGTTCTAACTTGAGCAACACGTGTCAACACCCGAAGGTCACATTTACCGGCCCGATGATTCAGACGGCGGACGCCATCTTCAACGTCGGTACTTGTGACTTTTGTCACGCAGAGGTCGAACAGGAGTTCGGCCCCAAACCCGTCCGGTTGCGGACGGTTGAAGTGCCGGAGAAATGATGAAACCCTTTGGTGTCTCGATATGGAGTTCGACGTGTCCCAAGCACCCAGAGTTCAACCCGGAGACCCCTCCTGAGTTGATACTGTGCGAGGGATGTTCGGCTCTGTTCGACTTCTACCAATCGGTGGTCTCTCTGAAAAAGGAAAGGGAAGCTCTACGTACAATCCTCGATGAACTGGATGAACGTAAAAAGGTAGTTCAGGAGAAACGCAAACAAGCTGAGAGGGCGGAGGCTATTGAGAAGGCGGAGTATGAGCGGGTGCTACGTGAGGCGGAGCAGGTTGCTATTTCTTTGAACCCCTCATCGGCCAGCCTCAATGCTATGTTTCGTGCGGCGGGTGAGCGGTCATGGCACAAACCAAATTACAACCCCACTCGGAGTGAGAAGCTGGCGATTTTCGCCAAGGTGTATGGCATTGTGAAGGCGGGATACAAGCCAATCGCTGCCGACCTCGCAGTCAGAGCATTTGGTTTGGATGGACGACCAGCGGTAACAAAAACCACCGAACTGGCTAAGCTATTCAACGTGCCCTCAAGTGGTGTTGATTATCGGCTCGGCAGAGTGCTCAACGGATTGAACCGGGGCGTAAGGATATTGGAACTCAACATGGAGGAAAGTAATGCAAAAGCCTAACTACGGCGTTCTTGTCGCACGCTGCCAAGTCGATGCTCTTCACGCTGGACACAGAGCCCTGTTCGATGAAGTAAGGGCACGGCACAGCAAGGTCATTCTGTTCCTCGGTCAGAAGTCCATTGGCTCGACCTACAACAACCCCCTCGACTTCGAGACTCGCAAGGCGATGGTTCAGGCTGCGTATCCCGACTTCATGATTTTCCCCCTCACCGACACCAAGGAAGATGCAACGTGGTCGCGGAACTTGGACAGGGCTATTCGTGACGTAGTGGACTACGGCGACGTGACGCTGTACGGCTCTCGCGATTCTTTCGTACCGCACTACCATGGGGCGTACAAGCCGATTGAACTGACTCTCCCCAACACGCTCGACGGCATCAGCGGCACCACCATCCGTGCGAAAATTACCAACACGGTCATGGAGTCCCCGGAGTTCCGTGCTGGCGTCATCTACGCCATGACCAACATCCGTCCTGCTGTGAAGGCGACGGTGGACGTGGTGATTTACCACAAGCCGGAGAACGACGACACCAAAACGCTGTTCCTGCTCGGTCGCAAGCCGGGTGAGACGCAGTGGCGGTTCATCGGTGGCTTCTCTGAGCCCTACACCCCCAGCTACGAGTACGACGCTGCCCGTGAAGCCATGGAGGAGACCAGCCTCGTGGTGAATGAACCTCAGTTCATCGGCTCTGCTCTCATCCCTGACTGGCGGTGGAAAGGGGAGCCCGACCAAATCAAGTCGCTCGTCTTCGCGGCGGAGTCACCCTCGCTCAATGCGATTGCTGGCGATGACATTGAAGAGGTTAAGTGGTTTCCCATCGACCAGATGAAGGCAGAACTGCTCATCGACACGCACCGGGAGAGTGTCTTCCCCGTCGTGTACAAGCACTTCGGCCTGTACGTGTGGGACACCATCGAGGTTGGCCGGATGAACGTCACCTACACGCACATGACGCCCAAGGAACTCGCAGCGGAAGGATTGAAATAACCAGAGGTTTCTTGGGAACTAAATAAAATAATGAAAGGGATAAAACAATGAAAACCGCCCTACTTTCTTTTGCCTTGACCTTGATGGTTGTACTAGGAACTCCAGCAGCCTCTGCCAGTCAGTATTCTTTTTTCTTCAATTCAGCCGACACGCCTGACGGTATCCCCTATCTACCCCTCGCAGGACGCGGAACCTTCACAACCAATTCAGCCGGAATTATCACAGGACTCACGGGTGTGATATCGGATGCCCAGCATACTGCCTCCATGGTGTTGTCAGCCCCCGGTACGACATTCAACAACAACGTGTTGACTGCTTCCAGCCCGTGGTTTGAGGCGGCGACGGGGGTTGCATTTACGGGCTACAACGCGGTCTGGAGTATTCCCTATACGCTGGACTTACACGCACTTCGGAGGGCTTTGAGGCGGACGGGCTGGACTGGATTTCATTCATGAGTGGGGACACACCCGAAGGGGGGATCGTAAGCCTGTCAGTCACGCCACTGGACACCTTCGCTGTCCCCATCCCAGCCCCGACTCCTGAGCCTTCCTCCTTGCTGCTGCTGGGCACAGGGCTGCTAGGGCTGGGTTACGTGTCAAGGAATAGGTATTTGAGAATAAACTAAGTTACTGTTTGCAATACCCACCCCTTAGTTAGAGGTGGGTATGACGACACAGGAGTATTTGGTAGCAGTGCAACAGGTACACGGAGAGCGGTATGATTACTCCCGGTTGGTGTACAAAAACAAACGTAGCAAGGTAGAAATTGTGTGTCGAGAACATGGTGTGTTTTGGCAACTCCCCTCATGTCACAGAGTGGGCCAGAACTGTCCTAAATGTGCTCGGAAGGAAGCAACATCAACGACTGAGAAGTTCATCGAGAAAGCAAGGAAGAAGCATGGTGATCTATACGACTATTCCAACGTTGTATACCGAACCACAACTTTGGACAAAGTAACAATTCTTTGTCCGGTTCACGGGGGGTTTGAGATGACCCCGAATAACCATTTGAATGGGTGTGGCTGTCCAAAATGTGGGATAGTACAGAGGAGCGATAAAAAGCGTAAGTCCCCCGAAGATTTCATCATCGAAGCTCGAAGGCTCCACGGTGACCGCTATGGTTATGACCGACTAGGTTACACCTACTCTTTGAAATCGGTTACCATTACATGTAAGGTGCATGGGGACTTTAAACAACTGGCGAGTAATCATCTTCGGGGTGCAGGTTGTCCAAAATGCTTTTCACGGTACTATTCGTGGGGCGAGGAGGAAGTTAGAAAGTGTTTGGAAGCGTGGAGTTGGAAGTACAAACCACAGAAGTGTTTCCCCGGACTCATAAACCCAAAGTCAGGTCGCCATCTACGGTATGACTTCTGTGTTGAGGGGATGAAGCTACTCATTGAATTTGATGGAGCACAGCATTACAAGGTATTGACAGGGAAGAAGCCCGAGGACTTGGAACGCATACGAAGTTTGGACAAGTTGAAAGACCAGTGGGCGGAAGATAACGGATACCAAATGGTGAGAATCCCGTTCTTCATAAATGATGTAAAGGCTTTTTTGAAGGAGAAAACAAGTGCAAAAACTGAGAGTTAACCCCCTACTGACAACGGACAGTTACAAGCTTTCCCACCATTTTCAGTACCCCCCAGATACTCGAACTATTTACTCCCACCTTATGTCTCGCGGAGGTTTTTGGAAGGACACGATGTTCTTCGGTCTTCAGTACACCCTCAAGACCTACTTGGTCGGTAAGGTCTTCACTAAGGAAGACGTAGACGAGGCTCAAGCATTTGCGGCGGCTCACTTTGGCTCCGATAAGGTATTCAATACGACGGGTTGGCTCAGGTTGCTGGAGAAGCACGACGGTCGCCTTCCCCTCAAGATTCGTGCGGTGCCGGAGGGTACAGTTGTTTCTGTGAAGAACGCCCTGCTGACCATTGAGAACACGGATGATGAGTTTCCTTGGCTGACAAACTGGGCGGAGACCATCATCCTCCGAGGAACATGGTACCCCATCACGGTCGGCACCCTGTCATGGCACATCAAGCAGGAAATTGGCAAGGACTTGGTTCGCACCGGAACTCCTGCTGGCTTGCCGTTCAAGCTGCATGACTTTGGAGCCCGTGGCGTCTCCTCGCAAGAATCGGCGGCTATCGGCGGAGCAGCACATCTGGTCAACTTCATGGGCTCAGACACGATGGAAGCGGCCATACTGCTACGTGACTATTACGGAGCCAAGGATATGCCGGGGTTCTCTATCCCTGCTATGGAACACAGCACGGTCACGTCATGGGGTCAGGCTAACGAGCGTGATGCCTACGAGAACATGCTCGACAAGTCGCCCACTGCGCTTCTCGCGTGCGTGGTTGACAGCTACGACACGCACAACGCGGTCGCTGAAATCTTCGGCAACCAGCTTCGTGAGAAGGTTCTGCGTCGGGACGGTACTGTCGTGCTTCGCCCGGACTCAGGTGACCCTGTGGTTGTCCTCGAAGACATCTTCAACGCAGTTGCGGAGAAGTTCGGCTTCGAGACCAACGCCAAGGGCTACAAGGTTCTCCCGGCACAGATTCGTGCGATTCAGGGCGACGGCGTGAACTATCAGAACATCCTTCGCATCAACTCCTCCCTCACCCGGTCGGGTTGGTCGATGGACAACTGGGGCTACGGCATGGGCGGTGCCCTGTTGCAGCAGCAGAACCGCGACACGATGCGCTTTGCTATCAAGTGCTCGGCCATCAACCGGGCAGGGCAGTGGAGTCCGGTCTTCAAGAACCCGAAGACGGATTCTTCGAAGGCATCCATCGGTGGCCGCTTCAACCTGTTCAACAGCGACGGCGGCTGGCGTACTATCGACACCACGGAAGAGGACAGCTACGGCAACTACCTCAAGACCGTGTTCCTCAACGGCGAACTGAAGAAGGATTTCACGCTGGATGAGGTTCGCAGTACCGCAGCCAGCTTCGACTACTTTCAGGACGCGGAGTAACATGAGCGGAACACATACAAGACGAGGAAGGTCACCGGGCGGCTGCACTTCTATCAATTCCACGGAAAAGATAGTCTGTGTGGTCGCACGGATGACCAGACCCGTCTCACCAATGAACCTATCAAGGTGACAGGAAACTGAAATGAACGTTAAGAAACTCGAACTTCTCGCCGACCGCCTCGCTGACTTCTTTTCGTACCCGATGGACAAGGTGATAGTCTTGATAATCATAGCGGAACCCATTGTGACCGCATGGACAGGGGAACTATGAAAGATATTCTTCGCAAGTACGAACAGGGTGGGCATCTTACTGACAGTGAGATGCAACTCTTGATGGATGCTTACCAGAAGGTTGTAGATGCCACGCAACCCTTCGGTGAACTCTACCGACTGGTGCTGAACGATGCGGTGCAGCAGTCACGCGCTCTCGATATGTTCATGTTCAATCGCGGCTTGAAGAAGGAAGAGCAGCAAACTTGGGATGAACTCCCCACTGAGCCGATTCATTTGATTGTGCCGATTCATTTGATTGTGGCGAACCGGAAGTACGACGGCAACACGTCTGCGTTCCTTGTGCATCAGTCGCACATCGACAATCGTAAGCCCATCGGCACGAAGGGCACCTTCTACGGCACCGTACCGGGTGCTGGCGGAGACCTGTTTTGGGTCAAGCACGAGGATGATTCGGTTGCGGCCTACGTACAGACCGAACTCAAACAGGTGAAGAAATGAAGTCGTGGCTGGCATCGGACAGATGTACCCCACGTTGGAACTGACCGCTCCTCGCTACTGCGAGAGGCAAGGGATAACATAGGAGGAAGTCATGTCATTTAACCCACCAGCAGGCGCGACCAAGGAACAAGTGGAAGCCCATATGTCCGCTATGAAGGCACGGTTCAGTGCTCATCCCTCCAGCGACCCCGAGCCCATCCAGCCCTCGCAGGATGAAGTCCTTGGGATGATGGTGCGGGACTTCACACAGGTGGGTCTCGGTCCCACCAAGTCAGAAGTGCGACGTCGTATCCTTGACTTTGCCAAGGCGTACAAGCCGGAGCCTGAACCACCGTCAGAAGGGGTGCGGCACTACTTCGAGAGAAAAGGCATGACCAGATTTCAGAAGAAAGCATTTAAGCTTCGCGTAGATTTCATCATCAAGCATCGCATACCGGGGCTTAGCTGGCTCTCTCAGTCGGCGGTCGCTTATCTTCGCAAGGGCTGCGTCTTCGTGGTGGACTATGAGAGACCAATAGTCGCAAAGGGTATCTCCCACGTTCCAGAGTGGGTACGCACCTATGGCATCTTCGATACACGGGGAAACAGGATACGCGGCTTCGGTCGCGTCACCTTGGAGGCTCTGAGGGACGCGAGACTCGTACAGGCCCCACGTGTGTCCAAGTTCGCTGGAGAAAAGCCACCAGCAAAGGTATATCGCCTGATAGGAAACTCATCTATAGCCAGTATTATGGGATATGAGTGAAGCCCTGAACGGTACAGTATACTGGCAAGAGGTTCGAGAAGGTCTCTTCGTCCACAATGAATCTTGGGATAAGGTAATCGAACGACTACCCGACCTAATCTCCGCAGAAAAAGTTCTCTCCAAACTACAGTCCCCTACTCAGATTCTTAGCTCCGGCCTGACCGGCCTCGGTACTGTAGGCAACGAAATCATCACCGTCCGTCCCGACCCGGAGAAGCTGATTCAGTACGGTGTGCTGTTTGACGGCGGCTACTACAACGTGGAGAACCTTTTCCTTCAGTGGGTTTACAACTTCGTAATCGTTGAAGGCGTCTCCAACCATCTGCACAACGTCCTGCTCCCCCATTGGAACCCTTCCTTCGTTACTCTGGTTGAAGAGCACATGCATGTGATGACATACGTGGCGGCTCTCATCTACCTGTACGAACAGAACAAGTTCAAGGCACTCGTGGTGAACGACAATTTCCTATATACCGAATCCCATGTCAGGGATGCAGTGAAGGAACTCACCAGCACACTATACTCTAAGGGTGCAGAGTATGGTGAAAGCTACCGTCGCCATGGCATTCAAGGTACACTACCCCGGCTGTGGGATAAGATTGCACGCTATGCACAGCTTTCAGCTTTGGGACGGACGGCAACATACGAACCAAAGCTTGACTCAGCAAAAGACCTACTCGGTTACTGCATCATTGCATGGAGCCTCATACATGAACTCGATGAAGAAATTGTGGAAGAAGTTTCAGCAGAAGCGACGATTCAATAAGGTCTTCGGACGGAACATGGGGCTGGTCGCTCGACGCGACGGTCAGCAAGGCTACCCCATGGCCTACGGCTGTGAGCACGGCTACTTGTTGTGGGCTCCCGGATGGGTCAAGCACCTGATATGCCGTGTCTGGAATCGGGTCAACTGCACTATCTACGGGCATGACCGGATGGGAGTTGAAGGCTTCGAGAAGCATTTCTGGCCTGATGCCCCTCGCTGCATTAACTGTTCTTCTCTGCTTATGGTGGGGGGTAAGTACCCCACTCGTGAGGACATTGAGGAGAACAACCGCATTGTCTACGAACAGTGGGATAAGCTCCATTTGGATGAGTTGGGTGAAGAATAAGTGAACTTTCAAACTCATAGGTAGAGACTTCCCATGAGTTTGAATATCACAGACGCACTACGAAAAGAGCTACGCCCCCAAGGTCGCCAGAATAAGGTGATGTACTTGTTCAAGTGTGCGACCGATAACTGTTCTAACGAACTGTGGGTGGAATCTAGCCGTTTATCAAGACGGCAGGGTAAGTGTAGGTCTTGCACTGGTCGAAACCTAATCCAGAAAAACTATCCCGGAAATCGAGGGTTGCGTAAGCGACCCTATGAGTGGCTTTGGCACCGACTTAAACAGCAAGCGGCGTCACGCGGACTCGCGTTCACTATTACCTACGAACAATTCTTGACTTTTACTACAGTTAGTGTATGTCACTACTGCGGTTCACCTGTCACTTGGACAGCCCACAATTTGGGTAAAGGTCACGCTCGAACTAACCTCGACCGAAAAAACAATGAAGAGGGGTACGTAGAGGACAACTTGGTGGTTGCATGTATTATTTGCAATCGAATGAAAAACAACTACCTCTCCTACGAAGAGATGATGGAACTGAGTCCAACCCTTAGGCGCATTCTTCCTCAGAAAAACTGGGTTGAGATACACAAGAAAAAACGGTTTGGGCATCACTTACAGGAGGTGTAATTTTGGTAACTTTAACGCAAGGGATGGCTTTAGGCACAGGCAACCTGAACATTATCGTTCGGGACGCTACTGGTGTGCTAGTAGACCCCGCACAAATAAGCTTCAGCATCTTCCAGATTTCGTCACAGGTGCCCATCAAGATTCGGGGTGCCTATGACTATGACCAGCAACAGCTTCAGTCGCTCCCAGTAGACTACAACCCGGAAGGGGCTATGCTGGTGGGTCAGCCGCGCATGATACCTATACGTGCGTCTCAGGGCATGTACTGGATCAACCTTACCATCCCTACAACGTGGCAGGGTGTGTATCGTCTAGTCTGGTACATGGTACAGTACCCCGGTAACGCTGAGCAGCAGGTAACCGAAGACTTCGTGGTTCAGACCATTGACCCGACTTCGAACTCCTTTGAAGCTCCCTCTCAGATTCTTGCCCCGGCGAAGACGACCACCAGCAAGTATGCTCCGGCCATCATGTACGTCAGGGAATTGATTAGCGATGAGAACCCCGACCGTAATTACCATTTCCGCCCACCCACTCCGGGTAAGGTGGTAGCCGGGTACACCACTCGCGTGGGGTACATCTGGCTTGATTCCACCATCCTTCGGATGCTGGATATTGCCATCTCCAAGCTCAACACATGGAACGTGAAGAACCTGTACGGCTGGACGCTGGACAACATCCCGATTGACTGGGGACGTTGTGCAGCCATCGGTGCTGCGTCTTCCTGCCTCACCAAGGAAGGGGCACGCTGGGCTGCGGATGAGTTTAGCTACAGCTTGAACGGTGTGTCCCTCGACATCAACAAGGCCAACCTCTACCAGTCGCTAGGTCAAACCTACTCCCAAGAGTTCAATGAGTGGGCTCCACTGATTACGGCGAACAGACCGTTCAGTGCAGGATTAAGACAGCAGCGTTGGCTTTTGGGTTGACGACGATAAGTTGTTTAGTTTCAATAATTTGTGTTTTATAACAAATCGAAACCCAACTATGGACTCCTACAAGAGGAGTCCATTTTCATGTACATCTATGCCATCACTAACTCAATCACAGGGAAGATTTACATCGGCCAGCATAAGGGCAATAACTTGAAGAAGTACCTTCAAGACAAATTTTCTCATGCAAAGCGAAACAGAGGTTCATCCCATCTCTTCAACTCCATGCGTAAGCACCCCAAGGAGGTTTGGTCGATAGAGCCTCTTTTCGAGGGTATCGAGACCAAAGAAGAGCTAGACCGACTCGAACGTTTACTCATCGCCCTTTACGACACCCGCAATCCAGAAATCGGCTACAACATCTGCCGGGGTGGAGAAGGGTTCACCGGCACTATGTCTGAAGAGACCAAGGCCAAATTGAAGGAAGTAGGTAACCCTGTGTTCCTGCGTTCGGCTGAACAAGAGGAGAAGCGTAAAGCTGCTGTTGAGCAAGCAAGACAGGAGCAGGGTGGCTCGTTTCTCACAGAAGACTCAGTGAAGAAAATAAAAACCAAACGTGCCCTTCAAGATGAATCTACTCGTATCGAGGCTTGTAGGAAGTGGGCTGACGAACACCCTGAGGAGATGCGTACCCGCATGTCCCGTGAAGTTCACAGCCTCGGAGGCAAGTCAGGCTCTCGCGAAGCGAAGCAGAGAGCCGCCGCAGCTAGTGTTGCCAGCGGCAGTCTTATAAAGGCCAAGCATGTGCGTTGGCACACCAATCGTGGTCTGATTAATCCGAACTGCTCTTTTTGCACTACCCAAGTACCTTAGTAGGAGCGATATGCACTGGAAAAGTAAGTTTCTAAAACAAGGGGTGTCCGTAGTTCCTGAGTTCTTGTATCACGGAACTGACGACAGTGTGCTGCCTGAGATTATTCGAGAGGGGTTGGTTGAAAGAAGCTACTTCACACTACCTGTTGCTGAGTGGTTCGCCAAAAACAAGGCGGGGAAAACAGGGGGAGCCCCCATAGTTCTCCGCATCCATGGTACCCAGTTTATAAAGAAAGACCTCGATTTGGTCAAACGACTCCTACCGGGTTCCCTGTCTAGTGCTAAGGATGTTCGAATATGGCGGTACTTGCACAGAGTTCCTGTGACTCCCATTGATGTCATCCGCCTCAGCGAGGGTAAATAGTATGATTCAAACCCTAATAGTTATGAACTCCAGTTACGTCGGCTCCCGCGACCTCTGGTGGCAGGACGACCCCGACGCTGCTCATGGCTACAATATCTACCGGGCCTTTGATGCCCCGGTGAACTGGCACAAACTAAATGTTAATCCATGGTCAGGTCATTTCTACCGGGATCAAGTAGCTCTCCAGCAGGTCACGTACATTGTTCAGGAGCCCGACTGGGTAGACAAGGGAATCATGGGAAGGTGGGGCTTCCGAATCCCCGACACTCCATACGCTGATGTCGTGACCGGACGCCCCTTCGTCTCTATTCGTCCTCAGGACGTGACAGTGTACGTAGACGATGTTGCCCTCACCCCGGCTGAGGTTCAAGGTCTCGACCGCACCGTGTGGCTCCCCATGGACAATCAGTTGAAGCAGGGCGGTTACGTCACTGACTTGGCTGCGGTGAATAATGGTGTCGTGTGGAAGGCTGACTACTCCGGCGTGAAGGAGTTCAAGGTCGTCTACAACAAGCTCATCAACTATGTGGACATCTACACCGGTATGACCCGCACCTTCTATTGCATCGTTCCTTTGGGACCGGTGGGCGAGGAACTGCATAAGCCCGGTCACCCCGGCACCAAGATTGTCAACACGCAGGAAGTTGACCAGATGACGTGGGAGTATGCAGAGATGGTTCGCCGCAACGAGTGGCTGTTCGAACAGATAGGGGAGCCTGCCTACATCTTATTTCGCAAAACGCGGGGTAAGTTGTGCGGTTGCAGAGGGTCTGAAGGTGGATTAGGTCAAGCCAAGACTGGCTGCAAGATTTGCTTCGAGATTGGTATCGTCGGAGGATATTTTGGCCCCTACGACATCACGTACGTTCCGCCAGACTCCGCTATCACTCGTGAACTGGATGAGGGTGGTGGCATCAAGGCAACCCGCGAGAGTCGTAGTTACCTTACCAACACGCCCATCGTGCAGGACGGTGACCTCATCGTCCGTCGTAACGGTGAGCGTCTGGTTATCAGTGGTGTGACCTATAAGTCCCCGCGTGGCATTCTATTACAGCAGGACTTCAACACGTCCCTGCTGCCTTGGGGCGATACTCGATACCTCATTCCCATCAACACAGGTATGCCCACCCTATTCAATCCAGTCGTCGGCAAGAACTACCTTCAGGGTGAAGACCCGAACAATCTCAAGGGTGACGGTGAGCCTCTGTTCAACGCTCTGACCCAGCCGGGTAAGGCTCCATGGGAGAACAAGGCGGAGATTCCTATTGGTCGGACGGTAACGTTCGGCAGAATCCAAACTTGATGACAGGAAAATAACTTTTCGACTACCTGATTACAGAATTAGAGGGAAGAGCAATGTCATTCGTACACCAGATAATTATCAACCCCAGCAGTCCGACGCAATGTGGCGAATGCGAATGGCGGGAATGGAACGACCGTGAAGGCTACTTTCGTTGCTCGGTATTTGGGGGGAACTGAAAAATGTGGGTTTAGACCCACACTCTCAAAATTGGAAGGAAAAAATATGAACGCTTCGATGTTTGACGCCCTAGTAAAGCAAGCCCGTATCCTCTGCGAGGATGAAGAGGTCAACTCGGACTCCGCCCTACAGGGAATTGTGGGCGACCCAAATGACGCTCGTACCTCCACGTTCGTGCAGTTCAAGCCGAACCCCGGCACGATGCAGTCGCCAAGTCCCCTCTCGCCGATTGAAGGCGATGAAATCTTCTTTGCGTACATGATTCCCGGTGCGGTCTTCCAAGACCACGCAGGTTCTGAATGGAACATCCTGTCGTACTCCAGCAATGATGACATCGAGATTGAGAACCGCTGGTACCCCCGCTCTACGCCTCACGTCAGCCTGTGGGACATCCGCCGTTCGATTCACCAGTGGATTGAACCTATCACCCAGACAGTACCACCACCGCCTCCGGGTGTGGACTACTCTGCACAGCTTGTGCGTATGGTCGATAAGGATAGCGTCGGTTCGGCTGACGCTATCACCGACTACCAGAAAGACGACGGCACAGGTGGTTGGTAAATGGGTGCTCTTAGCAACAAGTTACGGTCACTGGAAGGAGGTCTTGTTTCCTTTTGGTGTCCGGGTTGCGAAGAGTACCATGGTATCAAGGTAGACGGTGACGACACACACCCCAAGTGGGGATGGAACCGCAATGTAGACCGGCCTACTTTCACTCCCAGCATCCTCGTTCGCTCAGGTCACTATGCTCCCGGTCATCAGTCGGACTCATGCTGGTGTACTTACAACGAGGAGCACCCGGAAGATAAAAATCCCTTCCTTTGCCGTGTGTGCCACAGCTTCGTGACCGATGGCAAGATTCAATTCCTTGACGACTCCACGCACAAACTTGCCGGACAGACGGTTGAGATTCCTGATTGGGACTTTTAGACCCTATTGTAGAGGCGTGTGTGTTCATCTACAAGGTAACCAACAAAATAAACGGCAAGGTGACTCATTGAAAGGGCTAAGTAACTGATTATGCTGGACTTAACTGGTGCCAACCTTATAGGCTATTTGCTCAGAATTATCAGGGATTCCGTTTCTCGGAACCCCCGTTTCAATAACACACTCGGTCAAGTTACGTTTCAATCCAACAATTTTTTGAAGTACGGCGACACGCAGATTACCCTTCGCGACATCTCCGCATCAGGCAACCGCTTGAGCCCCGACTACTTCCTGTGCAACCAGTACGGCAGAGCCTTGGTCGCCAAAGTAGAAGGTAAGGAAGGCACGTTCATCGAGTGGATTACTGAGACCGATAAAACGCTCGTGACTCCAGAGGCTGGCGTTTACTATCTCAACATTGATGCAGTCAACGAAGAAACCAACGACATCGACATTACCGTGGAAAAGTATCGCTGGGTGCAGGGGCACTACACGAACGCGGTGGGTTCCCTCGTTTATCTCCGCCCCGGCATCGACGGCACTACGCTCACAGCCAAGGATGGAGCCACAGGAAACGCGGTTGCCATCGAAGGCTCCAGCAATTATGTGTATCTGCTTGTTCCCACTCAGACTCTTGAACTCTACGATTCGAACAACAACCCCCTCACACCTATGACCGACTATTGGTACCAGCGTCTGGTACCTGAGGTCATCATTCAGAACACAGTAGGCGGTGCAGAGGTCGCTAACATACTCCCGCCATGGGTGTCATTCACTCTGGTTGACCAGACGGGCTACCAGCTTCGTCAGGGTATCGACTGGAATTTCTTCGGTCTCAACTTCATTCAGCTTAGTTCATCGGCTCCTCCGGGCAGCACCATCACGGCCAACGTCATCCGCAAGATTGACCCCAGCACAACGGTGGGCACTAATCCCGAGAATATTCTTCAGGTGGGTGTTCTCCCCACTGAATCGCTGGCTCCGGGGCAGGTCTTCATCCACACTACCGAGAATGACTATTACAATGCCATTGTTAACGCTGATGGTACTGTAACTCTTCCAACTCTGTTGAAGCCGGGAGACTGGGTGCGTTGGGAGGTCCGCATCGCCTCCGGTCAGACTACGTGTCGCGGTAAAAAATTCTCCCTGAATGGTTTCTACGACACTTACTTGGATAAGAGCAACGTGGTTCAATTCGTCACTGATCCAACTACTAATTTGCGGACGGATACTATACCCGGACTGGCTATTGCAATCGGAGATTCTGTTGTGGTAGGAGACCAAGCGGCTATTATTGTAAACCCCACGACTACTGAGACTTATGATGTGTACGGTTCCAAGGAGAACCTAAACTTCACGATTGACGTTCGCACCAACGACCTTCAAACATCTTCTGACCTCAGCGAACTTATCAAGCAGCAGATTCTTATCTACCGCCGCGAGAACATGGAAGCTGATGGCATTACTATCTTCGAGGCTCCCCGTTCTTTCCGCAGCGCACAGCGCGATAGTTCCGGGACCGCCCCCACCTACACTTACAGCATTTCAGTGTCGGCCATGGCTGACTGGAAGGTGTTCGTACCGAAAGTCACACGTCTTGTTTCTTTCATAATCACCGACACTGCGGGTCTGCCTGACTTTCAGGGGAAATTACAGATGGCTCCTCGCGTTCAGGCTCTTGGCAACACGAGGTTCCAGTTTGTGCAGTCCTACAGTTGATCCATGGCTGAAAAATAGCACAGGTCAAAGGTCTATATGCAAGTGGACTTTCACTTGCTGTTATAGCAGAACACAATCGGGAATGAGGTTTGTCCGTAAGCATAACCGATTAAAAGGATGACATCCGTGCCCACTAAGAAAATGTATCAATGCGTCCCTTGTAATTTCGAGTACGAATATCTGGACTTCGGGGTTAGTTTCCAAAAGCCAGTTCCTCCATGTCCTCTCTGTATGTCAGCACTGACATACGACGAACCGATTAGTACCGAAGACTATAACTACCAGTGCTGGCAAAGTGAGGGTGGATGTGGACAAGTTTTCAGCGTAGAGCACCCGACTGGTAAGGCTCCAGATACGTTCGCCTGTCCTATGTGCGGAGTAACAGCGAAATTGAAGTCGAGCTTTGCCATTGTTCATGGGAAAAACACGAGCAAGGGCGCAAGTATCGACATTGTAATTGGGCGCGATGCGGACACAAGGTGGAACAAAATACACGACCGGAAGACAGCACGGGATAGGGTCCGCAGGAAAACCGGCACTCAGGCTTTGACAGCCACTGGAAGAGATGAATACCGACCAATTAAGGAAGGGCGGCTGGTTGGAGTAACCGTCCCTGAAAGAACCGTAAATCGGGATGAGTAGCGATTATTGCGGTGTCTTGAAAAAAGGAAAGTCATGAGGCGGTTTTATTCTATGGCTACTATTTTTCAACATCAAGCACAAAAATTGACTACTGACATCTTGGGTAGGGAACAAGCAGCAGCTTAAGGAGATTTACTTTATGGCACTTTTTGGCAGTTACGCCGCTCCCGGCGTTTTTACAAGTGTGGTGATAGACAACGGTGGTCAGCCGCTGTTCGGTTCCGCTCGTATCCCGGTAATCATTGGTGAAGGTCTCGAATACTTCACACAGAACAACCAAGAGATTCATCGCGGCTCTTCAGCCGTCGCCGATGACCAAGTTGTGGATGAGAACATTTCTGACCAAGTTACTGGCTTGACCAGCAACTTTAACACCACCTATTTCCCGGTGGTTACGGGTGATGGAAGTGGTACGGTTACCAATGACCCCTCCTTCATTCAGGTCACCGCTGATGGCGTTCCTGTCACTGTTGTTTCGCTGGTTGGCTCCACTGGTGCTTTCCAGACTCAGGATATTGTGCTTCCGGGAACCAATTTTGACGTCAGTTACTACTTCAAGCGCATGGACACCCTCATTTCTAACGAGAATCTGTCGGCTCAAATTCCAGCCTTCGCTTCTCTGACTGTTGCCGGTGCCGGGGGGGCTCACGAGGTTGTTACCACAACCCTTCCGGGTGCGGTTGGTAACGAAGTGAGCATCCAGCTTATCGATTCAACCTTGCTGTCGCCCCCGACTCCGGGCGTGGTGGATGCTCTGGCGGTCTCTGGCTACGGCACCAACGCAATTGTCATCAACATCCGCAAGTCCGACAACACCATCCGTACGGTGGTTGACCTTCACAATCTCATCGAGGCTGGTATTCTCACCCTCTCGGCGGGTTACTTGGTGGGTGCGACTCCGGTCGGTACCGGTGCTCTATCGGTCACAGGTGCTGCCTCTTTATCTGGTGGGGAAGGTCCGAACACTAACACCATCTTCAAGGTAAAGAACAACCCCATCGTTGACGGTACCAACGGCGGAGTGGTCACCACAAATCCGGCCAATGTCACTGTCCTCGTGAACGGTTCCGCTGCCACGGTGACAGCGGTTGATGGTGCTAATAGCCTCATCACTCTGGCCAACCCCGTTGTGTTTGGCTCGACTCTGACTGCGACCTACTACACCAACAACTACCAGAACACCTACGACCTGCTTCCGGCCACCACTGTATCCACCATCACTCAGGTTGGGTTCGGTCCTAACCGTGCAGACTTCATCGAAGACGTGGACTACGTGCTTAGCACGGATGCCGCTGGCAACCCTGTCATCCAATGGGGTGCCGCAGCATCGACTGCGGTTGGAACTTCGACCACGGGTTACACCCCGTTCGGCCCGACCCAGATTACCACCACGCTGGTTGACGAGCATGTGTACCTCCAGTTCGCCGGCCACGGCAACGGTAACACTGCCACCTTCACCCTCCCGGATGTACCCACGGACGGAAGTGGTTTGGCTCGTCCTACTGATGACCCTACAAAGGTTACCGTGTATGTCGGGGTTGACCCCTTCACCGCCTATCAGGCTGGCGCAGTTCAAGTTTCCCGTCTCTCCGGCGACTCGGCGACTATCACCTTGTACAATCCGCCAGCATCCGGTCAGAAGGTGTATGCCAGCTACTACCGCAACACCATCAACGACCACGTCTACACGGTGACAGTTGTCAACCCGGCTCAGTCAGGGCAGGGCACCTACACCTTGAAGAACGAACTCGGTCAGGTTCTACCAGTTGTTTCCAACGGAACCAACACGGTTGCTGCGGGTGCTTTCGCAACCACGGGCATTGTCTATCCGCACTCTTTCTCAGATGCATGGGACGAACCAAACGCGGTTGACGAGACGGTTACCTTGACCTTCAACAACGATGGCTCTACGGTTATCACCCCGGCCATTCAGGCTTACTTGGACAAAACGTTCTCGGCTTCGACCGTTCACTTCTTGGCTTCGACTCCGGGGTCGGTTGGCAATGCGGTTACCATTGCCATCGACAACACGACCAACGCTGCTCCGACTATCTCTGGCAACGCGATTACCCTGCACAGCACAGGTAATGTGAACTCGCTTGTCGCGATGTTCCCGCTCACCGTCACTGTTGGTGTCATCACCGCAACTTTGACCGCTGGTACGGGTTCCGATGCCATCGGAACTTCTTCGGCTGCTGCCAATCTCGCCCACGGTGCCAACGCAATCACTCAACCTTACACTCACAGTTACACCGTGACTTCCTCGGCGAGTGCTGGCTCTGCTGGCGTTGGCTACCTCGACCAGACCTACATTGATGCCGCCACTGGTTTCAAGGTCACCGTTGTGAACCCGGCTGATGCTCTCGGCTATGGTTACACGTCGCTGCCTTCTCCTCAGTACAGCTTCGCCCCCGGCGACACTCTCACCTACGTTGTGAGCAAGGCTGCTGTCCGCTATACAGGTTCCACTTATGTACCGTTTGGTACTGCACAGCCTAACAGCCTGATTGCCGTCTCTGGGCTTCAGACTGAGGTTGTCACAACCTTTGGTGCGAACACTGGCGACACGGCTATCATCACAACCAATCATGCTTCGGGTAATGAACCTGCGGTGGGAGAGTTCTACTATGTTTCGTTCACGGTCAACAAGACTGTGACAGATATGGCAATCAAACTCTTCACTAATGTGGCCGACGCTTACACCCAGTATGGTCAGCCAAATGTCACCAACCGTCTGTCGCTGGGTATCTCGCTTCTGAACCAGAACGGTGCTCAGGTCTTCGGTGCTATTCAGGTGCCTAAGCAGACCGGTCTCGCCGTGGCTTCGGACGCTTCCTTCATATCGGCCATTGGTACATTGACTGCTAACCTGCCGGGTCAAACCAGCAAGGCGAACGTCATTGTTCCTCTGTCCACCAGCACGACTGTTCATCAGTTCTTGAGCCGTCAGCTTACCACTCAGGCCACTGCCCGTTACAAGGGTGAGGCACTCGGCTTCGTCGGCTACTCGCAGTTCACCTCGCCCTATCAGGCTATTGCGAACGCGACCGGTTTGAAGAACTCCCGTATGATTGCCGTCGGTATGCCGGTTGCTGGTATTCAGGTGACCAACGGTTTGACCGGTGTTGCTCTTGAGTACGCCATCTCCGGCGAATTCATGGCGGCTGCTATGGCTGGTCTTGAAGTCAACCCGGCGAACGACGTTGCGACGACTCTGACCTTGCAGGACTTGGTTGGGTTCACTCGCCTCCTCGTTACCTACGACGATGCAACGCTCAACAACATGGCGTCACAGGGTCTCGTGGTTCTCACCAACCAGAGCGGGGCTCTCCAGATTCGCCACTACAAGTCCACCGACCCGTCGAACCCCATCTACTCGGAGCCGACATGCACTACCATCGTGGACTACACCCGTCAGTTGTTCCGTTCTGACCTTCAGCAGTTCATTGGTCGCAAGCTGGTTACCAGTCTTGTGAATGACATCACGGCGGTCTGCAACGCACGTCTCCGCTCCTTGGTTGCGAACGAGATTCTCGCAAGCTACCAGAACCTGAGTGTCATACCTGACCCGTCTGATCCGACCACGGTGAACATCACCATGACCATCCAGCCGGTGTTCTCGTTGCTCTACATCAGCGTCACCTTCACGGTTACGACGACTTCAGCAACGTCGTCTAACTAACAAAATGGGGGTGGAGTTCATCCACCCCCGATGCACTTGGAGTTATATAGGATGAAGCTGCATACCGTCACCACACAAGCAAACGGTATTATTAGCGTCACCATTCAAGCCTCCTTCGTGGGAGACATGACTGACGCGAATGATAAGGCGTTGATCGCTGCGTTCGGTGACCCTGAGGTCAACATCGCAGGTACCTTCACTGATCCCAACAACACGATCTTTACCTTTCAGTTCCCCACTACGGAGAACTATGTAGGGGTTACAACTCAGCTTTCTTCACAGCAAGCTCAGTTCATGTTGGCACTCCCAACGGCAGTGAACCCGAACCAGTACAACCTCGCTCCAGTTCAAGGTCCGATGGCATGTATCACCACTAACCCAAGTGAAGCAGCGGCAGCTTGGGTGAACGTAGTTACCAGCCGTATTATCGCGGCGTTCTCTGCACTCCGTGGTAAGACCTTGGTTCCCACTATCCCAGACGTGACGGTGTAAGCATGGCGTCGAAATTGATAGTTCGTCGCAAGCAGCAGCCGAAGAAAGCAACTGTACTTGTATCCAAGCAGACTTTGGAGAGTGCGGTGCAGGAAGCAGAATCGCTGGTCTCGCAACTTGTGGAGGCCGATGTACAGGATGAGCGTTTGGAACAGCTTGATGACGCCATCAGTTTTCTAACCAGTGTGCTGAACAAGGCTCCCTTGGATATGCGGCAAGAAGGTGCATCCTCTCTGGAAGATTACTTGGACGACACCGTAATGCCAGAGATGGCGACAAAAATTTCTGAGAATGTGAACTTGATTGCCAAGCTCAAAGGCGACGGGACACCTTCAGAAACCATGGGCAACTCGCCCGATAGGAATGTTGAAATGAAGAATGAGCAAACTTTCACTCCCGCTCCTCGCGCAGCCTCTGGCAGTGACAACTGGGTTACGGACAGGGAGAACGATGGCGAACCGAAAGAAGTAAAGGAAGCTTCTGGTAGCGACAACTGGGTCTCCGACCGCGTTGACGGAAAGCCGGAAGAGCCTGTACTGGCTGAAGTTCCTCGTCTCGCTTCAAAGATTACGGCTGAGTTGTTCTACGGCAAGAAGGCTGCTCCAGTTGCTGTACCTGCCAAGGCTCCTGCACCAGCCGCCTCTAATCCAGATGCAGACATCCAGCAGTTGTCCAGCGATGTTCTCGCTAAGATGCTGAAGGCTCTGTCCACTGCGGAAGACCTCATGAACGACAAGGCAGCGAATCGGTTTATTGGTGCTATCGCCAAGATTATCGCTGACCGTCCTGTTGAACAGGAAGCCCCTGAACCGGCTGCTGCTCCAGCGGCTGCTGCTCCTATGCCGATGGCCGCTTCATTCGCTGGCTTGAACTTGGCCAGTGCTGAGGAAGAAGAGGAGGAAGCAGACAGCCATGTTGCTGCTGACCGTCGCAAGAATCCTTTCGCCGATGACATGAAGCGTAAGAAGAAGGAAGAGGATGAGGACGGCAAGAAGAAGGAAGCTTCCAATCAGGGTGGTTCTTTCGTAAACGACGGCGAGACCGGGAGCATCGTTGAAGACGGGGGTCGCACTCCTGAAGTAGCCAAGGCCCACGCGGAGATTGACGACAACACCGGCATCAAGATTCCCGCGACTGAACTTGTCACCAAGTTCGCTGAGGACATGAGCACAGGTACTGCACTTAAGAAGGTTGAGAAGGCTGGCGATGACCTCAAGGCTCTGTACCTCGAAATCAAGAAGGTAACCAAGACTCTTGACTCCCGCCCCGTGCGTGAAGCCGTTGAATCGGTCTACCGTGCATACGACATGTTTGGCGAAGCTGCCAAGGTGTTGAACAAGCAAAAGATGCAGGAAGAAGCCGAAGCGCAGGCACTGGAAGTCAAGGAAAAGAACAAGGGTAAGAAGAGTTCAAAGGAGTTGTATTGCACCAAGTGCAAGAAGGATGTGACTCCAAAGTCAGTTAAAGGCAACGATGAATGTTCCGAGTGTGGGCGTATTCTCTTCAGCACCAAGCCTCATTCGTCCAAGAGTTCCTCCCTGCTCTTTGGGCTCAATGTTGCAGGGGAAGATGAAGAAGAGTAAGTATGGTTTGGTTTGATTGCGGCGTGTACATAATTCGGAACACATAGGCAAGCAATTAAAGATGGATGGGCGCGGAGACGGTTATTTTTACAAAAGCAACTACCCGCTGCCTTATATGAGCAAGCAGTACAAGGTTAAGGAGATAAAAACATGGCACAGGGTGGGTATGTGTACCAGCAAGGAACGACAGCGCAAACGGAATCGGTGATTTCATCCCGATTTAAAATCTTCACCGACGTTGTAGACGTAGGTAAGTTCGTGAAGCTTGGCGTCACTTCGTCGTTCGATATTTCGGAATCAAAGAATATCGAGACTATCCGTGGTCTAGGGTATGGTGACCAAGTTGCCGAACTCGTGCCCGGTGTGACCGAGCCTATGAGCTTGACCATCACCCGTACCTGTCTGTATCTCGCCAACCTTCAGCAGGTTCTCGGATACAAGGCTGGGGTATCTGGTGCTGTTCGCTCACTCCGTCATCACAAGTGGCCATTCGACATCAAGACGGAAATCGTCTTCTCGCAGCTTGCCTCTGAAGACCCTAACGTAGGTCAGGCTATTACTGCTGACATTCCTAACGAGGGCGGCTTGAACAATACTGGCAACCCCGGCCTGTTTGCCGTAGCTACGATATTTGAGGGATGTTGGATGTCGAGCTATCAAACCGGTTACGCTATTGAGACGGCGGCGGTGACGGAGAACTGCAACATCCTTGTCACAGACATCTTTGACGTGGCAGGTTCGGTTTACGGAGAATTTATTGATTCGGGCCTAAATACATCAGATACAACCGGGCGTAGCCTGCTGTATTCAATCTAGTTACTGTTATTTGATTCTGGTATCAGCCATTTATTGATAGTGGAATCAACTTTGCGACTTTCTGGGTATTAGTTAGAAGTAACTGATACTTGGAGAGTCGCATGAGTGTTTTTACGGTCTACAAAATTACCAACCTTCTCAACTCTCGGTATTACCTTGGGGTTCACGAGACTAATAATCCCAACGATGATTATCTTGGCTCTGGTATTGTCATCAAACGCGCTGTTAAGAAGTACGGTCGCCATAACTTTACCAAAGAAGTTATAACCCAATTCTCCCTTGCATCCGAGGCATATGCTAAAGAGGTAGAACTCCTCCAATCGGCCTGTCAAGACCAACTATGCTACAACCTCCATGAGGGGGGTCAGGGAGGTTTCAAATACATCAATGATAAGGGACTCTCTGACCCCGGTCGTGCGGGACGTATAGCCAAAGAAAAAGGTAACACGGGTAGGCGCAAGGGGGCAAAGACCCGTGTACACCCAATTTCTCCTGATGATAGGCTGCTGTGTGAGTACGGCTGCTTCAACCCCGCCAAATTCCTTGTAGGTAAGAAGGAAACCCCTTGTTGTTCACACCATCAAGGTTCATGCTCAGCCTACAGTAAGCATAAGAAGAGCATGAAGGTAAAGATGATTGAAAAGGAAGCAGCTTGTGGCTATGGTTGTGGTGCTCAAGCTCTGTTCTTGTTGGGAAATAATGAGAAGCCGTGCTGTTCAAAGACCTTCTACGAATGCTCGGCACACTGGAGAAACAGACGTACTTTCGCCGACCCAGAGTTAAAACAAAAAGCAGAAACCACCATGCTGGCTAAGTATGGGGTAACCAACCCAATTCTCAATTTGACACTACAAGCTAAGAAGAATGCGACCATACTAGAGCGATTTGGCGGCTTAAGCCCATCATGTCGCCCCGACATAGAGAAGAAACGTATCAAGACTAACCAGCTACGTTATGGCGGCAACTCTCCGGCCTCTAGCCCTGATGTAATGGCGAAGATGCAAGAAACAAAGAGGAAACACCAACTACCTATTCCTCTAGTGAAGGACATATAAAGTGAAGCCCAAGAATCCCCTTCTCCAAAAAGACGCACGTACTCCCCTCGACTTCGACTTGTTGTACGGGAAGGCGTTCAAAGTTACCGACCCTGAAGGCAACCCGAATAGGGAAGGCTTCAGCATCGTTACGCCTTCTAACGGTGGTGTGTTCAATGAGTGGAAGGAACGTCCCCAATTCAAAGAGATAGTACGCAAGAAGCTGAACGAGCCTGACTTTCTTGGCGACCACAAGTACAAGCAGATTATTGAGTCAGCTAGTAAGCTGGGTATTCGCCTTGCCTCAAGCAAGACCGCCCTTGACGCTCTACTTGAGCAAATCGCAGATGAAGATTACGCGACTCATCAGCACCACTCCGACCCAGACTTTACCACGCAGAACGGCAAGATGATGGGGAAGGGTACAGAGCAGGAGCAGGGTGCTTTGGATTCTCCTACAATCCCAGCCTCATCCATGATTGGAATCCCCAATAATTTTGTATATGCATCCTACGATGCTAAGAAGAGGAAAGACCCTCGGGCCGGTGACTGTGGCATCCACACTGCGTCTCCCGTTCATGAGTTGGTGCAGCCCGTAGAGAATGAGATAGAAGACGCTACCTTCTTCAAGGAAGGCGATGAGGACTTCGCTGTGAGCCGAGTGGGAGGTAAGATAGCCGTTACCCAGTCCTATGGCACCAGCACACCCTATGGTGTAACCCCCCCGGTTACCAATCCCAACGCAACTCCGGGTGTCGCACACATGACCCCAGAGCAGCGTTCGCAGTCTGCTGAGTCCACTACCATTGCTCCTGCACAGAAAGACCTACAACCACCCCCCGGCACGCTGCCCCAGCTACCTCAGGGTCAGCAGCAGACCGGTATGGAGACACAGACGGGTCAACAGCAACAGCAGCCGGGTCAACCTACGCCTCCGGGTCAGCCTGTGCAACAACCGATGCAGCCGGGTATGGTACCTGACCCTCTCGAACAGTTGCGTCAGATGACAACTTCATCCGTCAAGCTCCGCCTCTCTTGTGCAGTGGACAAGGAGTTCGCTCCTTCCATAAGCACCGTTGTGAAGGCATCGGCTGAAGCGTTGGAGATGGCTGGATACACTATTCATAGAGCCACACAGAAGCTCTCATCTCTCGGAGCCAGCGAAGGTATCACACTTATTGTAGGTCACAAGAAGGGGTCGCAGGTAGATGTTAAGGACATCGCACGTCGTGTCAATGGTGCAGTCAACCCAGACTACTTTGTACGCACCGCCGACATCGAGCAAAAGACCAGCCCGAAGAGTCTCCCGCCCCGTAACGACATGCGCCGTCACCTTGACGAGGGTGCGAAGGATGAAGTCAAGGAAGGCATTGCTGACGTTCCTACGCCAGTACCCCAGCAACAGATACAAGCCCCGCCCACGCCAGTACCCCAGCAACAGATACAAGCTCCGCCCACGGCTGAGCAACAGCTTCTGAACACGGTTCTTGCTACTGACAAGACCGCTATCCAGTGGGACTATGAGGATGATGATGAGGACGATGATGAAGGGGGGTCTATGGGTACTCTCTATGGTAAGCCGCTGGGAGGAACCACCACACCCTCGATTCAAGACCGTCTGGAGTACCTGAGAAGTCAGCTTCAAGCTGAATCTATCAGCCAAGGTGAACTCATGGAGCTACAGGACTTGGCCGACCATATCGAGCCGGGTGACGAACTGCTAGAAGCGGCAGGGGTTCCCGAGTTTGGAGAAGAGGAAGATGAGCCGGTAACTCCCTCACCTTCGAATCCCAAGAAGTACACCCCCCGCAGCAAGTTCGATAAGTGGTTCATGGATACTTTGAAAATCAAAGGGAGCACGGCTACTTCGTTTCCTTCCACAACGGGCTTTGTCCCGCTTACTGAGGATGGGGTCAACCAAGTGTGTCCGGCGTGCTCCAGCCAGAACGTAAAAAAGTTTGAAAATTCGGACGCAGAAGATGGCAGCTTGGTTGAGTGTGTCGATTGCGGATGCTTTTTTGCGATGTGAGAACCCAAAGAAAGTGAACTACGTATCCTCTAAGTAGTATGTCATTCGAGAAGATAGCCAACGCGGAACTTAAAGAACCTATCCTGAGTACACAGGATTGGAGCAAGCTGTATGGCACCCGTACGTTTGGGCAGAAAACCGCCGCCTTCAATAAAATCGCAGCGGATCAAAGTAAATACCTTTTGTCTCACTGCACAATTATGAGCAGTTTAGCCACAGAGGCACCACCTTTCGACTATTTGGTGCGCCCCTCCTCCTCTCATCTTTTCAACAACAACGACGACGGTTGGTCCAACCCGGTTTTGCGCCTGTCGCACCGCTCCTTCGTTGGTGCCTTCAACTTCGTTGAACACTTCCAAAATTCGAAGTATGCGAAAGGCCATATTCTTGACTCGGTGCTCCGCAAGATTCATCTTGGCCCAGAAGCTGAAGATTGGGTTTACTTCTGCGACATTCTTGTTGCTACCGACCTTGCTCACGAGAAGCTCATCAATGACATTCGCAATGGTGAAGTTCGTTACCTGTCGATGGGCTGCGTGACTGACCTTGTTATCTGCTCCTTTTGCGGAGCCCATGTAACCGATCAGAGTTCTTATTGTGTTCATTTAAACTTCCAGAAGGGCCAATTTCTATTAGATGATGACGGCATCTCTCGTCGTGTAGGTGAACTCTGTGGTCATCACACTTTGCCCAACGGTGGAGTCAAGTTCGTGGAAGCCTCGTGGGTAGGTACCCCGGCCTTCCCCGGAGCAGTTAAGCGGTCAATCGTTTCTGATGAATGGGTCGGCCCTAAGACTCCCTACACCCGCAAATCAAGCAGTTTGGATGGGATTACGAAAGCAGCGTCAGAAGATAGTGAATATCGGACACCTAATTTAGGCGAGGTTTTAATGCAAGAAGATGACCTTCGTGGGAGAAGCATACGCTAATGGCAAACAAAGAAGCAACACAATCAATTCTCAAGGTTATCGCGAACGTCAAGGCTAAGTTCGCTGAACTGGACATGCTCGATAACGAATTCGCTGACCTTGATGCCTCTATGCCTCAGGGCGAGGGTATGGAGCAGTTCAGCTTGCTCACCGATAAACGTGAGGAACTCGAAACCGAGATTCGCGCTATGCGTGAACGGGTACAGCTTATCTCCGAGTGGGAGAAGTTCAAAGGTTCGGGTTGGTCTGATGATGTACAGACTGAGCTAAACGCTCTCGACTCACAGTTTGCAACTATCGCCGATGGTGATGATGCGGGTATGGACATGATGTCCCCCGACATGCCTATGGCTCCTGATGCCCTCGCGGCTCCCGCTGCTCCGATGGCTCCCGAGGCACCGGCCTTGCCGGAAGTACCCCCCACCCCCGAAGTTCCGGCAGCGGATGCATCTGTTGCCACGCCAGAAGGTGATACAGCTTTGGAGCCAATGCCCGACGCGGCGATGGATGCTCCACCGGCTGAACCACTCGAAGCACCTGTGGCAAGCAACAAAAATGCACAAACCAAACAAAAAAACAACTATGAAACTTCTGATAAGAAGGGGTCTGCTGCTGACTCCTCTCACTTGAAGAAAGGCGATACTCACATGGCAAATACGAACAACCTCTCGCTGAAGGAAAAGCTGGCTGAGGTTAAGAACAAGCGGGAGGCAATTTCGAAGGAAGCAAAGACCCGTGTAGCTTCAGCTTGGGCTATCGCCAAGACTATGCTTCCCACGGCACCGACTTCTGTACAGAAGTCTCTCGCGGCTTCTCTTCTTTCGGGCAACAGCACAAAAGCCATCAAGGCTATGCTCCGTCAGACCGCTATCAACGCGCACTATCAGAAGCTTGCTGAGACTTTCAAGGAAGTCCACAAGGTCGAGTTGAACGACTTGCTCGAAGACCCGTCCGTTCTCAAGTCCGAGAAGTCGGCTGTGTCCTCGGAACTCAGTGGTGATGCGAAGAACGCCAACGTCAAGAAGGCTGACGACCGTAAAGAAAACGGACCTCAGGAAGGCACCTATGATGACGGTCGCGACGGCTCTGAGCCGAAGGAGATTGACGCATCCAAGGCTGCTGAGCGTCCCGACGCTGGCGAGAAGCCGGGTCAGACCCAGAATTTGTCCGATGGCAAGACCGAGAAGGCTGCTGCCAAGAAGACCGCTTGCGAAGGCAAGGATTGCAAGGGCTGCACCAACGCCGACTGCAAGGGCAAGAAGGCTTCCACCAAGAAGGCTGACGGCGAGTTCCCTCCTGCTGAAGAGACCGCTGCTCCCGCAGAGGCCGCTCCTGTAGAGGAAGCTGCTGCACCTGTCGAAGGTGAAATCGAAGCTCCGGCTGAGTTTCCCGAAGAAGTTCCCGGCGACCCAGAGGGTGAAGCAACAGAAATTCTGACCGACGAGAAGAAGCAGGTTCTCGAAGAGAAGATTGACGAAGCTCAGGCTGCTATCAAGGCTATCGAAAGTGAAATCCTTGAAGAGGGGGATGAGGAACTTGACCTCGCCAAACTTGAGGGTGAGGAAGAGGCACTTGGTGGTATGGAAGGCGAAGGCGAAGGCGAAATCGAAGGTCTCGACGGCGAAGTAGTGGAAGGTGACCCAGAGGGTGACGAACTCGACTTCTCCAAGGTATTCGACGCCGACGCGATGGAAGAGAAGGCCGCTTCCTTGGCGAACGAGGGTGAAGAGAAGTCTGCTGCTGGTGAGGACGATTTCTTCGCTCCCTCTGGCAACCTTGGAGCCTCGATGGACGACGACGGCATGGGCGACATGCACGACATGTTCTCCTTGCAGGGCTCTGACGGTGATCCGCTTGCCTCTCTCATCGCTGGTCTGAAGGAAGCTGCCGGTGTTGACGGGTTCGACATTGTTCCGTCCTCAACCGGGGAAGCTGCCAACCACTTTGAGTCCGACGAAGCCACCGGTGAAGGCCGCGACAATGAGAACGACCACTCGGGCGACCTGTGGGCAGAGACCATCGAGGACATCACCCCCGAAGAGCAGGGTGCCAAGCGTGTGAAGCAGGACTCGACCAACGAGCTTAAACTTCCCAAGGCTGCTTCCGCTCCCATCCTGAAGAAGATTCGTACCGCTGGTGGCCCGACCGTTGGTGCCCCTAAGTTCGACATCGGTCAGGCACTTTTCGGCTCCGACGACAACTAACCCTCTGTACAACAGAAACAGGAACGCCCCGAGAGTATCGGGGCGTTTTCTTTTGCCTTATACGCTGGGACGGTCGTGACAGCAAGGGCAGTTATCGTCATAGGTATCATCGTCATCTTCCCTGTGGAACCGGGAACATACTGCCTTCTCCGACTTCTTCCTATCGTTTCTGCTCCGGCCTTCGGCATAGCCCACAAGGTTAGCGATGAGAACCCCGACAGCAATCCTCACACAGTGCTGGGGTGCGATAAATACGAGGAGGTAGTACGGCAAGAGGATACCAAGTGCTGAGAAGAGAAGTGATACGGGACGAAGGCTGTCCCTGAGCGTGTCTTTCCAAAAACCCATAATGTTTGTTTCTCCTTAGTCGTCCAGAATGTCTTTCTCATAAGAGCCCTCAGCCGACTCACAGTCAGGGTCTTCATATGCATCACGGTGAACGTCGCTCAACTGCGAACGGAAACTCGACTTCACCAAATCCTTGATAGCCTACGCGGCGTGCATCCCGGATGCGGTTCTCCCCCGCGTCACCGACCACCCAGCTCGGTGAGCCGGAAGGTCATGATGAAGACGGAGAACGTCGGATTTACTCCCTTTACTCCCAAGTCCCGGTTGGCAATGTCCAGTAGCTCCTTGGCCTCATCCCAATTCCTGAACAACTGGGGTGAAGGGGCACCAAAAAGTGCCCTCATGTCTTTTGTGGTTACATAGCCAGTGAACTTCTGGCGGCGGTGTGGCTTCTTGATAGAGTTGTCCTCGTAGACGACCGTGTAGAACACATCGGATGGCTGATTCATATATTTCCTTTTGACTAGACTAGACGTAAAGCTGGGCTTTCGCCCTCACAGTAGTAGATACCAAGCTTTGCGGGAACTCGATAAAGAAAAAACTTCGCTAGGAGTCTAGTACCTCGTCTAGGGTCAGCCCAATTTCTTCTTCGACAATCTCAGACATTCTCTTCCAGTGTAGGCACGCCTTACGGTGCCCACCGTATACGCCTTTGGTAACTTGCTCAAACTCATTCCCGCAGTCAGGGCATAGGTAGTCCTTCAGTTTCTTGTTTTCAATGTCATTGACGCGACGGGCTACCAACGCCTGTTTACTACGTCTAGCTTGGCCTATAGGTGTGGTCTCATCCCACCAAGCAGCCATTTTCTTCCGCTGAATTATAGGCTTTGGCTTACCCTTGAAGAGGGCTGACGCAACTGCTCTCTGTTTTTTAGACGGAATCCGACCCATGGCCTTTTGTCTAATTTTTTCACGCACCTCCTCAGTTCCGGTAACCCCCTCACCTCCATAGGTCATATTGTACCCATATTTGGTGCTGTGAGTACCTAGTAACAAAATCCACATCTTCTCCAACTCGCTCAACTGTTCTGAGTTATTACATTCTGCGATAGTCTGTACATGAAAAGCGTCAACCCCATACTTTCGAATAGCTCGGTATAGATGGTAGGGCAACCCCATCTTTGCGTTCTGAAGGTGGGTTTCCCACCGTCCCTTGACGGTTTTCGAGGTTTTTCCAATGTAGGCTTTGCCGTTTATCGTGTTGGTAACTAGGTATATGAACATACTAAGGTATAGGTAGTTCACTTATTTATTATGGACAGAAAAACGGGCATAAAATTAAAATTTAATGTAAGTCTAGCTTTCTCCCAATACCCACCCCATAGGTATGTGAAGTAAGTCACTGCTCTATAGTTCAACGGTCGGTCTCCTCGACTAAGAATTGGAGTGAGGGCTAATTCAAAACTTCTACATGGAGAAAAAGTCAAAATGGCTCTTAAACTGACTTAATAGCTAGGCCAGTATAAACCCACTCTGATCGACTTGGAAGCTGAGATGCCAACAGGGGGCAAGCAAGTAACAAACAGTTACTGTGCAGCCTGAGAGACTAAGCGAGAGGGCACCTAAACGGTGATGCGATAGTCCGCTCTTATAGGAAATAGTGAACTATAAGAGGTAGGCAGAAATGCCCTACCTCCACGAAAGTGGATAACACATAGGTATTACGGACAGAACGACTCTCAGTGGTCGCCTGACGTTGTGCTCACGGGTGACCCCGGCACTGACCAGCAGACGTTGACTGCGGCTGGGTACCTCGGTGGCAAGATTGTTGCCCTCAAGGTTCCTGCTGTCAACACCTCGCTGGAAGCTGTCATCGTTCCCGCCGACACTGACACCGCTGCGGCACTTGTGCCCTTTGGCGTCCTGCTCAATGGTCCCGGCGAATTCGCTGGTGCGATTGGTCCCTCCGGTTCCAAGAAGGCTCCTATTGTCCGCGCCCTGTTTCAGGGCAACGTCAACTCTGAGTCTTACGACACAGTGAACTCGCCGACGTTTGTTATCGGTAAGTACATCTACTGTGGTGGAACCACTCACAGCAACATTGGTCTGTACACCGACACCACCAACAAGGGAACGCTTTCTGGCAATCCTGCGGTCGGTATCTGCACCCATGTTCCTTCCGCTGCTGAGCCTTGGCTTGGCGTAGCTTCACTGCTCTAACGAGAGAAAAGGAAAAGGAATATTATGGCTAATCTTTCTCGCACACAGCAGCAGACCGCGATGCTCGGACAGTTGCTTAAGACTGCCGGTGGTCGTCAGAAGCTTGCTGCCTCGCTTGGCCCGTCACTTCGTCGTCGTCGTGACTATATGTCCATCGCCCGTAAGGCGCTGATGGTTGAGACTTTGCCCGATGGTGCTCTGCCCATCTACGATAAGGAATTTGACACTGCTGCTATGACTGTGGGCTCGGCCCCCGGTGGTAGCTTCGTGGAAGCCTTCGTCGTCGGTGAAGAAGGTGGTGACATCGTTCGCGTGACAAAGCCGAAGCGTGTTACGGTTCCGACGTTCGAAATCGTATCCAACCCGATGATTCCTATCACCCAGATTAAGGAACGCCGCTTCGACCTCGTGGCCCATTCGCTTAACTTGGCGAAGGCTGAAGTCGGTGCAGCAGAAGACGGCTACGTTTTCACCCTGTTTGACGCGGTTGCAACTGCCGCAGCAGGCAAGGCGCAGACCGACCCCGTGTACAACGTGGACATCGCGATTTCGGCTCCTATCGACATCAACAGCATGGCTGATGGTTTCGGTCAGGTTCAGCGTCACGACCTCTCGGTGGCTTTCTGCTTCTTCAACCCCCGCGACTACACTGACTTGCTCAAGTGGACACAGCAGAACATCGACCGTGAGACACAGCGCAAGCTCTTGAAGACCGGTGTTATGGGTTACCTGTGGGGCGCAACTCTGCTCCAGTCCCGTAAGGTTGGTTATGGCTGCGTGTACATTCTGGCCGACGCTGAGTTCCTCGGTGTCATCCCAGAGCGTATCCCGCTAACCGTCATGAGTGCAGACCGTCCTGACCTCCGCCAGATTGGTTTCTCCATCTTCGAGAACCTCGGCTTCTTGGTCTTCAACCCGTCCGGCGTACAGCGTCTGACTGTAAGTGGTCGCTTCGCTTCCCCGAACGTAGGCGAGAACTAATCTAGGTGACTAGATAAGGTTAAAGGGACTGAGAGAAATCTCAGTCCCTTCGCTTTTTGGGTATTAGTATGGATATGCTGGGTATGCAGTGGAACCGACTTCGTCTTGACCCTCAGCAGGAGAACCTACCTCTTAATCTTAGGGTGTCTCATACGAAGTATCGGTTCGTGTGCTCCTGCGGTGGAACAAAAGAAATATCGTGGGCTTCTGTGCTGCGAGGGTTATCCAAGTCATGTGGTTGTCTGGTAAAAGAGAGTCGCCAGAATCGTATCCCCAGTATGGTGGGCAGGAAATTCGGACGGCTTCTAGTTATAACATTAGACCACCAACGTAACGAGGGGTCGTATAACGGTCAGTCATTCTGGCAGTGCTCTTGTGAATGTGGGGGCATGGCACTGGTATCCACTGCTCACTTGAATAGTGGACACACGTCTTCATGTGGTTGTTACATGAGAGAACAAGCCACACTCGCTAACTTCAAGGACATAGAAGGGCAGCGGTTCGGCGCTCTTACGACAACGACTGTACATGGAGTGGGTCAGGGGGGGAAGTACCAGTGGAATGTGACTTGTGATTGCGGGAACACGTCAGTGGTTTACGGCGACTCCCTCGTACAAGGACTGATTAAGTCCTGTGGATGTCACCGAATGGGTATGATGGCGAACTCTCCAGCCACCCATATTGCCGATTTCATTCGTAACGAATACCACGTTCCGGTAGAGATGGAAGTCCCTTTGTCCTCTTTGGTTCCCCAGTTTTCCAGACGACATACAGTGGATATCTACGTTCCTTCGGCCTCGTTAGCTATTGAGTACCATGGACTGATATGGCACTCGGAGAGATACCTTCAAGGGTCTAAAGACGCCGATAAGTTTCAGTGGTTACAACAGGGCGCAACCCGCCTTCTCCAGATTTATCAGGATGAGTGGAATGAGAAACCTGATGTAGTTAAGGCACTCGTACGTTCGATGATTCAACCCCGGAGTGGGAAGCGCATCAAGCCGGTTTTTGCTATCCATCATGAAACTCCATTTGAAGCTCGAACCTTTCTAGATGCGTACCATTACCTCGGAGCCGCATCCGGTGGCCTGACGGTGACTGCCCACCATGGTACCCAACTTGTGGGTGTATGGGTTTTTATGAAACGTGAAGAGGGTGTCATCCTGTGGCATCGGGCTAGTTGGAATCATGAATATAAAGCATGGAATCCTCATGAAAAGGCTCTTCATCTAGCTCTTCCTGAGCTACGCTCTATGGGATTCAAGCGAATGGTCACCTTTAGTGATAATCGGTTTCACACGGGTGGGCTCTATGGAAAGCTGGGGTTCACATTCGAAGAGGAGTTAAAGCCGGATTACTCGTACACCAACGGTTCAGTTCGTAAAAGCAAGTACGCTCTAAGGGTCAAGGCAGGCATGGATGAGAAATCCGAAGCGGAAGCCAAGGGATGGTATCGTATTTGGGATAGCGGGAAGAAACGCTTCTCACTGAATATTAATTAGGTATGACGACGAAAGAACAAATCATCAACTCATTTTTTGTGAGTATTATGTTACTGTAGGCTGTGGTTTTGGACGACCCCTAGTCTATGCATCATCGTTACCTCCTGCATAGGTGCCCAGTGGAAACTAAGCTCCACTGGGCACTTGTGTGTTTTGGAACAAGTATTCGGGGGAACATCGCGAAAAGCTGAAAGGTGCTGATTGTGGATTTGCCCATGGGTTACATCCCCTCAAATTCAGCGGCATTCCTGATCGGTGGGGAGTTGGGAACCATCAGGGGCGATTTCATGGCCCGTGCTGTCTTCGATTCGAGCGTTGTACCAGCGGGCCGAAGTAGCGCCGTCGCGCCATGCGGTAAGCCGGTCATACCTACAGCGTTATCGTCCGCAACCCTAACTCTTGGAGCGCATCGACCGGCATCCATGAGGAGCTTGCCAACTGCGGTCACAATCACAAGAGCTTTGCGACTGCCCAAGCCTGCTAATAGGGGTGGATTTCATGCTGGCCTCCGAAGCCGTTCTAGATTGAGGTTTGTTGCCCCTCTATGTTTCTAAGGGATTCCCGCACTCTTGTCAAGAGTTATTTCAAACTATTTTGCAGAAAGGGAATGAAGTCCCTTTTATAGACTACCAAGGTCTTATACAGAACTCAAGTTTAGGCGGCTTCGGATGTCCATAGCATACGTACAATCAAATTCAGTGGGGTTTGCTGGTAGAGGCTCTCGGTCGTTGACCTATCTAACCAACACCACGTTGGGTAACTTTTTAATAGCCTCGATGAGCGGAGGGGGCTCGTCCTGCTCTGACACTGCGGGTAACACATGGGTTGCTACCGGAACAGGACTCTGGTACTGCTCAAGATGTGTAGGCGGACCCACCACTGTAACCATCAGCGGCTCGGAGGGGGTACAGGCCATGACTGTAGGGGAGTTTTCCGGTGTCAATGCCTACGACACTGGAAGTCTAATATCGGGAGCCGGACCCGACGCCATATGGAAGAGTCCTCCTCTCACTACCAGCTACATCAGTGAGTTATGCATCGCAGTGGTATCCAACGGTTATGGCAACCTTGGTATAGATTCCCCCTTCACCACGTTGGGCTCGGGGGAGAACTACTTCAGGGTGGGTTACTACATAGCTCCAACATTTCAAACGGGGCTCATCTGTACTGGAAGTAACGGTAATGGAAACGGCAATAACCTATGGGGGTGCTCTCTAGATGGGTTCTATCAACTAGGAGTAACCGGGATTACAGTGCTAGACAGCATAACAGGAGCACCCTTCGTCCTAAGCATAGTGAACGGAGCCGTGGATGTTACCCCCTCCTGATAGGGGGTAGGGGGTTATAACCTACTTTTACCAATATTCCCCCCTTTTGTAGGTGTTGAATCATAATTGCCTACTTGAGTAAGGTATAAGGGGATACAAGATGCAGCGTAGTTACGTCGCAACTACCACCATTGATTTCATGGACTTCCACTTCTACGTCCGTCCGGGAGATGTGCTGGTGCATGACACGGGTAATCACAATCGACTCACCGTATACCGGAATGGTCAGATTGTGAAGGTGGTCAAACAGGAGCCGCTAGGCATCGGGGTCTTTCTTAAGAACAAGTTCATCGAACCTGTACTCGATACCCCCGCTGTGGCTCTTGTCCCTCCCCCAGCCCCCCAGTCTACCCCTGTCGTCGCAGAGACACCTGTAGCCGCGTCTGAGCCCAGCAAAGAGGACAAGGATCGCGAACTGAAGCGTCGTAAGGCTCATCCCATCGAGCTTTCCGCTGATGAGGTTCCCTACCGCTTGAAGCAAGTCCTCCTCGAACTCAAACCAAAACCGGTTGAAGAGCCGGTAGAAACTGAGAAGTAATTTTCTTGTCCCGCATTTCTAGAACCCTTTGGATTGAAGCTATTAGAAAGTGTGAGGGGAGATGCTGGTTCTGTGGTCGGGAAGCTAAGACCATAGACCATGCCACTCCCCGCTGCATGGGTGGACAGAACACCATCGACAACCTCCTCCCCGCCTGTGAGTGGTGTAATAACACAAAGGCTGACCAAAATATAAGGGGGTTTCGAAAATACCTGAGAGCCCTCGTCGTTCGTCGCCTCCTTTCTATGGGGTACGCTGGGGTACCTAACCTACACAGTAGGATTCAAGTTGTTTTCTACGGTGAGAACAACAGTAGCCCATTCGACTTCCGCAGTCTCTCTGACAATTGAACTACATGAATCTATCATGAGGGCTTACTAGGTCAATGGCTTCCTTTATCACCATCTCACTCGGCAACATCAGCTACCCGCAAACTAAAGTGGCGATTAGCGTACCCGAACTTGTGAGCCAGACGAATTCTTTTAGTATCAAGCGTCGTCCCGGCTGTACTCCCTCCCTGCTCGACTCGAACCCGAAGCAGTTGTTTCTTCGCTACAACGTTAAGTGCCGTGAGTCCTACTCAGACCCTGCCGGTCACGACGTGACGGTGAAGTTTGACGTGGACAAGGTGGAGGATACTCAGAACGCCAACGACCTTGATGTGAAGCTTAATTGTAGCTGCCCTGCCCATCTCTACTGGGGGGCTCAGTGGAACCTTCACCAGCGAGATGCCCTGCTGGGTGAGCCACGCCCGGAACTTACTGCTCCTACGAAGCGGCTTGACCTACGTAAGAATTTTGTTTTATGCGTAGCCCCCGGAACCCGCGTCCTGATGGGGGATGGTACTGAAAAACTGATTGAAAATGTACAGGTGGGGGATTGGGTTGTCACTCATAAAGGGCGTGCTCGTAAAGTTACTCATGTTTCTGGACGACCTGCACATGTTGGAGAGATAGCTCGGGAGGTTAGAGCTAAAGGGGCATCCGAACCCCTGATTGTATCTAAAGAGCACCCACTAGCTGTTGTGCGAGGAAATGAAACCTGCTTCTGTGGCTGTAAAGGTTCACTGCCCCTCGGTTATAGGGGGGTAAAGTGGGGGCGTAAGTTCTTGCCGGGTCACCACCGTAATCGTCCTTCTCGAAAACTCTCTGAGGAAGCAATAGCTGAGATACATTCAAGTATAGAAAATCAGTACACTCTGGCTGAGAGGTATGGGGTTAGTCAGGGCACTATATCCCGAGTGCAAAACCGGGTCGCCCATGTGGGCGATCCTGAAATTGAAGACTGCTCACAAGGCAAGTTGGGGTGGGTTGAATCGGATAAATTGGAGTTTCACGAGTACCTGTTTTTCCCAAAAATACAATGGGATGGAGGCACTGAAGTTGATTCCAACTTTGCTTCTTTGCTGGGGTATTATTTGGCAGAAGGTAGCCCAATATATAGAAAGGGAATCCCGAATAAGGTCAAGTCAGGCAGACCCACCACAAAAGGAGTGGTATGCGATATAAACGGGGTAACCTCTCGTGTATGGGGGGTAAACTTTACGATTAATCAGGACGAGGCCGAAACTCTTGGGCAGGATATCCAGTCCAAATTGTTTGGGGTTCTCGGGGCTGAAGCTGATATTCAAATTAAGTTTCGCAACTATGGGGGGAAAAAGTGGCTCAATGTCATTGTCAATGACGGTAAGTTTGCGGCTAAGATGATTCAATTGGCGGGGTGCGGCTCCCTTACGAAGCGCCTCGCTCCTGATGTGTTTAAGTGGAACACAGAGGCCATTCAAGCCCTTGTGTCATCTTACGCTTTGGGGGATGGGCATTTTGATGCTTCGGGGCAACAATATGTGTATTCAATCTCTCCTCATGTTGTATCCCAAATATCTACCATGCTGTATAGCATGGGTATTTGGCATGGGCGTCTCCACCAAGATTGGCGGGGTAAAAAGGAGGGGGTTAGAAAGAAAAACAGGTATTTCCGCCTTTACTGGAATTACAAACAGTACCCCCAGCTTCTTGATTTGATGAGGGGTAGGTTGCGTACTCATGTTATCGACCAGTTGAATACAGGTCTTCCTAACCAAGAAACCGATGTATGGCAAGATGGGTTTACTAGAGTGCTTCACTCAGCGAATGATGTTGATGCCCCGGAATATTTTCACGATTTGACCGTGGATGAAGATGAATCATTTATAGCTAATGGTGTGGTCGTACACAATTGCAAGCACGAAAAGGCTGTGCTGGAACGTATCCTACCCTCTGTGCAGCACAACATTCAGAACATTATCCGTGAGAATACGGTTAAACGGAACAAGGACAAACAACAGCCCACGGAGAAGTCGGAGAAACTGAAGAAGGAACAGGACGCGATGAAGAAGCGTCAGGAGATAAAGAAGCTCCGCGAGAAGAAAAACAAGAGCATCCAACAAAAGCTCATCGATGCCCTGCGTGAACAGGAAGAAGGTAAGAAGGCTCCCGAAGAGGAAGAAGTCCCCGGTGTTGTCGAACGTAATGAGAACGCGACAGAACCCTTGGTTGTGGACACGCCGAAGACTGAGGATGTGTCCAAGGAAGAGCCGGAGGGGGAAGACGACCTCAACGCTATGGTGGAGAACGAAGAACATAAGCTTGAGCAACAGGAGCACGACAAGATAAAGAAGGAACCCCACTTGCATAAGGGGCTCCCCTATGAGACTGAGGCTGAGAAGGCAGAGCATGGACACAACGTTCCAACGGACGACGACCTGTTGAGCACCATGCGTAAAACCAAAGAACAGGTTGAACAGAAGATGAAGAAACGCAAGCAGACTTCACTAGAGATGAAACTGCTGTCTATGTTGGTGGGGGATGACGATGTTTAGTTTTGAAACCAATACCCCCTACCCTGACCGCATCCAGTGGATTCTGAATGACTACCTCGGTCCATTTGTGCAGGAAGGACCTCTAGGGGAGTTCGACCCTCGCCGCGACCTTGAAGTGTATGTGGATGGGTACCTCACCCCGGTACGTACATTCGCGTTCGATGTCGAAAATAATAGGTACCTGCTCTATATGGACACTTCAATCAACCTACAGGGAGTGATTCAAGCCATACACCACATGCCCAGACCCTTCTTTATAGACTCAGGGGTGAGGGGGTTACCCAGCTTCGCTTTGATAGCAGGGTACAGTAGCGCAGGAGACGTAGGAACAAACCCCACCCCAACTGCAATCCTTAGAGCTATCCCTAACTCGGTCACAGCCCTTTACGTCCCCCTCACCCTTATCTGGGAGACCACGGGTATTGTTCAAATTAGAATAACGGCGACGGGGTATGACTCTGGGCTCATCGATACAGGGGGCGTTGGGAGTGTGTTCTTTCCAGAAGGAGTGTCTACAACAACTCTCTTTACGTTGGACGCCTATGACGTGGTGGGGCACCTCGCACTTACTACAACGGCTCAAGTTACGGTGCTTGTATTCACATTTGTGGATACCGTTACAGAGGGTGCCTATAACGTTGTAGTTGCAGATGGAGCAGTGACTGTCATCCCTGTTGTAGTGGCAGCAGGCGTGAGTGAGGTGATACTGATTGACTCGGTTACGAGCAGCTTGTACCAGCTTCAAGTCACGAGTGGTGCATTGGAGTTTATCCCAGTGCTGAGTGGAGTGGGGGTTCCCTACCTGCCGTTTACTGACATTGAAACCAATCTCCCCTATAAGCTTTATATCACCAATGGTGCCTTTGACCTCATCTCTTTGTAGTCAAAGATAAAAACAGACTACGAGATTCTTATATACAAGATGGAGGACAAATGAAGCGACTTTTGTTGGTAATATTGGCGATGGCTGTTGGACTGGGTGTAGCCGCCCCCACCCCCCTTTCCGCCCAAATTACACGTACGCTGGTAGTATATCTGGGGGCGTGGAGTGGCTCAATATCCTATAACGTCAACGACATGGTTACCTATGGTGGGTTGACTTACATCTCCAAGGTCGCCAATAACTCGGGGCACACTCCGGCATCTCTATCCTCCTATTGGGATGCACTGTCCTCCAATGCTCCAGTCGCAACTAACTCAACCCTTGGACTTATGAAGCCAGACGGAACTTCCTGCACGGTTTCAGCGGGAGTGCTCTCCTGTAGCGGGAGTGGGGGCAGTGGCTCGGTCGTAGGTCAAACCCCCAATTATGTAGGTCTGGCAACTAATGCTAACACTATTGGTGGTCCCTCACACATCAACGAAAGCACGGCGGGTATTACGCAGGTTACACAGACGCTGGGCACCTCGACTCAGAATCTCACAGCACCCAATGCGTCATTCTTCACTCAACCGGGGGCGATCTACGGAGGTCTGTCCGCTTTTGAGGAAAACTACACCTTGCAACCTCCACTCACAAATGGGACATCAGGTCATACATTTAATATGACCTCGTATGGACCTTACTCTTTATCGAATGGGCTATTAGCCGCAGAAGGAACGTCTGCCACCACGGTTCAAATTTATGACAATATGTCGGCGGCTTCGACAAAGCAGGCTTTGACTATCTGGCACTTTGCCCCTAGTGTAGGTGATACCGGAGGGATATATCTCTACAATGCATCGCAAGCTGGAAGGGCTTATTCCAGTGACGAAGGCAATGTCGCATTTCACGAATTGGGTGGTGAAGCAGTCCCCGACTCACCTACCGTTGGAACCTACTCAGCACCGAACATAACCTTCTCGGCACATAATTGTGGTGGACCCGGTATTCCTCAGCAGTGCTGGCCTTCGGCGGGATCACAGCTTGTGGAAACTACTGCACCAATTGTTACTACTCAGTTGCGAGGATATTCGACGGGATTCACTGCGTGGTCTGCACCATGCAATACAGCAGCCCTTTATTGGATGTACCAGATGGCGACTTCTGGTGGTCTTCCCACCACTTCAGTTGGTGGATGCGCAATTAACGTGAATCTGGAGCCTAACACAACGCCAGATGCTCCTGTGTCCACATCCATCGCCATGCAAGGAGGGTCAGGTACTTTTAGCATAGGAGACTCCGTTGCAGTAATTGGTAATCAGTTTCTTGAAGAGTCCAAAATCACAGGTGTATCCGGCTCGGCTCCGACTCAGACAATCACGTTGCCAATTACTCGTCCGAACGTCAGTGTCGTCGTCCTGAAAAGCCATCTTCACAACCTAACATCAGCAGCCGACCTTGCCTCGCCTTACAACTTGCGTACGGGGTACTGGGCGACAGATTCTCTTGATGGGACAAACCTTATCTATATGACTGAAGGTACTTCGTCGGTCAACCCATTTCAACTTCCGCAACAATACTCTGAACAAATGCAAGTGTCTCTACCTGCTACTACGTCATTTGTGTACAACTACACAAACACCTACGTGTTTGATGGTGTGAACGATCAGCAAAATATTACTACCTCATCTTGCACCTCTGGCAGCACTTTCCCAGCTTGGAATAGCTCTCTGAATGGACACACAACGTGGGGAACCTGTACCTTTGCCAACCGGGGAACAACGCCATCGAACGTCACCCTTTATCCTGCCGCAAGAATTGTGAAGTCTGGGTCAGGAACTCCTCCGTCTACTTTTCAGCTAGGACCTAACGGTGGGACGTGGTCAGCAGAGGTAGTCTCTGACACTAACTTCGATGAACAAGGCACCGCATTCATACAAGGGACAAATCGGTGCCTTACTGCTGGTGAAGCCGGATGCCAAGGGTTCTTTTTTCAGGAATCTGGTCTCGGAGCGACTGCTAGTAACGGTGGTGCTATTGATATCGAAAATGCAAACGATGAGAGTTTTTACCTAAACGCTGACGGTTCGCTAAAAGGAGCCGCTCCTCCAACCTTTATGAGTGCTGGAACTGAGGGATTTGGAGGATCGACATCTGGACTGTTTGGGTCCGACTTCATCAGTAATTTATCTCCATATGGTATTGCCTTTCAGTGGAACAACTGGGCTACCGGACAAACCAGTATGACGGAGTTCAAAGACCCTGCTGGAAATACAATCAGCAGCAACACAAGTGGCCAGTGGTTGTTTAACGGTAACTCGGCTTGCTTCTCAGGTGGAACATTTTGTAACAGTAGCTATCTCGATTATGGAGTGACGCAAGGTGGTGTGATTTCAGCGAACGCTCCATTTGCGCCGCTGGATGGTGTTTTCGGCAATAGCAGCACAGCCGGACATCTGCTTATGAGCGGAGAGTCTTTCGCCAGCATTGGTTCAACTTCAGACCGAATCGACTTGTACGCAAGCGGTTTTGGCTACCCTTCGGTAAATTCCTTTGCCGGTGGCGTCGCGCTAAGAGGCGAGAACGGACCCAATACCGGAATGGTCTGGATTGATAGTTACAACCCTTACAGCCTGTGGCCTGCCCACGTTGGCAACGTAGGGCTGAACTGGACGGCTGGAAATGCCGTTCCGTACCCACTGTCAGTGCATGGCATCGCAGGATTCGGATGCTCCGGGTCGAGCACCACTGTAGTTGGGACATGCCCGGCGCAGATCGATGCCAGTGGCGACGCAACGTTTGTAGCTCTCACGGCCACCGGTTCCCTCTCATCAGGGGTCTCTCCTCCTACGGGATGCTCTACAATCACGGGCGGGTGTTTAGGGCTGAACGAGGCTACGGGGTCAGGTACTCCGACGGTGGGTCAGTTCTATATGTATGTTCCAATTTCAACCGGAAAGGTAACGTGGGATGTGGGTGCGGCGGGTGAGACAAGCATATGGAGTCCTGCTCAGGGCGGCTCGGGGGTAGCTAACACAGCAACTCTCACACTCGGAACGAGCAACCAGAATTGGGCTACTCTGGCTACAGGTATCGTCAAGAACACGACTACGACCGGAGCAATCTCGGATGCGGTAGCGGCTGACGTGTACGGGTTGTGGTCTGGTTCCTGCTCATCGTCAACCTTCCTACGCGGCGACGGGGCTTGCGCTGCGGCAGGCGGTAGTGTAAGCAACCTATACACTAACGCAGGCTCCCTTGGAATTGGTCCAACTACATTTGTGCCAACAGATACTTTGGACATACAGGATACAACGTCTGGAACTGGGAACACCGCCGTACGAATTCTTTCTGGTCCCGGACAGTTGGGTGACCCTCTCGACATTAAGCTGCCTAACGGGTATTCCTTCCACTTCGACCTATATGGACACTTGGGTATACCGGGCGCAATCAACAATCTGGAAGGATTCCCAACGGTTGGCGTCGGGACATCAGCAGACCGTGCCGACACAGGTCAGATAGCTGCTACAGGTCCAATAGGCACAACTACCTTGTTCAACGATTCGCAGAACCAGAGTGGGCCATGGTATTACGGTTGTTCTCTTTGGGTTACCACAGCTTGGGCTGGTACAGCGACAGTTACCCTTGGGTATACAGACCCAGCCGGAAATGCGCAGTCCTACTCCTACCCGGCGCTAAACACGACGACAGGGCACCCGAACCTCAACGGATCACCGATTCAGGTATCCACCGTAGCAACGTTCGCGACTAATAACTTCACCTATGCTGTATCAACATCGGGTACTGTCGGTGGGTACACGGTGGACTGTACTCTTACACAGGCTAACTAAGAGGGGTATGGCATGGATGAACAGCAGAGCAGATTGCAGTTCAACAGCAGGTTACATTTCAACAAGCAGTGGGAGCGGTGGAAGTCGCGACACATTTCTCCTGTCGCCGATTCGCTCCCGGTAATTGCAGGGGAAGAAAAGATGCGTGCTTTCGCAGTCTTATTCTGGGACGCGGGTATTAATTGGAAGAAGGAGCACGACCAGTGAAGAATATTCGATTACTACTGTTCCTATTCTGCCTCCCCGCGATGGCTCAGACCATCGTATTCACCCCCCTCTACGTTATAGTAGGGGACACGAAGCTGAATAAGATAGTTCTACCACACGGGGCACATCATAAAATTGGTACCTGTGCTGACTCGGTAACGCTCACAGGGTCGCCTTCAACCTGTGCTACGGGAACGGGAACCTACGTGCAAATTAGGCAAACTGGTAATGAACAGAGAGTAAAAGTGGACGGTAAAACCATAATAATCCCCGCCGTTCAACACGGTCTTTCAGGAGTTCGGGTAACCAATGCTAAGTAAAAACCTAGTTCTATTTTTGGTTTTATTGTTTTCAGGGGCTCTTTTTGCCCAGACGACGATCACGATTCCCGTGGCGTCGGGCGGCGGTATCCAATCCGTCCTGCCAACAGGTCCAAATGGGCACGTCTTTGGCGTCAATCTTGACGATGGCGCGCTCTATCTCAACGGTCAGATGTCGGCAAATCTGCTGGCCGCTGCGGGTGGTTCTTTTAACCCGCAGATGTGGAACATGGCAACAACCTGCCTTTCGGGAACCACATCGACATGGGTTGACCAGAACCAGTACTCCCCACAGCCTGCGAACTTCTGGCAGGGAGCTACTTTTCAGGTTGTTTACGGCGCAGACACGGGTGAGACAGGAACGATCACGTCAAGCGACGCAGCCTCCGGGTCCAACGGGCAGACTCTCCATGGCACATGGGGAACAGGATGCTCGAACGGCGATTTGATGATCGTGCGGTGTACGTCGGCTCTCAGCACCTGCGCCGGTGGGTATACATCGACGGCGGCGAGTTCAGCGGGTTACTTTGGCTTGAGCAGCACAGCCAACGGCTCTTTCGAGACCACAGACCTGTCGCCATCTTCTACCGCCCCGCAGGCTCTCCATATGGTCGCGCCAAATACGCTGACCATGCAGGCCGATCAGCCTGCCCTTGGTAACGTGTGGATCAACCTGAATGGGTCGTATACGCTGAGCTTCCGTGCCAAGGGCACCACAGGAACCCCGACGATTTCGTATCAGGTAAACCGAATTGGCGGTACATATTTCACCACTGGGACAGTGACTCCCACAGTTAATGCAACTGCCGGAGCCGGGTGGACGAACTACACCGAGACCTTCACAGCGTCTGAGACAGGCTCTCAAGTAACCGAAGGAATCAACGTCCAACTCACGGTCGCCAGCGGCACAGTCATTGTGCAGGACGTGGCGCTCACCGAAGCACCCACCGGTGGCAACACAACACCGTTCCGCAACGCCGTCTACCAGCGGCTTCTAGCGTTGAAGCCGGGGATTCTACGTCTGATGACGGGAGGCATCTGGGGATGCACAGTCGAGAATGTCATGCTTCCCTACGAGTCGCGTGCGATGTGCGCAGCGAGTACTTTTGGTCAGTACGGCGGGATCATCGACATTGGATGGCCAGAGCAACTACAACTGGCGTCTGCAATTGGTGCTGACCCGTGGATAACATTCTCCGCCTACGCAACCCCTTATGACGTGCAGAGTCTTGAGGCATATCTGTCAGGCACGTGCGGCAATGGCAATGCTTACACTACTATCCGTTGCAACTCGGGGCAGATTACCCCATGGACTTCGGTTTTTAACCACATCTATCTGGAGATGGGTAATGAGATTTGGAATGGCCCGAACGGGCAGAACCTGTATGCGAATCAGGGCTTAGTCTACGGCACCCTTCTCGGCGAGAATACGGCGATTTTCAGGGATTCGTCCTTTTACAACTCAAAGATGAAGATGGTTGGTTCCGGCTTCGTGTTGGAGTCGAACGATAACGGCGGCTGGAACCAGAACGTCTTGACGCAAGCCGCCAGTTCGGGCTCTGCCCCCGATTACATTGACGGCGCTCCATATGTCTTCAACATCATGACCGACACCAGTTCCAATGCCAACATTTTTGGACCGATGTTCGCCGAGCTTTCAAACTATAATTCGGTGTCGTCTAATATTCCCGGCACAGGCTATACCTACTTCCTCCAGCACTATTCGCAATCAAACTTCGGCGTGCAGGGAGCGATCTACGAGACCAACCTCGGCACCCAATGCGGACTGGCTGGAGTCACCCAAGGCACCATCAACGGCGTGGTAGCTGGTATTGGTTCAGGCTTGGATGCAACGCTCAATATGTTGCTCGGCGTGCGCGATGCTGGTGTACTGGTACAGAACGCCTTTGCGTTGCCGGAAGACGCCAACGCCTTTTATACAGCGACCAGCGACACGGCGGGAGCCTGCGGTACCTCCAGTGCGCTCAAGTCTCCCTTGTGGGGTTTTAATCGCATCATGCCGGGGCCGACGAATGCAAGCGTGGTGGACAGGCCGTCTGGAATCGCGCTGAATATGGTCAACGCCGCCATGCTGCCGAATCTGCTTGCCGTCACGCAGACGGGAACCCCGACCTACAGTTCACCAGCGGCGCAGCCCAATCCCGGCTGGACGACGCTCACGTATCAAATCGTGGCTAACCCCGCTGTTCCGTATGTGCAGGCATTTGGATTCGGGGATGGGGCGGGGAACTACTCGCTCATCGTCTACAACTTGAACCTGACCAGCAGCGAGGCGGTGACCTTTGCAGGCGCGGCGGCTCCAACCGGGACAGTCACGAAGACCGTATTTACCAGCACGAACATCACGGACAACAATGAGAGCACTGTAATCAGCAGCGGAACGCCCCCCATCGTCCAGCCTACGCCTACGACGTTGAGCAATCCGTCCGGCGACACGCTCCCCCCGTTCTCGATGACCACGTACACATGGGCTACTGGTCCGATTTACACGGACAACTTTACAGGCTCAACACTTGGCTCCCATTGGACTCAGGACAGCACTGCTCCGTCAACCTGCATAGCATCTTCTGGCACCGCTGTAACATCGGGCGGCAGCTATTGCATGGTTTCACTCAATAGTCTGACGTTCACCAACCCCTACTATAGTCAGGCAGTTTTGAATTGGTCTGGGGGCGGATATTCTGGACTAGGCGTAGCCGACACAACCGGCGATGGGTATTTTTACATTCCCAATATCGGGTCTGTCTTCTACATTGTCGCGGGTAGCGGTTCTAGAGCAGATTTAGGCGGGTGCTCGACCGCACCGGCGTCAGGCCACACGATTAAATTTCAATTCACGCCGGGTACGGTAGGGTCATCCCCAAATAGTTATATAGTCACCGATGTGACCACCAGCACAACCATCTGCTCGGGCACCTCGGGGTCAAACAACGCCGTCTCTGGGCTTATGCCTGCTATGTTTATCTATCCAAGCGACTCAATTGGGTCGCCTTATGTGGCCGACGACGTAGGAACCCCGGTCGCCAACCCAACCTTTTCGCCGGGGACAGGCACATACACATCCACTCAGACAGTAACGATCAGCGATTCTACCAGTGGCGCGACGATCTGCTACACGACTGATGGTTCAACCCCCGCAGCATTAACTCCCGGAACCTGCTCAAGCGGGTCTACATACTCTGCTCCGATCACAGTCTCTTCCACACAGACTGTGAAGGCTATAGGTACTAAATCTGGGCTTACGAACTCTTCAGTAGTGAGTGCGGTTTACACCCTTGTCGGAGCCCAGACATGGTTCGTACGATCAAATGGTGGACCTCGCTATGATGCTACGGACAACCCCACCGGTACCTGCGATGGTACGGCGGACACAGCGCCTATAGGCTCAACCCCGAATCAGCACTGTGCATTCAATGAAGCCCCCTATCTATACACGACAGGCGGGTATGGCAATCAAGCGTGGGTTGGAAACGGCGGTGACACGTACGTCATCCGTAGCTGCGCTAACCAGCCGAATGAAGTCAACCCGGCGTCACCGGCCTGCCGAATCGGTCAAGTCGATCCAAATAATACCTACGGCCTGTGTCATGGAGTTACAACCTCCTACGGGTGCTCTATTCCTCCACCCAAAAATGGAACGTCGGGGCAACCTACTAGAATCTTCGGAGGGTGTGCCTATGATGGGGACTGCACTCCTGTGATTGGATACCCTTTCTCCGGTAACGAAACTCAGCTATTCGGAGGATTCGGAGTAGGAGCAGTCTTGTACTTGAGTGGTAGCTCATACGTTGATGTAGAAGGTCTGGAGATTACCTCACACAATGGTGCGTGTACGACGATTGGTGGAGGAGGTCAGCAGTATCCATCGACTTGTAGCTCCGGCTCACCAGCAAGTGACTACGCCAACTGGGGTGTCATCATCAACCAAGCTACGTCAAATATCCTACTACAGGATTTATACATCCACGGCTTCACAAACCTTGGGATCGGTGGACCCTTGGGTGGTCCTACGACCCTGAACAGAGTCTCCGTAGACTTCAATGCCTTCGCTGGCTGGAACTTCGATGACGGAGGTGGAGGGGCTGAACCAGTCACTGCATTTTCCATCACCAGTAACGTCATCACTCTGACAGCGAGCAATACCTTGGTTGCAGGAAACCTCATTCAACTGGAAGGATTCTCCGCGCCGTACACCTACCTCAACGCTCAGACCATTATCATCACGGGCGCGACATCAACAACCATCACCGGACCACTCACTCACGCAAACGACTCCGCTACAACCAGCGGAACCTATCAAAGGTACGCGACTCCAGACGCTTCTGGTTCAACACTGACGCAGCACTACGTGACCATGGTCGGAAACGGATGCCTGGAGCAGTATCCAATCGTCAACACCGCGTATCCGGCGAAGTCGTGCTGGGACCAAGGAAGTGGCGGGTTTGGCGATGCGTGGTCTGGGCAAGGTTCTCTGCTCAATACCTTTACCTGCGACCATTGCTACATCGGCTACAACGTGAAGGACGGCGCCATGGGCCCACACACGCTCATCCACAATCTGAACCTGACAGACTCCGTTTGGATTGGCAACATGGGACAGAGTGGGAAGTGGGGGCAGGACGCAAACTCTACGCTCGTCTTCGACAACAACCTGATGATGGGCAACTGCATGAGGCTGTCCGTCCAGCTCACCGGGGCGGCGCAGAACTTCAACATCACGACTGGGCTTCCCGGCTCATATCTCTCAACCTACTGCCGCGCCGGTGGTCCGCTGTTCGACTACTTTGCGGACGCGGGGGCCACGGTCAACTTCACAAACAACACGTTCGTTAGCTATCAGCCTATTTTCTTTGAGCCGGGATGCAACACGGTCGGAGCCTGCACGACGACGCCGTACAACTTCACAAACAACATCGTTCTCGGCTACACCTCGCCATACACGGCGTCTCCGTTCAACCCCGGCAACCCGCCCGATATGTACTACTTCGATGATACGAATCCGGTTGATATGGTGTCCTCGTACAACATCGAGTACGGCGTTCAAAGCGGGGATACCTGCGGGACGAACCACATCCTCTGTGCCGACCCGCTCATGTTGAGTGAGCCGTCGCAAACTTGGGTTTCAGAAGCAGCGTTTGATGTATACAACCCGTTCGCAGGCTCTGGCAATAGTTTCTACCTCAGTGGGATAAGCCCAGCAATATACACCGGAATCTACACTGGGCTGACGACCGATTACTATGGCACCACACGGCCAAATCCGCCATCGATAGGCGGGGTGGAATCATCGGGGGTAACTGCACATAAGGGAAGCTCCCTTAACGGGGGAACTCTGAAAGGCTACATTCAATAAAGTTGGACTTTAAACTCCATAGTAAGGAGAGCTTCCATGAACACTGCATTTACCTACATACTTAAGTTTCTTTCTTCCTTGTTTAGCTGGCTGAGGTCTGTCTATAGCGAGTCGGATGGTTCCGGCTCTTCAACCCGAGTTCACATGGCTGGTCTTATTGCCTTTATTCTCGGCGTCGGTATCTCCTTCGCTGTTTCAGTTCATCACAAGTACGTTACCATCGAACAGTTCGATGCATTTCTTACTTCTGGAGCAACGTTTATTGTCACTACTTGTGGGGCTTTGTACGGTATTAACAAAGTGTCTAGCTGGGCAGAGAATAACCAGCAGAGCACAGTACCTACAACTACAGTACCCCCCCAAGGAGAACCCCCACAGTGAAGCTAATCGGTCTACTTACTTTAGCAATGGTGTCCACCAGCATCCTTGCTCAGTCAACCCCACCGCCAACCCCGACCCCGACAGTCACTCCTACTGAAGTGACGGCCAAAGTGCTTGACCCCCTTGCCCATGCTCAGGTTCTTCTCGCTATCGAGAAGGAAACGACTTTGACTCTCTCCGCCGCTGCCATGAGCGGAGAGTACAAGGAGAAAATGTCCGAAATGAAGGCTCAGTACGCTGTCCTTGAAGGGCAGGAGGCCGCATGGGTCGAACGTGTTCGCAAGGACAATGGCTGGGATACCAGTTATGTGTATGACCAGAGCAAGGATGCGTGGTACAAAACGGCTGCACCACCAGCACCACCCGCGGCAACACCAGCACCACCAGCAACGCCAAAGAAGTGAATAACCTCTAATTTTCAACTATGAAAGCCTCTATTATATAGAGGATTTCATTTTGACCTCAAACAGGAGAAAAGTTACCATGGCTAAGAAAATCGCAAAGTCCGACGCAGACGCGATGAACTCACTTTACGGTTCGGAATTGAACCGCATGGGCGTCAAGTACGCTGCTTCCGACGACAAGGGTGCTCCCCACGACCCACAAGCATTCGAGGATCACAGCGAGTACCTCGAAACTTTGAAGGCAGTGATGTCAGAAGATAAGAAGACTGACGGAGCACCTAACGATCCTCTCACGGATTGACCAGTCGAAATGTCAACTACGAATAACCCTCTATACTAGAGGGTTATTCGTATGTTCATTTATTTGATTGTCAACCATGTCACGGGTAAATATTTTCTAAACCTACAGTAGGTGAAAAAGCATGAACGCCAAATTCTCCCCTCTCATCCGTGCTGGTGCTATCGTCCATTCTGCTGACGGGAGTGTCTTTCGCTGCACGTCTAAATTGGCATCCGAAGGAACGGTACGTTACTGTTTCGCCGACTTGCAGGGCAAGCCTGTCCAACCACCAACTGATTTTTTTCCAGTCACTGCCGCCCTTGCACGTCACGCTGCTTGGATGCGTTACATTGTTGCTTTCAACAAAGACTTCGATCAGTATGTAAAGGAATACATACGTGAGTCCGGTCTGCCGGTTGACGAAACCATGAACTGGGCTAAGTGGTTCGCGGCAGTAATCGCTCCCAAACTTATGTCTCGCGATGAGGAAGAGCAGGACGAGGCCATCCACCATATCATCATTAACGCGCTGGCAAAGCGCAAGGTGCTTAGCCGGTTCGAAGAACGCATCCACTCCTTCCCCGAGAAGACACAATCCGAAACTCTAGAACGTCAGGTCACGTTGTTCCTGATTCAGACTTTTATGTGGCGTGTGGAAGAAGCCAACAACTACATCAAGAAGGTCATGCGTCAAGAGAACACGGACTCCATGTGGTCGCCGGGTAATGACGACAGCAAGGAAGTTAATGTGTTGGACACGGAAGAGCACGCGAGTGAGGGTGAGTATGAAGCTGTCGAAACCGACATCGACATCAACCACTTCCGCAGCTTCTTCGTCAACTGGCTTAACACCAACATCGGCGAATCTCAGGCTACTCGTTACGTGGTGCTGTTCGATTTGATTTACGATGCATTCAAGGCATCGGAGTCGGTCAAGCAGTCCACCCTTTTCGAAGAATGGAACGCTGAGATTGGTGCAGACCCAGTTGTCTTCAAGAAGGTCTGGCGTGACTTCCCCAAGCTGATTGACATCGCCATCAAGCGTCAGGGCAAGGGCTACCGTCCGAACCCCTTCCTCGAAATCATGCGGCAGATTGGCAAAAAGCAGAAAGCCATGGCAGTAGCAGCTTCGGCTAAGACGGCTGAAGACAAGTGTGCTCTGTGCGGCGAGACCCGTACATCAAATAAGGGTCACAAGTGTAACTCCAACTGCTGTAGCTGCCATCGTACCCCTGACAAGAAGGTAGCGGGTCCGGTAGCAGACTTCCTCAACCCCCCTCCCGACAGCGGCTCACAGGATGATAAGGGTAAGAGCTTCAACATGCAAGCTCCTATCAGTGGCGAAGGTGAAGGGGCTATAGGTGCTATCGGGGGCGACACACTTGCAGAACTTGGTGGTATGGCGTTGGCTGCTTCTGCTCACACCGCGAAGATGTGGGAGAGCCCGACCTGCAAGGGTTGTGGCAAGGGCAACAACCCCACGGAGTGCCCCGCATGTAAGGGTCTCTTCTGCGGCGATTGCGTTCTTAACCATCATGCTAATAATCCCTCTCATGATCGAGTGGGGAACTAACAATGTCCGTACCTTTCATGCCAGTTCGTCAGCAAACTACCCCGACTGTACCTCCTGCACCGGGTGCCCCTACCCCTATGGGGGAATCCATGGCGGTCAATGAGGAGCCAGAGCAGGAGAAGCACACAGTCGTCCCAGAACTCCCCAATGCCTTGTTCCACATGGCTGGCTGGGGTGGCTGGAACCGCGTCTCGATGAACACAGTGCAAAGCGACGACAAGCGTTTCACCATCACTCAGATTGACCCTACCCGTCGCATCAAGACTTTCATGTTGAAGGATTTGGAGACGGGTGAGTCCTACGAAGAGCGAACGATGCGTGGGGCTAAGAAGAAGGCTAAGGAAATCAGGGAGGGAGTTACTACTGAACCTGTAACTCCTGTGGAAGAAGTGGAAGAACCCACCCAGCCGACTTATACTCCACCAGTAGCTATAGCGGCCTCTTACAAGAATCCGTTGTTGAAGAAAAAGTAATTTAGAAACCATCTGTAGACTGCAAAAAGTGCAGTGGAGGAATCATGGCTAGTAAGAATGAACAATCGAAGTGGGCTCGTCTCCGTCAGGTAGCTGGCGAGGAGCCGAAAGAAGCTGATGTGGCTCTCGCGGAAGTAGCCGACGCTCTTGGCACTATGGCCGACGCCTTGTCGAACCTGCGTGACAATCTCGACCTCATCGAGGCTCCGAAGACTGCCTCCATCCAAGTCCGTCTTGCTACCACCAAGAAGTACGCGACCGCGTTCAAGCGTATCGCTGAAGAGGCCCCTGAAGTTGTGGCCGACGCTATCAGCGAGGTTTATCACTCACTCGATGATGTTGCCGGTGCGATTGAAGCTCTCGCCGAGAACATGGGTATTGACCTCGACCTGACCCCGGTCGAAGATGCTTTCGCCGAAGAGGGTGAGAAGGAAGTTGTCGAAGGCGAGAAGGAACATCCTGAAGAGAAGATTACCGTTGACGAGGAGAAGTTCGAGGAAGGCGAAAAGGAACTTGAGTCTTCTGAAGCCAAACCGGCTGAGGAAGCTTTCGACAAGGAAGCCAAGATTAAAACTAAACCTCACGCTTACAAAATGACCCCGTTTGCGGCAGGTCACAGCACAGATTTCTGCGAAGAGTGCCATAAGAAAGAGAAAGACCCGATTCATACTAAGAAGGAAAAAAAGGCCGATGGCTCCGTCCCGTTCATCACTGACCGCGACAACAACGCCAAGCCTGAGGCACCAGCCAAGCTGGAGATTCCCGAAGCACAGGGAAGCTCTGAAGAGAACAAGGCCGCATCCGTTCGTGAGCGTACCCGCAACCGTATTGCCAAGCGGTACGGCATCGAGCTATAATCACACTGCA